CAATCGACTCCAACAAGAGTATTTAACTATAAAGAGGATACTTCTATGGGAGATAACACTTATACAGTTATGATATCACCTGCACTTTAAGGAGGAAATAGTATGAATGAAATTACAAAGAAGCTAAAAGAAAATCTGATAGATCCTGCGGCTAATGGCCGCAGTGCTTCTACTCTGTTAGGAACTATAATATCAGTCAATGAAAAAACTAATTCATGTAGTGTTAGTTTTGTAAGACAGGACGGTAAAAAAAATAATAAAGACAATGTACCTGTTATGCTAACTAATAAAAGCATAATAGATTGGTTTCCAGAAGAAGGAGAAACAGTTTTACTTCAAGAGAAAAATACTGTAATATATATAACAGGTCCATCTTATTCCAACTATGGCGACATTAAGAAAAGTATTACTTTAAAAAATGATATTTTTTCTGAATCATTTTTGGATGTATTAGGTGGATTCTTATTTTAAGGGGGTAATAAAAATGTCACAAGGTATTACACAAAATATTGTAAGTGAAATAAAAGATAGAGCAGAAAATGCAAACAGGTCTATAGACAAAGGAATTATAAATGATAAGACTGGTTCTTCTATTATGTTAGATCAAGCAGGTAATGTTACTATAGCAGCTTCTCAAACTGTTCAATATAAAATGAAGTATTCAGAGGGACAAGCTACAGAGATATCTCTGCAAAGTAATACAATAACTAATAGAAAAAATATTCAATCAGATGAAATAGTAGTTAATAAACATAAACTTAATCCTCAACTATGGGAACTGACAGACATGAAAAGGTTATATGCTGATCCAACATCTGCAATAGGTGGACTAACTATGTGTACTACTGCTTTAGTAAAGACATGGGAACCTACTCTAGAAAAATGGGTTTTAATAAGAAGACCAGTAAGAACTCCTATATTCTCTAACTTATTACCAATACCAGATGTTCCAGCAGATATGGGATTAGATGAAGCTACTAATATATCTGATGAAATCACTGACATGAGAAATGTCGATAAATTAAATAACAGGTGGTGATAACATGGCTTACGTAGATTTTGCTATTAATGATAGTGGAGATTTACTATTCTCAAAGCGAGACGATAAATACAAATCATTAAATATAAAATTTAATATATCTAAGACTAAAGTTCAAAAGATATCTTTTCTTACCACTACAGATGGTGAGGTACACCATAAATCAGATAACTACTTGCAATTATCTTTTACAATAGAAGACGTAGATAATAAAACTACTTCTATAGTATATAAAGATGATACTTCGCTAGCTCAATTAATTTCATTACAATTAAAAGATACTTTAGGAGAACTCTCATATAGAACAGATGATGGTTCAAAATTATCTTTATACAAACATCAAAACATTAACAAAGATACATTAAGAGCTTTGGAGTCTTACTTACAAACATTCTTAGCTGATTATCTTTATAATCCAATTGTTAAAGCAACTCCAGTTATAAGTTATACAAATGGATACAAGCAAGCAGTTGAATTATTTATTTATAATGACAGCAACTTGTTACTTCAATATAAAATAGAAAGTTAGGTGAATTAATTGAAATATTTAAGCGAAATTTATAGTGATATAATAAGCAAGTTCAAAAAGAAAACAAACTTAGATATATACAAAGGTTCTGTTATTGACAAGTACACTGTATCTGTTGCAGCAGGATTAGAAAGTGCTTATCAAACAATTGAGGACAATAAGAATCCTCATATCTATACTAATCTTTCAGGTTCAAATACTGACAGTGTTGGTATACTTGTAGGTTGTGCTAGATTAGAGAATGAAGATGATGCATCATATTTATTTAGAATGATTAATTGGAACAAATCAAATCAATGCGGAAATAGTACTGCAATAGAAACATCTCTAACTAATATGACTTATGCTTCTAATGTTACCTATGTCCCTTACACTCAAGGTGTAGCTACAGGTACTGCTTATATTATTCCTAAGTCTTTAGATGAAAATACAATAGCTTCAGCAATAGCAGAAACAAAAGCTAGATTAGCTAATACAACTGCTAAGAGCTCTTATATAGAATATGTAGTTCCTAAGATTCTAAAAGTACAAGCAGTTGTTTATCTTTCAGTATATAAAGATGAAGATAATATTAAGACGAATATAGCTAGTAAGTTTGAAACTTATATAAACAACATAGCTCCTGGAGATCTTCTAGAAGTTGGTCAACTTAATAAGATTGGTACTGATGAAAGTAATGTAAGTTATTTTTCTATATCAAGCGTAATAATCGATGGCGTTGAATTACAAAACTTAAGTGTAACTCAAAAGCTTGAGCAAAAGTTTGTATATGATGATATAACTTGGAATATGGTGGTGAATGATTAATGATGATGATTGAGGATATATTAGAAAAAATGAAAGTACACTTCCCTAGATGGATGGACATCAGAAGAAAGATTAATACTTCTACTGGTGGACTCTATCTAACTTCTATTGGAGAAAGTATTGTAGATATACAATCGGCCATAAATGAATACAAGAAAGACTTCTTTATTGATAATTATATTGGTAAAGAAGATAACACAATTGCATTCTTATATAAAATGACTGTAGGTACAGTTGACAGCATTGACGTGCTAGCTTTAATAATTCCTGAATACACAATCACTGAAGATGAAGATATCTTCTATAATAATCAAGGTTACGCGTATTACAGCGATGGATACCTTTATTTTAAAGAAGAAGAAACTAAAGTTATTTACAGTATAGATAACTATAAATATGAAGGAACTTTAGAAAAGATTCATGTCTGGAATATATTTGATGAGTTTGCTATATTCTTAGGACTTAAAAGATATCAATGGGAAACTAACAAAGAACTATTAAATAGGATACTTGCTTTTGCTAAAGTAAAAGTCAATAGTTCAGAAGACGGACTTAAGAATGCTATTCTGGCTAACTTAATCAATATAGCTCCAGAACTATCTGGTGATGATATAGTAATAGAAAGACCTACAGCAGAAAACTTAGTAAAATATTATGATGAGTTCGAAACTATCTTAGATCATTTATCTCATATTAATAGAGATGTCTATAAAGAGAAGAGATGGGATGTAGATACTTGGAACTTTAGTATTAAATCAATAGATTACATTCCGCATGCGTGGGATATATTATTATCTGAATATGTTAATGGAGTTGGATATAAAGATGATTTAAAAGTACAAATCATAGATGCAGAACCAACTACAGATGTTACTATCTACTTCTATAAGAAGATGTTAGAGATGGCTAATGATTATATTAAGAATAACAATGTTAAGCAAACATTTAAGTTAAACTTAAAAAGATTCAATGAAAACATTAATAGCAAAAATATTAAATATAGAATTACTGCATCAGATGCAAGAAAGATAAATACTAACAATGTATCTTTAAAAGCAATAGAAGAAAAGATCGGTGACTTCAATATTAATATCCAGGATGTTATTTCTACTTCTTACGATACAACAAATATAACTGAAGAAGATAAATCTCTATTAGATAGTACTTATGATTACGTTATAGATTTCATTCCTACGAATGGTATCGGTAACTTCTCTATAGACTACTGTAGACAAGGACAAAACGATTTATACATTGATTTACTTAATACAAACTATCCAGGCTTTGAGAGCAACGGAGAGGGATTAATCTCTACGTCATCAAAGAAGTATATAGATAACTTATATCAATTAACCTCTAGCCAAAATATAAAGAAGACAGTAAATGGATTTGAGATAACTGATTTATCTAAAGAAAGTTCTATGACTGTAAATATAGATGGATGCAAAGGAACAAGTTTATTCTATGATTATGACTATAAAGAAACTATCTTAAACTTAACAAGTTTCACTAAGACTAATTGTTATATCAAAGATAACTGTATTGTATCTGATACTGTAGTTGGCGATAAGTATGTGAATCTTACTTTAATAGCTAATAGCTTCTCTGCTAGAATAGAGGGCCCATATCAAATCAAGTATTCTATAGATGGAGGAGACGAAACTACTTTAACAGATGCATATAATAATGTGTTTGATTTCAAGATAGATAAAAGTGATACAGCTAAAAGCATTAAGTTACAAATAACATTCTTAGCTAGCGATGGCAAATTAAAGAATGTAATGTATTCTAAATATGATTTTAGAATGTATACAAGTGAAGGCAACTTAGTTACCTCAGGAACTATGACATATCTTCCTAATTACGAGACTAATAATCTTATAGTAACAATGAAGTCATATGCTGGATTCTCTCCAGTACTTAAGTATATCTACATTGGAAACAAGTTAACTGAAGCAAATGGTTATTATGGAATAGCTTTTAATACAATTAGCGGAAACAAGTTAGATGCTAAATTCGAGAACTGTAGATTACAATTAAAGAAATATGATAAAGCAGGAGCTCTAATAGAAACTATATTTGATTATAAACCTTATATAGAATACACTGCTAGAGAAGATGTTGAAGTAGAGTTAATCTTAGATGATTACACTGTATCATCGTTCGCGGTCGATTATGGAACGATAGAGATCGATGCAATCAATCCTATAAATAAAAAATATATCTTAACTATCCCAAAGGGTAGAGCTCTTATATCTTTTGATTTATTTGGAAAGTCTAATAAGCCTATAGTTGATCAAACATTATCATCAATCATTAATAAGAAAGGAATCAATTATGTAGATTATGATTTCTATATAACTAAAAATGAAAATAGTATTATAGGAAAAAACAAAGTAACAGGTGAGTTAAAATACATTAAAGTATACAAAGAAGACTTGTTTACTAAGTTCTCAACAGCAACTATAGCGATAGATTGCACAGATAATAATATCGTGCCTAAATTTATTCTTGATGGAAATTTAGCAGTTTACTCAAACAGTAATAAATCTGACTATCAATATATAGCTTTTGAACCAACTCAAGGAAATCTATATACAGCAATTAATGAATACAATGTAATACTTCCATATACAAAGTCTATTCCAATAGTAAATACATTTAACAATAGTTATGATGTGAATTCTACATCTTCAATGTTCTTTGTTTTAGAAAGCCTAAATGAAGAATTTGATGTAAGGTTTGAAACAAATGCAGCGTTTGAGTTATGTGACATTAAAACATTGGATTCAACTAAGATTTCAATCAAAGCCAAAGACTTAGGAACTATAGATTACAACAGTGATTCATTTACTGTAGAAACTAAATTGTTATTAGGAAGTTCTGTAGAGATACCAGACTCATTGCTAATGAGTTCAGGAGAGATAGTGGATCCAAGACAATTTATAATATCTATGGATTTTGCAATTAACTATCTTAATAGATACACTGACATGGATAGTTACTTAGATTATATATTTACTGATGTTGTTTCTATTGACAGTAATAGAATAAGCAAACTTAAGTTTAGTAACATTAATGAAATCGAAACACTGATATATAATGGAAGCCAACTAATCGAAGGTTTAGATTATACATTATTAAAAGATGAAGGAATTATTATTTGGTTAAATGATCAACTAATAAACTCAAGTCATGTAGAGATAACTTACAATATAAATGTAGCTAAATCTTTTGATGTAGATTTAGATGATCTGTATACTCAAATAAAGTATCCAGTTAATTCTTTAGAATTAATAAGCACAGCTTATATGACTGATGTAAAAGTTAGTGAGACAGTTAACTTAACTAATTATGAAGATTATGCAGAGAGCGATTTAATATCAATTAAGTTTGGAACTGCAGGATTCTTGTCTGAAATAAATAATGGAATACTTACTTTAATTAATAATACACAAGCTAATTCTATTGCAATTAAGACTGGATATTATTATATGGATGGCAGAGAGTTCTACTTACTAGCAGATGAGAAGTATGACAATATAAATAAGATAGACTCAGTTAATTTCCATAATGTAATTAAAGATAATAACTCTTTCTTATTAAAACAAAAGAGCGAAAACTTTGTTACTAACTCTACTTTTGATTTGAACACAAAAGGTGAAATACTAAATCTAGATTGTTCAGAAAAAGATGTTCAAGGAATATCAGAGTTAAATGAAATAAGCGTTTGTGAGACATTTAATTATTGGAACACATTTGCCTCTACGTTATCAATAGTAAGTGGATACAACGGCCAAGGTTTAAGATTTGATTCTTTATATGAAACTAATGGATATTGTTATTTACCTTTAAGTAAGTTCATTCAAGATGATAAGAACTATATGCTATCATTCTTCCTAAGCGGCGAGTGCAAAGCATACTTAGGTAAAGAAAAGACTATAAGCAATGAGAGCATTGAATTCGACTACCAATCATTAATTGAAATAGTTGATACAATAAACTTATCTGGATCCATTGACAATATATATGAAGAAGCTTTTACAAACAATACTGGTGAAAATTACTTCTTAGTATTAACTGGATCAGGAGTAATAGATGATATTCTTTTAGTAGAAGCTAGCAAGTATGATATTCATAACCATACTAAGAACCTGGACCTATTAAGTCTTGATATTCAAGAGAATATATATGTTGATTATAATACAAGACTTTATATTACAGATAAGAATGGTGGAATCTTAGATGGCACAGAAATCAATGAAGATGACAATATTATTAATAGCTCCTATGTACATTGGGGATATACAAAGATAAAATCTATAAACACTTATAATGATTTTAAGAAAAGTATATTAGATAATGTTGATATACTTCAGTTTGATAATAAGAGTATTATTAAGACAGGAAGTAAAGTAGGAACTATTACAAGTATTCCAATTTACGTAGGAGACACAAACATTATTAGAAATTTATTGTATAAAGTTAATGATGTAATGTTTGATAGCATGCAAGACTTTAAGATAAAACTGTTGACATCAGCTAGTGTAAATACTGGATATAAAGAAGTATTGGTGTCTACAGAAAATATAAATTCACTTCCAGGAACAAATTTATCATCTTATATAAAACTAATGGTTGAAATACCTCCAAACAAGGTAATAAATAATATAGAGATTTTTATTGAATATTTATCTAATGCAGATAATGCTCCTTCTAAGATGGAAGTAACCAATGGAAGTTACACATCTAAGGTCCTAGATACTCAATATAATGAACGTTATTTAGTTAAAAGTTTAAGTGTTGAGAATAATTCTTCTGATCTTAGTAATTACATTTTCCAAATAAGAGCTTCAAAAGAAAATGATGAACAAACAGTTTGGACTTCTTGGAAAGATGTAACTTTAGATTCTAATCAGCAAATAGTTGATAGAATAACTTTTATTGATTATAGATACTTCCAATTTAGATTATTACTAAAAGGAGAAAATGCATCAATAAAAATCAATCATATTGATTTAGAGGTGATTTAATAAATGTTACAACAAAATTGTAGAATAGAAAAATTTAAAGGATATAAATTTTATGAGAAAGACGTGTTACATGATGACTACGTCTTCACTCATGATATCCAAGTGATTGCAAATGTAACTTATATAACACCTGGTTTTGGAATAGCTCTCATTGATACTGGGAGCTCTTCTATTAAAGATAAACCAGATACTTATTTATTTAAAGTAGGTTATAGAGAAGCAAGTATTTACTACTCAACAGCTACTGGTGTAGAACTCATAAGACAAATCAGTTGTCCTGAAGCAATTACTATCCAAGACAATATGACTTTTTCACTTAAGAAGTCTGGTAAAAAAATCTCAATATATCTTAATGATAAATTAATCATGGAAGAATATATAAACAAAACATTAGATAAATACAACATAGGTTATTATTCAAACGTAGGCAATATGTTAAATGATATTTCAATTGCAGCTAATACACCTACAGATTGGGTAATCAACATGAAGAATACAAGAGGCGGATATGTTAGATTTCTAGAAGATTCATTTGAATTAACTGATTGTGCAAACAATGCAGAAATAGAACAATCTAAGTTGTTATTAAAAGCTGGCACATATTATCTAGGTGCAAAGTTATCAGCTATTAATAAATTATGCGACATCAAATATTATGTTTATAGATCAGATGATGATAGATATACAGATGAAGAAAAGAATATATTAAGAAATGATTCTTTCACTTTATTTGAAGATACTGAACTTAACTTTAAAATAGTTGGAAAAAACGGTAAGATATCTAATATTATATTATCTACAGACAAAGATGCAGATTACATCCCTACTAGTTTGAATGCTATAGACTTTGATGGAAGTTATATAGATATACTTATTCAAGATTTCGATAAGATAACTTGGAAAGGTATAGTTAATAAAACTCCTTATGCTAAAGTAGATAGTAATAAAATTAAGTATGGATTAATACTTGATGATGCTGTTGCAGTAAAACCTGAGAACACTGATGTACTATTAGGTACAGAATATGATTATGAATTTAATGTTAAGACTTTCATATTTACAATAAGTAAAGACGGTGAGCAAATCTTTACACAAAGAATGATTAACATCAGTAATAGAATAACTTTATTCAAGAATATATCTGCAGTAATCACAAAGCTTACTCTTTATAAAAAAGATAACACAGTGACTGATATAGTGACTAGTGATGAAGAAAGTAACTTTGTTAATGCAAATATCTCCAGCCCAATCATAGTTGTGGATGGATATAACTTACCATTAGATTTATCTAGTTCATATAGACTATGTAAATATACGGACCATGATAAATACTTATTCACTAACTGGGAGAGAGAATACTTTATCCCAACTAAGACACTTAAACTAGAGAGAAGCATAATAGATCAACAAGCTACTATTATGATTTATGGAATAAGAAAAGGTGCAGAGTTTGACCTGGACGATATATATAACGTACCAGAAGATAATATAAATTCAATAGATCTTATGACAAAAGAATATGATTATATAAGAGAGTTAGATTTATTATTATTTGATAAGACGAAGTCAATTATATATTTAACAAATTCACAAATTGAGAACTATGAAATGATAATTGTAGATTATCTAAAGAATGATAGTTACAGCATTAACTATGACTACATTAAGAATATATATGAAGTTGATATATCAAGTCTAAATGATACTAAGATATTATATGATAGTTTAACAATAGATGATGCGAACTCAGATAAGTTAATTACTCAAATAAATAACTATAAAGTAACAAACATTAATGGCAATATAAATGGATACATTGTTTTATCACAAGGAGGTATATAACCATGAAGATCTATCCTAATAAATCTACTATAGAAGTCAAGAAAGAACTAGATGCACTTACAGATATTCCATTGGCATATGTAGACACTACGGCGTCTGCATATAACATAAGTACAGTAATCAATGATGATTTCAAAACTTATAGCAAACAAGAAGTATTGCCATATAACGTGGTTAATACTAATATATGTTTATTTGATAAATATGAAAATCAAATACCATACGATGATATGGTTAAAGATTTCTCTAGAGATGAAACTAGTGGTTATATATATATTCCTAAAAGTGATAGTACTAAGTTTAGGCCAAAGACATTTGAATATAAGCTTAGAGCTAAAAAGAAAATCAAATATCAATCTAATATGCTTTACAATATAAGTGCATTATTCTTTAACAATAAAGTTTATGCAAATAGATTAATGCCTATATTCGGAGATGCTGTTTCTAGAGCATTGGCTCCAGGGAACATTACAATCAACAATAGTGACATGTCATTAAACAAGTTATGCGAAACTACAATTGCTGATTCTGATATTACATTCTTCTTGTTAAAAAATATGACTACTATATTGCAGGATGATGATGCTACATTAACATTTGATAAAGATTATTATATAGATAACTATGATACAAACTTCTGCTTCATAGTAAAGAATGATTTTGCCATTAAAGATTATGAAGGAGACATATACGATAGTAGTAAAGTAAATTTATTGTATAGTTATAATAACACTAGCTACACAGTTAGTAATCCAAATATATATAGCAACAGTAGCATGATTACTAAGTACTATTTCAATGTGCCACCAAACACTTCTACTAAGAAATACTATAGTCTATTTACAAATACAACTAAGACTCCAGTTCTTATAGAAGAAAATGTGGACAAGACTTTTGTTATATATATTTCTGAAGACTTATTAAATACTGCAACTAGTAATTACAAGATATTCTATGAGATGCTAAGTTACACTTATTTTAATAGCTATTTCAACTCAGATTTAATTACTGATTGGATCGCAGATGTGGTTCCAGACTATATAGTTAAAGACAATAAACTTATTAAGAAGAATAAATTTACTAGTGCATTAAGCATTCCTGAGTTAGTCGGACTTAATAATAGTGAAATAAGTAGTACTACAGTTGTAATAGATTCAGCTAAATATCCTTACGTAACTTATAGTGGAGTATATAATAACTACCTAACTTTCACTAAACTTAGAGGAGCAGATAATATATATGCTGATCCAAAAGAGAAACCTGCAGGTTGGGTGTCTATATATACTAACGAAGAGATCTTCTTCTATCAAGATTTTATATATAAGATAAATGAAGCAATAGAAGATTGTGTTAATGTTGAAAGAATAGATGATGAGATAGTCATTGAATTAAAACCTTTTAAAAATTCTGATGCAGGAATTTTCATAAAATATAATCAAGAACCTATAATTATACCATTAATTGAAGTAATTAATAATGTAGAACAAAAGATTCAAGATGAGACATATTATTTAATCTGTAAGCAAAATGATTCAGTAAGTCAGTATGAGCTATTAAATAAGAAAGCTTACACAGCAGCATCAAACGGTTTAATACTAATGACCATAACCGTATCGCAAGATGTAACTAAGACTGAAAACACTATCTACGATATGAGACAAAGAGGTGGCGGCTTACCTTTAGATGCAGATGATAACTTTGATTGTTTTGATATCGGAAATATGTATGGTAGACCTTATAGAAAAGCTGGCTCACTAATAATTACTTTACCAAAGTATTTAGAAGAGTACAAAGACAAAGTAATGGATATAGTGAAACAATATATGTTAGCTGAAGATTATCCTATCATAATTTTTAAGGAGGAAATATAAATGAGCGATAAAAAATTGAAAATGATTGATTTCTCTAATGGAATCAAACAAACAGAAATACAACACAACTTCGATGTTATTCAAGATCAAATAAGTAATGAACGAAGAGCGGTTGGTGGACCTGGTATTTCTTATGGATTTGATTTTACTTTAAACGACTTTTCTTTAACAATAGCAGAAGGATGTTTAATTGCAAATGACGGATCCGAAGTATATATCGATACAACAACAATGAGTATAGATAAACCTATACTTATAGAGAAGAGCGAATTATTAGTTAGCACTGATGAATACAATAGAGTTAAACTTGCAGAAAAACCATATGCATTAACTAGATTAACAACTTCAGATAATGTTGACTTAGTTAACTCAGGAGTTACTGTAGTACTATCAGAAGACAATACACAAAAGTTATCTATAGCAAGCATTAGTGATAACTACGTAACTTTAAATGCTATAACAGATTTAGCAAGCAAGAAGTTAGATGTGTTCTATAACATAACATACAAAAGACGTGATGTTATCTTTATAGATACTAACTACAAATTACAATACAGACAAGGAATAACTTCACCATCGCCTTCAGTTCCAGAAGTAAAAGACACTGAGTATAGTTACATGCTAGGATACATTGAAGTAGATGGATTCGGCGTAGACTCTTTAGGTAATGAAATTGCTACAATTAAGTTTGTAAAAGATTTTAAATCAGTTAGAAATGTTTACACAGATAGTAACAATAAACTATATCTATGTGGATTACCTTTTGATTCATTAAAGACAATTCATGTTGTTGAACCATCAGATCCTGAGGAGTATGCTTTATGGTATGATACTTTCTCAAATGAATTAAAGGTTTGGAGACATACTGATTATTCTGAATTTGCAGATGCAATTGCATTCACTAGTTCAGATCCAAATAGTCCTCAAATATTTGATACAAATGTAAGATATAAATATGGTATGCAACAAATAAAGGTTTATGTAAATGGAAATGAACTTACTAATATAGAAGAGTTCGTAGAAGGATCAGACTTAACTGACCTAGAAAAAGAAGCCTCTACTGCATGGACTAAACAATTCAAGATATTAAAGACTTTAGTTAAAGGTGATTTAATAACTTATAGGATTACAAGATATGATGGATATGCAGAATGGGTAGCAGCAAATGATAAGTCTTATATCGATGCAAAAGAAAGATTCATATGGACTCCTGAATATGTTAGTTATTTGAACTTTACATGTGAGATGGATTTACAACATTTCTTCTTTAATTCTAAGAGTAATAGAAACATGTTATTTACTCCAGGTAAGAATTGCTTAGATATAATGATAGATCAAACACCATTACATTCAGATCAATTTGAAGAAATAACAATTAACGATGCAATAGCTGGAGATGAATCTTCTTTTATAAGAAGACAATTAGTTAGTTATTATGATTATCAAAATGATTTTGAAGATTATAAAATAGCTGAAGCATATGAAAACATTGGAGTAGGATTTAAATTAGATGCAGCTCTTCAAAAGAAAAGTTGTTATATAGAAGCTTCAGTAACTCATAGAGTGAACTCAAATCCTATAGCTAAAAGATTCCAAAGAAGTGCAACATTTGTAGCTGAGGACTCTGCTGTTTATACAAAGTATATTCAAACAGTTAACGGTAGCGAATTCCAAGAACCAATATTTAAATGTGCAACACCTTTTAGATATCAAGAGAATCAATTAGAAGTATATCTAAATGGAAAGCGTTTAGATAAAGGAATTGGATTTATTGAGTTAGGAACTGAACTTGACGATAAAGGAGCTAATCTATTTAACTTTAAAGTAATAGCTGAAATAAAAGATGGAGATAGAGTTTCTTACAAGATAACTTCTACAGTTTATTCTTATGATCACGTACAAAATTTATTATCTGGATTCCAAGATCAAATAGATACTGTACATGCTTTAGTAGAACAAAATAGTGCAACAGTAACTGCTATGAATCAAAAGATAGAAGATTATACTGCAGATGTAAGAAGTCATATAGAAACTTTAAGTAATATAGAGACTAATTTAGATTCTAAGTATTTAGCTAAGGACATTAAGATAGGTAAAGATAATTTGAGCACAGCAATGTATGAAGGTATTGCTATGAATAACATAAACACTACTCTTACAGTGTCTCAACTTTATCAAAAGTTTGATGTTACCAATATTTTTTCTTATGGCGATTTTGTTATATTGGTGAATATCAACAGTAATAAATTATTATGTCAAAATATAGATTACAAAATTGAAGTAGAAAATGACTACACTTTCTTGACGATTATGGCCGCGGATGTATTAGCATCTAACCATTTATATTTGACTGGTATAAGATTTAATAGATCATAGAAAGGAGAATATTTGGTATGAGTAATCCTATAATAAGTTGGTATGTAAAAGAGCAGGACAGTTATATGCAAGATGATGAATATTACTTAGGTTCATATACATCTGATTCAGAAATCAATGTAAGTGTACAAGTCTGGAATAACAGATATGGTTCGAAAAGTGTAGATAACATTGACGATGCAAGATTAGCTATCTATTTTGACACTATAGAAGATTCATCACTATTATCATATTGTACAGTTTCAGTTAACGATAGCTACTATGCAGTTCCAGAAACGGAACTTCAAAGAGCTGTCGTTTCAATAGGGCAGTTAAGTGGAGAATATAATGATGGATTAGAGCAATCAACTAATGCTGCTAGTTATAAAAACATCAAATTAAAATTCAGTAACTTCCCTGGAAATCTAAAAAACGGTCTAAAGAATATGTTTTTAGATATAGAATTCGATTAAGAAAGGAGTTGTTTTTAATGATTAGAGTAGATAAGGATGGAGAAAAAGTTAGAAAGATAAAAGAATTATCATGTATGTCTTCTGATGTTCCTAATCTTCCTACAAACTTAAACAAAACTGGAGGATATATTCCTACTTCTAGTACGGTGTACGTAATCGATACGGGAGACGTTTATATGTATTCAGAAGATGATGAACAATGGCATTTACAATAGAAAGGAGGATTAATTAATGAGTATAGATGTAACAACACTTTCCATAGCTAAAGGTAAATCTAAAATTATAGTTATGGAAGCAATTAACAGTATGCACGTTGGAATAGAAAGCATTGTAAATACAGGCGGTACATTGCACTTTACAATGAAAGACGGTTCTAAAATTGATGTAGTTATAACTGGATTGTCTGATAATAATTATATAACAGCAGATAAAAATAAATTAGGTTCTTTAAATGATGTTTTATTAAACAAGTTCTCATTTGTAGGTGGACAATTATTATTTCAAGGTAATCCTATTACTGATGTAATTGATTTAAATGATTATTATACTAAAGAACAAATCAATGCAATGTTTGCTTCAACTGCAACAAGTGTTGACAATATGATAACAACAAATATAGCAAGTCTTGCATCAGATCTTAAAGCAAGTTCAGTATTTTCATCATTATCAGCTTTGCAAACTTTTGCTTTAACTTCAAAAGCATATGCTGGACAAGTATGTGCTGTTACAGATACTACAAATAGTAAAGTAACAATTTACAAAATAAATATAGACAAAAGTGTTAGTGAAGCAGGTAGTGATGTAGCTATAGTGTTAGATTGGCAATCAGGAAAAAGTTTTAAACAATTTCAACTTATATCTTATATGGGTAAGTTATATAAAACTTTAAACGAAATTGCGAGTGCTATAGTAAGTCCAGATATAGATCCAGGAAACTATGCTGTATATGGCGGAGGTAGTGGAGGAGGAAGTGGTAGTACAAGTATTAAATTCCCCGACTTTACTCCAAACAATCCTTATAGTTATGGAGAGACTATTGTTCACGATAGTAATCTATTAACATCTAAATCAAGTTTTGCTAGTAGTTCAACTTTTGATTTAAATGATTGGACTGTAGTTTCTGATATGCATAAGACTGTTTATGATATAAACGGAAATGCTTTAGTAGATAGAGCAGAACATGCTTTGATTGCTGATATGGCAATAGAAACTCAATTAGTTCAAACATGGAAACCAAGTACACCTTACACAATAGGTCAAAACCTAGTATATAACAATGAGACTTATACGGTTACAAGTAATTTCACAAGTGGATTAACATTTGATAAAACCAATTTAATATTATCTGCTACAGGTAATCATAATGGATTAAGTACCATACAAGGTGGAAAAGTTGCTACAGCAGAATTCTACCATATAGATAAAAATCAACATGATGCAATTAATAATATGACAGATGTATTAGGTAATTTATATTATAATGGAAAAATATTAGGAGATATGAAGAAAAGTATCTATGATGCTAATAGTGATGGAATAGTTGATAAAGCTACTACTTTAGATGGATTAACTTCTACTATAACTGAATTAAATTATATGTATGGAGTTACTAGTAATATACAAGCACAAATCAATGCAATTTCAAGTGTAGGAAACTTCACAGGGAGTGTGCCAACTAAAGCAGACATAGCAACTACATTTCCATCTCCAAAATCAAAAGATATGATTATAGTAATAGCTGATGAAACTCATGCAGGAGCATCTACTATATATTTATATGCATCATCTTCTTGGAGTTACTCTGGTTCTTTTACGGCTACTATTCGTGACTTTAGTACTAACCAACTTAATGTTATTACTGAATCAACAGGTATGTATCAAGAAGGTAGAATAGATCCACTTATAGCTAGAAAAACAGATATTCAAAATCTGCCTAATGCAATTCTATTATCAACTTACACTCAGATCGATGCTGATTTAGCAGATGCAGTAAATAATAAACATACTCATGCTAACAAGCCTTTATTAGATACTTATACTCAAACTAATACTGATATAGGAAATGCTATTAATAAAGCTCATGATCATAGTAATAAGAATGTTATAGATTTCTTCACAGAAGATGGATTAGGTAATCCATTGTATAAAGGAAATCCTATTATAAGTAGTGGAGGCGGTGGAGGAATAAGTGACTTGTCACTATTTAATACTGCAGACTTAGTAGAAACTACAAACTTTAGATATGTAACAGATGCAGAAAAAGCTAATATTCAAAATTTAACAGCAGTAGTAGCTACGCAAGCTACAATAAATACTACCTTAACTGGTATTGCTACAGATATCCCTCCTGATGTTTCAAGTTCAAATAAATTAGTTACTAACAATACTGTAAATACAAAGATAAGTGCTATCAAATTAGCAGGATTATCTGATGTAGATCCAATAGTTAAGCCAAGTGCTTTCTTAGTTACTAATTCAACAGGAACACAAGTTACTTATCTTAGCTCTATAAAGTCTATGATAAAGATACAAAAAGTAACTGATAAAGATGGAATAGATTTTACAGACGTTCCAAACTTGACATTTAAAAATTTAACAGGATTACAAAAAGTAGATGGAACTGTTGAACTAAGTTTACCAAATATGTTTACTACAGATTTGCAAGACATGCCAGATGTTTATGACAATGGTAAAATTTTAGTTGCAAATGGAACACTAATGAATTACGAGTTGAAAGATATAGGAACTCTTACTAATAGTAAAGAGAACTATACTAAAACAATAGGTCAAACAGATTGGACTTATGATTCAGGATTAGGAATATACACTGCTTTGGTTCAGCATGGACTAAATTCTAAAAATCTTATAGTAGGATTCTATGATGCAACCAACTTTAGTATAAACAGTATTTCGTGGGGACTTTTAGATGGAACAAATCCAGATGAAATAATATTAGAATCTCCAACTAATAATGCTGTAAGAGTTGTTATAAATTGTTCTCAAGGAGCAGTAGGTAATGGTACAGGAACTGGAGGAGGATCAGCAACAGTTATGACTGCTGATTTTATAGATGATACTAGAAGTAGAACAGATAAAACTTATAGTTCTTCTAAGATAACAACTGTATTAGGTGGTTACGCTGCTAAGAGTACTGTTTATACTAAAACAGAATCTAGTGCATTATTCTCTTCTAAAATAAATGAGCATATTCATACAAATATTGCTTCATTAAATAAAATAACAGAAGATGTTAACGGTAATATGTATTTTGGAGGTAAGAAAATTTTAACTAACTTACAACCTTACACTTATCAAAATCATTGGGATACACAAACTTTTGCTTCATCTACTTTACTTGCTGATGTTAATACAATTTTTAATGCAAATATTTATAGTGCAATTATGCAAAGTGAATTAACTATTAAAAATGATGTAATTAGTGTCAATGAAACTGAAGATGCTAAAGCAATTAATCAATTACATTTAGTTGTGCTAGATAGTTCTTTAGTTGTAGTAGATGTTTTGATTCCACCTGGTAGTACGCAAAAGTATATATTGGGTATAAGTCCGAATGTGCAAGTAATGGTTAATGGTAAGTTTAGTGCAAATTACTATCTTACTGCATATTAAAAATAAAGGAGGAATTATATAATGGCAAAAATTTTAGGAACGAATTCACTTAATGGAAATGTATCTAAATTAGTAGAGCTAGGTGATAGCTTCTTAATAAATGGACAAGTGTACGATAAAAATACACTTTCTCCAATCCCTTTCGATTTCTGTCCAATACTTGTTGGTGCAAACAATGATATGATTTTAAGTAAAACTGCTTATGTAAATAGTCATTGGTATAGAAATAGAACAACCAATAGTTATTTAATAGACTCTGTAGATCCTTCAACTTGTTATGTGGCAGCTCAAAGTATATTAGGTATAACTGGAAATGCATATGTTCATAAACTTACCAAGAATTCAAATGGAACTTGGACAGATACTCAAATGACTGATTTTCTTACTTCTTATTTCACATGTGTAGATTTAATAAGTCAAGATAGTCAAAAAGCATACTTTACAGTAAACCGAGAAGCTGGTGCAGCATATGCTTATATTGGTTATATAAATAAAACAACTATGGTGCAAACATCTGTAAATTTAGGTACTATGGGAACTATTAAAATATTAAAAGACACTGATATGTATATATATTTTGGAACAACTACTATGAGTACTACTACTTATAATATTGGAAAATATAATAAAATTACTAATGCAGTAACTTGGATTTTGGCAGAGACATTTGCTACTGGAAATTTTTTTGAGATATTCCCATCTGATATGAATAGCAATGGAGTATTTTATGCAGTTAGGGATGGTTTAAGTTTAGGAATGACTGATCATTATTTTGCATATAGAAAATATGTATTAAATACCACTAAAGATACTGTAGTAAATTCTACAGTGACAGTGGATATGTCTTTATTGCCTGCTGGCAAAATTCCATTTACATCCCCTTCTCATTTATATGTATGTAATACATTGATAGATTTTACTGATTCAGTTACAGGAAAAAAATATATAAATCATTTATCTTACAATAGAGGCACAAATGCTATAGCCCTCACTGCTAACGATTCAGCTCTATATACGTATGAAGTTATAGATGAAAACAATTGGAAACTTGTGTCTTATACGAACTTTAATCCAATAATATATAAAACAGTTTTACCTGTATTAAATAATCAAACTTTAATGTTAGCTTATGAAAATGGTTGTCATATTTATACATGGGATACTGGGACAACTTCATATAAAAAAGTATCTTCATTTGATATACCTATAAGTCAAATCGGTTGCGATAGTAATAATAATCTTTATATTCAATATGCTGATTCAAGCATAGAGATGATTTCAAATGTAATGCCAGTAACTATATTTGCAGATTTTGAATCAGATGTTTATAACTACAATGGAACAGATATAACTACAAATGTAGTTGCATATGTTAAAAATTATCAAGGACACTATTTGTCTACAAGTTTGCAAATTAATCTTTATGGTAATTGTAAATTTACTGATAATGGGACAAGAACTAAAACTATTACAACATCTAACCTTGATACAATGTCGATTCCAGTAACTATTACAGACTCTGGAAATCTTAAAGTAGCTGTTAAAGCACTATAATAATAAGAGGAGGAAATTATAATGGCTAAAATTTTAGACAATAACTCAATTTCAGGTTCAATACAAAAGGTAGTAGAAACTCCATTAGGCTATATCATTAATGCACATTACTACGACAAAGCACAAATGATACCAAAACCACTTAAGCTATTTCCAACATTAGGTGATATTGCTGATGTAAGTATGTCTCAAAAACTTATGTTAAATCATTCTTGGATTCATAGTTCAAAAACTCAAGGAGATACAGTTGTTACAGATAGATATGATCCAACAATAAGTTATGTTTGGGTTATGGGAACAAGAGCTTCTAATACAATGAGACTTATGAAAATAAAAGAAAGTAACGGAGAGGTTACTTTGCAAACTTCTATAAGTTATGGAGCTATACCAACTACTTATCCTTTTGTACGGGCTTATTGTGGACAAGATGTTAACTATTTATATTATATAATGAGTGCAACAACTTTCCATGATTACTTTGTAAAAATAGATAAAATAACTTTAACTCAAACTACTATTGAAGATTATTTAACTTATGGTTGGTCAAATGCAATCAAAGAAAATAGTACTCATATATTCCATGCATCTAAAAAGAGATATGGAACAGTTAATATAAAAAGATATAATAAGACAACAGCTTTAAATGAAGTTTTTACGTTAGGTGCTAAAACATCTACTCTAGATTTTGGAACTTGTTATTCAGATACTATAAACGTTAGCGATACAGAATTCTATACTTTCGCACCATGGCATAATACAGGTACTAATAAATTTGCATTCACTAGATATAAATTTGATACAACACAAGCTACTCTGGCTACTATATGTACAGAAGCAGATCCAACAATTACTTGGGGTTCAATAACTCAACTTCCAGTTTTCGCTGCTAACCTTAATGTTAAATATGAACCTTTTATAACAACTGCAAATGGTAAGCAATATTTAAATATTGCAATATATGAGCATACGATTTCTTCAACTCCAGCCAATCTAACTGGATACGGTATTTATACTTTCCTAATAGATATGGCTGCTAATACATTAACTTTTAAGAGTTTTGTACAACCTACTGTAGATTACTTCAGAGGATTTGTAGGAGTTAAAAATAACTCATTCTTAGTATGTGCATCTCCTACTGCTTGTATATTCATGAACTTTGATGTTGCAAATGAAAAGTTTGTAATTACAGACACTCTAAGTAATCAACCATCTCATATAGGAACAGATCAAAGTGAAAATATATGGATAGTTAATGCTTTGGGAGAAGTAGAATACTTAAGTCCATTCGTTCCTACAAACATTAATGTTAAATATGAACTTGGATCTTATAAATATGAAGGAACTGATATAAATACTTATAGCACAATCAATTGTCAAAACTACTCAGGTAATTATATCGTAACAAATTTACAATTAACTTTAAAAGGTAATGGTATATTTACTTCTAGTGGTAGCAAAACTTTAACAGTTGCTACTCTATCAACAGGTGATTTGCAAGTTCCTATAAAAGTTCAAGGAGCAGGTAGTTTAACAATATATCCACAATTAGTACTGTAATAATAATAAGGGGTATTTTATATACCCCAGTTTTACAATCAGGAGGTGAATTTAATGAGTTTTGGAGATGGTATAGCACAAAGTATTGGAACAGTAGGAAGTTCTGTAATATGTTTAATAGCTAATGGAATTGCTGTAGTAAATAGTAATGTCAATACAGACATTATTGTAGTTAGTGATACTATAAATGATAGTGATTTATGTTTTGAAAAGAGTTTGATGGCTAATAATGAATTATTAAATCTCAATAGAATCGTTATCAATAGTGAAACACAAATTGTAGCATCACATGAAAAAAAGCCTACTTTGTTTTGGTCATATAACAAAAACAAAAACAGCGAGGCATCAGTTACAGTAGATAATTCTGCTCAAAGTTCTATAGTAATGAAAGCTACTTGTCAGGTTATTGATAAAAATGATACAAATAAGTATATTATGCAATATTTAATAATGGATGATACTAGAGTGTATTCATATAACGCATCAGTAACATGTTATAAACAAAGTATAATTATTAATAAACCAAAATTAGTATTTAGTAAAAGACAAGTGCATGAAAATCAATACTATCCTTTAGGTGTTGAAAAAGATGTAATGGTATATGACATTGATGATAGTAGATTAAAAATCAATTATGCCAGTATCTTTGTTGAGAATAGAGTTCCAGTAATAAAAAGTACTTCTACTCTAATCCAACCAGTTACAGTTACTATTGAAGATTACAAACCACCTGCTATTGGAGTAATTGCATTTAGTGGTGGAGGAGGATTAAAAGGCTTTAGGCTTGTAGTCCAGAAGTATTCTTATTTTGAACAATACTTATCGTTTACTAAAGGTACTGTAACTGATATAACAGCACTGCCTCAAGGTATGTTTTTTGAAAATGGATATCTAAAAGGTGCTCCTACGGTAGCAGGTAACTTTGCTATTAATATAAAAATGGATGACAATACAGCTCTTAGTGGATTATTAATTGTTACGCAAGTTCCAAGAAACTTATAGAAAGGAATGATAACTATGCTTAGATATTTTTTTAATGGAAATACAGCAATAACTATAACTAATGACTTCGATATAACAATATTTCAAGAAAAGAATCCTGCTACTCAAGATTACTTTGCCAATAAAGATGAAGCTATAGCATGGGCTACAGATATTGCAAATGATTTGAATATGACTATAATGGCTTCTGAAGAAAAAATAGTACAACCTACAGATGTTGAAGTTTTGCAAAAACAAGTAGCTGATTTAACAACTAACAATGATTCATTGAAAACAACTTTAGATAATGTAGTATCTGACAATGAATTACTAAAAGGCTGTGTTATGGAATTAGCTAGTATTGTATATGCTTAAGGAGGAATTTATTCATGGAAAATTTAATAACATTATATTGTAAAGAGATAATTAATGGTAATATCACAATTGATGATGTACCAGCTAAATTAAAAGAAAAGATACAAGCAGAATTAGATAAAGCAATAGTAGGTGATTAGTAATGATTAATTACTTGTTATTATTTATATATTTATTAATTAAAGGAAGCGAGGGCAAAAATATGTTAGTAAGATTATATGCAAGTGAAATCATAAGCGGAGGTACTACATTTGATCAAGTACCTGCAAAATTACAAGATGGAGTAAGAGCTTATTTATTTAATTTAGGTCTTGATGAAAATGGAGATCCTATAGTAGTTTAATCTCTTATACTTGTAAAAATGGAGAAGTTAGAATTGATTTTCTAGCTTCTTTGTTTTATTAACTTAGTTATAAAAGATTAATGATATGTAATATATATATGAAAAAAACAAGTAACAAGGAGGAATTAACTATGGCTTATGAAAAAGCAAGAATTAAGTTATTAGATAAAAATACTGGACAAGTATTAAAAGAAGTAGATCCATACACTTCTGCAGATGCAGTTGAATACGATGGAGCAACTTCTGTTGAAGACAGAATCACAGAACTAATACTATACAAGGATACTAACATCGTTGATGTTCAAGGTTTAAAAGATAAAGATACAACATTTACATCTCAGATTGCAGCTATCCAAACTAAAGATGCTACACAAGATGGAGCTCTTACTAGTATAGCAACATCTATAAATGTTATTGATAATAACATAATTGATTTACAAGATTATAATGATACACAAGATAATACCGTAACTTTATTACAAAATAGTGTGTATACTAAGGCTCAATCAGATGCTAATTATTATACTAAAACGCAATCAGATACTAATTATTATACCAAGGCACAAGCAGATACTAATTATTATACTAAGACTGCGGCTGATACTAGGTATTATACAAAGACTCAAGTTGACTCTACTGTGTCAACTATCAATAGTACTATAACATCAACAAATACTGCAACAACTAATACTTTGACTAATCAAATTATTACTAAGGGTAATAACTATGCTGTTACAACTGGTTCGAATATAGCTTATACTGTATCAATTGCAGGTGTGGCGTCTTATTCAGATGGCGTAACTGTTGTTATATTACCTCATGTTGATTGTGGAGCTTCACCAACAATAAGAATTAATACATTAGCTTATTTGCAAATCAAAAATCTTGATGGAGATTTATTATCTGCAGGGGATTTAAAAGCTGGAATACCTATTATATTAGTAAGGGTTGGAAGCTATTTTTTTATCAGGGCTAGTAAGAAATCTGGAGGACTATTTGATACAACTCCTGACATAACGCCAGGTAGTGGTACACTTCTTACTAGCGGAGATACAATAGTAGCTGCAAATGATAGAGTAGCTGAAGTTGTTAGAATAGTGAATTATGAAACTGTTCTTTATAGAACCATGGGTAATGATCTATATACATTTAATCTTAGAAGAAATTTAGCAACAAAAGTTGCATCAGGTTTAAATGGTTATGGTCCTATGAAACTATGGAATAAACAATATTATATATATGGAACAAAGATATATGATTTGAAATTTGCTGAAGTAGCTTCTTACGCAACTAGAACTGGCGATGATTTTTATATGGTAATAAATGATGCTGATGGAGATCCTCATAATCTAAACTTTAGTAATAGGAGAACTGTTAATCATTTTATAGTAGATTATTCAAATACAGCTAACTTGTATTTTATTGAATATTGTCACTATTCTCCAGTTCAATATTATCATTCGAATGCTAAGTATTCTAGTAGTTATTCAGATGAGTTCTATGGAGAAAGAATTTTTATAAGAGTTAGTAGAGTTAATGCGAATTTCTCTTTAACTACTGTATGTGATTTACCATCATTAGTAACATATGATGATTCTGCTGCTTTGGCTATAAAAGGTAATTATGTATATATAAAAGAACAAAATTTAACAAACAATGGAACATCTAATTATAGTCATTTTGCTAAGGTTGATATTACTAATACTGCATCTATTGTTAGAACTTATCAAGGACTTATTAGAACAAGAAACAGTTCTGCTTGGGATGCAGATCAATATCGTGCTTATACTCTTCCAAGTCAAGAAGCTGATAGATTAATTGAAATTCAAACTGAGCATATACATTCTTCTAATAGTAGCGATACGGATAAAACTTATTATTACATTTATGATATTTTAAGTGATACTCAAGAATATTACTTCTATTCATCTAGTAACAATAGTGATCCGATTTATGCTTTTGGAGGACTTCTAACTAATAATCCTCAACAATGGACAACTAGTGCTAGTTCAGGATATATGGATGGAATTGATCCTACTACTGGTACATTCACTCAATCTCCTTTAGGTTACTATGGTAACTTAACAAGTAAATATAGATTGCTCATGGGCAGTATTACTACTTATACAGGAACTTATCCTAATTATGTTTATACTTACAAAAATCATGTTGAAATATACAAACTATAGAAAGGAAGGGATTTAACACATGGCTACTAGAAGTGGACAAATGTATTATAAAGGTCAACTTATTAGTTCTGTGACACAAGCTAAAGATGTAGTTGTTGCAGACTTAAATAATTTATTTACTGCAAGTGATCTTGAATCTATTTTGGTTGAAGTAATGACAACATCTGATGTTGCTAATAAAGTAGATAAAGTAACTGGAATGGGATTATCTCAAGAGAATTACACAACAGACGAAAAAAATAAGTTAGGTGGTATAGAAGTAGGTGCTAATAATTATGTTCTTCCTTCTACTCTTCCAGCAAGTATTATATTGGGAGATTCTACTCACAAGTTCGTAACAGATGCTCAAATTACTACTTGGAATGCTGCTGCTGATGGAAGTAGTATACAAACTTTATTAGATAGTAACTTGGCTGCTGCTAAGACTTATACTGATACAAACATTAGTACTCTTAAAGGATCAGCTCCAGCCACTCTAAATACTTTAAACAAATTGGCATCAGCTATTAATAATGATCCGACTTATTACTTAACTATGAATAGTTATATAGATAGTAAGTTTGATGGCTTTGCTGGACTAGGTTCAATAGATGTAGAAACTGAAGATGACTTAGATGGTCTTACAATTAATGTTGGGACTATTGTAAACTTTGTTACTATAACAACTGACTTCTATCAATGTACGAATGTAGGTGGTAGTACGTTTGCTACAAGATTTACAGTAACAACTGCTCAAGACAAAGCGACTTGTATTCAAACTACATTAGCTGATGCAATGAGTTTAACTGTTGTAAACGGAGATTATATCTATATAGAAACTTCAGTTATAAATAAATCATTTGAATGCGTTACAACTGATCCTACAGTGACTTTATTTAATGATAAATATAGAATCTTATATAAAGATGGATTTGTTGAAACTAAGTTTACTGAACTAATTAATGGGGCTCCAGGAACATTAGATACTTTAAACGAGTTAGCAACTGCTTTAAATAATGATGCAAACTTTGCTACTACTATGACAAATCAATTAACAGCTTTAAATACAAGTATCACAAATGTTAACAATACATTATCTAGTTTCACAACAGCAACTAATAATAGTATTGGTACTATAAATACAACATTAACTAGTTTACAAAATCAAATCGTATCATTACAAAATGCGGATACTGCTGCATTAGACGGTGGTACGTTCTAATAAATAACTAAGGAGGGAATAAATATGTCAAATCCAATATTATTAAAACGTGGAACAAAAGCTAATCTGCCTACATTAAGTGTGGCAGAACCAGCTTTCACCACTGATACAGAAGAGTTATTTGTTGGCTCTGATTCTGGCAATATAGGACTAGCTAAACAAGTAGATTTAGAGAATGCTATATCGAACAGCAATGTAAAGAACGGAATCAGTGGTACTTTCACTACTGTAGATTCTAAAACAATTACAGTAGTAGATGGATTGATTACAAGTATTGTATAAAATAAAATTATAGATAATATGGAAAATGATGACATACGCACGTAATATAGTTATTGTATAGAAAATATACAATATTTAGAAGGAAGTTGATGTGTATGCCACAAACAATATTGTTAAGAAGAGGTCTTAGTACTAATATTGGTGCTATATCCTTAAACACTTCTGAACCAGCTTTCACTACCGATACTAATAAATTATATATCGGAAATGGTGCAAGCAAAATACTAATAAATCCAGACTCATATGTAGCTGCTGATAAACTTAGCACTGCAAGAGCTATTGCAATATCTGGAGATGTAACAGGTACTGCAAATTTTGATGGAGGTTCTAATGTATCTATTGTAGCTACTGTAGTTGATGACAGTCATAATCATACGATATCAACTGTAACTGGATTACAAACCGCTTTAGATTTAAAATCTCCATTAGTTTCTCCTGCATTTACTGGAATACCAGCAGCACCTACAGCTACAGTTGGAACAAATACAACACAGTTAGCAACAACTGCTTTCGTTACTAGTGCTGTATCAAGTGCAGTTTCTGGAACTGTTGCAACTGCTAACAAATTAACTACTGCTAGAACAATTGCAACTTCTGGAGATGCTACAGGTTCTGTAGTTTTTGATGGAACTGTAAATGTAACAATACCTTTAGTTTTATCAAGCTCTGGAGTAACTGCTGGTACTTATACTAAAATTACTGTAGATGCAAAAGGCAGAGTTACAGTAGGAGCAAATCCTACTACAATTGCAGGATACTCTATTACAGATGCAGTATATAAAGCTAAGTATACCGCAGTTACAGATTTTAATACTTTAATGACTACTGGAATATTTGATTTCACAGTAGGATCAAATACAAATGCAGCTACTACTGATACTGGTAGATTAGTTGTAGATTTTGATACTGCTATTCCATTTCAACTATGGTATCCAGATGATGTTAACGTTATATACAAAAGAAATTATATAACTTCAGCATGGGGAGCTTGGACTAATTTAATTTCTGCTTCAAATATGGGATTAGGAAATGTAACTAATGAATCTAAAACAGTTATGTTTACAACTCCAACATTTACAGGAACTCCTGTTGCTCCAACTGCTGCAGTAAATACTAACACAACACAAGTTGCAACAACTCAATTTGTATTAGGACAAGTTGGTACTGCAAGTCCATTAGTAAATGGAACAGTTGCGGTAGGTACTTCATATTTATATTCAAGACAAGATCATGTCCATCCTATTGATGCAACAAGAGCACCTTTAGTGTCACCAATATTCACTGGAGCTCCAGCAGCACCAACAGCAACTGTAGGTACAAACACTACACAATTAGCGACAACTGCTTTCGTAGCTACTACTGTTGCTAATTTAGTTAATACAGCTCCCGCTACTTTAGATACATTAAATGAACTTGCAACTGCTTTAGGTAATGACGCTAACTTCTCTACAACTATGACAAATCAATTAGCTTTAAAAGCTCCATTAGCTTCACCAATATTTACAGGTACAGTAACTGCTCCTGCATTTAGTGGCAATGCTACTTCAACTACAAAGTTAGTTACTGCAAGAACTATAGCTATAAGTGGAGATGTTACAGGGACAGCTACAAGTTTTGATGGTACTGCAAATATTTCAATAGCTGCAATTATCGCAACAATAGATGGTGGAACATTCTAATTTGAGAATGATTAAAAGACTAGCGATAGTCTTTTTTTTAAAGAAAATTATGTTAATAACTTATGTAATATAAGTAATTTATAATGAGTGATTTAGAAGGGGTTTGATAATATGAGTCAAAAAATATTGTTTAAAAGAGGTACTAAAATTAATCTTCCTATGTTAAATACAGGAGAGCCTGCTTTCACTACAGACACAGAAGATATATATATAGGAAATGGCACAAGCAATATAAGGATTGCAAAAGATTCTGACATTAATACAGTATATATAACTACTAATTCTGGAAATGCATATACAGTTACTATACCTAATATAATTACATTAACTGATGGCCATCTTTTTGTTATTAAATTTAATGCTGCTAGTACTGGAGCAATTACTTTAAATGTAAATACTTTAGGCGATGTAAGTATTTTAGACTACTCAGGAGCAGCAGTTACTGATGTAAGATTAAATTTAATCGTAAACTTAAGATATGAAAGTGTATCTAATTCTTTTATATTACAGGGTAAAGGAGGTGGTGGTACAAGTACAGGTGGAACAGCTACAGCAGCTCAAATATTAGCTCCAGCAACAGCTACAGTAAATAGTGGACAAATTACAGGAACAATTACTACTAAAACTGCACAAACTTATACTCCAAATACAGTTAATCAAACTATAGCGGCAGGACAATATCTTGGTGATGTACAAACTATATTAGGTGATCCTGATTTAGTATCTGCCAATATAAAAGCTGGTGCTAATATATTTGGAGTTGCAGGTAAAACAAGCGTAGTAGAAACAAGCAGTGCAACGGCAACAGCTGCACAAATACTAAGTGGGAAAACTGGTTATGTAAATGGAAGTTTAATAACTGGAAATATTGTTGATAGAACAACTATGGTATCAGATGCAAGTCATGCTGGCTTGGGTGATGATGCAGCTACTACTGCAAGATTTGAAGCGTTGAGTACTTGGTTAGGTACACATTCTTTATTTTATAATGTGCCAAAAGGATATTACGATACCAATGTTTGGCTTTATAAAAGTGATGCTGACTATATAGCTTCAAACATATTAAGTACTGCAAATATATTTGGATTAGCAGGAACTGCAACGGTATCAAGTTTAGGAGGTAAGCAGATGGCAAGTGGTACAGCAACATCAGCAGCATCATCATCTTCATTTGCATATATATCTAGTGGTACTGCTGCTGCTTGGCCAGTTACAGTAACTGGTTTAACTTTTTTACCATCAATAATACTTATAATATCAAAAACAGCAGGTAACTCGTGGAGAACTTTATATATGTCTGCTGGTTATAGTTCTAACTATGCTGGAAGTACTGTTGAATGCTTTGCAACAAATACTGGAACATTATCAATGGGTACAACCGCTTTTAGAGCTGATACTACACATGCAAGTGTAACTTCTACTGGTTTTATATTGCCTTTTAGCGTTGCACAAAATGCTTGTAACTGGTTTGCTTATGAATAAAAATGATTATGGAGGAATAAATTATGAATCAAATATGTGCAAAGATATATTACTTAATAGCAACAGGAGAGGTACTAGCTGTAACTGCAGAAATGCAAGGAAGTGTAGAACCTTCAACAAAAGAAAGAGATATGGAAGTTTATGATATATTAAAGGACAAGTTTATAGATGAGATAGATTATATAGAATTAGAATATGGAACTTTAGCGACTACGTTTAACAATGCAAAATCATATTCTGTCAATTTGTCAACTAGAACTTTTGAGGTAATCAAATATACTCAAGAGGAATTAGATGGTCAAGCTCAAGTGATAGCAGATAAGCAAGTTACCGAAAGTAGAATAAACACAATCAGTGAATATGTTAACCAAAACACTAGTAGTATTGATGATATTGAAAATGCAATTATACAATATGAATTAACAAATATAGAGAATGGAGTTGTTTAATATGACACAAAAACAAGAGATTTTAGGAACAGTATTAAAAAACAGAATTAATTCAGCTATTAATAAACTTACATTAGATGTCGTTGAAATGCAAAACATTATAGATTTGTTCTTAGCTGGAGATAGAATAGTAATTACTCAATACAATGAATTAAAAGCATTATTAGATTCTTATACTACAGTATAACTTTAACTAAACCAATGAAAAAGGAGGAATAACAAATGAGTCAAAAAATATTATTCAAACGTGGTACTAAAGCAAATCTTCCTACGTTAAGTATAGGCGAACCCGCTTTCACTACTGATAGTAATGATTTATATGTCGGCAATGGTACAAGCAATATACGATATATAAAAGAATCTGAAATGATTTACGAAACAGCGAGTGGAACAGGCACTGCTATGATACTAACTCTTGGAACTTTAACAAGTGGATATTCTAAAAAGTTTATAGCAAATATTAATAATGGTGGTTCAGCAACGACTATTAATGCAACCTATCCATTATACAAACCTAATACAACAACAGCTCCGAATTTAGTAGCTGGGAAGGCGTATTCTATTTGGTACAATTCTGCAAGTAGTTGTTTTTTTTGTGTAGCTAGTGCTGAAGGAGATGTAATTGCTTCTCAAGTACTAGCGAGTAAAACATTTAGCAATGATAGTGATGTAGGATTAACTGGAACTATGATAGATAGAACTGGAACAATAACAACAGCAGATGCTATTTTTACTGATGGATCTGGTCTGTTAAATGTTCGTCCTAAAATTGGATATTACGATGGAGTAGCTGGAACTAACACACAAGTTATTGATAGCAATTTTATTTCAACTAATATAAAATCAGGAGTTTCAGTATTTGGATTAGCAGGAAATAGTAATGTTGTTGATACCAGTCCTGGTACTGCAACTGCAGCACAGATACTAGCAAGTCAAATTGCATTTGTAGATGGAGCACAATTAACAGGTACTATGGTTAATAAATCTGGAACAATAATAGGTTCTTCTGCAATAGATGCATTTACTGCAAGTGCTGCTTTATGCGGAGGAGCCACATCTAATACGTCAGTTGGAGCATGGGACATGTATATTCCAGAAGGATATTACAATGGAAGTTCTTTATCAAGAATTCATATTCCAAATCTATATCCTAGTAATATAAAAGCAGGAGCACAAGCTGGATGGAGTGGACATTATGTAGCAGGGACTTACACTTCCGATGCAACTGCAACAGCTCCACAAATATTAGCAAGTCAAACTGCATATGTAAATGGAAATAAAATTACTGGAACAATGGCAACTATAGGAGCCGCTAATATATCAAGTTCATGTTCTCAATGGGGCGATGGAGCTTTAGCAGTTTATTTAGCTCAATCAGGTTACTATCTCTCTGGATCAGGAGGAGGATCTTCAGAAGTAAAAGTTCCAACAACACAACTTCAAGCTGCTGAAGCAGAGTTAGTAGCTGCTAATATAGTAACTGGTAAAAATATATTTGGAGTAATTGGTACAGCAACAGCAGCAAATATGGGTGGTTTAAATTTTGCAAGTGGTACTGTTACATCTTCTGCAAGTGCTATTGCTTTTACTACAGTATATGGAAATCTAGTATATATGGCTACTGCAACTGTAACAGGTTTGACATTTTTGCCGACTTTTATATCATTAAAATATCGTGATGGTACTACGCTGACCTATTCTACAATATATGAAAAAATATTACCTGATCCAGTATATGCTGGAGCTATAGTTAGGTCGTTTTCGAACACTAACGATAGTGGAGGTAATACTGGATATGGAACTTATTGCATGAGAGGAGATACGTCACCAGTAGTTATATCAAGTACTGGATTTACATTACCAATATATACGTCGAATGGTTCTCATCTGTGTTCTTGGTTTGCAATTGGATAATAAAAAAGGAGGAATAATAAATGAGTCAAAAAATACAAATGAAAAGAGGAGCTAAAGCTAATCTTCCTACATTAAGTGTAGGCGAGCCAGCTTTCACTACTGATACAGAAGAGTTTTATGTTGGCTCTGATTCTGGAAATATTGGTTTTGCAAAACAATTAGACTTAGATAATTTAACTGTAGTTGTCAATTCCATTCAGCCATCTGACTCTGCATATGAAACAGCAGGTGGAACTGGAACAGTTATTACTTTAACTTTTGGAACATTAACAAATGGTTATAATAGAACTTTTATAGCAAGTGCAAGTAATGGTGGAGTTGCTACAACAATTAATGGAAAGCCTTTGTACAAGCCTAATACAGTTTTAGCACCTAACTTAATTTTAGGAAAGGCTTATACCGTATGGTACAACTTAAGTGGTGATAATTTTTTTATCAAAGCTAGTACAGAGGGCACAGCAGTAATTGCTAATGTTCTAGCTGGTAAAACTTTTAGCAATGATGATGATACGGGATTAGTTGGGACTATGTCTAGTAAGACTGCACAAACTTACAATCCAAGCACCGCGGTACAAACAATAGCTACTAATCAATATCTTAGTGGAGCACAAACAATAGCAGCTACTACAGGTACTGCAACTACAGCTCAAGTGTTAGCTGGTTCTACTTTTAATAGTGCTAATGGAATTGGACTAACTGGAATAATGGCTACACATGAACAAGAAGCGTGTATAAGTACTGGATTAAACGCCGTTGGAACAGTTTACCTAAAGCCAGCTCAAGGATATTGGAGTGGTGATGCTAATTGTTGGGTATATGCTTATGATGCTAACTTTATAGCTAGTAATATACCTAGTGGTAAGAGCATATTCGGAGTAACAGGTTCATTGACAATAGCAAGTTTAGGTGGGAAAAGATATGCTACAGGAACATTTAATTATGTGACTTCAACAGCAGCAACTTTTACATTGCCTTTTACAGCACGTTTTATTTATATGACATCTTCAGCCGTGTCTGGTGGGCATTATTCTTATCCTAGTATATCAGGTGTTTTTTGGGCTGGCTCTGGATCCGTAGCTAATATTACTTGCACTTCAACTACTATCACTGCAACTAGTGGATTTTATCCAGCTAATGCTACAATTACTTACGAAATTTGGGAATAAAATGAGACTAGCAATAGTCTTTTTTCTTTTACGTACAAGCCATGTTAATATAATGGAATATCATAGTAATTTATAACGAGTCAAATATATAAGAAAGGAGATTATTCTATGTTTAAAAAAAGATATATGCAAAATATAATCAATGTCATTGCATTCGTTATTTGTCTTACTATATTTTTTGTTGGAAGTGGTATCGTAAACAGTTTAAAATCTACCAAAGAAAGTTTGAAAACAAATATTGAAACTGAATGGCGACAACAAGCAAAAAGAACTCTCTCTAATCTTGAAGCTCAATTTATGTATGATATGAATAATGGAACAGTTGATCCATCTAATGAACTATCATTACAATCGTGGGCTAAAAGAAATATATCTGGAGTATTAAATGGTGGAAATACAGGTGATGCCTTTATGATAAATCTAGGCAATGAAAAATTCATCTGGGATGGAAGTCCCGATTGTGCTAAAACAGATTTTATAACTAACGGTAGATTCATGAAAGATGAAGCAGGAATGCATTATGATCCAGCACAAGCTAAAATCATATTAGATAAAATGAGATTAGCTCAAAGCACATTAACTACTTTAGATAATAATTGGTGGAACTTTGATGGATCACCAGAATATTTAGAATGGATAGTTATACCTCCAGGTTCACTTGGTTTCAACGCAGAGCCAATTACCGTGGGTGGAATACCTAATCAAAAGTATAGTAAATTGTTAATCGCTCTGGGGACACAACAAGACGAAGTTCAAAGCACATTTACAAAGAACTTCGAAACTATCGACAAGACTATCGAACAAACGCAGTTATTTGTTTCGATGTCTGTAGCTGTATGTATATTTAACTTAATAATATACGTGTATCTAAACAAAAAAGTATAATAAGTATGAAAGGAGATGCTGCTATAATGAATAACAACGGCTTCTCCAATATAATATATACACTTATGATCTCTTTTTTTGGAGCTCTAGCTAAGGAGATAAATGATAAATCTAAAACTAACGAATCATTTAATATATTTTTTGGAGAAATTATTTTACATGGATTCAGTGGGTGGATTTTTGCGTTAATTGCATCTAAATATTTGGGATGGACAGATATGAATTCTCTAACAATTGCTGCTGGAATCGGAGGGCTTTTTGGATTTGACTTAATGAAACTAGTATTAAAGATTGGTGTAAAACTATTCGCAAGTGCAAAAAGTATCAAGTTAGATGATTCAGATACAGATTTTGGCGATAAACAAAAGTAAAAAGAAGAGTATGTAGCATATACATACTCTTAATTTTCGTAGTAATATAAAACGAGGTGATAAATAATGGGCGTATTAGAACCAGTTACATTAGTAGCTCCAATTAACAACAGTACACTTTATTGCAAAGATGCAAGAATACTATTTAACTTAAATGATGGTAATGGTTTAATAATCATATATGTAACAGTAAGTAATAATACAGGAGTATTCAATTACACTAGCACAAGAAATCCTGAATTGTTTAGTGCAATTGCATTTAAACCATTTGATAAAGTTTCATTTGTATCTCAAGATATATGCGAAGGAGAGAACGTAGTCTCTATTAGAACATATGGTGATGAAAGTTTTAGTTCTGAAAAAACTTTTATGTTTAACTACAAAGAATCATTGTTAGCTGTTAATGAAGATACAGAGGCAATTACTGCTCCTAAATTTAAGTCTTTATTACTCATGACTAATGATACATTAAAAGCTTATAACAGAACTCCTATTGATATGGACAACCCTTCTTCTAATGAATCTAAGATTTATAAAAACTATTTCTCTTTTATTAATAATAGTTTATATGATTTGAATAATTGGATTAATATTAACTATCCAGGTCTTAATAGAATTAGAACTAAAAGTCTTATAGGTATCAATGCAATATCAAAGAAGATATATAACAATCTTTTAAATTTTATAATACATCTATAATAATATGAAGATGTAACTTTCAGACAGTAATATTATTATAGAAATTCATAGAAAGAGGTGAACGTAAATAATGTCAAGAAAATTTGATATAGGTCGTCAAAACGAAGTCTTAATGAATTCAACTCATTACGATATTTTCAAAGCTATGGAATATTATTTTAATCATCCAAGCGATTTTACCAAAGGTCCTGAAACATTTTCAACTTCCGATGGTATACAAAACGGTGCTTTATGGTTAGACAAATATAACGACAATGACAACGCTGATTTGAAATACTATGATAGTGGAACATGGAAACTATTATTTGGTGATAGGTTCAAATTAATAACTCATATGCTAGATTCATCAGAACCTACAAGTCCAGTAGAAGGCCAATTATGGATTAATAGTTCTGGTATTTTAACATATTATAAAGATGGGCAATTCATTCCCATTAAGTCAACACTATCAGATACAGAAGATTCTAATACTTCAATGTTTGAAGACTTCTTAGCTATCTCTCCATTAGAATATGCTGAACATGCAGTGCTTAATAACTTTAGTAAATTCTTATTTGCTAATACTCCTATACTGCCATGGACAAATGGAACATTATATTATTATCAACAAGGAGTAACTGATCCTACTGGAGTTTTATATGTATGTAATAGAGAACATTATGCAAGTGATTCTATAACATTGAACAATCCTTACTACTGGTCAAGAGTTGATAGTTTAATACAATTCTTAGTTCCTAACACTGTTACGGATAAGGTATTTATTAATGGTTTATTTGCTCATGAAAAAGTAGGTTCTGTATTAGATGATATAAAAGAAACTCTTTACAAATCATTTGGTCTTACATTTGGTTATGAAGACGATTCTGTTATTCATGATAGTTTAAGATTTGATATTGATAATGACGCAGGTTATTACGATACTGCTACTTTGTTAGTAGATGGTGCTACTGATATTCCTTCAGATACTGTAGACATAAAACCTATTACTGAAGATGAAGGATATATAGCTAACACTAATATTGCTTTATATATTCCTGAATCAGATCTTATGAGAGATAAAGATGATGCTGGAAGCTATCTAGACAATGATGAATACCATTATGGAAAAGATGAAGCTTACAAGATGGTAAGTGCTATTCATGTTAATCCAGTTAGAGTTGATAAAATAACAAAGCATTTTATTAAGTTAGATAAGACTTCAAAAATAGTTCCTATTATAAAAGAGAATACTGAATTCTATGGAATCATAGATGGTATTGGAACATTATTATTTGAAACAACTTCTGACACAGTATATGATTATTGTTCTGCATTATATAACAATAATGTATGTATTAAAATATCAGATAAGGTTGCAATGAAGTATGACTATATATATGCAATTCATTATGATTTTATTTCATCAGCTAAAAAAGTTGGTCTTTTATATAGAAAGAAAGTTCAATTAAATGACGAAACTTCAATATATATAGGTAAAGAAAATGATAGATTTATCGCAGTATTTGCTCAAGGGCTATTCTATCAACAAGCTGACGATACTTATACTTACAATTATGATACTGAATATATAGAATTCAAAGATAAGTTATTAGTTTCTCCAGATGAAAGAATGGATATATCAGTACTTAAATTCCCTAATCTATTTAAAGGTACAATAACTACTGATAGTTATAATGCTGCAAGTTATATATCAGGTAGAGGTTATAGAATAGATATTAATGCTATTCCATATAACACTGCACATTGTATGTGTTTCATATCTGGGATTCAAGTAGATCCTCTAAATGACTTTGCTTTCTATCCTGATGATTTAACAGCCGTTTATTTTACTAACTTTACTCAAGCTTATGTAGATGCTCACAATGGAGAAATTGATTGGGTTATAGCTGAAACAGATTGGTTTGAAGATAGCACTTTAACTCTTGAAATGTATAGAGGCACAACTACTGCTATAAATGTAAATAGTGAAGTAGGTATTAAAATCACTAGAGATAAGAATCAAGTTACTCCAGATATTCTATTCTTAGATTATACTGAATCTCCTATTCTTTTTGTAGATGGTATCTTGGTATCACAAAAAGATGTAAATATTTTTGAAGACTATCTATCAGTAGATGGATTAGTTGCAGGTCAAAATGTAGTAATGCTTGCGGATATCAATTCGAATATTTCAATTGATGATATCATTGAAAAAACTGAATTGCTTATTAACCTTCAAAATCAAGCTCCATTAGAAGAAGATGTTACTAAGAGACAAATCATAGAAAGCATGACAGATCCTAACACAGGAGTAGAAGTATTGACAGAATTCATTTATGAAGATTTAAGATACTTGCATACAATATATAACTTTAGTGCTTTAGCTGGTTTAAATTCAGATAATGTTTTATTTGAAGATAATATATCAAGTGTAGTAGTTAAAACTGAAAGAAATGACACAACTGTTCTTTATGTTAAAGATGGATTGATTTGTGATACTGATGCAGTTACTGTAACTACATTATCTGAAGAAGGAGTTCACGGAGAAATTAAGCACTTGTTTAATACAGTTCAAGACAAATGGGTAATGTACAGTGACTATACTTCAATGTGGGAAACAATAACTGAAACAGAAGCTGCAATAATAATGTCTAATGCAAATGGTTATACATCTTATAATAACAATGTAACTATTTTAAAAGACTTAGTAGATCAAAAATATTGCACTTATTTTGCTTATGTATATTCAGATACTGTAGAGAAACAATTGTTAACTGGATTTGTAGATCCTGATGGTCAAATGGGTATTAATGATGGTGTGTCGGATTTCAAATTAAGTCCTAAACATTATTATTCTCCAGGTAGAAATGAATTAACAGTTTACTTAAATGGTATAAGACAAAATCTTGTATCTCCATTTGAAGCTGGATTTAATGAATCTACTAACAGAGAATGTAATTTAATTGGAACTAACAGTTTCGTTCTTGCTCATGAGAATGGATCAAATCTAGGTAAAGCAATTAATGCTTACGATGGATACTATACTTACAAAACTGTAAAAGATGGATCAACTGATTACTTATATAAGAAAGTTGAACTAACTGATGTTGAATTACAAGCTATTAAAGATTTAGGCTCAACAATTACTCTTGTAAGTTCTCCAAACAAAAATACTATTTACTATGTAATTGAACCTTGTGAGACAGGAGAATCTATGGCATGCGACAGAACAGTGTTAACTTATAAAGATGCTTTATCTTCTAAGGGTGCTTATGCTAACAACACTTATTCTAACAAGAGTTTAAATCTTAATAAAGGAAATATAAAAGTATTCATTAATGGATTAAGACAACCATACGGAGCTTATGCTGATATAGATGGAAATATGATTGAAGCTTATACAGTTATAGATTCTCATACAATTCAAGTTCAATATCCATTAATAGGTGGTCATGGAACAAATCTTGGAGATGAAGTTACTCCATTATTCCCATACAATCCTTCTAGTGTAAAAGACTTTTATAAAGTAATAGATTCAATCACTGTTGAAAGCAGAACAGATTTAGGTTTAAGAGAAGCAACATTAACCCTTAAGTATGGTCAAACTAGTTTTGGAGTTGCAGATGGATTACCAGAAGATTTATTTAAATCTAAAGATACAATCATGATATATATAAATGGATATGCATATGGTAATACCTATAAGAATGAATACAAAACTATTACATTACAAGATACGAAAATAGAAAATCTAATAGATAATAGTGGTAATAACTTTATCACTTTTGAGTGGAGGTAATAAAATGGCTTTAGAAAAACCAAGTATCACTTTTCTTCCTATGGAAGATATTGCAGGTGATTTAAAGGAAAACAGAAACTTTATGACAAATACTCTTGTTACTGAAGCTATCGAGACAGCTATAGATCCATTAGCTGTCTCTGTAGCTGGAGATAACACTACAGTAGAAAATTCACTTAAATTAGGTGGATTAGTTGCAGATGATTATATGACATCAGAAGATGGAACTAAGATAATCGGTGTTGCAGATAATATGTCTACACTATTCTCTGGAGAAGTTAAGAATTTAAGAGATGAACTTTATCAATTAAAATCTCAACTATCTAAAAATGGATATATCGAAGAAACTATTCCTTATGAAGGTTTCCAAGATTCATTCAAAAATAACAATATAAAATATGAAAGACTTATTTGTGGAATCTTTGAATCTTCTATAGCTCTTACAGATACATTGTTTATATCTGATGAATCTAAGATAAGAGATTTTGAAGTAGGCAAGAGTTTTATAATTAAGAAGACTGATACTACTGAAGAACAAATAGTTACTGTTGCAACATCTGACGGTGTTAATAAAATAACTTTCTATCCTTCTAGTAGTTTGTTATTTGATAAAGATACTATAGAACTTCATAAGACTTCAGGAATGTATCTTAGAGACAGTTTCTCTTTCTCTAAAGTAGTTTCAGGTGTTGATATTGGAAGTAAAGAAAGATATCATATGCAATCAGATGATACTATGACTACTCCAAGACAAATAAGTGCAACAGGAACAGGATATGCAATATACTTTAAAGTTCCTGACAATTGTGTTACAAACTTTAAAGCAGCTCTAACAAGTTTTGCTATCACAGCTAAAGCAATTGGAAATCCAGGAAACTTATTATGTCACGTAGTTAAAGCAGATTCAATATATGACACAGGAGTATTTGCTCCTAAATTTACATCTATACAAGATGCAAAAGATAAAGGTCTAGTTATTGCAACATCTCAACCAATAAAGGCTGAGGACGCTTTCAATGAATCACAATTAGCTTTTAACTTCTTTGATTTATCAACAAATGAATATCCTGTTATTTCTAACACTCAATACTTGTTTGTAATAGAATGTGTTAATGCTGATGCAACTAACTTATGGAATATTAGATTCTCTTATTACATGAATGGTGCAAGCTTAATTGAAGACTTAGAAAAGAACAATGCAAGTTTTGATTTCCATACTGTAATTGATACAGGATCTAATCCTTTAGAAAGATCTATCAGTGTTATAGATGATATAGACAAATACGATATGTTATTCATGTTAACTACTAAAGAAATAATCGATCAAACTGAATACGGTAATAAAGAAGGTTTATATACAGTTAAGATAATCTTACCAAAACCTATTGATATTTCTAGAGCTAGATTAACTACTAGAATAGAAAGAGAAGGATGTTGGTATGTAGAGTCTTATGATGCTTCTTATACTAAATTCACTTTAGCTAAGGAAGATGTATATGCTGCTTCAACAACTGATTTAAGATTTGATGATGGTGATACAATTATTATAGGAAATCAAGTTGGTACAGTTAAGAAAAGTACAAGCAACACTGTAGAGTTATATGCTCCAATCTTTATAGATTCAAGAATTGAAAAACTATATACAAAGAATAACACTTCTACAAAGATCCCTGTATATAGAATGAATTACGATGTATCTATAAAACCATACCTTGTTGATTGGACAAACTTTGATACAGTTAAAAAAGAATTCGTGTCTACTGCAGTTACAAATGAAATAGTAAACTTAGACTTAGTTGCAGTACTTCCAACAGGAAGCAATAAGGCTGGTTCTAGAATTTCTGATAGATTGTTATTTGAAGGTAACTTTGGAAATGATGATAACGGAATAGCTAAATTAGCAAATGAATTCGAATTCCAAATGAGATGGAAAAGTAAATTTGAATTTGCTGAAATCAATAAACCTGAAAATATTCAAAATGGATTCAATGAATTAATCGGTAGAATTAATGATTTAATATTATCGTTTGATAAGAACTATTAATAATATTCACACTGCCCTTTATATTAAGAGCAGTGTGACATTTATATGGAGGTGAAATAACAATGGATGGAGTAAAGAAGATTAATGAGTATTTACTTAAAGACGGTCGTACATTAGTAATGACACAATTCAATAGTGATACTTCTACATTAGCACCAGGCACGATCTTTTTGGATCCAACTTCTGGTGGACTTAAGTATATACATTTAGCTGGCGATGGAACAAAAATATGGAATACATTTGATATGAGTGATTTATTTGAAGATGGAACTTTTGATTCAGCATTGATTCAAGATAATTCCTTACACGCTGCTAAATTAGTTGACTTATCTATATCTCCAGATAAGATTATTGATGCTGGTATAACTACAATAAAAATTGCAGACAAAGCTATTACAGATAGCAAGTTTGAATTAAATTGTATAGATGCAGATAAAATAAAAGATAACACTATTATTACAAGTAAGATCTGTGACAACTCTATAACGGGTGATAAGATTTTCAATGGAGCAATAACTACAAATAAAATAACTCCTAAAAATATAACACTAGAGTTACTTGCAGATGATTCTGTTTCTGCTGATCAAATTGTTGATGCATCTATAACAGGAGATAAAATTGTAGCTAAGACTATTTTAAATGGATTAATTGCAGACAATGCTATTCTAGCTAACAATATTGGAGTTAAAGAAGTAAAGACTATTCACTTAGATAATCTTTGCATTACTGCAGAGAAAATAGCTACAGGTGCAGTAAGTGGAAATAAAATTCCTAACTATGCAATTAAGGATAGTCACATAGAGGCAGTAGATGGATTCAAGATACTTGATAATTCAATATTAAGTTCTAAAATTAAAAACAATAATATCACAACTAATCTTATAGCTGACGGTGCAGTATCAATAACTAAGTTAAATGCAAGTACGCAATTACTTATAAATAACTCTATAAAAATACAACCAATTGTAGTTGTAGATAATCAAGAGCGTTATAACACAGCATTAATAAACGGTAACGTTGTAATGAAAAGTACTGATGGCACAAAAGTAAACTTAGAAGTAAATGGAGATATAAAATCAACTGGAGATATTACTGGAGCAAGGGTTTTCAATCCATGGTTTGCAGATATAGCAGAAGCTTACATTCCAACTTGCGACTTGCAACCTGGAGATCCAGTTAGCTTGTGTGAAGAAGGTGGCTTAAAAGTAACTAAATACGATGAAGCCAATAGTAAAAGATTCTTAGGATTCGTATCTAATGAGTATGCAACTTTATTTGGAGCTGATAGAGATGATGTTGATTCAGGTAGAATGGTTGCAGTAACATTAGTAGGAAGAATTAAATGTAAACTTGGCACAGAGGTTAGTGGAAAAGTAGGTAACTATGTTAATATCTTTAACTTAAACGGAGAACATGTTACGTTTGTTACTACACATCATAAAACTGATCATAGTGTTGGTAGATTATTAGAAGACAAAACACATGACCAAGAATATGCATTGTGCCAACTATGGCCATAATAATATTAGGCTCAGGAATTATTCCTGGGCTTTTTATTTATAACATATTTTCTTTAAGTAATATATAAAAAGAGGTGATTCGTAATGGCAAACAATTATGACTTTAATGCAAACATGGATTTTATATTAAATCATAGCTTAAGTACAAATGTAGAAAATAATATAGATTTACAAAGCAAGATATTAGACTCAGATTCTTTCAATAATACTTTTAAGTATATTGAGGATTCACTTAACTTCTTGTATGAGAAAAATAGAACTCTACAAGACTTAATCAAATACTCTAAAACTTTCTTGACTAATGAAATTAATAGCAGTATTACAGATTGCAAAACTCTTCTTCAATCAATAGAAGATGATAAGGATTTAGTTAAAGATAAAACATATATTAAATATTCAGTGCCATTTTATTTTGGATTAAATAATATAATAGATAGAGACAATTCAATAATTAACACAGCAACTGTATATGACGGTAAACTTACCTTAGCAGATAACGTAATAGCTTCTTATCTTATGTCTTACTTCGCAATAAAAAGAAGCCAAACTTGCATATATAGCAACGAAGCAAATTACTTGACTGCAAAAAACTACAGATCTTTATATGCATTCAAAGCAATTAGCTCTGCACCAATAGAGGAAACTATAACTTTTAAATTCAATAGCACAGTTAAATTAAATAAACTTAAATTGAATTTATCTAATTGCAAAATAAAATCTGTCACACTTAACTTAGAAAACAATAAAACTAAAGACTTAGATATTGATAAGTTAAATTTATTTGAAACACAATATGTTGATTCGGTTTCTGTAATAGTATCCTGCTCAAACTATTCTGTATCTCAAACTAATTATTCTGATATAACATCAACTAACTTTACATCTATAATCAATGATGTAAATACAGATACAAATTCAACTGTAGGTGCTACTAAATATTATTATTATTTATTTGGTATTGACAGTATCTCTGCTCAATATGTAACTGTATATGAAAAGAGTGGCTTCTATTCTAAAGAAGTAAGTATTGGGAAGTTAAATACAAATGAACATTTAACTTTATATGCAGAAGACTCTGTAGAAAGAGGAAGTATAGAATACTATATTATAAATGGCTCAGAGACAATCCCAATGCTTCCAGAGAATCAAACTCAAGTAGTTGATGAAAAGATATTTTATAAATCACCTACAAGATTTACTGTTGATACTAAGGTTGCTCCAGTTGTTAAAATGAATAATGAAATAGTTAACGTATCGTTGTATGATGCTATTAATACTTCTGGCGGAAATTATACAGTTTCTTATGTTCCAGTAATCAATACTATTGGAAACTTAATTAATGACTCTATAAAAATAAAAGTAATAATTAGATCTTATGATACTAATTATGTTAGCTTTATTAATAATATAAAAATAAAGAAGTACGGAGGTAACAACTTATGGACAGTATAACAGATATGAATTTTAATCCTATATATATACATCCAGAAGAAGAACCTATTGTAGATGAATTAAATTTAAATATAACTCAAATAGACACTGATTTGAAATATATAGATGATACATTAACAATGGTTGCTTCTAATTATAACTCTTTAATGGAAAGCACTAAATTAAAACTTAATAATATAAAAGAGCTATTGAATACAGAAAAGGAAAGACAAGAAGATATAAACATCTTATGTAATAAATACTCTGACTTCTCTTCTGTAATTACTTTAGGAGAGCCAAACTTCGAAGCAGGTTTAACTTTTACAGATGGAATCTTAACTGCCAATGTTAATAGCACAACACCTTTAACATATACAGTGAAAGATATTAGTGGTAATGGCCAGGCTGGTAATACTTATGTATACCAAAATGAAGAGTTTATCTCTGATGTTTTAGATACAAGCAATACTTCATATATAGGTGATGGTAACTTAACCACTTCGTATGAATATGAAAGACTAACAATTAACAATAGCGAGACGGCTCCTCTATCTTTTAATAAAGACTCAATAGAGGCAAAGTGTTCTATAGTTCTAAGCTCTTCTGATTATATAAACAAAGTATTAGTTAATAGTGATAGAACTGATTTAATATTGAAAGAGGTTTATATATCTGATGATGGTTCCTCTTTTACTTTAGACAGAACGTACAACATTCAAATTAATAAGAATCAGGAAAAATACAATGATCAATCTTACATCTATGGCTCAGGTATCATATCAGTAAAACCTAGTAAGTATGTAAAGTTATGTTTTAAATCAAATGGATATACTGATGACACAATTGCATATATAAAAGCATTTAGTGACACTACAACAGTAACTAAGAAGATTGTTCAAGTTGCATCAGCTAAGAGACATGTGATTAAATTAAATGGAATCACGTTATCTAAGAATGTATATGGAAAAGGAACTGCTGTATCAAAAGAATTGATCACGGATCCAGTAAAGTATATAGGACTTTATTGTAATGAATACATCAGTTCAGATTACGATATAGAGAATACTGTGAAGTATTACTTGATTATAAATGGAACTGAACACGAAATAACTCCAGTAAATAGTCAACGTAATGGTAAGAAGATAATAAGAACATCTTCTCAAACTTATCAATTAGATAACACTATATATATAGAAGAAAGTATTAAGAGTGCAAAACTTAAAATAGTTATAAGCTCTTCAACAAGTATCACGCCATACATTTCAAATCTGAAACTACTAGTAGGAGGTTATAACTAATGAGTGAGCAATACTTAGATGTAGAACAAAAACTTATATATCAAAAAGAAAAGATACTTCAACAATTTATTCAAAAGGGAATTTATCCAGATAACACTTTAATAACAAATCACTTGGATAATATAGATTTAAATTTATCTATATTCAAGAACTACAATAAAGTACTTGGAGAGAACTTCGATGCAATTGAATTCAATGAAAGTATAAAGATGATATATACTGATATAAAAATCCTCTACGGAATACTAGAAGATTTAGCTATTAAAGAATTTAACGACCTGCAGAATTATATAAACTCATACATCAATGAGCTTAACTCTGTAGTAGATACTTATAAGACGCGTGCTAGTTATGAAAATAACTCAACTACTCTTGGAGAAACATTACTATTCCAAAATAATAACTTTACTATCTCAAATGATAACAGTACTACAATAGTAGATTTATCTTCAATCACTGTAGAAGAGGCGTCAGAGATCGCATGCATAGCAAATGTAAATAACACTGACAACAATAATATAGTCTTCTCATTTACAAACGGGGACGAAGAGCTAACTATATCTCCTTATAATATAGGGAATGCTACATTAACTATTCCAGGTAAAAAGACTACTGCAGCATATGATTATTCTTTATCAGAGACTCAAGCAGTTAGTGGGCCCATTTTAATAAACTTATCTAATGATATAGTAACTAAAAACAAATATACTATCCTCGGCGGAAAAGATAAGATGTTTATAAATAACAAAGCAACTAACGTATATAGCGTACAGGATGTACCTAATAGTTCTGGTGTACTATTATTTAATGATAAGTTATACATTAACTTCTATGTAGTTGGTGGTAATACAATATCATTTAACTTTAATAAGAAACCAATATCAACTAATTTCCCTATAGAAGACAACACTGTAACTAACCTGAGTCCTGTTCATCACTTCTTCTTAGAATGCGATGAAGACTTCTGCTTTGAGGTGTCGCTAGATAAAGGCAATATCTATGCAATAAATGAAGATGGAATCATAAATAACAATAAGTTATATTACACTGGACCAAATATAGTAACAGACTTTCATATTATAGAAGAAGCAGCAGGTGCTTCCAAGACATACGAATCTAAGCTTAAGATCTATAATGATAACAACAACAATGTATCTATAGAGAATATAGTTATAAAGAAAATGAATTAGGAGGGCACTTATATGATTTTGTACAACATGAGAGAACGTGGACCATATGAATATGATAAGTTTGTCTTGAATATATTGCAGTTATATAATGCTGTTAATTTAGCGGAGCTCAATGAGTTAAGTCAATCAGACATGGAACAGGAATCTCTAAATTCAATTTATGATTCTATTAATAGCTTATACGATAAGTTATTAGGAACATCTAAAGAAATAGGAATCACTGAACAAATATTTACTAAGTTTCATAATTATAAGGGGGAATATTAAATGATAAAGAAAATGTCATCACAAGACTTGAATGATATATTGTCAGATACTCAAGATAAGATTCTAACTATGAATAATGGCATTACTACTATAAAGAATGATATGCAAACTAAACTTACAGTATTAGACCATGAGATAAGTTATTTAAATACATCTGTAGAGCAACTGAGCAATGCAGTGCCACAAGATGGTGTATATATATTACTTGATAATAACAATGAAGGATTGTATTCTACGTACTGTAATAATGTACATCCATACTTTAAGAAAGAACCTATTAATATGTTTAATCTAAAACCTGTTAATAGTGATGCTATATATTTTAAAGATGAAATGAAAGTTGCAATCAATGGAGTAGAGAATGACTTTTATAAAAACATCTTAAAGGAAGACACTGTAGCATCGAAGAAAGTGTTCTTTGAAGAATATGCGTCAAGCACTTCAATCGCTACTGACACAGTCGGAACAGCTTATATCGCTAAAGACAATAAGATTACAATAAGAGTTTCTATAGACACACAAAAAGCTTATGGAATTAATAAGTTCAACATGATAGAAATCGATCCTTTCTTAATGAAGTCATTTGATATAGAAAGTATTAAAATCTATGATGCTAATGATGTAACTGCAACTAAAACAATAGATGCAATTACAAACGTAGGTAAAACAAGAATTATCTTAGACCAAAAGTATTTATTTAGAAAAGTAGAATTTGTAATTGTTCCTAAATATAGTACTATAAAAAGTGGTGAAGAAATAATTCCTTTTGGATTAAAGCATATATATTTCTACGAAGCTGATTTTAGAAATGATTCTTATGTAGAACTTTCATATACTTCAGAGGAATATATAGATTATGTTAATAATAAAGTAGATATATATACTCCTACTGGAATAATAACTACAACTTTATTAGAACAAGATATCAAAATATATTTAGATAAAGTTAATGGAATTTTAACTACAGAACTAGAACCTTCTGAAAACACAAGGAAAACTATATCTAGAAATATTAAGAAAATATATTTCAAAGTTCCTATTGGACAAGTTAGCACTACTATATCTGCCAATTCTACCATATTTGCGTTAAAGTTTCATATAGAGAATAGATAAATTGGAAAATTCCTCTTGCATATTGTTTGTACATATGTTATATTTATATACGTACTAGACGTACAAAAAATATATGGGAGGAATAGAATATGGATTTTAATGAATTGAATAATTTTTATTATAATTTCGTAGTTGGAGAATTTCCTGAAGAACAAGAAAGCTTAATTAAGACATCTATGATATTTGGATTTTTAAGTGAATCGGGTTGTACAAGAAAACAATTACTAACAAGTATAATAAATGATTTTCCTAATAAAGATGTATTATATCCAGAAGATATTCCAGATAATTTATGGGAAAGTTCTTTACTAGTAAGAAATAAGTTTTATTACCACAAAGAACTTCAAATATTATCTCCACCTCCAACATGGGACAAGTCGTTTCCATTTTATATAGAAATGAAAATACAATATTCTATAGAAAATCTATTAGATTACTTTACTAAAACATTTAAAGTAAATATAGATTGGATGAATAAAGAAAAAGAGTTAGGTTCAATAAAATACTTGTTGAAAGATTACTCTAAATATGGTTTCATTGAATCTGTAGACTTCTTACTTCATCTAATAGACTATGTAAGTTCATTAGGCTGTAAAGCCACTTCATTATATGACTTAAGAAACTATGAGACAGAATGCGTTGAGTATCTTGAATTAGATATAGAAAACGCTAAAGCATCTAAGAAGAACAAAGTTATATGGAGGATGGACGTATGTGGTATATAGAAATGGGTGGAACGTATAATATTAATTCTCAAAAAGTATTTGGAAGAAAGATATATACTTCAATAGATAAAAAAACTGAAATAAGAAGTAAGTTTAATAACACTGATGTATATGCTACAGTATTTCAATATAATAAAGACGATCAAAACGATAGTGACTTGTTTGGTCCCATGTATCTAGACTTAGACATGGAGTTCAATTCTAACGAAGAATATAGCAAACTAAAAGCTGACTTAGCTAGAATCATTACATATCTTAATCTACAGTACGATATACCAACAGATTATATAAAGTTCTATTTCACAGGAAAGAAAGGTTTCCACTTAATGATACCTGCTAAAGTATTTAACATAAAGCCTGATAAAGACTTGAATGTATACTACAAGATAATAGCTAAAGAGTTAAGTGAAAACACTATCCTACCGATAATAGATATAAAGATATATGATAAGAAAAGACTATTAAGATTACCAAACAGTATCAACGGTAAGACAGGCTTATATAAAGTTCCAATCACATATGCAGACATATTAAAGTTTACATATGAAGAGATTAGAGAATATGCTACAAGCCCAAAGAGTGTTACTTCAAAAGAAGTACAACCTGTTGATAAAGCTATTAATAAATATAACTCCATAAAAACTACTTTAAAAGAAGTAGCATTACAAAAACAAAAGAACAGAGCAATTCCTACCAATGTTGATTTATCTAAAGTTAAATTCCCTAGTTGCATTCAAGACATATATAAAAATGGTTGTGCAGAGGGGAATAGAAATAACACTACTATTATACTAGCCTCTGCCTTCTTTCAACAAGGTGTTGATTTTGACACTACTTCATCTATGTTACATAAATGGAATGATGAGAGAAATGATCCAAGCCTTTCAGAATCAGAGATTAATACAACAGTGTTAAGTGCTTATCAACAAGTACAATCGGGAAGAAGATACGGTTGTGCATCAATTAAAGATAGTGGATTATGTGTAGGGAAAGAATGCAAGATATATAAATAGGGGGAAGAAGTCATGATTAAGTTACCAGGGAAAAAACCATCAGTTAATATTGTTCCAAAGATTATCAAAGAGGAAGTTATAGAAAGCAAAGATATCATAGAGCAAGATGACCAAGATATCTACAATGTAGATTCTGTACAAACTCTTGAGAACGTTCTTTTAAAAGAAGAAGAAACTGTAGAATCATCAGAAGATGTTATTATGGAAGATTTCTTTGCAACAACTAGAAATGATTATGAGAACTTTGATGAAAGAGCATGGAACAAAGGAGACGGATATAAGATACCTGGTTATCCAGAAATGGAAGCAAGACTTGAAGGTTTAGAATCTGGACTTTACTTATTTGCTGGAGAATCAAACAGTGGTAAGTCTGCCTTAATGATGAACATACTTAAAGATATATGTTCTTGCAAAGAAAATAAATTATATGGTGTTTACTATTCATTAGATGATAGTAAGAATGAAATCATTCCTAGAATAATTGCTATGGAACAACAAATACCAATAGCAGTTGCATCTAAGCCAAAGAGATTTCAAAACATGATAGACCATGGCGATGATGATAACGCTTTAATCTTTGAAGATCAATTAAAGAAAAGAGAAATTGGTTTAAAGAAACTTAGAGAAGAATCTAACTTATTTAAAATAGAAGATACTACTAAGATTAAAAATCAAACTGATTTAAAGAAGCATATCATAAAGGTACAAACCTTTGTTAAGTCTATCGATCCTGAAATGAATATCATAATAGCTATAGATTCTATAAATGATATTAAATTAGATTTTAATACAACATCAGATAAACAAAAAGCAGAGTTCACAGCAGCTTTTGTTAAAGACTTATCTGTTGATTATGACATAGTTGTTTTCTCTTCATCTCACTTAAGAAAACTTAATGGTAATAGAAGACCAGGCGTAGATGATTTAAAAGAAGCAAATACATTATTATATGAAGCTTCTGTAGTTTGGTTAGTTTACAATGATGTTTCTAAGAACAAAGGTGGAGCTAAGATATACTGGGCAGATGATATGGCTGAAGATAAACTAGGAGCGATTATTGAAATTGACTGGAGCAAAAACAAGAAGTCTTCATTCAAAGGAAGAACCTACACTAAGTTCAGACCTTACTACTCTCTATGTATGGAATGTAAAAAAGAAGATAACAAGAGATATGACCAAATCATTATCCAATCTTAATAACATGACATTGAAGGGAGGTGACTAACATGGCTAAGAAGACTACAACAAAAATTACTAAACCTGCAAAGATTGGTAAAAGCTTAACTACTAAAAAACCAACTGCACCAAATGCAAAGACTGCTAACAAAAGTACAAGAATGAGTGCAAGTAAATAGTAGTAAGCAATACATTATAAGGAGGTGAAATCTATGCCTACATTTCCAAAGAAGACATCTGGACCATCTGTAGTTGTTCCTAGTTCAATAGGATCAAGTTTAACTACAAACAAAGTTACTACTTGCAATGCTAAAACAATTAGCAATGCTACAAGAATGAGTGCTAGCAAGTAGGTTAACTAACAAATGATAAAAGGAGGTGAACATTATGGCTTTCATACCATTCGCTAAAAAAGATGCTAAGGCAACTGATAAAAAAGCAACTGCTAAAAAGGGAGCAAAGAAAACTGCTACTAAACCTGCAGCTAAGAAATCAACTACTATGCCTGCTAAAATGACAAAAGGTAAATAGCAAATAACGGGGGCTAAGTCCCCCAAACATAAATTAAAGGAGGAATAATAATGGCAATATATAATGGAGTTACAGCTATAAATGATTTTCTTAAAATAGCAGGTGACAATGATTACTGTACAATATGTGCAAAGAAACTTTGTGCAGAAAAGAAGATAGGTGCTTATGAAGCACAAGCAGAACTTAAAGGGAAGATAGCAAACAAGAAAGCTATATTCGTAAGAACTAGCGGAGTAGACCAATGCATATGTATGGATTGTGTTAAAGCAATACATGATGAACATATAGCAGAGTTTGCAAAAGCAAATAAAGAAGAGAACTAGGGGGATAACACTTAATGGATAAATCAACATATAGTACTTATGTAGAAAGAATACAAGATATAAGCATTAAAGAGTTAACTTCAAAAGCTGTAGAAATTTATGCTACTGATGAAACTGCTGAAGATGCAGTTCAAGTAACAGAGTGGATGTTCTTCTTGCTTAAGAATGATAAGTTAATAGCTGATAACAATTATGCATTGTTCGTAGATGTTCTAGCAGCTGCTTCTCTTCTTCATAATATAGCTTACAAATATGGAGAGTCAGACTTTGAAAATCTATTCAAAGCAAGAAAGTTATTGAATGAATTAAATGAGGATATAAAAGTACCTCAAACTTATATTGAATCTATATTCCAAGCTATAGAGGGACAACTAGGAAAGGATCACCCAATGGTATTATTAATACCTAATCCTAATACTCCAGGTGCACACTTTTCATTAGCATGTTCTATATATTATAAAACAAAAAGCAAAATTATATAAGGAGGCGTTATTAATGAGCAACTTCATTCTTGTGCATAACTATGATAACGATGTTAACTCGATTCTTACAACTAAGGAATTTGACATATTAAAAAACTTGTTCTCTGAAAACAGTTCTTATAGACAGTTATCAAAGGATGAATGTAAAAGAATGGAGTTGTGTAGTAATGCAAACTAGTTTAACAGAACAACAATTATTTGATTATATATATTGTCCTGCAAAGTACGATATGAAATATAATAAAAAAATAGTAATAGAAGATGCTTTCTCAATAAACTCAATACTGAATACAGTATCTAAGTACTTTTACTTCTATGTAGTAAACAACTTGAAGACTCCGACTATGAACATGATAACAACCAAGTTTGAATCTCTAGCCAAACCTTACATGGATATCATAAGTACAAAACAATATACCGATGCAATATTTCAATTAAGAAACTTCTATAACTGGGCATGCAGTAATCAAATTGCTGTAATAGATTCTGATGTTAGATATATGATAACACATAAAGAAACTATATTAGAAGGAATAATGAACCCAGTTGCAATCAACAAAGATAAGAAGTTAGAATTTCTAATTATGAATTTCTCATCAAGATTGCCTGACCAATTAGAAGTGGATACTAAGTTAAAGTATTCAATAGATATGATGTCATTTAACAACTCAAATAAGGACAATCAAATCTATGCAACTAAAGTCCATAATGTTAAATCTGGTAAAGACTTCATAACAGCAAGAACAGAAAACGATTATAATAGGTTACTTGCTACTATAGAAGGAGTAGCTACAGGGATAAACAATAAAGCCTTTTACCCAAGAGAATCACACATGTGTCAAAGTTGCTCTTATAAGAACTATTGCAGAGGATGGAAATAACAAGGAGGTGAATGTAATGTTAGAACTTAAAGAATATGTAGGACATCAACCTAAAGAAGTTAAAGAAATAACTTCACTAGTTAAAGATTCTAAAGCTAAACCAACTAAGACTAAAGATAAAGCTACTGCTAAGAAAAGTAAGTAGTTAATATTAAGGGGGAAATTTATAAATGGCTAGAAGATTCAAGAGTAAAAAATCAGTTAAACCTAAGTTAAGCTCAGGAAAGATTAAGCATACAAAGACAACAGTGGATGACATTATATTTGATTCAAAGATGGAATCGCAGTATTACGAACACTTAAAAGATTTAAAAGCTAAAGGAATAGTAACTAGCTTTACTCTACAACCTGAATTCATATTACAGGACAAGTTCATGATTGTAGATGGACAAGCTGTTTTTGGAGATGATCCAAACTTCAATAAAATTAAAAGACAAACAAAAGCTCCAACGGTACAAGCTATTAAATACATTAGCGATTTCGATGTTAACTATGCTGATGGACACAATGAGGTTGTGGATCCAAAAGGTATAGCAACAGCTGACTTTGAATTAAAGAGAAAAATGTTTATGTGTAAATATCCTGACAGAAACTTAAAGGTTGTAGTACTTAGCAAAGGTGAATGGGTGGATTATTATACCAACAAAAAACGAATTTCAGCAGACAAAAAAGCTAAAAAGTTATTATTAGGAGGTATGTAATCTATGTATTATTCAGAAGCAGATGAGAACTATAATGAAAGACTTAAAGAGTGGCAGGATATCGAAGACAATGTTATGCAATTTCAAAAACAATTCCATGAAGGTGCTACACCTTTAGAGGTTACACAAGCAAAAATAGCTGGTCAACAATTACTTGAGAAATTTATACCATTATTTAAAAAGTACGCTTCATTATTAACGTCTGGTCAAATCGATTGGAATGATAAAGAAATGAAACTGTTCGTATGTAACTTCATAAGTGATAAGAACTTACAGAAAGCACTTAAGCGTAAGAAACAAAAAGCTACTTATAGAAATGATATATATGTTAAATTCAATTTTATAAAAGAAACCTATGGCTCTCTTACGGAAGTTGAGATTATATCAGACCTGCAAACGTTATTGCTAACTATTGCAAAAAGGTACAAGCAAATGGGTAGAAACTTTTGTTCCTATGTATACAATGCTTACAGATACGAAGTATGTAGATTCATTAAGAACTTTATAAAAGATCCAATCAATATAGCTTACAAGAATTTAGAATATGAAGATTGTATAAACGGAGAAACAGATTACGATATAGAAAACTCTTATGAGGACAACTACTATGAAGACTTAACTGGTATTCCAAATACAGATTGGGTAATGGGAAGTAACTGTTCAGATATATTCTCTAACCTTACTCCGTTAGATAGAAAGATATTAATTAAATACTATCTTGAAGAATGGAAAGATAAACAAATAGCAGACCATTTCGGAATGCATATAAATACAGTTAATCAACGTAGAAGAAGTGCTGCTAAGAAAATAGCAGAGAACTTAGGTATTGAATTAGAAAGCATAAAGAGAACACGAAAAAGTGGCAAGAAAGCAATACTTCCTACAGGTTAGGAAAATATTTCTAAAAGAGTAAGGCTTTTTTGCCTTTTCTCTTGACATTCATACGTACAACACGTATAATAGTATATATAAAGGAGTTAGATGACATGAAAGCTAACAATGAAAGAACAAAGTTTACAACTACATTAACAAAAGAACATATTAAAAAAATGGCTATTCTAACTGCTCACTATGAAAAGAGTGGCAAGAACGCCTTACTAGAAACATTAATCGATGAGAAATGGGAGTGTTATTTAAATGAAATGGGAAACAAGCAAACAACTAGATGAAAAGATAATCAATGTTTCAAACCTTATAGATAAAGATAAATTAATAGCTAGATTGTGTTACACATTAAATGTAACTAAAGAAGATTTATTTAGAAATGTAGCTAAGGAAGAAGTAGAAAAATTAATAAGTTGCATTTTAATAAATAGAAACATTGACAATCAAACTAAGGTTGACACTCTATTTAACAACATTAATGTTTCTATTACAAATCCTTATGATTTAGTTAATGCTAAAGCATCTGCTGATTTGATTACAACATATTTAAATAATCCTAATGCTATAATATATATCTATGCTGACTACGATGTAGATGGTGTTACAAGTGGATACTTACTTGCAGACGTATTGAGAGCATTAACTACTTGTGAAGTTATAGTTATCTTCCCAAATAGAATAAATGGATATGGAATAAACATTCCTTTCTGTACATCTGTAATTACTAACAAAGGAACTAAAGATGTATTAGTTATTACTGTAGATAATGGTATAACTAAAAAAGAAGAAGTTAAACTTCTTAAAGACAATGGAATAGAAGTAGTAGTTACAGACCATCACCCATCTAAAAAAGGTGAAACGCCAGATTGTCTTGTAGTTAATCCTCATAATGCAGATATCGAACAAGATGATACATTCAAACATCTATGTGGATGCGGAGTAGCATTTAAAGTAGCACAATTGGTTCAAGAGAATTTTAATATATATGATATGATGAACTACACTCCATACTTAGCATTTGCTACACTTGCAGATGTAATGCCTATGAATGAAGAAAACGTAGCTTTAGTACAATACGGATTAGAAATAATCAACGGAGAAGATTGCCCACAAGGTATTAAAGTATTAAAAGAATTAGCTAAGATCGATGTAATGACTTCTAAAGATATTCTTTGGTCAGTTGCTCCAATGATTAATGCTTGCGGTAGAATGGGTGACACAGCATTAGCAAGTAAGTTATTTTTTGTAACTGATACTATCAAACAAGATGTAATGAACATTATGAAAACTAATGAAGATAGAAAAGCTATAACAAAGAAAGCACAAACTAAGATTGCTAAAATGAACTATGATAAAGATGAAGTTTGTATCTTTACAACTAATGAATATCCAAATGGAATACTTGGAATCATAGCAGGAAAGATAGCAGAAGGATTTAAGAAACCTGCTATAGTCGCTACAATGACTGCTGATGGACATTATCATGGTTCAGTAAGAACTTATAATAACATTGATATGATAGAACTATTTAAGCAAATGAAACACTTAGGACTTATAATCGAATACGGTGGTCACTCTGCAGCGTGTGTGTGCACATTTGATATAGATAAGATAGAATTGATAAAGACATACTTTAATCAAGCTATAATAATACAAGACGAACTATTAGATGGTACAGATGAAATATTCGAAGAAGTATTAAAGATAGATGAAATCATTTCATTAAATCATTTAAGTAAAGTAATCTATGCAATAGTTAATATGTTCCCTTGCAATGGTAAGGAATTTAAGAATCCTACATTTGCATTAACTGATTTAAAAGTATTAGGATATACTCTTTCAAAGAATAATCCTGAAAACATTAAGTTCACAGTTAAACAAGGAAAGCAAAGACATGACGTTTGGGCATGGGGATTTGGTTCTAAATATATAGAAGAATTACATTGCCCATCTACAATTCATATTGCTGGAGAAATTACTAAATCATTTATGAATGGAGCATACACATTAAATGTAATAGACATTATGACTGCTTAAGTCTAGTGTCTATTCTTTTACAAAAAAGCATGCTTATTAAGGAGGAAATTATGGAATTATTAAAACATATAAATACTGAAATATATTTAATTAATAGCTATCCAACAGCTATAGATATAGAATTTGAAAATAACGATTTTATTTACAATGGATCACCAATAAACACTTTCATAAATGTAGAGGCTATAAACGAACATGGGAATAGAATGATATGTATATTGCAGTTACACATAGATGGAATAGGCATGTTTGGAGACAACATAAAGAATTGTACATTTACTAATGGTAACAAAACTATAGATATAGTCACATCTTCCATAGATAAAATACAAGTACCAATAATCATTACAGACAGGGGAAGTATAAATATAACTGCATCTTTTACAACTGAGGAGATAATATAATGGAATTATTAAGTTATGTACAACAAATAAATAAATTAGAAAATGCAACAGAAATAACAATTACAGCAGACTCTGTTAGTTATCAAATCACAAGAGAGACTGCTCCTGTATTCACTATGGGATCCAGTCAAGGTCCAGACTTTCATTCTGTAGGAAGAAAAAACTGTGTAGTTGATTTAATAACTAAAGATCAAAACATTGCTCATTTAAAAGAAGGACAAAGTCTAATAATATGTTCACCAGATGGACAAGTTACAATACACTTATATTGTCCTTACGTAATGCGTAAAGAAGTAAGATTAAACAATGACGATGAAATGGTGTATTCATTAAGTTTAATATCAGCAGATCTCAAAGTGGAATATCTAGATTAACTGGCATAGTTTTCCTTGTTTTAATTGTTGTAATAATGAATAAATTAATAGCTATTAATGAATACTAAAACGACAAATTAGAATAGGGAGGCAAATTAAATATGATTATTGATACTAAAATAATAATAGAAAACATTTTAAAGAATGCAAGGATAAGAACTAGTCTGCTAAGAATGCAAAGAGTATACCCCTCTTTAGTTATAATAAGAACAACTAGAAGTTCAAAGTATAAATACTATATGGATGTGTTAAAACAATATTGTGAATATTGCAATATTAAACTTGATGTTGTTGACGTGTTCAGTAACAATAAGGAGAAGGCCATACAAGTCATTGATAAGTATAATAATGACTTTAATGTTCACGGCATTATCCTTGAAACACCCAATGAAAACCTTGCGAATAATATTGTACCTTTTAAAGATGTAGATTGTTTATCTATTCCTAATGTAGGATCTTTAATGACTAGAGAAGATATTACACAACCGTGCATAGCAAAAGGTATCTTATCTTTACTTCGTTACGAGAAAGTGCCATTAGATAAGAGCAAGGTCTTAATAGTAACAGACGATAATAATAATCACTATATAAAATACTTAACTGAAATATTAAGAAGAGAAAAGTCTACTATTATAATTGCAAATAATAATACTCATAACTTATCATCTTTATTTTATGATTCAAATATTATATTAATAGCTAATAAGAAAGCTAACTCTATAGGATACGATTTATTAGACGATGTTAACTACCACATAGAACAAAGAATTATACACGGCATAAATAACAAGTCCACTTATATCTTTGACCTTGATATTCATAAAAACCGTGCAAATAAAATTAATGGAAATCTTCAATATAACAATCTAGATTACAAATATAAATTTGACTATTTAACTTATTTAAAAGTTCTACCTGTTTGGGAATATGTAAACTTAGCATTGTGTAGTTTATTAGAGAACACGTTGATCTGTGCGAACATTCAGAACGCAATGATGCAACGTACAAAAAGTAATGTAGAATAGAAAAAGAAGCCATTACGGCTTCTTCTTTTTGTGCAACTATTTTACATCTGTTGTATCTGTAGTGCCTAATATTTCAGAACCTTGTTTAACAATATTATTACCAAGAACGGCAACTGCGGCAGAAATGATACCTTGTAATACAGAAGTAACATTAAGCCCCATCATTAACAAAGAACCTGCAACACCTAACACCATTAAAATAAATGGTATATAAGCATCTTGAATTTTGTTAGTACTCTTTACAAAGTACCCAACCACACCTAATGCAGCTACAAGAATTAATAGTTGTTCTGGGACGAATTTAACTAAATTAGTATAATCCATAATAAAACCTCCATCTTAATTTATTCGATATATATTACTACAAATATTTCCCTTATTAACATTTTTCATGTTGACATGTAGGTAACTACATGATACAATATATTCAAGAGGTGGTTAATAGTGGAACTACTTAAATATACTCAACAAATACAAGATATATATGAAGCGTTAAATTTAATATATAACGGAGATACAAAAGAAGATTATGCAGGTGCATATAATATATTAAAAGTTAATCCATTAACAAATGAATTTGTACCTAGAGAAGTTTTTAAATTTATTACTGATTGTGCAGAGACTCAAATTAAGATGCAAAACATATTAATGATTAATGAAACTTATACTCATGTTACAAATATTAATGGACGTTATAATGATGATGTAAATGCATATGAAATAGGTGAAGGAGCAATATATCCTGATCAAAGAGTTCCTGCATATAGGGGAGCTAGAGTAAGTAGAATTATTTTTGATGAAGAATACACAGCTGAATGGACACCAACAGAATAGGAGACGATTAAAATGAGAGTAGCAGTAAATACAACTCTGGAAAGAGATTTATATAGACCAATTCAAATATTAGCTTTACAATTATCGAATGAAAGTAAAAAGATATGTGCTAATGATTTAATAGAAGAGGGATTAAGACTAGTAATAGAAAAGTATAAGGGGGATAAATAAATGAGTAATTTTTTTGATGAGATAAATGCAATGGAAATAATACAAGAAGAATTTACACACTTACACGTTCATACAACATATAGTTTCCTAGATGGAGGAAACAAGATAATAGATGGAGTTAAAAGAGCAAAAAAACTAGGAATGACTTCTATAGCAATTACAGACCATAATCACATAGGTGGTTGGTTAGACTTTAAAGATGCTTGTAAAGAAGAAGGAATCAAACCTATATACGGATGCGAAATGTATCAAACTTGGGACACTGGTATATTATCATTAACAGCTGATGAGAGAAGAGAGTTAGCTATTAAAAATTATACGGAAGCAACTGGACTTGAAATACCTGAAAAGATTGGTAAGAAGAAAATTACTAAGAAAGAAATTAATGAAATCATTTCTGATTACACATATCAAGTTAAACAATTCCATATTGTAATATTAGCTATGAACCAAACAGGTTTAAATAACTTAATCAAACTACAATCAGAAGCGGCTGATACATGCACTTACAATGGCAGATTCTGTTGTGACTTTGAAATGCTTGAAAGGTATAATGAAGGACTTATATGTTTATCTGCATGCTTAGGTGGAATGATACCATATTGTATAAGACATCATGAAGAACAAGTAAATCCATTAATAGAAAAATACAAAGGTATCTTTGGAGATAGATTCTATTTAGAAATACAACCATTAAATGTAGCTGAACAACAATTTGTTAATCATAGACTTATAGAATTATCTATAGAACATGATATAGAATTAGTTGCAACTAACGATGTACATTACACACTAAGAGAAGATGCTGATGACCATGATACTTTATTATGTGTTGGTATTGGTAAGTCTAAAGACGATGAAGACAGAATGCATTACGAAGAAGAGTTTTGGATTAGAAGTTATGATGAAATGGAAAGTGCTTTAACTAGACATCAAATCAAGGACAGTATAATTAAGCATGCTTTATCTAATACAAATGTCATAGCAAGTAGAATAGAAGATGGCTTAAAGATTGGTTCAGAGAAACCTTTATTCCCTAAAGTAGAAGTACCTCAAGGATTAACTACTGAACAATACTTAACTTTGAAATCATACAAAGGATTATATAAATATAAAAATGAACATCCTGAAATAGATGTAATCAAATATGAGAAAAGATTATATGAAGAATTAGATATCATAAACTCTAAAGGATTTGCTCCTTATATATTAAAGATATTTGAGAACGTTGAATACTGTGACCAAGAAGATATTCCAGTAGGACCAGGACGTGGTAGTGCGGCAGGAGCTCTTACACTATTCGTTAATGGTGCAACTAAGATAATCGATCCAATTAAATATAACTTATTATTCTTTAGATTCTTAACTAAAGATAGAGTTGATCCACCAGATGTAGATATGGATTACTCATACTATGGTAGAGATAAACTTATAAAACATCTAGAAGAAGTTCATGGTCAAGCTGCTGTATCTCATATTGGAACTTATACAGTAATGGGAGTTAAGTCAGGACTTAAAGACTTCGGTAGAGTTCTTAGAGTAGACTTTATGATAATGAATAATATATCAAAAGATATTGATGATATAACAGACAATGCTCCAGCAATTAAGTTTAAAGACTTAGATAAATTAGAAACAAGTGCTAATGAAGCAAAAGCAGAAGGCGATGATGCTACTTACAATAAATTAATAGCTAAGTATAATAAATTTAAAGATATAGAAAATAGATATCCTGAACTATTTAGATTAGCTAGAAGATTTGAAGGCACTCCAAGAAACATGGGAGTTCATGCATCAGGAATATTAGTAATGCCATGTGATGTTACAGACTATTTCCCTACAAGAACTGTTGATGGAATAAGAGTTGCATTATTTACAGGTCCACAATTAGAAAGCTTAAATGCAATCAAACTTGATATACTAGGACTTAAAACATTAGATGTATTAGATAAAACAATTAAGGCTGTAGATTCAAATGCTACAATGAATGATTTATATAAAGAAATAGAAAATCACTTAGATGATGAAGAGATATTTGAAATGACACAAAATAAAGAAACAGAAGGATTATTCCAAATGGAAAGTAATCTATTTAAATCTTTAGTTTCAGATATAATTCCAACAGACATTAATGATATCTGTGCAATATTAGCTATAGGTAGGCCAGGTCCATTAAGTGCAGGAATGCATACTCAATACGCTCAAAGAAAGAACGGATTTGAAATAGCAATCCCACAACTTAGAGGGACTGAAGAAATTACTAAGGATACCTATAACACAATTATATACCAAGAACAATGTATGCTTATCTCTAAACTAGTAGCTGGCTTTGACGATGTTCAAGCTGACAGTATACTTCGTAAAGCACTAGCTAAAAAGAAAGCTGATAAGATGGAACTTGCTAGGAGATTGTTCATATATGGTAAAAAAAATTGTAACCCTCCTGCAGATTATGATGAGACGAATACTGATCAATGCATATACGATGCGAAGGGTAAATACGGTTCACCTGTAGTAGGGGGAATTAACAATGGTTACACTGAAGAGGAACTAGTAGATTTCTGGAATAAGCTTAAAGGATACGCTTCATACCTATTCAATAAATCTCATTCAGCGACTTATGCCGTAGTTACTTTATGTACAATGTATTTGAAGAAAAAGCACGCTGCTAAATTCTTTGCTGCTTTACTTTCAATGCAAAGTGAATCTGATAAAATAGATTTATATTCTAAAACTGCTAAGGGTTACAACATTAATATAACCACTCCCGATGTGAATTATTCAGACTACGATTTCACTGAAGTAAATGGTGAAATATATTATGGACTTAAATCAGTAAAGGGGTTAGGCGAAAACAGTATAAACAATATAATAGAGAATAGACCTTATGTAAGTATTCAAGATACTCTTGATAAAATGGATAAGAAACATGCTAACAAGAGAGTTATGTTTGGTTTAATTAAAGCAGGAGCATTTGATTTCTATAACACTAATAGATATGAAACTATGAATGAGCTAATGGATATTAGAAAAGATAAAGATGAAAGATTAGTATCTTTAGTTTATGATAAGAATGCATGTATGGAATTAGAAACTGAAGTACTTGGAACTTCTATTACTTATCAACCATGGTGGGAAACAATCAAAACAAATGATTCATTCCAACAAACTTTCAAACTTGAAAAAGTTATGGAAAAGTGTGATAAGAAAGGAAACATGATGGGATTTGTAACTTTCAGTTATGAAGGAATATCAATTGAAGGATTAGTATTTGCTAACCTATACAAGAAAACAAGTTGTTCATTCGATATGAGTGTAATAAGAGACATTACTATCCAAGGTAAGAAGGACGCGAGCGGGAAGATAATAGCAAACGCAGTACTAGAAACTAACACACTTCCACAAATAGATATAATGGAAGAAGAAGCAGAGGAATCATTTGAAGCAATCTCATAGTGGCACTCGTAAGTAAGCAATAAAAAAAGAAATACGGTGGCACTCGCAAGTAAGCAACTTGGGAAAAGAATAAAATAAAAAGGAGGTAGTCATAACGACTACCTTTCTTTTGTTATCTTTTTTATGATTTGTATTGTGCCTAAATCTCTTTGTGCAAATCTCTTTTTAGTATCATTGAGTCTTTTCATTTCCTCTTTAATGAAAAGAGTTTGCTTTAATAGTTTATTATGGAAGTCAACTACGTTATAGAAGTTCCCACAATCATGCCTATTATCCAAATGATTAATTATCTTACAACACTTATCACATCTGCTGGTGCACTCACAGCAACATAAATCACATTCTTCGTGCACATTATGATAATTCAAACATCTGCCGTAGTTAATACTACTTAAAATTTCCACAAGCAAACCTCCTGTTTGATTATATTTTTAATAGCTAATAACTTAACTTAACGCGTTTTGAGAATAAAGTAACGCATATGCTCTTAATACTTTAGTTGTGTAAGTTTTCTTTTCCATAGGATCCCAAGACGTAGTTGCTTTTACATAGTTATACAAAGCTTCTCCCATCTCTGGTATTTTACAAGATGCTAAATTTAAATTGCTAGCTTTTTTAGCTCCTCCTACGGTTCCTTCTCCAGAGTTATGAGCAGATACCAATACGTGAATATTATTTTCGCTCCAACCATTTTGTACTAAGTAAGGTTTTCTTGCCATGAGTCCTTCAAGAGCTTGCCTTATATTAGTTGTTGGATCTTCAGAGCCATTTTCTACTTGCAGTATACCTTTATACGTAGAACCTTCATGAGGATTTCCTGTAGTTTCAATAGTTGCCATAGCTGCTATAACATAAGGATCGAAATTAAACTCTTTACTTATATTATTAATAGCATCTTTATATCCGTACTTAGCCATATTAGCAATAAATGCAGGTACTTGTTCATCAGCTACTGATGATGCATTCCATAATTCATCATCTATTCCTTGAGCTTCTCTATTCCATACACCAGGTCCACTTGCTCCTGTAGATGCAGCTCTATCTAATTCAATTAAATCCTTTGGTCTACCAAAAGCTATTGCCTCACTATATAAATCAGATATCTTAATATTAGGAGTAGAATTCTCTCCACTTGCATGAGCAATCTTTCCGTCTCCAATATAAATAGCAACGTGATGAAGTAAACTAGCATTACTATAATCTATAGTTTGTAGTCCTGCTTGATCGGTTGGTTTGTTACCTGAATAGAACCATACGATATCTCCAGGTATAGCTTTATCTACTTCCGCGATAGGGATAAGTAAACCACCATTTGTATCTAAACAAGACGGATATTCTGAACATGTATTTCCTGTAACTCCAGTAATACCTCCAGCTTCATAAGCTGCTTGAACTAATGAAGAACAATCCCAATAACTAATACCATTAACAGCTTTATCATCATGTAACATACGTTGACCTTGTGAATATTTAGCTTTCCCTTCTGCACATAAAGTAACCGCATTTTTAGCATATTCTACAATTTTATTTCTTACCACTGTAGAGCCCATACCTCCAAATATACCTCCAGAAGATGATGAACCGTTAACTCCACCTGAGAAGTCTCCAATGTCATAGTCTTTAATATTGAATTCTAATTTTTCATACTCAATAGCTTCTTCTCTAGAGTCAATAAACAGATCTCTAGATAGCGATGGTTGATGATCAACTGTATCTATTTGTGCTGACTTACCATCTTTTAATTTCTCAACATCATAAACATTGATATTAGCTTTATGAGTTTCTAAAAGATTAGGTGTCCAATCCATTTTAAATCCATTATAATATTCGTCACTAACATATGAATCCTTAAATTTCTTTGTTAATAGCTTAATGTAATCTTCTCTTGTTATATCATTTCCTGAATCATCTTTATATTTCTTTTCAGTAGATTCTTCGTTTATTTTATCTGTAATAGCCTTAAGCATTTCATACTTCTTGATGATTATATATTCATCTTTAGTAAGTTGCTTATTCTCTGAGTCTAATATAATAACTTCTTGAAGTTTCGTATCTAAGTATTCTTTAACTTCTTCGTAAGTAATAAGAATCTTTTCATCTTTCTTAGTTACTTCTGGTTCTCCAGAAACATTAGCGGCAGCAGCTCGTTTAGCTTTTAATTCTGCTTTGGCTTTCTTTTCCTCTGCAGTATCCGCCCATTTAGTATCTCTAAATTCTTTTGGAATATCTGTAGAATCCTTTTTAAGATTTGCATCCTTAGGTGCAGTATTGTATTCATTAACATTATTAAATACTTGATAATCATATAATTCCATATAAGACATTTGTAGATCATCTACCACTTGTGATACATTAGAACCAGTCTCATCTAATATTGCATAGACTTGTCCAAGGATTGGTTCGTATCTTGTACAACATAGACATTGGTCCATAGTTACTATAGCTCCATCATCTATTCTATTGTCATGAAGACATCTAATACATTTATATTTACCATAAACAGATTGACCTCCATAATAAACACAATTAATATTAACTCTAGAAGACATTCGAAACATGTTACGCATTACTGTTGCAAGATTGTTTTCAATTTTAACTAATCTCTTTTCAGTACGTTTACTTATTTCATTAACCATATCGTAAGTCATTGCATAGTTTTTAGCCATTGCTTTGCCTATTGCTGAACCTGGATGGTTATCCTCAGTAAAATCAAAAGTAGTTTTATCTATTTTAACTTTAGGAAAATGTTCTTCGAGTTTCTTAATTTGTTCATCTACTGGAAATGGATCATCTGTATTAATAGGTCTACCTACAGTCTCTTTCTTAACGTTAGAGAAGTCTTTCATATCGAAAGTCTTTTGTCTCTTTTCAAAGTCCTCTACTGATATTGGTGTAGTAGAACTAGAGCTAGATTGAACTGCAGTTTCTGATGAACCGTTAGCTATATTGATTTCTCCACCTGGAGGTGTTATCAAATCAGGATAGATTGGTTCTACAAAAGTATCTTCTTCAGTTTCTATACCTTCTAATCTATCAGAAGCCTTAACACAATGTGTTGCAGATCCTGGTGGTGTATTAGTAATTTTATATTGTAGTTTATTCTTAGTAGGGAATGTCTTAGTCTTTAGGTTTCCTACTTCAGGTTTAGCTACAGCTTGTTTAATTTCTGCTTTCTCTTTATCCCATGGTTCAAATTGATTAACATAGTCATCTATCTTATCTTTATTTGTATCAAATATTTTATTAACAGCTTCTTCAACTGTAGTTGTGTTATCAGCACTTTTAAAAGGAGAAACAAACTCAAACTCTTTGTCTTTGTTATCATCGTCACTTATAAATGCAATGTAGTCATCAACTTCTTTAAGTAATTTCTTAAAGATATCAGTATCTAGATATTGTATTGGGCCCTTATCATCTTTAGATAAGTCATGTCCTCTCCAAATATCATCTGTCTTTAATTTGTATTCATTCAACAAATAAGCTAAGAACTTTACTAGGACTTTTTCAGTCTCTTCATAGTTGTGCTCTTTTGATATGAATATACAAATAGATAAAGTATTCTCACTAATCTTATTTTCATATAAGTTAGTAGCAATGTATGTTGGTTTCTTTGTACCAAATGGATCAGCAACTGAACTCTCTTTAACCGCTTCAACAATGTCATATTGATCAAGCAAGAAGTTAAAGCCATAGTTCTCTTGATTAGTATTTATTGATTGTACTAAATCAAAGCCGCCGTATTGTGATTTATTATCATACCAATCAGCATAACAATGTAATGTTATACCTTTAGTATCAGTTCTTTTTTTATTAGTAAGTTTTGAAAGTTTGTGGTCTATTATATTAAAATCGTCTCTATTCATACTTCCCCCTATAATTCCGTATTTTCAATTTCGCCATTGATGCAAATTTCTTTACTGAGAATGGTAGCGGTTAAGTATTCTTGTTGAGCTTGTATCATATATTGTCTATACTCTTTTTCACTTTGAGCTTGCTCTAGTTTAGAATAATCAAAAGCATTTATCTTCTCTTGCTTTTTTAGTTTATGATATTCAGTAGCTTTAATGTATAGCTTAGGATCTTCTGTGTCTTGGTAATAGAAGTCCCCGTAAACAATCATCTTACGAGAAAGTTTACAGGTTCTCACTTCACCAGGAGTTAGATTTCTAGTTAGTACTAACATTCTTTCTTATTCCTCCTATTAAACTTATTTCTTTCACATCTCCATTATAATTATATGTATAACTATAACTTTTTGTCTTAGCCATTACTTGCAGGCCATTCCTTGATGAACTTATGATATTTAAAAAGATTAGTCCATGTTCTTCTCTTAGTTGTTTCTTAATTCGACTTAAGTTTTTACCATTAGGAACAAGTTTTCCATCTTCAATAGCTTGCTTTATACAGTTAGCTATTCGTATTTCTTCGATACTTTTTAATATTTCCATAAATTGCACCTCCTTTATTTAATATTACCATTCATAGTTATAAAATTAAATAGAGAATAAAAAGAAAAAGAGAAGATACTAGACGTATCTTATCATAAGTAAAGGAGAGAAGAAAGTGAAGTTTTAGAGTTTAATAAGTCAGCTAATGATGTTTTGTTTGATTTAAGAGTTTTATTATTAATAGCTAATGGTCGGTTAAGATATGGTAGAGAATAAGTAATAGGTTTAACAACTAATAAATACTTGAGTGGAAGTCTTGTTCTACTCTCATTATGTTCCCTATCCTTTGATTCTACAGAAGCAAAGCCTTGAACTTGTACAGTATCTTTGATACCTTCTACTACAGAGTTCGCTATTTGAGTTAATAAATCTTCGTTATTACTCATAGCTCGTAAACCTTCTTCTGAGAACTTACCTTCTATTGCCATAGATGCTTGAAGTTTAGTTGCCATTAGACTAAGTGCTTGGGCTTGAATGGTTCCTTCATAATATAAGAAGTAAACCTTAATGTCTTCAGTTTGAGATAATCTCCAGCTTCTTCTTGAAGCTTGTCTCATTGTAAATATATTATATCCTACTTGATAGAATACAATAGAAGTAAATGCTAAAAGATCCAATCCAGTTTCAACTAGCTTTGGATTACAGATTAATACATCAATACCTTTTTCAAGTTGCTTATCTATCCATTCTTCTCTTTCCGCCGCAGCAGTAGTGGAAGTCATGACAACAGCATTTATATTATTATCTGTAAGCATCGTACTTAACTTTTGAGCTACGTCAGTTCTATTAGTCCATTCATAATAGATTAATACTTTCTCGCCTCGTTCAATCTTCTCTTGAACTAAAGCCAATAACGCTCTCTCTTTATTTCTTAATCCTTCAGGTAATACTGGAGGAACTACAATAACTTCATTGGTATCTGGATGTAACACTGCTGGTTGGTTATATGGCATATCAGGATATACTGATAATGTTTGCAATAAAGAACCCATTATCTTCATTCCTCCACCAGCACCAGATCGTCTACCACTGTTAAAACTACATGCTTCTCTTAGTTCTCTTTCAAGTCTTGAGTAAGCATCTTTTAATTCTCTATCCATTTCTACAACTAGAGGTATCTCTTCATAACTTGGTAATCCTCCGTCCATATCACTTAATGATAAGAATACTGAATTTTCAAGTAAGAATTTTGTAAATACTATTGGTGAGACTCCTGGTAACTTTTTCTCGTTACTCATTCCAACTCTTTCTCCAATTACTCCGTTAGTAAATGAATATGAACTTTTCTTTTTAACAACTCCATATGTTCTCATGAATACGGCTTCATCTTTATATTCAAATCCCTCACTCTTCATAAGTTTTGGTAATGTTCTATAAAGGATATAAAATAGTCCATCTGCATATCCATTTAACAGTGTTCCTGTTAATCCGATAAAATGATTAGATGCACTTGCTATATCTGCCATTGCTTGACCTTGCTTAGAATCACCTTTGTACAAGTGTAATTCGTCTGCTAAGAAATAATCTATGTTTCCATTAAATCTTTCTCTTATATATTTTGCAATGCTATATTTTCTTGGGGCCTTTAAGCCTTTCATTTCTTCTCCATCTTCTATAGCATTCTTAGCTTCTATTATCTTTGTATATAATGCAGCTTCTTTTTTAGTTACGGTTGCCTTAGCTGTTAATTCGTTGAACACATCATTAACGTGTTTCTTTTGAACCCAACCTTCCTTACCTAGCTTTATCCAGCCAGTGTTTCGGTCTTCTTTATTTAGTGGCACCCACAAGTCGGTATCACAAAGCTTCTCTTCAAATTTGGAAGTCTTAGTGTTATATACTCTTACTTTGTTTTGACATCTGCTGTTATATACTAATTGAGTTTGAAAATCTAATTTATCAAAGTCTTTTATAATTGTTGTTGCACTTCTACCTGATCCTATTCTTTCTTTCTTATATAAAGGTTGTCCACAACATGGACATAAGAATGTGTCTTTGGTTCTTGACCAAACACCAGCAGGTCTTGTTTCATAAGAAAACTTTGCAGTTTCCTTTGATAATATTAAGAATGTATTTTCTGGTTTATTCTTATTCTTAATTTTTCTCTCTATGTTTATTAAGTCTCCGATATCTCTTATTATATATCCTTTACCGTTAGGTACTAATCTCTCTACTTCTCTCTTCCATTTTTCAACTAAATGTGAAGGGCACATCACAACATTTGTCATTCCTGATTTTTTACCATAATGAGCATATGCAATTCCTGAGCCTACAGCGGTTTTACCGCATCCCATTTCTCCTATAACTAATGTAACATTGTTAACGTTTAAGTTATTTACAGCTGCTTGTATTGTAGCCTTTTGAGCATTATACAATTCTATTCCGTTATGAAAACAACTATCATCGTAGTTATTAACATATTCTGAATATTCATCTGTATTAGGATTGAATTTTGGTGAGAAGGATTCTTGTATTCTTTGAGCTAATGTGTCTCCAAATACATTTAAGTAACTATCAAGTCCATTTGTGAACTCCATTAGTTCAGAATTTTCATAAGAATTATTAATGTTTATATGTTTATTTTGAATTCCTCTTTGAATAAGTTCTAATAGTTGAACTTTAGATACTCTTAATCTATATGATTCAAAAGGATTAGTGTCATAGATTGTTATAATATTAAGTTGTCTTAAGTATTGATGCTTAAACATTTCATCTTTTAAATATGGCATCCATGCCTCCAACATTGGAATAGATGTATTGGCATATAGCTTGTCATAAAGTTTAGCATCTAAACTATCTGTTTCTTTTGCATATACATAAGCTGTTAGCAATTCATTATCTTCTTGCAATGTTTCTACAGAATCTTTCTTGTTTAGAACTAAATGTCCAAAATCAGATCCTGATGATTTTCTTTTATCTATGTCATATTTGTTTCCATCTGTAGATACATATCTTTTAGTAGATTCAATGTAAACAGAATTCTTTTTATTTACTTCATATTGATTTACTTTTAAGTCTTTATCATTATCCACTAATGATGCAAAAACTAATTGGCCACTGAATTCATCTGTTACTATTGTATCAAAATGAACATAGCTATTCTTTCCTATTGTTAATCTTTTTAATTTTATATCAGCCATGATATTCTCCTTTCCTATTATTCTCTTCTCCAAATTTCAGTCAAACTAGCGTCTCTAAAAAAGTCTTCAAAATATCCAACATCATGAGATAGATATATTTTATTTATATTGTCAGTATGATTTATAGTATCCATATTGTTTAATTCGTTATCATAATAACCTAATGGAATATAACCTGTCCCATCAATAAATCGACCTTCCCAAAACAATCTTCTTTTTCGTGTATCTAATTCCACAACCATTCCATTCTTGAAATTGGCTTTTGGGAATAGTTTATTTACTTGTTTTAATAATTCACTCATATTATCTCCTCTATCTCTCCTGTTTTAGAGTTTCCATATAATTATAATTGATAATACTATTGATACAATCATCGCTATTATCATTGTTTTATCTCCTATGCTAAAGTTTTAAAATCTCCGTTTGGTAATATAACATTTATTTCTACTCTGTTTGATATAACTTCTGTTTCTTCTACTACTCCATTATTTGTAGTTCTTTCAGTCTCTGTCTTCTTTGATACTCTACCTTTTACTAAATGGAAATGGTTGTCCCCTTCATCGATAATACCATCAAGGCATCCAGATGTAAGTACTAAGCCAATTTGTCCAACATTAAAAGGAAGTAATGGTCTGATTGTGTTTTCATGTATCTTCTTGACTTTTTGTCTTTCGAAGAATGCATCTACACATCCAGAAGTTTGTACTATATTTAATAGTTCATTTGTATCTAGAACAGAACCTTTAAAGATATCTATATCTATAGCAATATTAGGTAAAGTAAAAGTTGATATTTCTGCTTCGTGAATATATTTTACATTATCATAATTATAACACTTTCTGAGTGATTCGTATATTTCTTCATCTAACTCTTTAGATTTACATTTTTGACCGACTATATATATAATTCCTTTTTCTTCATCATCTCCCATACCTTTAATAACAGATACGTTTATTAGTTGCCTCGATAACATAGTGCATATGTCTTTATGCATTCTATAATAAGGAATAGCAATCATGATTACTCCATTGGATCTTAAATATTTCATCATATTCATTATGTGCATTTTTTCTACTTTAGAAATAGCACCACAACTCATATTGTCTTGTAGTTCTGTAGTTATATGTGTAACACAATAAACCATATCAAAAGCGTCATTAGAAATTCTAGTTCCTTTTAGCTTTCCTTTTATGACTTTATCAACAGATTCTTTAGCTTTTTCAGCTAAGTTGTTTCCTTCTTCTAGTCCGTAGAGGACTGCATTTGTATTTATGTTTTTTGCTTCTTTTAATAATATTCCATCTTTACATTCTGGATCAAATATTGTAAAAGGTCTACTTCCATTATTTATGTGTGGCATTATAGATGAAATTATTCTTGGGCTTATAACTCTATAACTTCCACTGTTTGCATTATTATATTTATCTGTTTCGATACTGTCTAAAGTATTAGATAATACATCTAAGTGTTGTTTCATTAATTCACCTGTAGTTGAACTTGCGATATTTCTTAAAGATGAATTTAATATATTATCATAATGTTCTAATAGATTTGAATCAGCTGTATATTTAAATTCTTTAAGTGCTAACTTTATGTCATATACAAAACCATTTACTCGGCCTTTTTCTGTAGCTAAGTCTTCTTGTTCGTCCTTTATGTTCTTTATTAATCCTGCTATTTTAATTCTTCTGTCTTTTATTATATACATTGAAAATAACATGTTTCCTCATTCCTTTCATGATTAAGAGAAAGTTCCTAATCACGCATAGGAACATATTCTCTTATATAATCTCTTATCTTTTCTTTTACTTCAGTTGCTTTAGCTTGTGATGATTCACTTACATCTATAGGTAACATCTCAGATAGTTTCTCTAATTTGTTTAATATAAAATAACCTTCAAATCCATGAGCTGAATCTATATCGCATTTAAGATAATAGTATTCTCTAGTTACTTTATGTCTGAATAAACAAAAGGCACAATTACGTCCGCCATTATTTACTATATAAGTCTCATAAGCTATTAATATGTTTAAGTTATACAACTCATCTTCTATTTCTGCTTCTGTTATGCATGGCATGTTTGTATTTATGTTAGAACACCATGACTTGTCATAGTCATTACTAAAGAAGCATATGATATGTTCTTTAATATTAGCTTCTGTTTTGTTCTCCATGGATCCTAATGCCATAAACTCATACATGTTATTTACATAATTAAGTAATTCCACTTATTGACCTCCTCTTCTTCCTCTACTGTAACTTCTTGGTATTGCTGGCTCAATATTAAGCAGATGACTAGGAATTCCTAAAGAGCTTATCATCTTATCAAATATTTCTTTTGTTAAAGTATCACCTTCATATTTTATATATGGAAGTGTCATCTCTTCTTCTTTTAAATCTTGTAAGTATTTTAATATTTCCATCTATTCTTTATCTCTTGATATTGCTGTGTATTTAGTTCCATTTCTACCTATTACAACTTCAGTTCCAGTAGTGTATCCATATCTTCTCCACACACGGTAAAATAATATCTCAGTCCATTCTTTTTCAATTTCCTTTTCTACGTCTTGTAAGTGTTTTAATATTTCCATATGTTTATCTCCTTTAAAGGAAGAGCTCCTACTATGCTGCAGAAAGCTCTATTGCATTTACTATATAATCTTCTTTATTTTTCTTAAGAGTATATCTACAAATTAAATTCTTCTTTAGATAACTTTTAAATTCAGAATATTGTTTTGCAAATATTACTGCTTCTAAAACTCCATCTCCAGTACTAATACTTAAGAAGGCCATTTGATTACCATTTCTATCTTTAAACTTCTTTACTCTATCCATTAAACCTAGTATTCCAAAAGAGGAACTAGGTGACATTTGTTCAACGCCTATTGGTTTAAAATTATTAATTGGATTAGATATTATACAAGTTTGTAAGAATACTTCTTCGAATTCAAAATCACTTGAGTTAACACTTATCTTTTCTTTTACGCCTTGAATAGTTAATTCTTCAGACGGTTCTGTTTCAGTTACTTTACAGTAATCTAGATAAGCATCTAATCTAGTGTCATAGAATTCATTAAATGCACCTGAGAAGATAGCTGGAATAATAGCTCGCTTAGAACAATCTTTCTTTACTATTCTGGTTAAGAAGTCTTCCATAGAACTGAATGGCCGTTTAAGCACTATCTCTTGATATGCTTTATCTCCAAATGATTTAACTGCACACATTCCAAGTCTTATCTTATTGTCTTCTTCAAGAACAAAATCCCAATCAGATATATTTATATCAGGACTTACGAATTGAATACCAAGACGTCTACACTCTTGTATTAAATCAACAACATCTTCTTTTCTTTCATAAGCATTAGTTAAAGAAGCTGCCATAAATTCTTTTGGATAATATAGTTTTAAATAAGCTCCTATATATGTCAAAATAGCATAAGCTATTGCGTGAGATTCATTAAAGGAATACAAACCAGATTCTACTATCATCTTAAAAATTCTATCAGCAACATCATCGTCCATATTGATACTATCTGCAAGCTTTTTGAATTCTTCTTCATAAGCTTTTAGTTCATCAAAATGTTTCTTAGATGCATGCTTCATTATCTTGTATCCCTCTTCTAATGAGAATCCAATGTTATTACAGATCTTCATCAGTTGTTCTTGGTATATTAAAGCTCCATTAGTATCTTTACATACATTATCATATATAGGATGGATAAGTTCTATCTCAGCCTTTCCTTCTACAATTTGCATATACTTTTCGTCCATCTTAGACGCGATACAAGGGCCCCGTACTAATGCTAAACAAGCTGCTAATTCTTTAATAGTCTTAGGCTTTAGTCTAGGCATTCTTTGTTTATAAGTACTTGAACCAATTTGAAATAATCCTGAAGTATATTTAGAACCTATAATGGCCCAAACAGCAGGGTCGTCATATTCATCATCGATGAAACTTAAATCATTTTTCTTTATTAGTTTTAATATCTTATCAAAGATTCCTAAAGTAGATAATGAAAGATAATCAAATTTAATAAAGCCAGCGTTTTCTGCATCTTTTAAATTAAGAGCAGTAGCTAGCAAATCTTCATTTTTACTTCTTACCATAGGAATTTTGTTATACAGTGGGATTGGTGAAATAATAGTTCCAGCTGCATGAACAGAAGTAGCTTTTGGAATGTTACTTAATTTAATAGCTGAATTCAACCAGTCTGGGTATTTTTCGTAATATTCTTTAAACTCTGGAACAATTTCAATAGTTTCTTCTATTGATATGTCTGTCATCTTTTCTGAGTTTCCATCTTCATCGTCTGTATAATAAACAGTAGGAACTAAAGAGGCTACATAATTGCAAGTTTCCTTGTCTATTCCATATACTTTTCCAGTATCTTTTATTGCAGCCTTTGCCTTTCTTTCTGAGAACGTTGAAACTAAACAACATTTATCTTTTCCATGTGTGGTTAAAATATAATTAAATACTTCATCTCTTCTTGATGCTTGAATATCAGTATCTATATCAGGGACTGAGCCCTTTCTATAAATAGATATAAATCTTTCAAAAAGTAATCCGTATTTAATTGGATTTACTAAAGTAATATCTGCTAAGTATGCAACTAAACTGCCACATACGGAACCTCTACCAGGTCCAACTTGAATCTTATTGTTCTTTGCCCACATAATAGAATCTCTTACAGTTAAGAAATAACCACTGAATCCTAGTTCTTTTATGGTATCCAACTCATACAGGAGTCTCTCCGTGTATTCTGTAATGTCATCTAATTTATAGGCAATATCATTTAACTTTTCAAAGCATATATCTTCTAACCAACTATCCTCAGTGTATCCTACTGGAACATCAAATTTAGGCATATATATTTTATCTGGAACTATATCATAATCTTCTATAACATCAATTATATTATATATATTATTGACGGATGTTTCAATAGTATCCAGTGAGATTGTATCTTTAAGTGAGTTAATCAATTCTTCGTTATTCATCATGTAATAGCACTTATCAGGATATAAGATAGTTCCATCTTCGCTTGCTTCTTTTTTTCTCGAAGCACATACGTGTATGTTATGAGCTAAATAATCCTCTGCATTTAAATAATGAACATCATTAGTTATGATTGTCTTCGTGTCAGTTTCTTTTGCTAATTCAACTAAAGCTGAATTAATTATGATTTGATCAGAAAAATCACCTGGTTGTAATTCTAAATAGAAATCATCGAATATGTTTTTATACAATGAAATAGTGTCAGTGATTTCTTTGACTAATTCTTCTTCTTGATCTGGATGATTAATGCATTTCAATATTGTTTGTGGGATATATCCTCCTGCACATGCTGATAATGCAATTATGTTTTTACCGTATTGCTGTAGAACCGATGCATCAGTTCTAGGCTTACAATAGAATCCGTTTATTTGGGCATCATTATGAATTTGTAGGAGGTTTTCAAAACCTTCCTTATTTTTAGCTATTAAAACTAAATGGTCATAATCATACATATTCTCCTTAGATTGTTGCAGTCTATCTTTTGCAACATATACTTCACAACCTATTATGGGTTTTATGTTTGCTTTCTTGCATTTACTATAGAAATCAAAAACATCAGACATTGTGCCGTGATTAGTAATAGCTAAAGCTTTTAACTTATATGTTTGTGCTTTTTTTATATACTCATCAATTTTTAAAATGGCATCTCCAATACTTTTAATAGTATGTAAATGTAATGATAAATAATTTTCCGTTTTGATCCCCTCCTTTGTTTGTATTATGTATAAAAACATATAAAAACAGGTACTCTATTATTGAAAGTAGATTAATACCTGCTTTTATGTATTTTCAAATTGCATGTACGCAAACAAAACAAAAGAGAAGCAATCATCATTCCGTTGCTTCTCTTTTATTCTAGTTTAATATTTTAATGACCTTCATCATTGTGTTAGTTCCACTTTTATATTCTTGAACTGCTATTTTGAATATCTTATTTTCAGTTTCTATTTCACTATCGTTTTCATCTAGAACAATAAAGACTAGATAATCAATACCATCGATATTCTCAGTCTTATCCATACTTACAATGGCAACATTTCCTTCTTCACCATAAGTGCTTTTTACAACTTTCTCAAAGTTACTTTTTAAAGTGTCCACCATTATTAGTTTATTTCTAATTTGTTTAGCACTATACGCTTTCATAATATTTATCTCCTATCTCTTCTAATTCAAATGTTTTAGAATTATATTCTTCAATAGATAACGTACTTATATCGTCATCTTCAATTGAGTACTTGTACATTACTATTGAGTTATCTTCCATAAACTTAACCATATCTATATCATAATCATCAGACAATACGCATATAACACAGAAAGCTTTTGCTGTGTTTATATACCAATCTCTGAATTGTATTTGCTTCTGTAATTCAAATATTAAATCCCTCATGTTTGAGTTGTATTTAACTTCTATGAATACAGCAGGCTTACAAAAATAATCTTCATCTCTTAATCCTAAATCTTTTAAATTTGCATCGAAGCTCGCTAGCATGTCTACTCTAAAGTTTCTAAGTGAATATTCTGTTTTACAAAACTGCAGATCAGGGAAGTAGTCTCCCCAATTATCTACAATTTCTTTAACGATATCCTTTTCCTTTAAAGTTGTCATCATCTTTTTTATCCTTTACAAAGAATATCTTCTTAGCGAATTCATCTATATCTACATCAATATTTTCTATTTTAAGTATTGCAACCCAAATAGCAAATACTATAAGTGCTATAATATTAACATAAGGAATTATGCTTACGAAGATTCCTAACGTTAAAACAAAACCATTTAGATATAATTCTTCTTTTGCAAAAACCCTTAAACATAATAGATTTAGAATAAGAGCTACTATTGTTACTATAAACATATTTCATCCCCCTTCGAATGAATTATTTATTCCAACTTGTTTTAATTAGATTTACAACATCTTTATGTGTTGGTATTAGTCCCTTTAATTGATCGCATTGCATATTATTTTCTGGACAGTATTTAAGTGTTTTACAATGAGGTCCAGCATTCTTAAATATATTAGGTGCAACACCTTTTACTATTGCAAGTAAAATATAAGCTAATTCTTTTATTTCATCTTGGGCTCTATTACAACATCTATGAGCAAAGAAATTAAATAATGTTCTTGCATTCATAGTAAATATAATCTTAGTCTTAAGAGAATTAGGAAACACCATTCTAGCATTCTCTACTGCTTTTTTCTTATATTTGTTATAAATAATTTTAAGGTCCTTATCTTCACTAAAGAATTTAAAACAAACATCTCTATCTCCAATATTAAGTATTTTTAATTTAGAGTTTGATTCATAATAAGTTATTAAATATTGATGAAGTAAAGCTTGCCATATTTTTTCATATGCATCCTTAGTTCCTTCTATGATATCCATATAGATACTTTTAGCTTCTTCATTTTCTTTAATATCTCCAGGCATATAGAATTCAGCATTTCCTCTTTCTACATATCTACCACTTTGAATAGAATAACTAGCAATTCTATGTCTAGTTAATTGTTGTTCAAGTACTCTTGAAACATCTTCTACTGCAAAAGTGAATGATACATGTTCAAATGGTGATTCATGTCCCATATCAGCTAGCATTTGTATAAAACCTTCAATATTGTTTGTAGTAAGGTTGTCCATTAAATCTTTAATATTTGATGCAGAATAACATAATTTTGCAGCTGTAGCTATTACTAATTCTGGATTTTCCGTATTCGCAATTAATTTAACATTCATCTATAATTCCCCCATATAATATTATTTAAGCATAGATAGTTTGTTTTTCATCTATAAGTTGAATAAAAATAGCCTTGTCTAGCTTCTTTAAATCATAAGCATCTAATCTTGCGATTTTATCAGCTATCTCTTTTTTATTTATTGTAATGATTTGTTCTACATATATAACACTATCAAAATCTAAGCCATACTTATTTCCGCATACTAATACATGCATTGGATAATTTGCTTTTCCAACTTGCTTTGATAGACATGCTAAATTAATTGTAGGACACAGGTCATTATTAGTATTGTTAGAAATTACAACATAAGGTCTATGTATGTCTTGTACATTTTCCCCTAAATTGAAAGAAAGATCTTTCTTTAGCCAGACTATATCACCTCTAGTAACAATCTTGCTATATGTTCTTATTTTGTTTTCTATATCCATTTTACACCGCTTTCTTAGTTAATAGCAAGAGGGAAATTTGTATTCCCACTGCTATTTAATTATTTATCTCTTGTTTGTGTCTGAAATCATTTTCAGAATTATTTCTATTTAGATATCTCTTAACTCTTCTAGAAACACCAGACAAAGACAGTCCTTCTTCTGAAGCTATTTGAGTCATTGTTTTTTCTTTATTGTTTATAAGATCAACCCAAAGTTCTGCTTCTTTATCTTTTTTAGCTGTATTGTTTTTACCAGCATTTACTTTATTTTTATTAAATTTCTTTGAATAGTACATAAATCTTGCAGATAATAAATGATTCGTCTTACCTGTTTCTTCACTTAAGTCAGTTAAAGTTTCACCTTCCATTACTCTGTTGTAATGTTCTGCAGTTACTGTATCTCTTACAAATATTTTATCTTTAGCATGTAATACAATTCCTTTGTCTTTTAAAAAAGTAGTAACAGTCATGGTGCTAGCTCCAGTAACTTTAGCAACATATAATATATTGTTAGTTACCTTTGCTAATTCACACATTAAAGTTTTTTCTAAATCAGTATATGGTTTTCTCCCCATAAGAACCCCTCACATTTCTATCATAATATTTCTTCTAACTCTTCCAATGTATGAATTATTGTAGTATTAACTTCTATAGCTTTTGTATACTTACTAGTGCTTTCTTCACCTGGAGCCGCTAATAAATAAGCAGTGCTCTTACTAACTGAACCAGCCATCTTATGGCCAGCATCTTCAATCATAGCTTTTATCTCTTCACGAGATTTATCAAATGCTCCTGTGACTACAATAGACATTTGATTAGTTGCTTTCTTTTTAGGAATAACATCTTTAATATTTAATCCATATTCTCCAAAAGGAATTATATATGGTCCATAATATTCAGTTAAACTAGCTATAGTTTCTTTACCTATTCCTTTTAAAGTTGATAACTTCTTAAACCCATCGGCATAATCATATGCAAATGCTTCGACTTCTGACATGTCTTTTGGACTATAATAGAATTCAGCAATGTCTTTAGATGTTCTTCTTCCGACTAAATGAATACCACATCCTGCTAAAAATTTATCAAAATCAATATTCTTAGAGTTTTGAATCTCGTTATATAAATTAGTAGCTGATTTTTCAGCAAAACCTTCTAATGATTTAATATCATCTAAAGTTAATTCATATATAAAGCTTGGATGTAACTTCTCAAGTTTTTCTTTAACTATAGCCTCTTCAATTATGATTCCTTCATCATAATCTTCTTCAGTCATTACTTCATAACTATTTTCAATTTGAGTTAATATTAATTCTAATTTGTTCTTATATTTAGCTATTAATTTAATTGCTGTTTCTTCTCCGAGATCTTCGATATTAAATCTATCTCTTTCAGATAAATGTATTAATCTATTTAATACTCTACTTGAACAATTTTCATTGCTACAATATAATTGGTCCTTTTCTTTTCTAAGTTCCGAGCCACAATCTGGACATGTTGTTGGTTCCCATATACTTTTAGAGTATAAGTTCTTAGTATCAAGTGGAGCGTGTTCTACGTCTATTATAGCTGGTATAACATCATTAGCTTTGATTACAAATATCTTTGTAATACAATCTCCATTCTTGCCAATGCTCTCAGTCATATTTAATCCAAGTGCATTTACTATTCCAATATTGTGTAGGGTAGCTTTAGTAACTGTAGAACCTAATATACTTATTGGTTCAAATATAGCTTTAGGCACAACTTTGCCTGTACGACCAACAGACCATTCAATATCTATTAAAGTAGTCCATCCACCTTCTGGTGCAAACTTAATTGCTATTGCATTTAATGGGTGATGTGATGTTTGTCCAAATATTTTATTTCCATTATGTTTTATAACTAATCCATCAATATCAAAATCTAATACAGATCTATCATAGTTCATGATATATTCCATAGCATCATCTATATCTGTTGGCTCATAAGAATCAACTGTATTCCAACCAAGCATTTCTAATGATTCAATTTGAACTTGAGCTCTGGCGTTTGGATTTTCTGCATCTGCATCTTCTTCGTCAATTTCTTCTTCATCAAATATCATATTATATGCAAATGCTTTAAGACCTTGAACTTTATTAGAATCTTTTTGTCTTAGCATTCCAGCAGCTGCATTTCTACAGTTTTCAAATGGTTCTAATCCACTTGCTACTCTTTCTGTATTTATTCTATTGAATTCAGAATGCAGCATAACTACTTCTGATCTAACTGGATAAGCTAGTTTATCTCCAATGCCATCTACTTTCTTGACATTTTCAGTAACTATTTCTCCTATGTGACCATTGCCACGAGTTACATCTTCTCCGCTTGGATAAGTAACTAATGTTAATCCATCCATCTTTTCTTGAATAACAACGGGCCATAATCTTTCAAGGTTTTCTCTAATACCTGCTTCATCAGTTATTTGTAATTTTGATAATGAAGATATATTAGTTGTATGTGTATATTTTTTACTATCCTTAGATGCTTCTCCAGGTATATAATCATATTCTCCATACTTTTTAATGTACTTCTCTTTTAATACATTGTATTCAAAATCTGATATCTCACTTATGTCTTGATTATAATATAAGTCATCATAATAAGCTAACAAAGCTTTTAATTCTTCTTTATTGATAAGTCTCACCTTCTTCTAAAAATGGTTTATAGTATGGTTTAAAGTCTGGATACAAATCTAATAGTATTTCTACAAAATTATCTGCTAAGTATTGAAGCTTAATAGGTAATCTTCCTAACAGTATTTCTGCAGTTAAATAATAATATTCATCTCCATATAATGCTGCATCCTGATTTGTATTGTAATACATATTATAAAACAATTGTATCATATCAAGTTTTTGATTATTAGTTAAATTAGCATAAAAAGTTTTAAGTTCAAACATGTTATACCCCCTCTTTGAAATATGCTTCCATTGCTGGTTCGTAAATACTAGCAGAAAATACTTCTCTAAGCCCATATCTTGTTTCATAATATATACGTTCATAATTTTCAATATTCTTTTTTATATAATCTTTTAATATATTAGAAACTAATTTTTGTCTAGGATCCCCATTAGGAAGATATAAATCATATATTGAAGCTATTTCTTTTGTATAAAGCATGTGTTCTTCTGATTTCACTACTTTATAATAAACATATTTAGACAATATTAATCATCTCCTTTACTCAGGTTGTCTAAGTATTCTTGTTTTATAACATTAAAGTCTAAAACAAGATCATCTTCTTCTTTATCTATTTTAAAATAATTCTTAACAATAGATGATGAGCTTCTTACAGCTTCTGATAATTCATCTAAAGATATAAGATTTTCTTTCATAGCGAATTCGTATACATATATAGTTGTTGCATCTCTATTTTCTTCATCTACTTCATAATAGTCTGCACCGTCTTCATCTATACCTTTTTTATATGTTGTTTTTCCAGTGCATAATACATTAGGTTCATAGTAACTTATAATAAAAGTTAACTTAGGATATATCTTTGAAGCTCTCTTTACGAATGTTTCATTTGGAGTATCTTTAGTGTAGTAATAAATACTTACTTTTACAACTCCATTATTTTCTTCATAAGAAGACATTACTTCTGAATAAGAACTACAATTAAATATATCTCCATTTGTTCCCCAATTACGTATTGCCCAATTTTCAAAGGTTACGACACTAGCTGGACAATCAACAATTTCAAACATACTAAAATTAATTATCGATGAAGAAAAATCATTTAAAAAATTCTTAACTTCTTTTTCTGAACCTTTTATATCTAATTTATTAACACAATAAGATTGCATAATTATCCCTCCTTTTTATAAGAAGGGAATTACACCCTTCTTTGATTATTCTTTTAAACTATGACAATGATAACATCTAGGTTCGTAAAGATCTGAACCACCGATTAACTCTTGATCATCTTTTTCTACTTTGCAATAACTAGTTGTAGCATCTGCTCCACAAACCATACAAACAGCTTTATGCTTATTTATATGAGTACAATATGGCAATAGATTTCTAACATTATCAAATGGAATTAAATCACTATCTAAATCCAATCCTGATATAATTAAAGTCTTGTTACCTAATAAGATATTGTGAATTAAGTTTCCAACAAGATATTCACTACCTAATAGATTGTCCTTAAGAAATTGAAATTCATCAATAGCTATAATGTCTACTTCTGGATTCTCTTTCATATAGTTTAATACATCACAGATACTTGTTACATTTATAGCTTCAAGTTCTTCGCCTCGATGATTCACTACTGCATCTTTAGCATATCTTTCATCTTTCTTAGGTTTGAATAACACTGTATTATACTTAGCTATTTTGAACTTAATAACATCTGAAATTAATGCTGATGTCTTTCCTCCAAACATAGGTCCTATATGAGCTATAATAGCTCCTTTATATTGATGCAATGCAATTCCCCCTATTTTAATATTGGATTTATATTATCGATAGCTATTTGATGAACAAATCCTTCACTCATAATTGATTCTCCAGTAAAGTAATCAGTACCAGAATATTCTTCAACTTTTATTCCAAAGTCTTCTGCAATTTCATTAATGATTTCATCATCTTGATCACAAGTAATTTTTCCTTTATTGTAATCTACTTCATAACCTTTTAAGCTCTCTACATTTCTTTCTAAGAACTCTTCAACTTGTGCTTCTGCATCAAGTTGAGATTCAGCTTCAATAGTTAAACCTAATTTTTTTATTAAGTTTATTGGTACTCTGTACGTATTTTTCTTTGACATTATAATTCCTCCCATTCATATCCTAAAAATTTAAAGTATCCTCCTAAGAATAATCTATGACATTCATTTACATTTTTTTCACAACAAACTAAACAAATATCATTATGTTCAAGAGCATCTTCTATTAACTTAAGAGTATCCATTGCTCCTTCTTCATTGCTTTCCCATTGTTGCCAAAGGTTATCTTTAAAAGTATCAAAGTCTTTATCAGCTTTATATACATTTAATAGTTTTCCTTTTGGCGATAACTCTGGACAATGAATAATGTCTCCATCCTTAGGCAAGAACGGAGGGAACCTCATTATAATAGCTATCTGACAAGTGTCTGGTATTTGTTTCATTTTGGCTAAGTAAGTTGTATATAGTTTATGACTCAATATCTTCCACCCTCTTTATAACTTCTATAGCATCCTCTAAGAATACTAAATCAAAAGCGTTAAAGTAATTTGCAGTTTCAGTTGCATTTAACAATACTGATTTTGTGAACATTGCTTCTTGCACCAAATCAGCAAAAGGAAATACAGAAAGAGATGTTCCTATTACTATAACAAGATCAGCTTCTTTTATTTTACCTTTTGCTAATGCATCTTTATCAAAATAGATATCTTGTCCATATAGAACAACTTCAGGGCTTAATTTACAGCCACATCTCGAACAATAATTATTTCCATTTTTGATCTCAGCAAAGGAAGATTTTGTAAAACATCCCTTGCACTCCCAATTGTTAATATCTCCATGATAAGTGATAACATTAGTTGATCCACTTCTTTGATGAAGCCCATCAATATTTTGAGTAACTACAGTAATCTCTTTATCTTTTTCAAGTCCTGCAATCCAATTATGAATATCATTTGGTTCATATCCAGACATGTCAAAATGTTCAGTTACAAATTGTAGGAACTTAATATATTCATTTTTCCAACAATCTTCACTAAGCATATACTCTGGATTATCAGTATAAATACCACCAGCTGATCTATAGTCAGGAATACCAGAGTGAGTCGAAACCCCTGCTCCAGTCATAAAAACTATTTTCTTACTTTTATCTAGTAAGTCTTTAAATTGTTTAGTTTTATAATCCATGTTTATGCTCCATTTCATCAATAGCCTTGATGCAAATATCAAGAGCATAGCATACACTTTCTATATGATCTTTCATAAGATATATTTCATCATTGTATTGAGGATATAAATTTACGGCTTCTCTACATAAAGGAATAACATAATTATTAGTTTCCTCTATATACTCTTTTATTTTTGTCTTAGTAAATGCTTCTACCATGGTACTTACATTATGACATCTATCAGCAATCTTAATTAAAGTAGCAAAAGGATCTGATAATATATACGTATAATATAATCCAGTAGGTATAACCTTATCCTTAGAAAGTAACTTTACGATTGTAACAATTTCTTTATTAAAGCATTCTTTTAATTCAGCTTCTGTCACTTCGCAATCTTCTAACACATCATGAAGTAATGCTGCCGCTAATAAATTTTCATCTTGCAATTTCAACATCTTAAGTTTATTAGCAACTCTCATAGGATGTTCTATATAAGGTTCTCCTAACTTTCTCTTTTGGTCTTTATGAAGTATACTTGCTTTAGTTATAGCTAACTGTAACATGTCATAATCTTTGCCATCTGCAAACCCTTTTAAAAATACTAATGTTTTATGCATACTATGCACCTCCTTATTCTATTTTGATTATTTGTCCTTTTTCTAAATATAGCATTCTTTGATTAGCAGATCCTCTATAGAGGCCCGCACATTTAATTTGATTGATATCAAACTTTCCATCAACCAATATGTCTATATTGTCTAATAGTCGATTCATTTGAGTAAATTCCATGGAACGCATTACTGCGTAGGATCTTATCTGTTCATAAGTATAACCTGTATAACACATCACACTTAATCCAGCAGACTTTAACTTAATAGCCAATTCAGTTAACGCTGCAGCTTGGTCAAATGGTTCTCCACCTGAAAAAGTTACACCATTAATTAATGGCATTTCAGATACAATATCTAATGCCATTTCATCTACTGTTATTAACATATTGTCTCTTTTCTCCCAAGTATGAGAATTATGACATCCTTCACACTTAACGGGGTGTGAACACCCCTGTGTGAATATTACATATCTTAAACCTGGTCCATTTGCATTACTGTTTTTTAATTCTCCAGCTAAGTTAAGCATTACTTTATGCCTTTATATGCTGTTTGTAATAAGAAACCAAGCAATTCCCATACTTTGTTTTTTATTCTTTCTAAGCATATTTCTTTTCCCATAGTTTCATTATAATTAGCTGCATCTACACATGAACTTGATTCTACTATCTCAAATCCATTTGATAATTCAACTCTAACTAAAGTTGTTTTTGTTCCAATTGTTTGTACATAAACTTCTTTAATAAAGTTATCAACCATTTCTTGACTAACAGAAACTCCACTAGCAAGATTAGGATTATTTTTAACTTGCAAATAAGATGCTTCAAATACATCTTTAGGGCTCCAGCTAATATAATCATCTGAATATTTTACAACATAACCTTCTTTCGATGGATCTTCATTTTCTGGAATCGTCCATCCTTTCATCTTGTTGTAATCACCAAGAGTCATTGGTTCAGCTTCTAATAATTTAAATCCCATATATTTATTCATTATTTTTCATTCCTTCCCAAAACATCTCTTTCAATTCTATCTTCAACTCTTCTATTCATCCACATTAACGCTTCTTCTATATGAGTTAAAGCACATGCATTTTCTCTTGATGAAAAAGGTCCAGCTTGGAAAGCTTTTAATCTATCTCTTACTATTTCTAATAAGTCAGTATCAATTACACCATTGATAGAATCTGCTTCTTTTCTAGGTCCTTTTTGAAGTTGAATCTTTGTTTCTTTAGGTACTTGTAATCCACTATCTGAAACTATCAAATATTCATGATTAGCTCCTCCTGGCCCTATTTCATCAATAGCTAATACTTTGTTTAATTTTTCTCTTTTTTGAATTGTGCTTAATTCTTTCATTATAAAAATCCCCCTTTTATAATTCCTTATTTTTATCTGCAACTTCAACTGTTTCTATTGGAGTAACTCCTTCTTTAGTAGAATATACATCTACTTTAGTAAGATCTAAATTTCCATCTAAATCTATTGGACATAAAAATGCAAAAGTTTCTGTTAACTCAAAACAGGTTACTAATTTTTTGTCCTCTGTTTCATAGGTCATACCTTTTTCAAAATCCATATCTATTCCTCCAAATAATAATTATTTTTATGATTTCCATTATGATTAGTTCTCGCTGCTCTTTCTGCAGACTTTCCTGGACCAAATCTCTCATCAAGACTTAAATATCCTGTAACTCTAGAGATACCTTGGATTTCATGACTGTCACAACTTGGACATTCATTTTCTCCATGAAGATAAGTTCCACAGTCTTTACAATATCTTATATGAAAGTTAATACCCATATAACTTATATTTGTATTTTCGTAAGCATATCTAATTATATTTTCAATAGTGTCTCCATCTGGATAATCATCCATTTCAATATAAGAAATATGTCCTCCATTACAAAGTTTATGGTATGGTGCTTCGATTGCTATTTTATCTTTAATAGATATAATACAATCAACTGGAACATGATAACTATTTGTATAGTAATCTTTATCAGTTACACCTGGAATATTTCCATATATTTTTCTATCCACTGGAACGAATTTGCCTGAAAGACCTTCTGCAGGTGTTGCGTAACAACTCCAATTCATTTTGTCTATCTCTTTATATTCGTCACATCTATTTCTTAAATGAGTAATGATTTGCTCACCTAAGTCTCTTGCGTATTCACTTTCACCATGATGTTTACCACATATAGCTATTAATGTTTCAGCAAGCCCTGTAAACCCTATTCCCCAAGTACCATTTTTAAGTATTGGTTCAATAGAATCATTTGGTCCTAGCCCTTCAGAACCTTTCATTAATCCTTGACCTGCCACGAATGGTAAATCTTTAACTCTTAGATTCTTCAGTACTCCGTATCTATGCATTAATGAATCTCTAGATAAAGATATCTTTTCATCAAATAATTCAAAGAACTTTGCAACAACAATACTATTATAGTAATTATCATATCTTGTAACAACCATGTTTACTTCTTTGACTGCTTCATCTGCATAAAGCATTGCTCTAATACCTAATCTAGGAAGATTAATAGTAGTAGGTGCATTGTTACCTCTACCCTCAACACCAGGATCTCCATTAACATTAGACATTAATGCAGTTCTGCATCCCATAGTTGCAGGAATATATCCCTTATCATAATACTCTTTATTGAAGTCTGCATCTATATTCATAAATGTAGGATTCATTCTTTTAGCAGCTACTTTACAAGCTAACTTAAATAAGTAGTAATATGGATCTGATGGCTCTCTATTAACTCCTGATTTAACTCTGAATATGATGTTAGGGAATATAGGTTGTTCACCTTTTCCTAGACCTTTATCATATTCTTCTAAAAACGCTTTGCATACTAGTGCTGCATCTTCAGATTCAGGTAGTCCTATATTAATTGAACTAAATGGAACTTGAGAACCTGCACGGCAATGCATGGTATTTAAATTATAAACCACTCCTTGCATAGCTTGATGTACTGATTTATCAACTTTCACTTCAATATCTTTTTCTATTGATTCTTTATTCTTAGTGATATAATGAAAATATCCGTCAGAAACAAATTCACCAATTCTAGAATAATGTTCTTCAGCAATTTCTTGTCTTGAAGATTCTACAAATGGAGCCATATCATTATCAAAGTTTGGATGTGATTGACCACCAAACATATCATTTTGAGTTGATTGCATAAGAATGCATGATAAATCTGCAGCTGTTTCTATTCTCTTAGGCTTATTAATTGTTCCATATCCAGTATTGAATCCTCTTTGAAGAATTTGTCCTGTAGGTATATGAAGACAATTAAGAGTTAAGTTATAACTATCTAAGTCATGAAAATATAAATCTAAATTCTCATGTTCTTTAGCTAGGTCTTTAGGCATCAAAGCTAATTGTGTCCACTTATTAGATTCAGAAGCTATTCTAAGTAACTTCGCACTAAAGTTGTTTCCAACATTAGCATTATCTCTATCAGTTTGTACACCTATAGCATTAATGGCTTTCATGATATCTGATTTAGTATCACGAATTTGTGTACGATCTTTTCTATAAGATTTATAAGAATCTCTTATTTTTCTGTGACCACATAAATACAATGCTTTTTCAATTGCATTTTGTAGTTTTTCTACGTCTACAACACCATCTTCTCCAATTAATTCTTTGCATTTATTAAAGACTTCTTCATATTCTATAGTATTTAATTCCATCTTAATTGAAAATGCAGCTTGGTTAATTGAATGTTGAACTTTCCATAAATCAAATTTTTGTTCTCTACCATCTCTTTTACTTATCGTTAGCATAATCTTCTCTCCTCTATTAAATAAATATTTACTCTTATATTACTAACGCTAGGTCGTATATTTATAACCTAGCATTAAATATTTAAAATATTTATTTAATTAGTTCTCATAAAAGTAATCTAACAAGTATTTAGCCCAGCTCTCGAATTTGCCATAGGAATCAAACATTTCTTGTTTTGTCATCCACAAGCCCTCTAAAGTGTCGGTTTCTTTTATAGAGATGGTAGTCTCTTCTGATTTTATAATAAAGATAAGTCCAAAGTGTTCTGAAGTGTCAGATAGTAAGTCTCTCATAGTTCCTATGAATTTGAAACTAGATGTTGGTTCAATATTAAGTTCTTCGTTCATTTCCCTATATAAAGCTTTAAATACAGCTTCATTAGTTCCATCACATTCGTTAATATGTCCTCCAAATCCTAGCGATAACATTCCTTCTAGTCTAGAGTCACCCTTAATTCTTTTACCAACATAGAACTTTGATTCGTCATTGTTAGTTACTAAGAAGTATGGAATGATTTGTTGAAATGCTAAATTATATTCAGCATCATATCGTGGAATATAAAGTCCTAAGTTATCATACTTTCTCCATATTGCAGGATCGTGTTTTAACTTAGTAAATTTATCACCGATATTTTGAACTAGATTAGATGGAAGTACAAATACTTTTTCATCTTTATATTTTTCCTTTAGTTCAGATTTATTAAGCAATAGTATGTTCTCTCCCCTCTATTGACTAAAAAAGAGCACATATCGTGCTCTTGATTTTATTTATAATCTTTATTAACTACATCTAAAAATCCATTTATCGCATAGCACATTGCTATTGCTTCTGCATAATATTTGTCATTTACTATAAGTATAGAAATACCTAATACTATCCATAGCAATAATAAGATTTTCTTAGTCTTTTTCATTATTATTTATTAACCTTATCTTTGAAATCCTTACCAGCTTTAAATACAGGAACAGTACATGCAGCAATGTTTATAACTTCCTTAGTTCTAGGATTTCTTCCTTCTCTAGCAGCTCTTTCTCTAGTTTCAAATGTTCCAAAGCCAACTAATGCAACCTTGTCCCCATTTACTAAAGTTTCTTCAACTGTTTCTATCAAAGCTTTTAATGCTAATTCAGCATCCTTCTTTGATAATTTGCTCTTGTCTGCCATTGATGATATTAATTCGTTTTTATTCATTTTAAAAAACTTCCCTTCATATTTAAATTATATATTTAGTATATATAGTAAAAAATAGCTTGTCAATGTTTTTTCTGCTATTTTTTATTATTTTTGATTAAATATGCCTCCCCATTAAAGTAATTCTCTATCATCTTTCGATGACAACTATTACAATCAACGGAGGCACAATCTTTAATGCCAAATGTACCATGTATTGAAGTACAAGCATTTACAATGTTTATTTTAGGTACTTTCTTTTTAGTTAGTGGATTTAAGTAATACTCTCTAACACACTTAATTGGTTTAATTCTTGAACCATAAGTAACTGTTAAATAGTTTGTCCTAACTGTTTGCTTTAATTGTTTTAATTGAGATTCTAACTCAAGCAGAGGAATATCTTCAATGCTTGAGCTATTTAAAAAACTAAGTAATTCCATATATTCCTCCTCCTTGAGTAATCATTTCAAACTCTGTTCCATTATACATATAAAAATTCATATTTCTATTTCCATTTTCATTATTCATAACAATATCACCAACATAAAATGTTTTATTTTCAAAATTATTTTGAATAGCATTAGTTAAATTTGTAGATGTCATCCTACTTATTGATGGTATTTTAGCAAGTGTTATTCCTGGACTATTAAAACGTTTGGTTAATTCTGTATTTATATAATTTAATATCTCCATCTTACAATACTTCCTTTAAAGCATCTGTTATTCGATTAAGTTTATTTGAATCTATGCCTAACTCTAAGAATACATTTGTTATAGATGCTAATGCATTATCTATTTTCATTTTGTGTTCCCATGAATTATTAGATTGTGACATTAATATGCATAATTGAGATTCAATCATACTGTTTTTCATCTCAAGATTCTTTAGCCTATCTAACATAGAAACATAAACATAATCATCTTTTATATACCTTAATATCTCCACATTATTCATCCTCCGTTGGAGGTTCATCAAGAGCTGAAGTTTCTGGTTCAGCTCTTAAATCTATTCTTGTGGTCATATATTCCATATGATTAGGTGGAGTATAAGTATAAGTAACAGTATCGCTTGGTGAAACACGTATACTTCTGAATTCTTCTATAATAGCTTCTCTAATTGTATTTTGAATAGCTTCTAAAATCTCTTCAGAAACAGAAGGAGCCATTCTTAACGCAGTAGCTGCTGTAAAAGCTGAACTCATACCGTCAGAAAGCATAATTCTATCATCAAAAGCAGGTACTTCTAATCTTCCCGTCATTGTCTCGCCAGGTACATAAGTATTAGCAAGAGATATACTACCAGAAAGATTTGTATTAATTAACCCACTTATGTCTTCACTAGGTTGATAATCAATATTACTCATAGTGCCAACTATTGAACCTCCAGTGCCATAAATAGAAATTCCACTACGTATACGACTTGGATCAAGTCCATAATCATTTGGTATTGTTATTATATTTTCTTCTATTTCTTGAACATATTTTAATAATTCCATCCTTCACCTCCCGTAAGACTTGGATGCAATGGAGCTTCAATTTGTTTTACATCTATATTGATTTTATATAAATCAAATGAAACTGTAGGAATAAGATTATCACGATAATTAAAATAATTATAATCATCAAATGCTTTTTTGATTTTCATAGTAACTTCATTTTTAAAGTCATTACTAATTATTCTATAACGAGCTTCCTGAGTAATAATATTAAGTTTTTCATTTAATGTAATTCCTCTTTGAAAGTAATTAACTAAACTTAATAACTCCATACTAATACTCTTTCATAAATCTGACTAGAGAATCTTCTATATCGCCCTTTACTACAAAATCACAGAATGTAATTTGATTAGGATTAAATTCTTGCTCTTCTGTTTGTATAACTACTAAAGCTTTTTGGTCGTCTGGATTACCATTAGCATTTACTTGTGCTTTTATATCTCCATAATCAGCAACTAAATCTAATAGTGGTTGTTCTGTATAATCCATACCAATAAGTATTAAAGTATGAGTAGCAATAAGTTTCTCTTTTAGATCATCAAATTGAGCTTGATCATATCTTTCTCCTGCAAGTAACACTGAAGGTTTTATAGTTGCTCCACATAGTTCACAGTCTTTCTTTAAGTCTTCCTCTGTATTAACGTAGTCGCTCGTATATATAGTTTTACATCTAGGACACATATAACTATCGACATTTCCATGAATATCAAATGCATTACTTCTTAATGGGCTATTAATATTTTGATTAACAACTAATGCATAATCCATTTCTTTTATCAGCTTGTACATATCGTTATCATCGATTTCAGTAAGAATATTATCTTTGTAAAAGTCCCATAGTTTTTCGGGAGCTCTTTTAAGATTCTTTCTATTATAGATTTCATTGAAATCTTCTGTAGTATATTCTGTTTTAAGTTTATTAACTTCTGAACCAATAATAATCACGGCGTCCTTATGTTTTTTAATGTGTTCTATTAATTCTTTTAATGTATTCAAGTCTTATACCTCCTATTCCTTTTCCCAGCATTCTTGACAAAAGTCTTTACTGTCAAAATGAGTGCCACAATTACTGCAAATTTTCTTTCCACATTTGCTGCATATTCTAATGTCATCATCATAAGTAGTTCCTTTACATGATGGACACTCAACCTTAACTGGCTCTGGCTTGTCTGGCACATTGTTAATTTGTTTTTCCAAATCTTTTAAATCTGGTTTTGCTTTACCTTGATATTGAGCTACTACTTTAGGATTAACAGGCATTTCTTTATGCCTTTCATGCATAGTAATAGTATTATCATTAAAATCACAAGTATTTACTTCAATATCTGCATAGTCTATGCTCTTAATCAAATCATAGGTCTTACAAATTTCTTTTAAATTACATAACTTACATATCATACTCATTCCCCCTATTCTTCTTGTATTATAACATATTAGATATCAATATTCATTAGATTTTTAATATGAGATTTAAGGATTTTTTGTTCATCATTAGAAGGTACTTGTTTTAAAATTTTTAAAAGTTTTGGGTAATAAAGTAGTTTCAATTCATTTACTTTAGATAAGTAACTATTCATTTCATTACTAATTAAATAATTACCATAAGTAATTGAATGCTCTTGAATATAGGCTTCGGTATCTTCTTTTAATTCCATAGCTAAATCTGCCATATCTTTTCCTTCTGGCAAGATTAATATCTTGGAATAAATGCCTTGCTCTGCTAACAAGAATATACTTTTATTAATAGCTTTAAGTCCTGCTGGATCTCCATCAAAGCAAAATACAGGAATCATTTTGTAATGTTTTATTATTTCAATATGACCATCAGTAAATGCTGTTCCTAAAGTTCCAACAATATTCTTAACTCCATACTTATCTGGCAATATTACATCCATTGAACCTTCTGTTATTCTAAGTTCTCTAAATTCTAAATCTAACTTATGTGTTCCATAAAGATACATACCTTTATTGAATATTGCACTATTTGATGAATTCTTATATTTATCGTCTCTGTCTTCAGGCATTACAATCCATCTCTTAGTAAATCCTAATATGTTTTTATATCTATCTAATAAAGGGAATATTATTTTTTGACCATCATAACCGATGCCCCATTCATAACAATCTTCTTTAGATAAACCTCTGTCAAGTAAATAGTTTAAAGCTTGTCCTTTTAAATTATCCATGTAACTATAAGCTAAAACTTTTTTCATATCAAGTAATTTTTGATTCTTTTTTGATGGTAAAGGAATTCCATATTTATTGGCTAAAAATTCTATAGCCATTGGCATCGAACATTTTTTAATCCATCTTATAAAAGCTATACAATCTGAACCGTAATTTTTAAATTTATCTGTCTTTTTCCCATGGTGACATACTAAACAGGCCCATGATTGACTTTTTTCCCATACACAAAAGCTAGGATGTTTATCATCATGTTCTGGATGAGGACAAGGACCTCTATATACACCATTTCCTACTTTCTCTAACACAGTATATTCTTCTGCTAACTTTCTCATATCAACAGAATCCTTTACTTTGTCTATAAATTCTTGAGGAAACATTTTATTAAACAAACCTCCTTTATTTTTGAATATAAAAAGACACCCATAAACTACGGGTGTCTTGAAATGAATGATTAAAAAGAATAACTACTTTTAATTATCACATTAACGATATCATTATATCGAGATATTATAATATTGTCAAATGTTTAAATTATCCATGCTCCTGATGCATCCACTTTATAGCCATCAGGAGTAGTGCAGTTAACGTACAATGCCCCACTTGCAGCAAAACAATAAGATTCGCCATTAATGTATAACCACTCAGAATGAGCCATCTTACATGAACTTTGTAGATAATACCAAAGACCTTTATCTTGAATCCAAGCAGATTTTCTTGCATAGCCTTGATCATCAAAACTATACCATTCTCCATCTATTTGTTTCCAAGCATTAGTATAGCAAGACTTACTAGCAATATCAGTACAGTACCACCAACCAGTTGAATCTTGATTCCAACCTAATTTAGTTGTAGCTGTTATTGTTCCAGATAAACCCATTACTATTGCATTAGCAATTGCTTCAGCACCTAATGTATTGTATTTGTTGACATCAGATTGAGTATCTACAAAACAAACTTCTACAAGCATTGCTACAGCATCTGGATATTTAACAACATATAAGTCGCTTCCATCCTTGATACCTCTGTTAGTGAATCCTAAAGATACAATGTTATTTAAAACTCTTCTTGCTTCAGGTACTTCTTTAGCACCATAAGTGAAGACTTCTGTTCCAACTCCACCACCTGCATTAGCATGTAGTGAAACATACATATCTACATAGTTATTATCTGCTTTAGATACTCTTTGAGATAAAGAGTTTGTAACACTTGTTGCACTTGAAGGTCTAACTTCAACTACTGTGTGTCCTAGAGCTCTTAGTTTACTAACTACGAAAGAACCAACTGCATTGATTATAGTTTCTTCAGCTATAACTCCAACTGCTCCTCTGTCGCTTCCTACTCCATGTCCAAAGTCTATTGCAAATTTTGTCATTGTAACGCCTTCTTTCTCATTATTTTTATCATAATCAAATAGATTGTATTGTTTAATTAATATTATTAATTTACTTGAATATTCAGGACTTGTACTATATCCATCTGCATATAACTTATTAGCAACTGATGCATAATCACTATCACTTAAGATATTTTTATATCTATCTTTTTGTAAGAATAAAGAGTGATCTAAAATACTATCTTTAAGACTATTATATTTTCTAAAATAGGCTTGTACAGTTATTTCTATATCATCTACAATCTCCTTAGTGATTTTTAAATACTTATCATATCCGCAACCTTCTGTCCACTTTATACCAAAGCAATTATTTGCTTTAAGATATAATTCACTAGTACCCCATCCACTCTCTAAAATAGCTTGAGCAATAGTAATACTTGCAAGAATTTTATAAGTACTTTGTGATTCTATAGCACCGTCTTTTATAAGACTTATAAATGTTTTTTGTTCCATTTAATTTCACCTCTCTCCTATTTAGTAATAAAACACTTCTAGATTTTATTACCTTTTCGAAGTTAGCTATTAATGTTTTGAAGTATTAAATTTTCATAAACACTATGATTCCAACGATGACACTCCATTATTATCAAACTTGTATGTCTTACCATCAATATCAAGAGTTTTGTCAGACACCATTACTCCATTTTCATCGAAGTAATATGTGCTATTATTGTGTTCTACCCATTGCTTAACAGCCATATCACCATTCTCGTTAAGATAATACCATTTGTCATTATCTTTAACCCAATCTGTTGCAGCCATTTCACCTGTTTCTTTTAGGTAATACCACTTATCTTTGTATGAAAACCATTTACTAACTAACATTTGACCATTATCATTTATATAATACCATATATCTGAATCAGCCACCAATACCCAAGTAGACATAATCATCTTACAATCATTATCTAAGAAGTACGACAATCCAGAAGAATCTTTATACCATTCATTTTGATAAGCATATCCTGAATCATTAAATATAGACCAAGAATCTTTGATTTTTTGCCATCCGTCTGTAAGAGTATAATATTTCTTATTAGCAACGTCTGTTACATAAAACCACCCATTAACATCTTGATTCCATCCATCTTTTAATACTATTTGATCATTATCTGTTATCTTACTCAAAAAAATCACTCCTTTCAAAGTATATTACTTATCAGAAGCGACTTATTAATTATTGATTTAACTTTACATCAAAACTAGTAGATCCGTCACTTACTATAACTCCGTCTACCTCTTTGTCTTCGATGTATAATTTTCCGTCTCTTGCGTCAGCAGCCTTTTTCAGTTCTGCTTTGTTTGGAGTTTCCTTTATAGAAATATAAGTAGTTAGCTTATTATCTTTTAGATACTTCAATAACTTCTCATCTTCATAAGAATATTGTGATGCTACTTTTCTGAACTGTAATGTACCAAAAGGCAACTTAATAGACTTTTTATTGCTTCCACTTAATTCGCCCTCTGCATATCTTTCAAGTAATTTCTTGAAATATGCTTTAGTGTTCAAAATAGTTTTTAGCTTTTCGTCTCTAAATTTATTTACTCTTTCAGTATACTTCTCAACTTCATCATCACACATACTATTTATTTCTGTTTCTTCGGCTGTTAATTCTTCTAATCTCTTTAGAAAGAAATTCGCTCCACTTACATCTAAGATACGATAACTGTCATCTAAATCATGATCAACAAGACCTAATTGTTTGGCCTCATCTTCCATAATTGATTCTTTTAATTCGTCCATTAATGATAAGCCTTCACTCACATTAAAAACCTCTTTTCCTATTTCTTTTATTTCTCTCGCTAACCATTCGTTCTATAAGAACTCCTGATGCAGCTTTTTCTTGTTGTCTTTTTGCATATCTTTTTTCGTAATAGTCATTTATAACTAAGGCCATAAATTCAGACTTACTTAAAGCTCTCCCCATAATATCCCCCTATAGTTTACAATAAAAAAAAAGAGAGCACAAGGCCCTCTTCTAATTACTTAGATTCTTTATTCATGTAAACTGGTTGAGCAGCTTGTACTGTTTTAGTAGCAAGTTCATTCATTTGAACATAAGCAGATTCTAATTTAGCATTTAATGTAGCAACTTCAGTTTCTAACTTAGCATTTAATGCATTAGCATTAGTTAATTCTGCTTCTTTCATTTTAAGATTGAATTCTACTTCTTTCTTCATTGCAGCTTCTTTAATAGCGAATATCTTAGTTGCTTGAGCATTTGCAGCTGTTTCAGCATCAGTTTTAGCTTGAGCTATTGTAGCTGGAATTGCATCTACTGCTGATCTTAAGTCAAAATTTACTTCTTCAATTTCTTTACAAGTTAATTCTCTTTCTGTAACTGCATCTTCTTTATCTGCTAAAACTTTTTCTCTTGTAGCTTTTGTATCAGCCCAAGTATCATTTTCTAGCTTTTCATTTCTTTCTTTGTCATAATCATGTTCAGCTTTTTCTCTTTCTCTTGTTTGCTTTAATTCAGCAATCTTAGCATTTTCATCAGCTATAAGTTTGTTTTTTCTAGCTATATAGTCTGCTTCAAGATCTGCTAATTCTTGTTTCTTTGTAGCAATGATTTCATCTTTTTCAGCTTTTGCTGCAGCAATTTCAACATTATTAGCTTCTACTAATACAGCTAATGTATTAACGCTTACTTCAATAGTAGTAAGTTCAGTAATTTCAGCTTTCATATCAGCAATTCTTTCTTCTAATGCTGTATACTCATTTTTGATTGTTTCACTAACGATATCTCTTCCAATAAGTTTTTCTGCCTTCACTACTACTTCCTTCTTTCTTTCAACTTCTTTTACTGCGATAGGATCGAACTTCCCTTCTTGGCCTGCGATGATTTGGTCTTCCAATTCCTTCGCGTACTCCATAATAGTTGCTCTTGTGTCCTTAGTTTTAAATTCTCTTCTTTTCATTGTTAATTCCCCCTGTTTTTTATTTTATTATTTTTCATCATAAATTATATTATTTCAATATAATTAAAAAAGAAGATACAGATCTCTCCATATCTTCTTTTTTAATTAATGAAAGGACATTTTTAACTATCAATTAAATGGTCCGCCATTACAAAATCATATTACCACTTTATTTAATTCTTGGCAAGACTTTTTATAATGTCTGAATCAAATCCTTCTTTTTTCTTAATTATCTTCTCTTGTATGATATCCCAACTATCGTTACCAATAAGTTGATATACTATAACATTCTTATGAATACTATCTGCTCTTTCAAGTCTACCTTGTCTTTGCGTTTGTATTGCGTAAGATGTAGCTAAGTCATATTCAATTAGATACTTACATTCACTTAGGTTTAATCCTTCAGCTCCTGCATCAGAACATAATAAAATCTTATATTCATCTGTATCTCTAAATTTATCATATGCTTCTATATATCGTTGGTCTGAAGATAATGTTCCATTTATATATGCTATCTTTACATTAGAGTTTTTCTTGTTATACTTTTTATCAATAGCTTCAGTTAGTATACGTTGCATTCTTTCGAACTTAGAAAATATACATACCTTTTCTTCTGACTCAAGTATTTGGTCAATAAGTTCAAGACACATATCTAATTTAGGATTTAAATGAAAGTTTAATCCATCTGCATGACTTTGTGAGTATTCTGAATCTGAAGTTGATAAAAGATACGGACTATCTGTTAACTCTTGAGCAAATGTTTGCAGTGCCATAATCTTACCATTGATTTGTTGTAATTCAGTATTAAGCATTGCTTCACCTTCTGATTTACATTTACTTCTGATTTGAAAATCTTTTGTATTAAGTTCTTCAAGTTCAGCCATCATCTCATCATGTTTAATGACTTGTTCTGGTGTTAAATCAATATATATTGGCCATGTTGTAAGCTTTGGTAATTGATCTGCTATTTCTCTTTTTGTTTTAACAAATATATTATCACTAATTATATCTTTTAATTCATCTATATTTTTGAATCCATTTACTCTGCCGTAACCAGCATAACTAACATATCTCTTTTCAAATTTACCAACAGCTCCAAGTAGTTCTGGCTTTACAAATTTATAAATACCATATACGTCTCTCGGATCTTTAGTAATTGGAGTTGCGGTTGCTCCTATTTTAATTATAGCATCATTAAGTTTATATAATGCTTTAGATCTTTCTGCAGAATGAGTCTTAGCATAATGAATTTCATCGCATATAATACATTCTATTTTCTTTGAAATCATTTTTTCTAAAACTTTCTCATCTAATAAAGTTTCATAATTAGCTATTAATAAATCTCCTGCATCAAATTGAGCATTGAAAGATTCTATAGCCGCTTCATTTTGTTCAGCTATTTCTGCTATAAGTAACTTCCTTTGTTCTACGTCTTTGATTATATCAAGTTTCTTTAATTTTTTTTCTAACTTCTTTATCTTAGAAGTCCATTTAGAACATCTATCTGCATAAGTTTGTATTATAGTTGCATTTAAGTCAGAAAACTTTTCAACTTCTTTCTTCCATTGAGTTTTTAAAGAAGCTTTTACTACAATCAATCCTTGACTATTAATAACACTATTATTAATAGCTTCAAGATAAATACCTATTGCTATTGGTGTTTTTCCACTTCCACAAGGCAATACCATTAATGCTTCTCTATTTTGAAGTGCAAAATATATAGCTTCTTTTTGATATTCATATGGCTGTAGTTTCATGTCTTTACCCATATTAAAATAAATAGGAGGTATGTATTCATTATCATAAACTACATCTTTGAAATAACTAAGTACTTCTTGTAGCTTACTGTGATGAAATATCCATCCTCCTAATTTATCTTTGTTGGGTTTTGCACAATAAATAAGTTTAGATGTAATAACATTGATATAATTATCAAAGCCAGCTATATTTCCGTTAAACTTAACAAGAAACATATTGTTATCTAAAAATTTTATTTTTATCAAAATGCCAACTCCTTAATTATTATTGATTTGTATTACGGTATCCGTAATTATACCTTTCAAATAACTATTAAAATCTTCTTCTGATTCAACATTGACATAACCTTTATTTGATATTAACCAAATATTAAGCCATGATTCCTGTATGATATCATCAATCGAATTCAAAGTTTTATCTACAACATAAGTATAGATACCGCGAATGTGATCTTCTACATATTTTTCTTTGTAAGCATATAGTTCATCGAAACTTAGCACGTCTCCTTTAAAGAATATTTGTTGCAATAAAAGGTTCAATCTATGATTTTTCATAAAATTCTCCATTCTATGCAAATGTATCTAGCAACTATATATTACTTACTTTCGTTTTTATATAAATATTTAGAATTGATCTCAGAAATAAATCTTGATGGCCTTGCTGTTGTGAAGAATCCATTAAACATTACTCTCTTTGGTCTTAATATAAATAAGTTCTTCTCGGCCCTCGTCATCGCAACATAGAACAATCTACGTTCCTCTTCTAATGCCGATTCAAAAGCTAATGATCTTGCGTGAGGACACGTTCCTTCATTTGCACCAATTATGAAAACACATTTCCATTCTAATCCTTTACTCATATGCATAGTTAGTAATTGGACTCTGTCTTCTTCCTCTTCGTTGGTTTTTCTATCAAGGCATGCTTTTTCTAGGAATTCTTCTAAACTACCATACGTATAAGATAATTGAACTAATTCAACTATATTACCCATCCTATCTTCATATTTTTCTGGATCGTCTGCTTGAAGATATTCATAATAGTTAGTTTCTTTAATAACATAAGCTAATAGTTCTGGCAATGTTAAATCGTCCATTACATTTCTTATATTATCTATTAACTCAACGAATTGAGCTATTCCTTCTTTAGCTTTACCAGTTAGTCCACCTTCTTTAGATGGTTTGTCCAATACATCTTTACATGCAGTGATTAAATCTGAATGAATTAAATCACTTCTTGATTCATCAATGATTTTCTCTATAGTCTTTGGGCCTATACCACGTTTAGGTATATTAACTACTCTAGTGAATCTTTCTACATTAAATCTATTAGATACGACACAAATAAGTGAAACTATATCTTTTATTTCTTTTCTTTCAAAGAAATTCACTCCACTTAATACCTCGTAAGGCATATCATATTTTAATAGCATTTCTTCAACAGCTCTTGATTGAGCACTAGTTCTATATAGTACAGCTATATCATTATAACTATATCCATATTTTTTCTTAACCAATGCAATTGTCTTAACAACTCTTAAAGCTTCATAACTTGGATCAGCTTCTTGAATATATATGACAGGATCACCTTCAACATTTTCTGTAAAGATTTCTTTTTCTATTTGGTTAGCATTCTTTTTGATTAAACTCTTACTAGCATTAACTATCATGTTGGTGCTTCTATAATTTTGATTTAAGAAGAATGTCTTAAGTTCAGGAAATAAGTTTCTTATATTTAACACTGCTTGTAAGTCTGCTCCTCTAAAAGAATATATACTTTGGTTATCATCTAAGATAAAACAAACATTGCAATCTTCACCTGAAAGTAATTGAATTAATCTTATATCTGCAGAACTACTATCATGATATTCATCACTACTAATATACTTATATTTATTATTTATCTTTTCTTTTATATTAGGATACATTTCTAGCAACCTAATACAATTAAATATTAAATCATCAAAGTCCATTGCATTTTGATTATATAACTCATCTTGATATAAATCATAGAATTTAGCATATGGATCGTCAATGTTCTTCATAGCTTCGCTCGGAGATATCATCTTATGTTTTTTCTTACTTATATAGTCAGCTAATTTTCTTTCATCAATAGTATCATCTTTAACTTTATTTCTAACCTTCTTAGAATCATCCATATCGAATATAGAAAAATTTCTATCAAACCCTAATATAAAATTATCTTCATCTTTGCTTACGTATTGTCTAAGCATTCTGCAACAGAAACTATGATATGTTCCCATAGTTATTCTAGATGCTAAATCTTCTCCTATTGCATTTGCAATTCTCTTCTTTATTTCTTTTGCAGCTTTATTAGTAAATGTAAATATAAGAAAATTAGACGGATTTAATCCGTCTAATATCATATATTGTGTTCTACTAACTATAACATGCGTCTTACCTGATCCTGGTCCAGCAACTATAAATTGAGCACCTAGATAATCAGCTACTGGCAACTGTTGTTCATTATTCAGTCCATCCAGTATATCTTGTTTAGTTACGTCCATTTAGCGAACACCTTACCTTTCTCTTTTGCACCATCCAAAATCTTTAGCTGTAATAACGTGATCGAATAATACAAGTTTTGGTTCTTCTTTTTTCATTATAGTTCACCTCAAATAAAATTTAAGCTTTATCTATCATATATTCAACAGCTAATCCTTCTGCAAGTAATTCATCAGATATATTAATTTCATTACCTGCAGCATCTGTATACCAAACTTCTGCAAGCCATCTTTTAAAGCTATCTGTCTTTACTGATTTGAATACTATAGTTTTATCTATTAGTTTCTCTGTAGTAAATGCTTTAGCTTTAAGTCCTTCTTCTTTTGTTACTCCAAATTTTTCAGGACAATTAATTCTAAGAAGTCTAAATCTTTGTTTTATAGTTGTATAAAAACCCAAATCCATATCAACATCTATAGTGTCTCCATCTACTACGTTAAATACGTGACCTTTTCTTATATATTCATCTTGTATCACTTTACATCACCTCTTTCGTTATACTTGTTCAGTTTTAGATATGTTACTTGGCGTTATACTTATACCTTTTAATTGATCACGAACTGTATTCATAATTTGCTCACCTATTGCTCTTTGGATAGCAGTATTTATACTAGATTCTAAATTCCAAGTAGATGATGATACTAATTTTGCTATAGATCTTTTAACTACATCATCAACGCTTCTTTCAAATACGCGACTATCTATAAGTCTTTTTTCCATTATTCTAATCATTGAATCATCAATCATTTTAGCAATATCTTCTTTAGAAATTTTAAGCTCATTATGGATATGATTTGTTAAAGCTTTATAAGTATCAACTTTAACCATTAATTTAATTTCTTGAAGTTCGTTTATATCTCCCATGTAATCCTCCTATAATTTAAGATTAATGTTTACGTCTCCGCCACCATCATAATAGTCTTTAGTATTTGTAGTTCCTGTAGCATCTCCACCTAACACCATTTCTAATTGTTTAGTTTGGTTTCTGCAGCTTTCACCTTGGAATCCTTCTTTTGCTTCAAAGCTAAAAGAACCATCCTTCTTTATTGTTATTTCTACTACTTGTTTTTCATCTTGTGCCATTATTGTTTCCTCCTCTAAATTTTTATATTAATTTCTAATCATCATCATATTCATGTTCTTCTTCATGCCATGGAGATTCTAACACTTGAAATGCTGGATACTCGCAAAGTATTTTTATAACCTTTTTAAGATACCAGATTTCTTCTTTCTTTGTAAGTTCATAGTAGTCAACATCTATATACGTAATTTGACCTCTACTATCTACAGTCATATGTTCTCTGTCTTTATTTTTATATAAACCTTGCATTCCAAAAGTTGATTCTGTTACTTCATCTATGCATGGTAAGCTATTAAAGAAATTATTTTCTGCATCAGTTTCATAATCATCTGTCAAATGGCCTTCTGCATGATTAGTTAAATAATTTATATTTATATAACAACCATCTTCTTCTTCTGGATCATAGCATTCATATATACAATATATAGGTCTACTTAAGAATGTAGCGTGTAATTTTAGATACTCTTTTAATTCTTCTAATGATTTATGAATTGCATTGTTCTTCATATAATCTTCATTGAATTCATGCTTGTTAGCATTTATATAATTTAATATTTCCATAATAAAAAGGGGCCCTTGCGAGCCCATCCTCTCTTAAACGTATCTATACGCTTGAATAACTATATCTCCGTTTTCATTTGCTTTGATATCTTTTTCATTATCTATAAACCATCTTTGAGATTTGCATTTTGCTATAACGTCATTCTTTTGGTACACTTGAGCGATTTGGTTAGTCAATGTTTTTTGGTTCAAGCCTGTACCATAAAAATCTCCATTAACTTCAACAGTTTCTTTTCCATCAACCATTTTAAAGTTAATTCCTGCAGCGATTCTTTTTCCATCTACGATGAAAGCAGCGTCTACTGTGTCTTCAATCCATTGGTTCTTTATAGTTCTGTTGTTGTAATCTAAAGTTACACCAATTTCCTTTAAAGACTTTTCTAATCTGTCCTTGTTAGTGTTTACCAATGAGTTATTGCTGAATTGTGTTAAATGTGACATAATAATGTCCTCCTTCTAATTTTAAATTTTTGACTTTTAATTTCTGGTTTTATTATAACATATTTATACATTAATATCAAAATCGATTATATCATTGTCATCGTGACTAAATGTTTCTACATCTTCTAATTTCGGTATAGTATTAGAAAATCTAGCTCTAGTCTTGTAGTATTCTTCTAGCACTGATATTTTCTCTTTTGACGATTCGTATACAGGAATAATCTCAGGTATTGCAGAATCTATATCAGCTTCTGTTATTTTATTATTACCATCGATCTTGTATCTTTTAAAGGCTTTTCTTATTGCAACTTTAACTGTTTCTTTTATTTCAGCTCCAGTAAAGTGCAATGTCTTGTTAGAAGCATAATCAATTATTCCATCTTCTAATTCTAATTTGGATTTACCAAAATGAATTTTAAAGATTTCTTCTCTTTCTGGTTCTGTTGGTAATCCAAAGTACCAAATAGTATCGATTCTTCCGCTTCTAGTAAGCTCTGGTGGAAGTGCTGATGAATTATTTGAAGTCATAATAGTAAAGATATCCTTACTACCATCTCCCCCTAAAAATTCTAACAATTGTCCTACGACTCTCATTAAAGTACCACCATCACTACCGTTACTTGACGCTGTTCCAGACAATGTCTTCTCAACTTCATCAATAAGTAAAACACATGGAGAACATGCCTTAACAACATTAAGTGCATTATCCATATTTTTTTCTGATTGACCAACGTGTGAATGCATTACTGAACTCATCTTGAATTGTAATAAAGGAAGATTTAAAGTATTTGCCATTATCTCGGCACTCATAGTCTTTGATGTTCCTGGAACACCTACACCTAAGTAACCTTTAGATTTCTCCACACCAAATGCTTCTGCCTCTGGAGTGAATGTATCTTTAATGTCATCTACCCAAAGCTTAAATGCTTCATTACCACCCATATCGTCTATGCCTGCGTTACATTCCTTGTATTCAAGGATTCCTGTTTTTCTTATTAAATCAAGTCTAGCTTGATAAAATATCTTTTCTGATAAAGCATTATATTTAATGAGTGACCTGTTTGCATAACTCTTAATTTCTTCTAATGTTAAGCCATTAGCTAAGTTAATACAATTTGCCAACTCTTGATCGGTTGGAATAACGTAATCAGCTTTTGTACTTTTTTTCATTAATTCTACAAAAGCATTTAGAAACTTTGTTATTTCCTCTTTATTTGGCGTTTCATATTCTAGTATTGTGAACAATTTTTCATGTTCTAAAGGGATATTTACAATAGGAGAAATAACTATAATCGGATTATAGCTTATCATTTCATTAGCAGCTCTCTCTTTTGTATCTCTAATTCCTCTAAGGATAGATTTCCCTTCATTGCAAAGATGGAAGTCTTTAAGTATCCATATGTTTTCGTTTTTGTTTCGGACTTCTTTAATCATTCTTCCATCAACTTGCCTTGTTGATTCTTCTCCACTTTTTTGACTATCTATAATAATGTCAAGGAGTCGGTCTGGACTAACCCCTTTTTCTGTGTCCTTCTTAGTTTCAGCTTTAGTTAAAGGTTCTTCTTGCAAACCCTCAAAGAAACTCCAACTCATAAGTTTTGTGTTAGGTAACTCATCTATTATGATTTTCTTTATATCTGTCATTACTTGTTGCTCTTCATATGTTTTAATCCATATACATTTGGCCTTAGCTTTTAACAGAAGTTTAAGCTCTTGTATTGACGATTTCATAGTACGTAATCTCCTTTCTTATATATCCATATCTTCTAAACTATAGTTATCTTCAACTAAATCTGTATTTATAATGCTTCTTCTAGCAGCAAAGAATTCTTCTTGCGTGTTATATTCATCTTTAAGTTTTAAGTCTATTACTTCTTGTGGTACTTCTGATTCTAAATTCAATATAGATTTCAATACTGCTGTAGTTTTAGATCTCATGCTGTCTATTTCTATTAAGAATGGATATTGTTTTTCTATATATAATTGCATAGATAAATTATTTGCATTATCTAATTCAACGATAGATTGAGAATCATCTATTGTAAATTGAGTCTCTGAAATAATATTTATATTTTCAAAAGTTCCTATCTTATCTACACCTGAGTAGATATATCCAAAACTATTATATCTTGTATTGATAGCTAAACATCCTTGTTCTAATAACTTAGATGCAAAAGCTGTTTTAAGTTTAGTTTTTGCTTCTATTATATAAGTAGAACTGTCTGGAGTCTTTCTTTGATATGCTCCTCTTGCTACTTCATCTACGAATGTTTGAATGTCTAATTTTTCTTCTACCTCTATATTAATAGAAGCACAACTTGCTTTAATAAATATTTCTTCTTTATTAGAAGGCATTGCCATTCTTTGACCAAATTCATATTTTATTACATGCATAGTTTTAGCTTCATTAAATTGAGTTATACTATCATCATTCAACTTTGTGTTTTTTAATTCCATTGTATCCACTACATCATATGCATCTTCACCTGCTACTGGATGTGGACTTGGAAAACTTACCTTATATATTGACATATTATATTCCTCCTAATTTTAATATAAATTAATTTTTTCTATATTTTTATTTTTTGCTAAATAAATTAAATCATTATTTTTTGCTAATTTAATTCCTTTTAAATCTCTCATACTATATCCTAAATTATTTCTTATGTCCCATATGATTTGATTCCCTGAGCCTACTGAACTTATTAGTCCATCTTCTTTAGAACCATCCCATAAGCGTTCTTCTTCTTTAAATTGACCATCTACAACCATATCTATATATTTTAATAATTCATATATTTCAAATTGAAAAGAATATGGATCTAATTTATATTCATATTCTTTTATGATAAGATTTTTCAATTCTCTCCATGTATATATCATAATATGAAAATTATACTTTTTCAATTCTTTACATAAAATAATTAAATTTCTTATTTGGTCTGTTGGTTCTCCTCCACCTATAGTTATATACTTATTAGGTGAATTGTTATTAATATGTTTTGCCATTAGAATTGGATCATGCGTCCATAGAGCTTTTGATTCATCCCATGTTGAACTATTAAAACAACCCTTGCATGGATTGCCATTAAAAGCTTTTTTACATCCAAGGAAGAACAACTCAGTTCTATTATTATCATCTGGACTAGGGCCCGCTGTTTTAACAGACCAATTACATTCTCTTAATTTTATTCCAGACATATCTCCTGCTGGAAGTCTAGTATCAATTTGTTCTTTTAGTTTTAATAGTTCCATATGTTATGTCTCCTTGCTTGTCTTTAATATATTGGTCATAAAAGCACCACATTTAGTGCATTTTAAGTAGTTTCCTACAACTACTTTTTCATAAACAACTGTTTCAGTTAATGTGAATTTTACTGGTTTTTTTACAACTCTAATCATTTCGTCTTCTGTGAATGTCGTGTTGCCACAAGTTCCACATGCAATATCTTCATTTTGAGTAAATAATGCCATATTAATTTCCTCCTTAAAAGTATCGGGGCTCAAAGGCCCCTCTACTAAATACTATTTTGCTGCTGCTAATCCATCTTTAATAGTATTAACTATTAAATCAATATTGTCAGGAGTAATATCATAACTATCTCCAGTTGTTTCATATACAAAGTTATCAAAATCTTCATCAGATACTTGATAATCTGCAATGTATTTACTTATATACTCCATCTCTTTAGCCTTAGCTTCTTTAGCTTCATCTGTCCATGGATCTTCATAGTTTATTTCATTGAAGTATGCACTTTCATCTTCATCTCTATATAGTTCTAAACCTATACCGAATAAAGATGCTGCTTTCTTTAATGCATCTGTTCCTGCTGCTTTGAAAACTGATTCTTGATCGTTTTGTTTTCCAAGTACAGATTTTGAACCAAATCCATCTTTAGATATAGTTATAGGAAGTGGACTATTGCCATTCTTCAAATATACTGTTATTGTACCAAGAACATGAGCAACAGGTCCTTGAGCTTCTGAAATCCACTTGTTAGGATCATTTTCTTTTTTACCATTAACCCATCTATTAATAGATGGTTCTGATTGTTCAATCCATTCTTTTTTTACTTCCCATGACCACATATAACCAAATGCATTATTTAGCATATCAGTTATTGTAGAGCCAGAAAGATAAGATAGCATTTTCTTTCCGCCACCTTCTCTTTGCTTAATTAAAGCATCTGGAATTGGAGCTATAATAGCGTCCTTGATTTCTTTTGATATTGCGATTCTATCTATATTCATAAATAAAATTCCTCCTTATATTATAAATTACTTTTCAAGTTTTAATGAACCTAACATTGTAATTAATACACTGTTTTTATATGAAATTGCATCCATTAAACTCTTAGTAAAGTTATATCTTTCTCTCATTTCATCTAACAACTCATAAAGATTAACAGTTCTACCGTTAGCATCTTTATAATTCATTACTGCAAGTGTAGCATTAAGTTTTCTTTCATCTGGATTAGAACCCTTAGCTGACATCTTCTTGATTCTTTCTATAGTACCTTCAGGTTCTTTACCTGTAAGTATTTCGAAATTAGTCTTAGTGTCATTAAAGATAATCCAAGTAGAATCTCTTAATAAGCTTAACTCTGATAATGTAGATTTAATCATAGTAGTTGTCATATCATTAGAAATTAATATGTCATTAAGTCTAGTAATATTTTCTGTTCTAAATGCTTCCCAAGCTTCATCTACGAAACCTGATCTTATTGACAATAAAGCATCTTCAAAATTAACTTCTGACTTAGGCATTACAAATTCAATTGTATCTGCACCAGAGTCTATGTCTGATTCTACAGCTTCTTCTGCTGCAGCTTTACCTGCTGGCTTTCTTCTTCTTTTATTAGTTGCTGCTGGTTTAACTTCTTCTTTAGCAATTTCTTCAACTTTTTCAGCTATAACTTCTTGTGCAGTATTCTCTTCAACTTTAGTTTCAGTTGCTACAACTGGTTCTACCTTAACAACAACTTCTTCTTTTATTTCCTCTGTCTTTCCTATTACTGTAGGAGCTGCAACTGGTTTCTTAATAAAAGGATTGTTATTCTTTAATGGAGCTGTTTCTACTTTCGCTTCTACAACTGATTCAACTGCTTTTGGAGCAACTACTAGAGGCTTTCCTCCTGGAATTGATGGTTTAGCACCCAATACTGGTGGCTTTCCTACTGGTGGTTTAGCACCAGGAATTGGTGGTCTTGCTCCTGGAAGTGATGGCTTAACACCTGGTAACGATGGTTTAGTTCCTGCCACATCATTTATTTTATTTGCTGTTTCTTTTGCTTTACTTAAAAAACTCATTTCTTATTCCTCCTCAATTATCTTGTATATGTTTTTCATAACGACTTCATGTATTTCGTTAGTAGACTTATTCATAGATTTTACTTTTACGGCGTTATAGGCTTCAGCTAAATAATCATAATCATATTTAACCTTAGTAAAGTAATCAAAATTATTTAACAAATTTTCAAATCTATCTTCATCTTCATTTCTTTCCATATTTCTTCTTAAGTATTCTTCATGATTAATATCGAAATAGAATACTCTATAGGCATTGTCTTGTAACATTTCTTTAATAGCTGGTCTATTTACTTCTCTTGCTAATTCAATTCCTTGATAAGCATATGAAGATATAAAATGTCTATCGCATAATACGATATATCCTTCTTCAATCCATTCATTGATTTGAACATTATGTTCTGCTCTTGCTGTTGCAAAAAGATAAGCTTCAGCAATATCTGAAATTTCTATATCTGATTTCAATATCTCTCTTATCTTTTCACCTAAAGGAGTGCCCCCTGGTTCTCTAGTCATAATAACCTTATGACCTTCAGCTATTAACTCATCATAAGCTAAAAGCATTTGACTAGATTTGCCACAGCAATCAATACCTTCGAATATAATTAATCTAACTTTGTTTCTATTGATATTCTTCACCTTCTATCTCATAAATTACTGCTATATATTTTTTCAAGGAACTGTCGTTTTCGTTTACTATAGTTTTCTTTCTTATCTTAGAAAAGACTTTATTAGCAACTACGTCTAATACTTTTACTGGTTCTCCTATTGTTCTTTCACCTTTGTTAGATACATAAGTCATTCACATCACTCCTTAATATCGTCTTGTATCATCATATAGCCAAACAATTACTTCTCCTTTATGAATATCTTTAACTTCTCTTGAATCAACACACCATTTTTTATTTTCAATGTTAACATGGTCATGTCTATCTGGAACAAATATTCCTGATGATCCTATTTGTTGTTCTAAAACTTCTGTAGTATCTCTTTCTATAAACTGAACTCTCATTAGCATCACTCCTTGTTTATTATGTTTAAGTTTGGATATTGCTTTTGTAAGTCTGTAAATGCTTTCTGTAGGTCGTTAAAGAAGTCCCATGTATAACTCGATATAGTTTCGTCATCTAGTCTTTCAGACTTCTCTAGTTCAATAAAATAGCCTGGGTGATAAGTTGGCATTACATTCACGCCGCGATACATGAAATATTGACCTCTTATTTTAGATATGTTTTGCTTTCCAATTTCTTCGTTTATGTCATTAGTAGCAACACCTCCTAAACATATGATTAATAAAGGCTCAACCATCTTAACTGCATAATCTAAAAAGACTTTACAATTAGTTCTTTCGGTCTTAGTAGGAGCTCTCTTAATTTTAATACCATTGTTCTCTCTATGAGGAAAACAATTTACACTATTCATAAAGAATATCTCATCTTTATTTACATTAAGTTTTTCCAATACTTTAGCTAAAGATTCCCCTGATTCATTATTGAAAGGAAAAATTTCAGCTGAGGAATCTGTTTGTTGATCTTCTGTTGAAGATTCGCCGATGATTAATATACTTGCATTAGGATTTCCATTAGTGATAGTTTTCTTTGTATTACATATATCACAATCTTCACATCCAAGGATATATTCATCTAGTTTCTTCTTAGCTAAAGGTTTTACTAACTTATGAACAAAATCAATAGGATTTGCTGGATCCGCTTGATCTATTAATTCTAAAATTTGATCTTCTATCATTCTATTCTTCCTTTCTTATAACATTAAGCTTTACATCACCTTTGTATAAAATTACTGATATGTTGTCTTTAGTCAATCCTCTATCATTGAATTCACTAACTAAACACTTAGCTAATTGTTCTGTTACATTGTCTGTAATGTTTTCTTCAACTGTTACAATTACAATGTCTCCAGGCTTTGGAGTTATGATTTGAATTTGTTTTATATAATCTAATAACTCCATATTACTCTCCTAACTTGTAGTCACTATTAGCTACCTTTAATTGAGCTTTTAATAATTCTATCTCTGCAAGTAATGCAGTATTTTGTGCCTCCACTAGTTCTGTTCTTCTCTTATGAACATCAACTTCGTTTTGTACCTTAGTAAGTTCTTCTCTATCATGTTTCATTGTAACTACCATATCTATAATATCTTCATCTCTTGTTACACAATAGAATCTATCATCATGTTCTTTAAAACTAAACTTAAGAAATTGAAATTCCATATTCTCTGCTTTAGCTTCTCTTTCTAATTTTTCAAGATGTGCTCTTTGAACAGTAAAGGTTTCTTTACCTGGCTCTTTATTAATGTTCTTCCTTGTAGTTGTCTTAAGTTCAATCATTACATTAATAAGTCCTCTTATTTGTTCATCACCTTTTACTTTTCCTGCTCCACTATTTGGAGTTCCTGTTACGCTTGTACTTAATGCACTTTGCATTTGATTAAAAGACTTCTCTTCTGAAATTGCTCCCATACGTCCAGTCTTTTTAGTTTTTATTATGTTCTTTTTTGGAGCTACTTTTTTTGGTGCTCTATATTGACTCTCATCTACACATAAGTAACACTTATCTGCATTCTGACAATCATCATATCCATACTCACACGACATCTATATCATCTCCTTGCCCTGTTAATAATATTGTTCTACTCCTATTTTTTCCTAGATCATATGTCTTACATTTATCAGCGACTAAAGTCACCCAATAATTATCTCCATCTTTTCGTTTCTCTGTTAATAATAAATCCAATGAACATTGGTATTTTATTTGTGTACTGTAATTTGAAGGTACTCCACTACCATTAATAGTATTAAGTAATATTAAACAAGCATTTATTGTACAACATCTTGTTATTATCTTTATTAAAGATGTATTAAAAGCATTAAATCTCTGTGCTATATATGCACTTGCCATACTATGATGTTGTTCTTCTGGTAACAATAAATTAGATATTGCATCTATGATTATAAGATCAGCTGTTCTGTTGCGTAGTTTTTTTAGATACTCCATGATTTCTTCAACCTTGTTTGATCTAAATATATACATATTATCAGGTACATTTTCGGGTTGTAACTTAAAGTATGTGTCTATATAAATTACTATCTTATCTGGATTACGGTAGGCAAACTCTAATCCTAAAGATGTCTTTCCAACTTCCTCGTCTCCTGCTATGTGAATACAAGCCTTCTTACTTATTCCTTCAGGCATAAAGCCTTCTAAAGGATTTATTATAATATTACCTTGCTTTGCAATAGAGTGTAAGTTGAAAACTCTTTCTTCATATTGTATTTGTTGAATTATTTTGTTTATTTCCACAAATCAACCTTCTTTCATATAATAGAAAAGAGAGCACAAAGGCTCTCCCCCATTACTATTTTTTCTTTTTGTTAGCTTTCTCAATGATATCTTCTTCTGGAACTACTTCTTTGATTTCTTTTTCTATCTTAGCTTCAGCAGCTTTGATTTCATCTACTTCATCATCAGATAGATTTTCAACAACAGTTTTGCCATTTACTTTTGATTTAATTTCCTCAAAGAATGTTTGGTTTTCTATGCAATATTGTCTAAACTTTGCAGTACCTTGCCATTGCATCTTTTCACCGTTTCTAATTTCAGGATCTCCGTTTTCGTCTGGAACTTTATAGAAAGCACCACCTTTAACGATAACTCCACTAGCAACAGCTAATTGGATTAATTCAAGATACTTCTCAGTACCAAGTCCAAATATTCCAAAGTATTCAGTTTTAACATAAGGGAACTTGTCCGTAACAACGTGATTCTTTCTTACGGTAAATCCTATCTTAACGCCTTCTTCTTTCTTTATAGGATCATCTGGTCCTATAGAAAGCTTTCTAGCATCAGCTATAACTGAAGCACCATAGATTATGGCTTTTCCTCCACCAATTATTAATGGATCTCCATACATCATACCACCAATTTGAGTAGTTAAATGTTGAATCATTATAAATGCTACATTTTGTTCAGCTACTGTTGCAGTAAGCTTTCTCATCATCTTAGCATTCATTCTTGCTTGAAGTCCAACTTGCATACTTCCCATTGATTTATCTAATTCTTCTTTAGGAACTAAACACTTTAATGAATTGATTACAAACATATCTAATGTTCCAGTAAGTAAAGCTGATTCAGTAGCATCTAAAGCTTCTTCTGCAGCTCCTTCTCTAGTTATTTCTAAATAGAAGAATCTTTCTGGATCAATACAAAACAACTCTAAATCTTTTTCAGATATAGACTTTTCTGATTCAAGCCATCCAGCTATAAAGTCTGGATCTTTTTTCATGTTCTCACCTATTGTTTCAAGCAAATGAAAAGTTTTTCCTGAGTCAGGATTACCAGCTAAGATAGATATTCTACCCTTGGCCCATCCTCCACCTAATGCATCATTTACATTCATTGATGGCGTTTCTACGAAAGTAACTTTCAATTTGTTTTTAAGGTCTTCATTATGTGATAGTCTTCCTATTATTGTTCTGCCTTTTTCCTTGTTATACCCGTCTGATAATTTGTCCAACTTTTTCTTTCTTTCAGCTAATGTCATATCACTCATATACAGTATCCTCCATCTATTCTTTTATATTATCAATCAAACCATTTAGTGTACTAATCAGTTCGTTGTAATTATTAATTTGTTTTATAATTAATTCGGAGGAATCTATATCTTCTAATGCTGTCAATCTTTCTGTAAATATAACGATACATGCTCTAAGTATTGGTTTTATAGCAAACATATTAATGTTATTGTCTGAATCTTTCGCTATTTTAAGCGATTCTTCTGTCATTATAGATACTAGGAAATGCTTGGCCTCATTGCCTTCATACGGCATAGCTGATAAGCAAGAAAACATATAATTAGTTAGTCCATTTCTTATCTCCTCGAAATTTTCTGACGACATTTTATCACCTCCTAACTATTATATTATATTTCTACTATTTACTAAATAGAAAATCATATATTTCTAAAGCTTTTTCCATATTATTTTTACATTCTACTAATTGCTCTTTAGTGTTCCATTGTGCAAAGTTATCTACTTTAATTTCTTTATCAGAATAAGTAGCTATATTATCATTGTTGAATCTTACTGTTAAGTATTCAATTTTTACTCCATCAAGTACACTTTCAGGAGTAGTCGTTTCAACGACAGCACCTGGAGTATCTTCTAAAATTCTTTTAACATTTTCTGTTCTTAGCTCATCGATACAAACAGCATTATCAGCTGTAGATTCCTCGATACCTTTAGCTTCGATTTCAGCTATGTTAACATGTTTTTTAATAAGTGATTGAGATGGCTTACATAGATATTTCAAATAATCTTCTTTATCACTTGCTTTTATAATCTTCAATATTGTACTAACAGATAAGTCTTTATCACGAGCTAGTTTATTTGTGGTTGTACTAAAAGCTACTTCTTTAGTTGCGTGTGTTTCAAAATAAACTACAATGTCATTTATTGATGGTTTTAGCTTTATCATAATGTTCCCCTCTTCCTTTTCCTTATGGATTTTTATATGTTCTCTCATTTTTAATAAACCTTTTTTTGATAATCTACTAACTTGAACTTGAGTTATGCCAAGTGTATCTGCAATTTGAACTTGTGTTTTTCCATGAACAAATTGCAATTCAATTAACATTCTTTCTTTGGGTGTCAATAAAGACATTAAATCTTTCAGTAAATCATTGTCTATAAATTCCTCAATGTAATCATGCTCATCTGGTATAGTTTCTTGTAAATGTACTTTACTATCTCCTCCACCATATCGATTACTATCCATATCAGAATCTAAAGGAATGTCTCTAAAACCATACTCAGCTTTTCCTGCTGACAAAAGTCTAGCTTTAACAGTGTCTCTAATATATCTTAATATATCACCTTTCACAATCCATGGCATATACGTATAGAAATTTATATCTTTATCTAAGTCGTATTTTTCAAAAGCTTTAGCAAATCCTAAAGATGCAACTTGTTTAAAATCTTCAATAGTAAATGCATAACAATGTTTAAAATATCTTTGTTCTGCATAACGACTAAAATCAATTGCTTTCTTTCTTAAATATGGTTCATATCTTTCCATTGCTTCTTCACAAGTCATATCCTCATAAAGATCTTTATTTAACTTTAGTTTCTTTTTAAGATTGTTCATACTACCCCCAATAATACTAAGGGCAGTGTGAACCACCCATTATTCTTCTACTAAAATTTCTTCTTCATCTTCGTTCTTATTAATAGAAACAGAGGCAACCTTATCATTATCATTAAGATTTATAACCTTAACTCCAACAGACGATCTTCCACAAGTTCTAATACCTGTAGTAGGAATTCTTGTGATTTGGCCTTGTTCAGTTGCAACAAATAATTCATCAGTTTTATCTGCTGTTAATACAGCAATGATATTACCTGTCTTCTCTGAAACACTATGAGCCTTCACGCCTTTTCCTCCTCTTCTTATAATAGTCCATTCTGAAGCTTTGGTTTTCTTTCCTAAACCATTTTCTGTGATAGTTAATATAAGATCTTCATCATTAACTATACACATATCCATTACTTCATCACCTTTTCCTAAGTCAATGCCTATAACTCCTGTTGCAGCTCTTCCTTGAGACGTAATAGTACTACTATCTATTCTGATAGACATACCTTTACGTGTTACAACAATAACACTTTCACCCTTAGATAACAGTGTTTCAACTAATTGGTCCTCTTCATTTTTAAATCCGATTACCTTTGTTACGTTGAACTTAGTTGATAATTGCTCTACAGATAATCTCTTGATATAACCTTGTCTTGTTACAAACAGTAAGTTATTCTCTTTATCTTTAAGATTTGCATTAATCACACTAACTATTTTCTCACCTATATTTAAGCTTAAATAATTGTTAATGCTCTTTCCTTTTGCTATCTTAGAAGACTTTCCTATCTTATAAGCTTTTAATGTATGACATCTTCCTTCGGTTGTAAAGAATAATAAATCATCTTTAGAGCCAGATGTAAACATGAACTTAATCATTTCATCATCTTTGGTATTGGCACCTTTGACACCTTTACCGCCTCTCTTTTGAGATTTGTATTCTCCTTCTTCAACTGCTTTAATGATTCCATCAGATGTATAAGTTATAATCAAAGTTTCATCTTCAATTAAATCTTCATCATCAATAGAACCTTCTCCAGCTACTATATCACTTCTTCTTTCATCAGAATACTTCGCATCAAGAGCTTCAAATTCGCTTTTTAAAGTACTTAATAAACAAGAGTTATCATTTAATATAGCATTAAGCTTATCGATTTCTACAGTTAAAGTATCTCTTTCTGTAGTAAATCTCTCTTGAGAAACATTACTTAGTTGTCTAAGTTTCATTTCACATATATATTCAGCTTGTTCTTGATTGAATCCTATATTTCCTAACGCTGCAATTGGATCTTCAGCAGTTCTGATTGTATCAATAACTCTATCAAGTAATTCAAACTCTCCAGATTCATCTTCAGGATCTATTTCAAATAATCTTAAAATACCATTAACTAAATTAATTCTCTTAGAATATTTATCTAAGTCAAACTCACTTCTTCTAATTATTATAGAAGTTGCATGAGCTAAAAATTGCTCTAATAATTGCATTAAAGTTAATGTCTCAGGTTTCTTATCTACTAAAGCATTCATATTCATACTATAGTTAATTTGAAATGAAGAGTTCTTAATCAATTTATTAATTAATAGCTGAACATTAGCATCTTTTTTAGTTTCGATTACTACCCTAAGACCATCTTTATCTGATTCATCTCTAATTTCTTTTACCTCTGGAAAGTCAGCTTCTTTTTCTTTGCCAGAACCATCTTTGTACTTATTAGCACGCTTTCTTATATCTTCAACCATATTAGCTTTGTTAACTTTGTATGGTATTTCATATATAATGATAGTTCCATCTGCTTCTACATTATATTTACTACGAATAATAACTTTACCTTGACCAGTTCTATAACCTTGTTTAACTCCAGATAAACCAATAATAGTTCCACCTGTAGCAAAGTCTGGTGCTTTTATTAAATTAATAACTTCTTCTTCGTCTGGTTCTTGTTCTAACAAAGCTTGTTCTATAACATAATAACAAGCTGAATAAATATCATGTAAGTTATGAGAAGGCATTTTAGTTGCAAGTCCTACAGCTATACCGAATGATCCATTCATAAGCATTGTAGGTAACAACGAACCTAATACTACTGGTTCTCTTTCAGAACCATCGTAGTTTGGTTTAAAATCTATAACATTCTTATTAATGTCTTTCAACATTTCATAACCTATAGGTGATAACCTACCTTCTGTGTATCTCATTGCCGCTGCTCCGTCACCATCAACAGAACCAGAATTTCCATGAATATCAACTAAAGGATATCTAGTTGAAAATTCTTGTGCTAGAACTACCATGGCTTGATAAACAGACGTATCACCGTGAGGATGATATTTACCTAAAACATCTCCGACACTTCTTGCACATTTTTTATAAGCCTTATTTGGTGCAAGTCCTAGTTCATACATACCAAAAAGTATTCTTCTATGAACTGGCTTTAAGCCGTCTCTTGTATCTGGAAGAGCTCTATCTTTAATAACATACATCGCATAATCTAAGAACCTTGGCGGTACGATTTCCGCCAAAGATACATTTATAATATTTTGTTCTATTAATGCAATTGTTTCGCTTGCTTGCTCTTCTATATATGTTGTTTCGTCACTCACTATTTAACCTCCTTCTTATACGTCAATAGTAGACTGTTCTCCATTTTCCATTATCCATTCTTTTCTTGCATTAGTATCTTCACTCATACAAAGAGAGATTGCTTGTTCGCAAGCTTCAGCATCTTCTAGATTCAATTTATACAATCTTCTAGTTGCAGGATTCATAGTTGTATCCCATAACTGAGTTGCATTCATTTCTCCTAATCCTTTGTATCTTTGAATTTCAACACTTGGGCCCATCTCTTCAGCAATTTGATCTCTTTCTTCATCTGAATAAGCATACTTAGATACTTCATTTTTCTTACCAATATTTAAAGTCAATTTGAATAATGGTGGTGCAGCAAAATAAACATATCCTGCTTCGATTAACGGACGTAAGAATCTATAGAAACAAGTTGCCCATAGACATTGAATGTGTAAGCCATCGACATCGGCATCCGACATTATAATAATCTTATGATATCTACATTTAGTAATATCAAAATCTTCTCCTATACCAGTCTTAAATGCCTTAACAGCTAATCCTATTTTCTCGTTAGATATAATAGAAGTTAGTCGTTGCTTTTCAACATTTAATATTTTCCCGAATACAGGTAGAATCGCTTGGAACTTTCTATCTCGACCTTGTTTTGCAGTTCCTCCAGCTGAATCTCCTTCGACAATATAGATTTCGCATTCTTCTGGTTTCTTAGAAGAGCACTCGGCTAATTTTGCTGGAACTCCACCTTCAATTAAGCTTTTCCCTTTACGACTAATATCTCTAGCTTTTGCCGCTGCAATTCTAGCTTTACTCGCAGATTCTATTTTATTAATGATTGTTTTAGCTATTTCAGGATTCTTATCCATATAGTCATAAACTGCATCTTCAGTAATATTCTTTACTGCATCTTTAACAGACTTCATTTCTAATTTGGATTTCGCTTGACCTACAAAGTTTGGATTTGCAACTCTTACAGCTATAACTCCAACTAATCCTTCTTTTATGTCATCATTCTTAATTTCAAACGCAATTTTATAATCAGCCATGTATTTTTTGACAGCTGATGCAAGTCCCATAGTGAACCCTGTTAAGTGATCACCATTATCTACAGTGAACATATTATTACAGAAAGTATAAGTTTCATCATTATACGCATCTGTATAAGTTAAACCTAATTGTATATCAATATCATTAACTGAAGTTTTGATACTAACTATGTCAGTAATTCTTTTCTTATTCGCTGTTAATTCTTCAACATAAGTCTTGAATCCTTCAGGATAACAGAACTGTTCTGGTTCTGATTCTGGACCTTTTTCAAAGAAATACATTGATAAACCTGGATTAAGATAAGACAATTGCTTAAGTCTTTTTCTTAATGATTTAGTATTAATAGGTTCTGAATCTGACCATACATCTTCATCTAATGTAAAGAATACTGTAGTTCCTCTTTCCTCTACGTTCTCTTCAATGACTCTTATTTTTTCAGTAACATAACCTTTAGCAAAATCAATTTGATATTTATTGCCTCCAGTTGCTACTTGAATGCACATTGTTTCAGATAGTGCTTGTACACAACTACCTCCAACTCCATTCATTCCTCCAGTTTTCGCAGCATATCCATCATCTTTTCCGAACTTACCTCCACCATGTAATGTAGTGAAAGCAATCTCTACTTGAGATTTACCTGGATAACTTGCATGTTCAGTAACTGGAATTCCTCTACCATCATCTTGTACAATATATTGCTTATTAATCTCATCAAGAATAACAGCAATATTCATACAATGTCCTGCGACATGTTCATCAACACTGTTATCAACTATTTCGGTAACACATTGATTTCTATTAGATATATACATTCCTTTACGTGTCCTAACATTCACTGGAAACTCTAAGACACTTATTTGGGCTTGTTGTACGTCTTCTGCCAATTTAGTTCCCCCTTCCATGATTAGATTCGAATTTAACTTCTCCATCTAATTCTGTAACATTTTTTGAAATAAATCTAGACACAACTGAATCAGTATGAAGAGAGACGTTACAAATATCTCTTTTTTTATTTTCTTCACATTTCTTGCAATCTAAATCAGAAGAACTATAAGCTCTACATCCATAACATAATGGACATAAAATATACTTAGGACATCTTACTATGTTTCCTAATACATGAGCTGGTTTTTTTTGTTCTTTCATAATCTCACCTTAACTTTCTAGCATTTCAGGTTTAACAGTATCAGTAATATGACGAATCCAGCCTTCTACAGCGGCAGTAATGTTACCTTTCATAGTTAAATCATAATTATAAGTGACTCTCGCAACTAAAGGTAGATATTTTCCTCTCATGATTTCAGCTTTTAATATATCTGATGCCATTAGAACAATTTCTCTTTTAATTACTGGTTTCCCTTTGTCATTTAGTATAGTTTCGCCTGTTTCAACTAGAGTTGTCTTTACCATATATTTAGTACCATTAATCTCTGTATTTGCTTTTTCATAAATAGTTAAGCTTGAAGATATTTGTTGAATAGCTTGAATAATTTCTTCTTCATCTTTTAACTGCTTATCTAATTGATCTGTTAATTCCTTTTGCATTTTATCTAATGCATCTAATTCTTTTTGCATTGTAATATCATTTGTAGACAATTGTATCTCCCCTTTAAATAATAAATTAATTGAGGGAAACTAATGCTTCCCTCGTAGATATTATCTAATTATTAGAATGGTCTTTTAGCTACTGGTTTCTTTCCTGGAGTTCCTACTGGAGGTTTTCCTCCTGGTGCTGGTTTAGATGCTGCTGGTTTAGAACCACCACCTGATCCACCGTCTCCTGCTTTTCCTACAACGAAAGATGCTTTTTCAACTAATACATACATTTGACCTTTTACAGTAGCACCATCTTTTTCATAGTCATCATCTCTTTGAATTCTTCCTGTGATTATGATTCCATCTCCTTGAGCAAAGAACTTATTAATGAAATCTGCTGTTGGTCCGAAAGCTTTAAAGTTTAATAAATCTTCTGGATAGTATTGAGCGTCTGCAGGTTTGAAATCTCTTTGAACTGATACAGCCCATGATAAGAATGATTTCTTTTCTCCTTCTCCTGCTTTAAAGTTTCCTTCGAAATGTGGTAATTTCCCGTTTGTGTTAAAACTATTTAATGACATATTGTTTCTCCTTCTTGCACTCTCTTCGTGCACATAAATTTATTTTATTTTTAATTTTTATTAGTGTCTTGTCCAATTTTTCGGGTATTTATGAGATAAAAAAATATGGGTAAGCTTTTATCTGCTTAATTACATCCATGTAGAAATGGAAAACCCAATGTTTTTTATCTTATATAATTATAACATAAATTAGATACTTTTTCAAGTATATTTAAATTATTCTGCTTGGTTAGAAATTTGTACTAAGTAAGTAATGAAGCCATCTATATTAGTTGGTCTAATGTTATCAGCTCCACTAAATGCTCCTTCTGACCATGCGTTTACACAATCAATATATACATAGTCTTCACCCCAAGCATCAGTGTAAGCTTTAAGTGTTTCTAAGGCTTCTGCTTTAGCTGTAGTCATTTCTTCTGTCCATTCTTCATCAATGGCAACTTCGTCTGCTACTACAGTTTCATCAACTGGAACTTCTTCTTCTTCAGGAATTTTTTCTTCTACTACTTCTTTAGCAGGAGCTGCTCCTTTTCCTGCATCAGCTTTTAATGAATCTTTCTTTGTGTTAGCGGTTGCTGTTGCTTTCTTATTTTCAGTTTTAGCTACTGTTTTAGTTTCTGTTGCTTCTGCTGCATCTTCTGATACTGCTGTATCTTCAACTAATCCTGTCATAGCTATAGCTTTAGCAAGTTCTGCTAAAACCAAAGCTCTGTCTTTAACGTCAGTAATTCCTTTCGCCATTTTGTATCCTTCTTGCATCATGTTGTAAAAGTTTTGTGATAATTTATTCATTGTTAATTCCTCCTCGAATTTCTTCATATTATTATTTTTATATTTTGATAATTTTTATTCTGCTATTTGTTCAATTTCTTCTTCTGGTGTTGGTTCTCTATGAGTTATAACAGCTTCTGCATTTTCTTCAATTACTTCTTTTGTTATAGTAATCGTGTCTGCCAACTCATCATCTGGCAACTTGTACATGTAGTCTAGTAATTTTTCATCTACTATTGCTCTTAAACTTCTTGCACCAGTTTTTCTTTCAATAGCTTTATGTGCTATTGCTGCAAGTGCTCCAGGTTCAATAATAAGATCGATTGAATCCATCTTTAATAGTTCTGTATATTGCTTAACTAAAGAATTTTTTGGCTCGGTTAATATTTTAATTAAAGCTTCTTCATTCAATTCATTCAGTGTAGCTATAACAGGGAATCTTCCTAAGAATTCAGGTAACATTCCAAACTTCTTTATATCATCAACAACTACATCGTGGATGTATTCATTAAATTCAGCTTTCTTTGTATCTACTATTTTAGAACCAAATCCCATAGTAGATTTACCTTGTTTTCTTTTAGCTATAGTTTTTTCTATACCTTCAAAAGATCCTCCTACTATAAATAGTATTCTTGATGTATCAATCTTAATACATTCTTGATCTGGATGCTTTCTTCCTCCCTTTGGTGGAACTTCTGCAATCGTACCTTCAACTAATTTTAATAGAGCTTGTTGAACTCCTTCTCCAGATACGTCTCTTGAAACAGAGACATTTTCACCTTTACGGCAAATCTTATCGATTTCATCTATATAGATTATTCCTCTAGCTGCTTTTTCTACGTCTCCATCTGCATTTTCAATTAACTTTCTTATACAATTTTCAACGTCTTCTCCAACGTATCCTGCTTCAGTTAATCCAGTAGCATCTGCAATTCCAAGTGGAATCCCTAATTCTTTTGCTAATGTCTTAACTATATGTGTTTTACCTGAACCTGTTGGACCTAGTAAAATTACATTAGATTTTTCAATCTCGATTGGTGGATTGCCATCATGTTCATCAAAGTACTTATTCATCTTATAATGATTATAAATAGCTACTGCTAATTTTTCCTTAGCAATATCTTGATCAATTACGTACTCGTTTAACATATTTTTAATAGCTGATGGCTTTAAATTAGCTATAAGCTTTAATTGTTTTCCTTTAGATTTTACGCCTTTGATTTTTTCATTACAAATCCCTAAACAATCGAAGCATATAAAACTAGAAACTCCTCTTATCATTGCTCCTTCTGTTTTGCCACAAAATCCACAAATTTTCTTTTCATTACTCATTAGTTATGCCTCCTCTTATACTTGTTTTTCTACTATTTCATCTATTAATCCTAATTCTAACGCTTTTTCAGCTGTTAAAAAATTATCTCTTTCACACAGAGCTACCATTGTATCATAGTCTACTTTTCCTTGTGTATATTGTGAAAGGTATTTATTTAATTTAATCTTAAGACTTTCTGCAAATTCTACTCTTAATTTCATATCGGTAACTTGTCCTTCTGCACCACCTAATACTTGATGTATCATTACCGTTGTATCTGGCAATACCGATCTATGTCCTGGCTCCCCTGACGCTAGTAAGAATGCTCCCATAGAGGCACACATTCCCATTCCTACTGTCCATACTGGACTTTTTACGTAATGCATTGTATTTTTGATTGCAAGTCCTGCAGTAACTGAACCACCTGGACTGTTGATATACATTGTTATTGGTTGGTTTGGGCTATCTGCTTCTAAAAATATTAGTTGTGATACTAATAGATTTGCTGACATATCATTTACTTCTCCATTAAGAAATATAATCCTGTCTTTCATCATTCTACTGATTAAATCCATTGCCCTTTCAGAGTTACCTTCTCTTTCTATAACCATTGGCACTAAATTGCTTGTATTCATTATGTTTCCTCCTTGTTTTATATGTTTATATTCTATCATTTATTTTATATTTATTCTATAAAAGAATAATATTAAAACCCTACACGAATTAACATGTAGGGTTTTAGAATCATTCTCTATTCAATTTTAAACTAGCACCCAAAAATCGAATGCGAATCCTTGTGTTATGAAGTCGTAAGGCATATAGAAATATCCCTTATCTCCCCATGCAGTTCCCCAAGAATTTCTTACAATAAGTCTTTTCTTAGCATCTTCATAACCTACGAACTCTACAGCATGTCCGCCTAAGTTTTGTTCGTTAGATTTTGGCATTGGAACTACTCCTGTTTTTGCAACAGTTGCTGATTCAAAACTTTCAAAGACTTGCATACCAGTAAGAACTGTTGAACCTAAAGCTAAAACTTGTTTAATTTCATTTAATGTTCTAACTGCATGATAACCATTTGCTTTGTAGTTTACAGCATTTGCAGTAGCTTCAGTTGATGGAATCTTAGCAAAGTCAGCAATTACATAAGGCATGTATTTTTCTTCACATACACCTACAGCTGCAACTTTACATATATCTCTCATTTGAGCACCACTGTCTTGTGAAATTGTACCTTCCTTTTCTCTTTCTCTATAATACATATATAATCTAGAAAGTGTAAGGGTTGGTTTTTTGAGCAATGTAGCAATACTAGCACATCCTGCATTAGCTGAACATGAGCCTAATTGCCCTTGATCAAAAATTGGTGGACATTGACTTCTTAAGTCAACCGACTTAGGTAATTTTGCTTGCGGAGCCACAATAGCTGAAAGCATGAAATCCCTTTCGTCTTCTTTTTGTTTTCTTAAATTATAAATCATAATAAAGAACCCTCTTTCTTAAGTAAATTTCAATATACATTACTTAAGAAAGAGAGTCTTATACCTTTTATTTAAAATGTAAAATCTTTCTTAGGATTCTTTGGTTTTTGAGAAGCTTTTCCAGTAGGTTTTGGTTCTACATAAGTTACTTTAATAGTTTTAGCTTCTTCAGCTTTAGCCTTTGCTTTTGCTATTTTAGCTTTTTCAGCTTTTTCAGCTTCTATTTTCTCTGCTCTCATTTCCGCTACTTTAACTTTCATCTCGTCCTTTTCATCAATCAATGCATTTATTACTTTATCTGCTGATGCAAAAGCATTGTATTCAACGATGATGTCTAAATAAGATGGAACATCTAACTTCTTTTCTCCTTTAGCAACTCTCTTTTCATTAGCAGCTTTAAGTCTACTTCTATGAGCTCTCATATTAAATCCTATTTCAAATCTCATTTTTTCAGACATTAAATGATATACTATTTCATAATCGCCATCATAACAATTATTTGCAACATAATCAATCTTCTCTCTTACAATGCCTCTATTAACATTAACAGCTAATTCTTTATTCTTTTCTACTTGTCCAAGTATAACTGTTTCTACTTTTACACCTTCAGCTAATGCTTTTTGAACTAAGAAACTAGCCTCTTCTTTAGGAATTCCATAAAGAGTACATCTATCTATTGTTGCTTGTATTTTAACTAATTTACTTTTTTCTCTGTGTTGCTTGTTTAATAATTTCTTAGCATTGTGTTCTTTTAATTCTTCTTTAGTCATTGTAGCTTTCTTAATAGTTTCATCTGCTGCTGCTGTTTTTTGTTCATCAGTAGAATTTTCTTCAATATTTAAAAGATAATCTCTTACTTTTTCAGCAACTTCTGAATCAGTTAATAACATACCAACATTTAATAAAGCTCTTTTTGTAAATAAAGCCAAAGTAGCTACTCTTTTTAATCTTACGGAGTCGCCTTCATTTTGAAGGTGAGTCTTAAACTCTTTTAATTCATCTCCCTTAAGGATTGTTAGACCGTTTAATTCTAATTCATCTTTATGTCTTATTAATAATGAATCAATTGCTTTTTTCCCAACTCCATAATAATCTGATACGGTTTTTGTATCAATTACTAAATCAGATGTTAAGTAAGGTATAACCTTTACTCTATCTAATACCTCTGTACGAGCGATTAAACCTTCCCTTGCTTGTTTGTCCTCTACTAAATTAATCATTTTTGCGTTTTTCATGATATTTTCCCCCTTGATTTATATTATTTATATATTGTAAATATTGAAATGCTATTTTAACAACTCAATAATTTCACCTATGAATTCCAGGCAATCTTGTTCTTCTGGATTGAATCTTAATAGCTTATATCCTTTTGCTTTTATGGCTCTTTCTCTTTTTATTTCATTTAGAACATCATAGTCTTTATGACCATTTTCATCTATTTCAATAGCTATCTTATCATTGATAACAAAATCTATAAAATATTTGCCACATTGAACTTGTTTTTCTATCTTGTTATGCTTATTAAATAATGGATATATAACTTCTTCAAAACCCTTTTCAAATCTTTTTTTGTATCCTTTAGATATTGTTATATCTTCATAATATTTATATAGTTCTGAATTGACTTTCAATATTTCTATTTTAACTTTATTTGCTACATGATTATTTTGAAGATAAAATGCTGTTAACAATATCGAATCATAATTTAATATTGTTAATTTAGATACAAACTTTAATTTTTCAACAATAGATTTATTTTGTAAGTTTTTCTTAAATTCTTTTAGTTCATTTGATTTAAGAACTTTTAGTCCACTTTTATCGAATTCTTTTCTATGTCTAGTAATCATAATTTGAATTGCATCTATTCCAACTTCATAATAATTGGCAACTTGTTCTGAAGTCATTATATCGTCTATTATAAAATCAATCTGTTTTTCTTTGATTTCTTTTGCCATAAATCCTCCATCAGATATTGTTGTATTAGATTTGTTCTAATGTTTTTACATCGTGTTGATAAACTTTTTCAAAAGTATTTTCTATATTTGTAATAGCTACCGACCATTTATAATCAGTAGTCTTCATATCTTGTAATAAACAATAATGTAGATTTACATCTTCTACGCTATATCCATTAAAATATTTTCCACTTGATGTCAAGTAATCTTCTTTTAATAGTCTTGCGGTTTCTAGTATACCTTCATAACCTGAATTGAAAGTAGTTCCTGTCGCTTGAGCATTATATACTGCATGCCCAGTTAAGTTAGTACCATTAGTTCCACCAGCTTTGGTGGCCCAGCCAGATTCTTGTGCAACTATTGAAGCTATAAATAGTGCATTGACTCCGTATTGTTTCTCTGCATCAATAAATGCTTGAGAATACTTTGCCATTTTTGGTTTTCCAATTTTATAAAATACTTGATTTAATTCTTCTACTGTAATTCCTGACACACTAGTAAGATTTTCTTGATAAACATGAACATTATTCTTTCTACTATTGTCATCGATTACGGCTTGTCTTGCTTTATCTATTGCTGCTTGTTTTTCTTGTGCTGCTTTTATCTCCTCTTTTAGTTTTTTCGCTTCTTCGACAATTTCAATAAAATTCTTCAATCTGAAATCTGTCACTGTAAGGTACTGATAACTTGTAGGATTTAATAATTTGTCCTCAACTTTAATTGTTGTTGTACTGTTTTGCTCAGGTACTAAAACAGTAGCATTTGTTTTCAATGATGGTATTGTTACAACAATCATTAATAGAATTGCTATTGTTTTTTTAATCATATTAATTTTCTCCTTTGCTTTTTAATTTAAAGTTAAAATACAAGTAACATTTTAATATTACCTCTATTTTACCTTTAATTTAACAAAATAGGAACCTCTTTTTACAGTAAGCTACCAATTGTAATTAAAAATACTTAGTTTTTGCATAATAAAAAGAGAGACGGGGTACAGCCGCTCTCTTCTCATCACTCATGTTATTAGTTTACAAATAAGTCAACACTAATCATATAAAAATACTTTACTCTTAATAATTTATTTTTTTTGATAATGTTATTAAAAACACAAAGTATATATTTACATGTGGCTTTTAACCTAGCAAAATTAATCGTTATCATTAATCTTACTCAAGAAATATATACTATGTATTTGCAACAAATTAATATTATATATTTGACATTACCATAAAATTAATAGTATGTCAATGGTGCCGACTATAGGAATCGAACCTACACTTCTAAGCCACGTTAGCGGAGCTCCCTTAGTGCTCACCTTGAACTATATCGGCATAATATAAAAGAGCAAGCATACTAAAACTTGCTCTTTCGATTAGAAGAGAATTAGGATTTTTTTTGTGAGCTTTTCACTCACTTGTCGATTTGGTGGTTTCGAGATTACCACAAACTCTCATCTGTTGCCAGACTGGTAGCCTCACGAACTATTGAATAATTGTCTTAACCACAAGGGAATACGGGCAACTATTCTCATTATCAAGTATAGAGGACTTTCTATACTCACAAGTTATAACCTTCTCGCATTAGCAAATAGGCACTAAGGAGAAACGGGTTTTTGGCTATTTATATTCCCTCAATTATAACTCCAAAAATTTAAATCATAAGACCTATTTACCTCCTCATGATTAATGTCCTTTTGTTTTTGAGCTATGACAGGAATCGAACCTATGTCTAGGATTAAAATTCCTATGCTCTACCACTGAGCTACAAACTCATATTATTTTTTTGTGATTGCCAACCCTCAGACAACTACTAGGTATGCTCTTCCTAACTTAGCTAAAGTTACGAGCACCCTTCAACGTCCCACTAACATGCATTACCTTTGACGTCATTCCTAAATACCAAGAACCCACTCTGTGATTCTTATAATTGTGATAATAACTATTATAGGCTATTGGGAATCGAACCCACGTATATGAGTAAAAGTCATATGCTCTGCCACTGAGCTATCGGCCCATATTATATTTATTTGGCAGGCCCTTGTAGGACTCGAACCTACATCTCCGTTGTTTGTAAGCAAACGGTATTCTAACCAATTGAACTATTAACCCATGATGTAGGGTAGAAGGATTCGAACCTTCACACAACTGAGCATATCATCTGAGTTGCCGCTTTTTGCCTGTGTCTGCCAATTTCACCATACCCACATATTTTGTGGAGAGTAGAGGAGTCGAATCTCTAATCCGTACCAAACTATTACCGTTTTGTGGCGATAACAAAGGGAATCGAACCCCTGGTCTTCTATCGAAGATGGACCGCCTTCTCCATGTTACTAGTCAACCTGTGCACACTAGCACGTCATTACTATTCGAATTCATAATAACATTTTAGAACTTTTACTGATTACAAACATTTAACGTAGCAAACTCGTACCTATTAGAATGAACCTTCAACTAGAGGTGACGAACTAATTGGCATAATCAGGCTTATTTCTCGGTGATTTTTCATTATATTCTATTGAACACTGCTGGATCTGTATGATTTATATCTATTGTAATATAAGAATAGACTCCTTCATACTTTAAATGAGGTTGTGTCTCAAATATATTATCATTAACTGATTCATTTAAATTATCTCTAAATATATCTACTTTTATTACATCAAATGTATCATTCAAAAGTATAACTTCATTATCAACATCTTTTTTGTCAACAAATGCAGTATATATTTGATTATTTAAACCAGTGAATTCTAATCTGTAAAATTTGTTATCTACTAATTCAGTTTTACTAGGTGTTACTTTTTCTAATATTAAAGTGTGTTCTCTCATAGTATACTCCTTTTTGTATTATTAGATACTTACACCATACCATTTATATACTCTTGCCACAACAGTTTTATTCAGTATTGTTTGCAAGTATCTAATAAGTTTAAGTATAAACGGTAAATATTTAGAAAATAAAAAAGACATTCAACCACACACATAAACACATTCTACGGGAGAAATTATTTACAAATATTGAATATCTTCTTTATTATGGTGGCTTCAATTGGACTTGAACCAATGATCTTTCGGGTATGAACCGATTGCTCTAGCCAACTGAGCTATGAAGCCATGGAATGAAGGACGAGACTCGAACTCGCGTAAACCAGTGCCACAAACTGGTGGACTACCAACTATCCTACCTTCATGATATTATATTAGCTATTAATGATTACTTTGGCGAGCCATTAATAGCTAATAAAAGATTGAAATCGGACTTATAATAAACTCCTACTATTGTAGGTGGCTGAGGAAGAAGGGTTCGAACCTTCGCATCGTGGAATCAAAATCCACTGTCTTTCCGCTTGACTATTCCCCATTGTTAACCATGAGAGTAAGGGAACTTTATACCAGAACAACATTCCCTGCTTTAGGTTCTTAAGCTTTTCTGCAAACTGTACTCTCGACAGATATGGTCAGGACAGTAGGACTCAAACCTACGACCTCTGGCTCCTATTAATGCCAGTGCTCTACCAACTGAGCTACATCCTGATATTATGATTATTTAGACACTACTCAAGGTTATCACCCTAAAAACTAACGTTTCCAACATCCGTTAAGCTTTCAATACATTGGTCAGGGTTCTCATCTCTAATAAATTAATTATTAGTCTTTAGCCTGATGACGCTTAGTGCTTACGTTCCTAAGATACGACTATTTTATAGTCTTGGTATAGCTACCAAGTAAATAACCATGGGAGCAAAGGAACTTTATGCCAGAACAACATTCCTTACTTTTGGTTACAAAGCTTTCCGCAATATGTGCTCCCCACACTTTGGTCAGGACAGTAGGGATTGAACCTACGACTTCTGGCTATAATCGTGCCAGCACTCTACCAACTGAGCTACATCCTGATATTTAAAGTAATGGCAGGTGGCTCATTACTTTATTGTTGTTCTTATTATAAACGCCATCTATGAAATCTTTCGCTTTTGAACGATATGCATATTGTACTTCCTAAGAACACTTTGATTCAGCTTATGATTAAAACTAACAAATCATTGGCCATGATCGCAGGCATGCTTTGAATCAACAGTAAGTTTTTTGTTAAGCTAGTTAGTAAAGAATTCGCTTAAACTACAGACGACCTTGGTCAGGATACTAGGACTCGAACCTAGGATCTCCACATCCCAAATGTGGCGGACTACCAACTGTCCTATATCCTGTTGGTGGATGCTATAACTACGAACTTCTGCACCCGTAATCTCTGCTAATAGGATGGTTTATCTAATACTTTATCCTTACCGCGTTGATATAAGTTTCGGCTTCACACAATTAGAATCTGTGAAGACTTACATAGATTATGGTCGCAAAGACTGGAATCGAACCAGTGTGCTCTAGCTTTTTGAGCTAGCGAGAAACCACTCCTCAACAATGCTATATCGGTTGGACAGTCCCTACCATACTGTCTAGATGTCTTCCTAATAAAGACTCCGAGAATTAACGTCTATCTCTGTGTGACAAACCTCGTCAGCTAGTGCAATTAGATTGCCACCGAATACTGGTTTTGGAGCTGAATAAGAGATTCGAACTCTTAACCTTCTGATTACAAGTCAGATGCACTGCCAATTGTGCTAATTCAGCATATAAAGGACTATTATAAAAGTCCTAAACTTGCATTTGTAATTGCTTTAATCCCTAATTATATTTAGAGTTTTAAACCTAATTTTGCTACTTATTAGGTCTTTTGCTATCGGGTTTCAAGTGGTTCACCCTTATCCATCTTTCAAGTATCAGCACCATGAGGATACTCTTTTGTAGATAGCGTACACTACTTAGTTGTTCCTACTAAGCATTAAAACCTTTTGCAGTATCGGTGGATCATTACCACTGGTTCTATACTGCTATGCAATGTTCTTATAAGTTAACTGCATACATTTACTCTTGCCACTTGTAGAAACTCTACTAGAAGTGTGTTGAACTACCCTTGGCGGAATCGTAGGGATTCGAACCCTAGCACGAATAAATTCGTCTAAACCCTTAGCAAGGGCTCCTCTTAAACCTCTTGAGTACAGTTCCATATTGTTTTGTTAGTCATTCTCCTTTGCGATGTACACTAATAACTAACATTAGAGCGGTACAACTTTACTCTTTATTGGCGAGCCCTCTAGGAATCGAACCTAGGACACCTGGATTTGGAGGCCAGTGCTCTAGCCATCTGAGCTAAGAACCCATAATTCAACGTGTTTGCTTTTGAGAAAAGAAACTTACGTCTAAAGAAAACATAGGCTTAACGCCTTGGCGGAGCAAGTAGGATTCGAACCTACGCACCTGTTACAGCCTACCAGTTTTCAAGACTGGACTCTTAAGCCACTTGAGTATTGCTCCATATAGGTTTTACAGTTTACTTTTTTGATCTAGAAAGAAACTGACAAAAGAAAATCCTATGGCGACTTATGGGAGAATCGAACTCCCGCTTCTGCCGTGACAGGGCAGTGTACTAACCGCTATACTAATGAGCCATGTTGCAAATACCCTCCCAATAATAGAGAGTATCTACAATATAAAAATATAAAAAGGATGAATGGAGACTTTGGGAGGAATTGAACCTCCGACACTCCGTTTAATAATACGGATGCTCTTCCAACTGAGCTACAGAGCCATATGGTGGAGATAGTTTTTGATTTGACTCTCTCTAGGAGTTCTACGGCAAAAGCTAACAAAAACCTACTGGTGGACAGACAAGGAATCGAACCTTGGACACGCGGATCTTCAATCCACTGCTCTACCATCTGAGCTATCTATCCATATTATTTTGTCTAGTCCCGACCTACTACTAGACACATATTCCTAATTAGAATACTCCGATATTTCTCACATATTTATGTACCACAGGGGCTGAAGTTCAGAAACATCCATATTACGTATAGTTATAATTGACTATCAATATTCTGATGAATATATCTTTAATCAAAGTATTACTAACCTAATGTGTAACTTTATTCAATTCAAGTCAATTGAGTGAATATATCTTAACCTTAGACTTTGGTGGAAAAGGTTGGATTCGAACCAACGTGCTTTTTACAGAACAGATTTACAGTCTGCCGCCATCAACCATCTCGGCCACTCTTCCATATGTATTTGCGTAGTAACATCCACGCCCTGAAGTTACTACACTCTTTTATTATGTCGAGGACTTTACCTCTTATGCTGAAAGGCTGAACAGCATAGCTTATATATATTATATTCGAAAGGAGGTGTACCATGAAAAGAATTATCCAATAAGAAGAATTCTAAAAGTCATTGTCTCGTAACCGTTACCGTTAGCTACGATATAACCAATATACCAAACAATGGACAAGTTGTCAACACCTTTTTTGAATATTTTTTATATTTTGGGTAAATTTATTTAAAATATTTATTATCCTTCCAATATTCCAATTTTCATTAAATTTAAGAAACTTCTTGCATCTAAATTTTTAATATTAATTTCTTCTAAATTTACTTCCGATACTTGTTCAATTTTCATATGTTCTTCTTTACAGTCATATTTCTTAGCTAACATTGAAAGAATAGCCGAATCGTTCTCTTTACAAATTAAAGTAGTGCTTCCATTAACTCCAGGTGCATTAAAATATATACTATATGCTTTCATTATTTCACCTCTTCTTTAATGATTTCTATTGGTCCAAATGTTGGAACACCTGAGCCATCGTGTGTTACTTTCATTGTTGCTCTATCTTTTTTTATCATACTTTTAGGAATAAAGAAATATATAAAGTTTACAAATCTAGCTATGCCTCTAAGTACTTTTAGAGATTTATAATCTGCTTCAGTTAATAAGTTTTCTCCACATTTTGGACATGGGGCATTAACATATTGTTTATAACGACTTGATAAAATTGACATGTCTTTATAATCACATAATGGATTATCACACTTAAGTCCACTTACATTGAATTCCATTGCTTTTTTTTTCATTATTTCACTTCCTCAATATTCATAATCCATGTTTCTCCAAAAGAGAACATTACATATCCTGTTTTAAGTTGTCCATTTTGTTTATAAAGAAATTTATATTTGGTAGTTCCTTTTCCTCCCCATGGTAACGGATCGTGTTCAAAAAGTCCTAGACCGTCAATAGAAATTACTTCTCCATTAATCGCATGTACTTGTTTATTTATTTCTGCTTTATTACTATTTTCTCCATAAATTAATAATGGAATTGTTATAACCAAAATGCATAATAACATATATAAATTTTTCATATAATCACCTACTAAACTGTTACTATGGGAGCTTTTACTAATTCGACTTCCCATGGCAATTTAGGTAATATGTGTTCATTTATTGTAAAAGAAGTTTCTAATTCATCATCCATATCTGCTTTTATATTGCTAATAGCTATTTCAACTTCTAATTGCGTTACTTCTGCTTTAATAATTAAAACTCCATAAGTGACATTTTTTTCTGAACAATCCTTTAATACAAATAAAGTGTTCAACTTAATTCACCTCTTTCTTTAAAATAAAAGAAGGAGCATTAAGCTCCTCCTTGTTAGTCAAATCTTTTTTATTTTATTATTTTGAATATAAATCCTAAGCCATGTAATTCTGGATATAATAATAACATATTTAAAAATGCTGCTATTATTGTTTTTAATAAGTCAATATACTTGTTATCTTCAAATCTATCACCTTGTATCCATGTTAATAATTTTAATAGACATATACTATTCAAAAATACAAATAAAATTATAACAAGATTAGCTAATATAAATACTATTTTATCTTGCATACTACCACCTATCTAATATCGCTAATATAATTGCTGATATATAATATGCATTTATATCGAATCTAGTTCCAAAAAAGCTATTAATAACACCTAATATAAAATTATCAAATCCAAACCAAGTTAACATCCATGCAAATAATATTGCTCCTACTATATATTGAAACATACTTATCACGCTTTCATTAGATTATAGAAACTTTGTGCATCTAAATCTTTTATTTTTACCATAGCTAAAGGAATTTCTAGTTGATTTTTTATTTCTAGTCTAGGTGCTTTACAGCCTGTTGTTTCTTCTAGTATCATTAACATCTCTTTTTCATCTTTACATATTATCGGTATAGCTACTTTACTACTAGGTGAATGATAATATGCATGATAAGTTATAAGATAAGCTTTAACATTAGGTTTTACTTCCATTGGCATTTGTAATTTAATCATATCATGTTCCATATTAACAATATTATTAATAGCTTGCTCTCTTTCAGGTCCGTCATGTCTTATAGCCATTAATCTTTCTAAAGCTTCATTATTAGCTTTAGTATCTATAGGCATTGTATGAACTTCGCTATCAACTTCTCTTGTATCTTTTGCATTAAGAAAAGCCCATGCGTGTTTTAATTGTTTTCCTAAAAAACTCATTTACTTTTACCTACCTTATTCTATATGAGTGTAGAAATCTTGAATCTGTGGTATATTTCTCTGACATTTCCTTTTCAGCTTCTGATCCAGATGTTGTATAAACAGTTCCTAATACAATATCCTTATTATCTATATCACTCCATATTAATTTATCACGTTCATCTTCAACGTTCCATAAAGTATTGAATCCTTCTTGTGATGTATCTACCATTTGTGTATCTCTTATTATAGTACTTGATACTGTAACTAAATACTCATATTTTGGTAGTACGTCTGGTTTGAATTTATATATTTCATGCCCTAATACTTTTTTTAAAAATGGAAAGAATATTCCTATTACTGCTGGAGGCATATCAAATATTATTCTTACAATATGATATATTTTAAAAGCTTTCTCATATCTAAAGATTAATTTTTTATAACCTTTCCATAATCCAGCATCATCTGTTGCATCCCAAAATTGGCATGTTCTTGTTACGAAGTATAAAAAATATGCTCCACACAATAACATTTGCCACCAATATAAATCCATAAACTTTGTATATATTCCGTGTATAATTCCCATAAACATTCCTCCTGTTATATTTCTAATGGTATATTAACCTTTTTACTGAAATCTTCTGGTAATAAATTTAATACTATTTTACTTGATTCTTTCGTTGGACAATCTATTGAACAACTAACTACTTTATTTAAATTAATATCATAACTTATAGTTGTATTAATATCTATATTGTAACTATTATCAAGCTCTCTTATTTTATCTGCAAATTCAATACCTTCTTCAAAAGATGTTGCCATTACATTAAAAGTCCATGTTTTATCTTTTTCTATTTTCTTCATGAAAATTCCAGGGAACAATGTCCCTATAAAAGTGGCAAATGTCATTACTCCAATGACTAACCAACCACTTGTAGCAACCTGTTTGACTCCTACAAGATAAAAGAATGTAGAAGCTGATGCAAATAAGGATCCTCTAACGTATTGTTCTTTATTAATATAAATACTTTTAAACGTCCCTAAGCCATTATCCATAATTTTTGTCATGAATGCTTGTACGATTTCTATTAACATGTATTCCCCCTAATCTATTGTTTTGTTTGCTAATTCCTTAGCTTTTTCTGCTTCAGCTTTATTTTTAGCGTCTAATTCCATTTCATCTTCTATCATTTTTTTAGCTTCTAGCATTATAGCTACAGTTTTATCTATATCTTCATATTTAATTTCAGGAACTGCACTTAAATCATCAGCTTCTCCTAATGCAATCGTATATTTTGGTATAGAACAATAGCTAGAGTTTGTTATTTCAACTGTTATATCTTCATTTCCTATTCTAGTTATTAACATTGTTATCCTCCTCAAATAATTTTTTATTTTCTTCATATTCTGTTGTATCTATTTTTTGTACTATCCAATGAATAGCTTTTTCAACATCAAATTCATAGGTTGTATATTCATAAAAATGTGCTATTTCATATCCCTGCTTAGTGTGAACTAAGACCATATCATTTTCTTCTAGATCATCTAATGTAGTTTTAAAATAACACATAGTACCACGACTGAACATTACTACAGCAATTTTTTTACTACTAATTCGATTTATATGCTTTAATACATCCATATTATTTAAGTTTATATAATGCTCCTCTCTTAACTCATTCTTTTATAATTTATACAGCGTTAAATTTACTTTACTTAGTGGTCCAAAATACTTTACTAATATCTTGTATATCTCGTCCCATTCAGCTCCTCCGCGTACACTACCAATCTTATATGGCATTGCTACACTTAAGTTAAATTGAATTGCAATATCTCGAATCTTCTTACAACACTTCTCAAACGCTTCGTAACTAGTATATTGCTTTTTATCATATCCATAGAATTCTTGTGCATACATATTAATTACTATTTGTTTTTCTGATACTTGGATTGCTTGTGCTTCTCCTAAAGGATTCGTTAATTTACACATAGTTTTATATTGCTTATATACTTGTGGATACTTTTCTTTAATAGCTAAAGCTACTCCACTACCCATTCTACCTTGGCAGTTTACTTGATGACATATTAGATCTTCACTTGCTTCTAATAAATTGCCTTTCACTTCTTTTATTTCCATTTACATCACTCCTTATTTTTGTAATCTTCATAATCAAATACTTCATTAAAAAAATAATATTCTGAATGATTATTTAAAACTGCAACAAATATTTCTAATTCATCACAACTTAATGAACTATTAAATAAATCATCTATATTTTCTGGTAAAATAAGTTCTTTTGCTTGTTCATAATTTTCAACATAGGCTACCCATGAAGATACTGCATCACAATTAGCATAAAGAGATATTTTTTCTTCATTTATTGGTTGAAATTCTTTATCCAATTCTACTTCTTTTTTTAAATTAAATTTTATTACATTAGATGACATTGTATATCACTCCTTAAATTAAAAACCATCACAACCATAACAATTTATTCTACAATAAGATGTAGCACATTGATCATTACCACACGTTCCTCCATTAGATTCTAACCATCTAATTCTTTGTCGCTCTTCTTGTTTTTCTTTGGCTTCTTGGTTTGATTTTCTTTCTGATTTTCTTCTCTCATATTCAGTATAAAAAATATCATCAGGAATATTTTCTATATCCATTAATATTCTCCTTTTTCTATGCTATATAAGAATAAAGAAAGTATTGATGCTTGCATTGCTACTTTGTTTTCTTTAATGAACTTTGCTAAGTCATCTATTTTTACTATTTCAAAATTTATATCCTCGCTTTTTTCTTGATATTCTTGAGATAGTTCTCCTTGAACTTCAGCTATATATATTCCTACAGCTTCATCTGACATTCCAACTGATGTATACGTAGGCTTGATTAATTCTCTAGCACTTACTACACTTAATCCAGTTTCTTCATGAAGCTCTCTTATTGCAGCTTGTTTACTAGTTTCACCTGCATCGATTAATCCTGCTGGAAATTCATATATATAATCATTTATAGGTTTTCTAAATTGCTTAATAAATAATATATCTCCATTAGTATATACAGGAACGATTATTACTGCATCAGCTACCATCTTACCAGTCATACAATCTAAATCTTCTGCATTCTTTTTTCTTGATGCAATAAAGTATTTAGACTCTTCACCGTCTTCTTCATAGTTTGCTACAAACATGTTTAAGAATTTATTATCCGTTTGTTTATCTACGCTTAATAGCTTTCTCATTTATTTTCCCCCAATCATTTCATCTATTTTTGATAATATAAATTTAAGTCTTTCTTGGTATGTTCCACCTACTTCAACTACTTTAAATCCTAAATTATCATACATATCTTTTAATTTATTATGAAGTTTAATTCTTTGCTCTTGTGATCCATTTAATCTCATGCCATCATCTACCCATTCAACATCAGGCTTCAACATGAACACTATGTCATACTTATCAGGATCTATATAGCTTCTAACTATGCTATTGCTATGTCCCATATATAATTGACTGAAGTAATCTGTTGCTGTAGCGTCTGTATCAAAGAAACAAACTCTATTACAGTTTCTTAATGCTTGATGATCTTGTTCAACTTGCAAATGAGCTATTCTTGTAAAGTCTTCATCAGTAAAGTAATTTTCATTACCTCCTAGATATTGCGTTGCATAATATCTTCCTACTTCTTCACTCCATGATGTATGATACATCTTAGCTAAAGTTTTAGTTAAAGTAGTCTTACCTGTGCTTTCAGTTCCAGCTATTAATATTTTCTTAGCAAAGAATGGTCTTGCTGGTCCTAATATATAGTCCCAATGCTTAATTGGATTACTTCTGATCTCTGTAGCTGATATATTAAAGTAACAAGTATCTGTATCATACGCTGTAACTTTAACTCCTGGAAAATAACTCTTTAATTTTGGTCCATATACATCTATATCTTTTTTACCGCAGAAAAACATATCTATTTTTTCTCCTGCAACTTTTTGTAATTCTTGAGTCCACATATCCCATCCATTAGGATATACAGGCATATTATTTTCATTAAGTAACTTAACGGTAATATGAGGCATGTCCATTAATTCCTGACTAAGCCATTGTACTCTTTTTGCTCCTGGCATATATGGTATTCCGACATTTCTACACAGTTTACCATTTCCTTCTTCATGCTCTGATACAATTACATCTAATTGTTGTACTTGTGTAGCAGCTTGTAATATTGTACTTAAATGACCTCTATGTGGTGGTAATGCTTTAGCAAACCATACACCTTTCTTTGGCATGTCTGATATTTTATTCATTTTAATCCCCCTCAAGATTATTTACTTACTTATGAATTCAACAGCATTTTTTACTACCAATGCTTTTCCTTCTTTAACTCCCATATCATAAACTAGTTCTAATATATTTTCAATTCCTATGTGTATTTTATTTTCATCAATTTCTTTAGCAATTTTTTCAATAAATGCATTATCTTTTTTATTATCTACCATATCATTTAGCTCCTTTTAATATGTTATATAATAGCTTATCATTCATCATTGTTGCAATTCCTTTTGACATCGCCTTTAAATCAAGTAATATTGTTTTATTATCACAAAATTGCTTACTATAATAAGCTTTCATTAACCTTACTCTAAGCTCTTTCATACTCTTTATAAGTCCATCAAGTTGAGTACTATATGGACTTTTTATATTTCTTTCTACAATGATGTATTCTAAATATTTATTTAATCCGTTATTAATCACAGAAGAAATATTTATGTATGTTTCTTGAAGAAAACTAACATCTTCTTTTACAATTAATTGATTTTCCTCTATTTTAGTTATTTTTAACATAAATATCTTTCCATCTTTATATTTTAATAAGATATTATCTCCAATTTTTAATGTCTTAAAATCTTCTTCTGTTTTTAGAAATTGTACTCTTTTCATTTATTATTCCTCCTAGAATATTAATGAATTTTTATCTTCCCATTTTGAATATAATTTGCAATTTTCTCTAAGTATTAAATATTTAACTGTATCATCTTTTATTTGAGTACTCATTGAATCATCATCAACTACTACTGCAAAAGAGCCTAATGAATACTTGATTGCTCCAAAAGGTAATACTTCTAAAGGTGTACTATTCTTTTTAACATACTGTGTTAATTCTTCATACTTAGAAGACGCACAAGCATGCTTTTCAATCCACTTATTTTGTTCATTCTCTCCATTTATACTACTAGTATATAGCTTTCTAAATGTGATTTGATCTGCTCCTAATTGTTTTGCTCTTTCAAAAATACTCTTAATTTCAGTGTCATTATAATAGTCTGTCATATTAAGTGATAATCTTAAATTGAAATCATATTTCTTTATTTCATCACATAATTTATCGATATCAATTTTAACTCCTGCTTGAGTTCTATTATATTCTGCATTTTTATCTGAATCAAAAATATTCGATAATGATAAACTAATAGTATTAACTCCTACTGTATTTCTTAAGTATCTTAGATATTCATCATCTAACAATGTTCCTGAAGTTTGAATTTCAATCCATACAAAAGGCTTTGGCAATGATTCATTCCATAATGCAAATCTTTCTAAGAATCTTTTATTTAATAATGGTTCACCATTTCCAGTTAACATAACTGTATTGCATCCATTGTCTCTTGCAAACATTAATCTCTTTTTATAATCCTTAGTATATAAATCGATAAATCTTGTATTGTTTTCTATTTGATTACAATAGTCCTCCCTGTGCATGTGTGCTACACAAAAATAGCAATTATTTGTACACTTTGCTGGTACACTAATACTTAAACTTTGAACTTTCATTTCTTATTCCCCCATCTTTAATATAATTTATTTACTTAATAAATAATCTTCGTCTTTCATTATTTTGCATTTTAGATACTCTTCATCTATAAGTTCTTCTTTAATATTGTCTAATAACCATTCAACTGCTTTCTCTTTGTCTTCGAATTCTAATTGATTTCCTTGCTTATCTTTAAAAAATCTCTTTTGTTCATATTGATTTTCGTCAAACCATTGCATAGTAATAATAGTTAATTTATTGTTTATCCCTGGAGACTTAAAAATCTTGTAATAAACTCTATTATCTTCGTCCATATTAATCCTCCTTAAAATTCTATATTTTTATTCCAATTTTTATATCTTCTTGCATCTTCATATGTTCTTAGTTCTTCTCTAAATCCTGCCAATACTAAAGACTTAGTTTCTCTAATATTAAACTTTCTATTTATATAATACTCCTTTTTAGAATCATCTTTAGCCACTTGAATAGCTAATCTTTGAAATTTATTTGACATATTAAACCTCCTTATTTGCTTTCTAATGCTCTTATTAAAATTGAATACTCTTCACATTGAACTTTTTTCTTTTTACAGAAGGATTTGTGTTTACATTCTTTACATATTGCTAATTCAAGCTTCATAATTTTATTCCTCCATGTTTATTGTAACTTTTCTTTTAATGCCCATTTTGAATTATTTCCACATGGACATTCATTATTTAACATATTAAACTTATCTTCTTCATTTTTAACGGTACAGGTACAGTGCTTACTATTATCACTATCTAATTCGGGACAATTAGCATTACAAACATATATCTCATTTTTATTATTCATATCATACCTCCTGTTTCAACATAATCCAGGCCATCATATTCCTGTCCACAATGAAGACACTTAATTTCATATGCCATAATTACTCCACCCTTTCTTTATTACGTAATACTTTATATCAACCATTATATTATTAATAGCTCATATAAAGTAGGAGCCTATTAGAGCTCCATCTTATTCATTCATAATACTTACTACATACAATACAATAAATATTACAATTATTAATTTGATCATAATTTAACCTTCTTCCTATTTCTCTACAGAATCCTTAGCTAATATCCAAGAAACAATAAAGACAGCTACTATAATCTTAATAATTATCATTTAAGCCTTCTTACTAGCCTTTCTCCAATTAACTAATCCAAATATAGAATTAATTAAGAAAACTACCCACATTAATAATGTAGCCAAATCTCCTGTGCCTTGTGATAAAGATACTACCCACATTACTATAGATACTATATTAACAAGAACCCACATATACCATTGTTCAGTATATTGTTTAACCATTAATATCATAGCTATCACTGATAGTACTGTAGAGGCTGAATCGATTAAAGTTATATTTCCTCTAAGCATATCTAATATTTTAGCGTATACCAATATAGTTCCTATTGTTCCTACTGATATAAATATAGCTTGCTCTCCAGTTAGTCTTTTAGCTTCAACTTTATGTTCTGATGATTTGTTTTTAGCTTTATTCCACATATAATATCCTATGAATTGCATTGGTACATAGAAGAAAGCATTTAATTGAAAATCTCCATATAATTTGGCTTGATATGAAAGATAAGCATATAACGCTACATTTATAAGTCCTACTACATAATTAGCTGTCATTTGCTTACTTGCAAATATAACACTAACTATTCCTGTTACAGCACATATCATAGATACTACTGTATCACCATTTCTGATAGATAATCCTAACATGATTGCATTAGCTATTAATAGCCAAGCAAAATCTAGCTTTGTCCATCCTTTAAAAAAATCATTTATTTTATTCAATATCATTTCCCCCTAATGTCTTATTTATTAATAATTTACAGGCTCCATTTTTTTTAATAAATTTAATGCCTTTTTGTTATCTTTTAGACCTTTACGAACTTCTTTTCTTGTTACTTCAAAAGATTTAAATGCAATATCAGCAGCGTCACAATATTTACTTACTACTGGATTTTTCATATCAATATGAAATACATATTCTTTTTCAGTAGTAACACTATTTAACATTTCTCTATAAGTTCCATGCTCTTTAATAAAATTTTTATATATATCTGCCATTTTTTTTAATGTTAATTTCTTAATATTATTTTGATATTTGTTCAATATTATTTCCCCCTAATATTTTATAACCTTGGACCTTTTCTAATTTCTTTACGAACTTCTCTTTGAATTTTTCCAATATCAAGATTAATTATTGATCTAATCTTATTAACACCATAACCTTCAACATCAAGTTCTTTACTCACTCTTCTTAATACTTCTTTACTCACAGCTCTTTGAAATTTATTACTCATTATAAACATCTCCTATCTATTTACTGATACTAATCTAAAACTATCTAAAATATTGCACAATTCATGCATAGTTTTAGTTATTTTTTTACCGTTTTCATCGTTAGTAACTGTTATTTTTGCTACATATCCTGATCTTCCTTTTTCGATTATTTGAGATAATCTAATTTTATGTCCGACTTTTAAATCTTTAAATAATTCTGCAGTAATCTTTCTTTTAATTTCAATTACTTCAAGATAAGGACTTCTCATTTCTATATCCATGCAATCACCTCTATTCTATATACTTTCTATTAGCTGATGGATACCATATATAATTTGCTGCTACTACTTTAGATATTCCAGCATTTATAATCATTCTACTACATAAATCACACGGTTGAGCTACAAGTATTTCACAATCCTTTTCTTTATCATATCCATATAGATATAATGTAGCTCCAAGCATTTCTTGTCTAGATGCTGATATTATTGCATTTTGTTCAGCATGAACTGATTTGCATAATTCATATCTTTCTCCAGGAGCAATCTTTAATCTTTGCCTTTCACAAACTCCTAAGTCACAACAGTTAGCGTTACCTCTAGGAGCTCCTGTATAACCAGTAGATATAATCTCATCGTTGTTTACTATAATGGCACCATAGTTACGTCTAAGGCATGTACCACCTACTGAAACAGCTTTAGCTATTCCTAAGTAATATTCTTCTCTATTTAATTTCTTTGTAGGTTTACTTACAGATCCTTTTACTTTAAAAAATTCATTGCCAACAGTCTTACAACCTTCACATAATTGGTACTCTGATTCTTTTAATTCCTTTTTGCATATATTACATTCTCTCAATGTTATTCCCCCTTAACTACATTTATTTTAACTAACTCATATATTATTGCTTTTAATTTTACTTCAACTTCTTCATTTTTAGCAAATGCATGATATGCTTCTTGATATTTTTCATTAGCATAATTTTTTATACCATCTAATGTTTTAATCATTACTTCTTCAGATATCTCTCCGTGTCTGATCTTCATCATAAAGTCTTTTGATTCACCTTCATATCTCAACGCAGCACCTAAATCTTTAAATCCACCATCTGCAAATCTAATTGCAGTATCTGGCACCCTATAAGCATGTAATGCTTCTTTGATATTATATCCGTATAAGTCTTTCATATATAAACATGAAGCAGAATATTTGTGTAATCTTTTTACACGTTCTATATGCATTCCCATACATGAATCAAAGAAATATGCTAAATTCATACGTACTATATCATGTCTCATATTAAATATTAAATTTAATAATTGTCTTTCTCTTATAGATAAAGTTGGATTATATATTATCTCTTTACTAAAGAATATTTCTAACCAATTAAGATTTGTAGAAACTCTTTCTAACTTTCTTATATCACTATATACAAGATCTACAGTCTCGGTAATTTCATCAAAAGAATATTCCTTTTTTGTATATAGGTCATCAAATGATGGCACTAAGAATACCTTATAGTCTTTATCGCTAGCTGGTATCTTTAACTTTTCATTTGCTTTCATTGAAAGATCATAATTATCTGAACCAAACAATGCTCTAAACAGCTCTTTTCTCTCCATTATCTATCTCCTTGTCCATTATTATTACTAAATTTTTATTCTTAACATGGATACTTTTGAAATCAATAATTCCATACGCATTATATATTCCATACAAAGCTATAAGATACTCATCAAGTTCTAAAAATTGTATCACGCTATTTTCGAATTCTTCTTGTTTAAATATTATTCCATCATTAACAGCTAAATCTGCTACCTTGTTTAATATATACTTATTATCTTCATTATACGCTATAATCGTGTTTATTACAGTATCTATTTTTTCTTCTTTAATTGCTTTAAGTATAAGTTCTTTTGCATTAAACATCTTAACATTTAAGACTTGTCTATTATTCCTATATGCTATTAGATTTGCGTGTATTATTGATAGGCTTATTGCTGCACTATCATGTATCTCATTTATCATATTTTTGTTTTCATCTAAATATACAATCAAGTGATTCATTTTATTTTCCCCCATAATTATTTTATTTAAAAAGGTCCTCTTTTTCTTGTTACTCTAGGTTTTTCTAAGTAATCTAATTCTTTTTTTAATTCATGTCTTTGTTTTAAATATTTATACATTTCATCTAAAGCTTCATCATTTAATGACATAGCATAAGCTCTATCGTTTACTTCATCAAAGATACTTAGATTGATTTCTCCATTGTCCATGTTAAATAAAGTTAAATTAGATCCACTTCTGGTTACATTTAAATTAAGAGCATTTAATCTTTTTTTTACTACTTCTAGTTTTTCTTCATCAGATAATTCATATTGCATATTATACCTCCTCAAACATTACAGTATTAAATCTTCTACCTGGAAATTCTTTTAATATAACGTCACTTGACCAACCACCAACATTAGTAAAATTTACAGTATATATTTCTCCTTCAACTAATCTTGCTTTAACTGCATTTTTTGGTTCACTATCATATCCACCTTTATTTCTAAATCTTACTTTAGTTCCTTCTTCGCTATATATATCCATGCTATTCATACTCTTCCTCCTCGTACTCTATTATTCTATAATCTAATCCTTTACTTTTTGATAAATCTATCATATGGCCCGTTCCTTTAGAACCTGACCAAAAACAAACTGAAGCATCAGCTATGTCAGCCATATCCGCATTGCGTCTATAACCAGCACTTTTACCGATACTCCAGTCTGCAGGCATTCGTATAATTTCGTAGCCTCTTTCTTTAGCATATCTTTCACCTAGTGTATCTGCACCTTTTGCTGTGCCAGATACTATAACTATTTCATACCCGTACATTACGTATAAAGTAAGTAACATGTCCAAACATTCTTTTAATAGCTCATAGTCATCAAAAAGTCTACCTCCAGCTACTATTACTTTAAATTTCATAAATAATTAATTCTTCACGCATCTTAATAAAAGCCTTCTTGATATTTATTAAAGCATGTATGATTTCACTATCGTTTGTGTGATTTAATATAAAATTATACTGCACATCAAGATCAGCTATTAATGCTTCAAGCTCTGCTATTTTTTGATCATATTCATCTTTACTCAGTGTAATGACTATCTCTGTCTTCATATTGCACCTCCAACGCTTTTAGTTCTTCATCTATTTCAAATATGAAGTCTGCTGCTTTCTTTGTTCTATTATATATTTCTTTGATGTTTGGTTTTTTTAATGAATCAAAATGATCTTCTTCGTCATTTCTGATACAAAATTTAATACATGCATTTCCAATGTGTGGTAGATGGTTTTTACCAACTCCTTCGCCTGGCTTAAAAGATTCTTTACGTATTATAAAATCTTCATTACAATTATCGTAATCATCAGAAAACGCTGCGTCAACTCCTATTATAAAATCATTCTTATATTTCTTATTAATATGTTCTAATTCTTCTATCATGTTTCTGCCATTAATTGTTTCATCTAATGTTCCATATATCTTAATAATATCTAGTTTACATTGTAGCATAGAACCTAATAATGGTGCAAAACTATCTCCTATATATTTTTCTGTTCCAATGTTAACAAAAACTATTTTTTTCCCTTTTATATAGTTTTCTATTATCATCGCTTTAAACTCTTCTTTTGTCATATTGCTTCCTCATTTAATTTCTTATTTATAAAATATTTTATTATGTGTTTTCTTTTTAGCGACATTAGATTTAGAGGAAATTGCTTTAAGAGCTGGATGATTACGTCTTACTTTACATTCGTTATCATAGTCAATATACATATTTCTTTCTTCTATTTCTTCTTTGATCACATCTGAAATCATTGTTTTTGAATAGCTACGATATTGTTTCCAAATGAAATGTGGGATCCTCATTAGATGGTCATCAGTAAGTTCTTCAACATACTGTTCTGATCCATCTTTAGTCTCCCACTTTCCTTTAGAATGTTTTCTTAACCAAATTTTCCTTACGTATGCCAATAGTTCCATTAGCTTTTGCTTTTATCTAATATGTTATTGTCTTTGCCTGAATTAGCATATTTATTCTTAGTAGCTAATCCTCCTCTTAAATTTCTCTCAGCTAAATTCTTTTCTAGTACCTTTCTAGCTTTATTATACAATCTTTTATTGATGAATAATAATCTATCATTTATGTCTTTGTGTACTGTTGATTTTGAACAACCAAATAATTTCGCTGTTGTTCTTAAAGTATCGCCTGTCTCTGTTATATGTTTGCCACAATCCTGTGCTCTTACTATTATGTTTTCTCTAAATTTTTTCTTTTTATTCATTTTACATTCACTCCTATTCATCTATTTATTTTATAAAAAAGCCAGAGGTTTTAAGTCTCCAGCTATTCTATTTAAATTAAAATGGTGCTCTTCGTGACAGAATATTAGATGTTGTACAATATGCTCTTGAATTATATTCATGTTCTGATTCTTCTTTAATTGCTACTACCATACCATAATCTTTACCATTACAACTATTGCATACTACAAGTTGTCCAATTATTGGGCTATCAGTACTTCTGAATGTATATAGTTTTCCTTCAGGTTGAAATTGTACATCATAAACTGTCTTTACTACATATTCTTTGTTTTGTAGCAATATATTATACAATACTATTGTCTTCTTAATTAAATAAGCAAACTCTAAAGCTTCCATATTGTTAGCTAAAGCTTTATCTGATCCATCTTTATCAAAGAAGAATACTCTAGTACCTCTACCTGTTTTTGTTAATTTTAAATCTATTCCAAATGGTGATGGTATATTTAAGAATTCATTCATTGAATCCATTGTTGGTAAATTTTCATCTACATATGATATATGTCCTGAAGCTTCTTTACCTTCTACGTTTATCTCGATAATAAATGGTTTATAACATGTTTTCATACTATCATCCTTTCTTACTTTGAATCTACTTTCTTTTACATGTTCAACTAATCCTGTATCGCTTTTTACTAGAATTAGTCCAGTTTTAGGAAACATGCTTATTACTTTATATTCTTTACCAACCGTTAAGTAATCTTCAACGTCTTTGTTATTTTCACAGATTAAATATATGTCCATTGTTTTATCTCCTGTTTTATTCATATTTTTTTGTTATTACATTTATAAGTTCTTTAATTTCATTAGATATGATTATTCTTTCTTGTATTTTTTCTCCAACTCTATATCCTGTAGTATTGTATGCTCTATCCTTAATAGCTTGTGCAGGAATATAAGATAAGTCTTTCATAGAAGGTGTTGTATTTTGATCAAGATCATATCTATATATACATTCATATATTGAATCAGCAGCATTATCTTCTTTTTCTATATATACTGTCATTAAATCATCTTCATCGTACATTAAATCTACAATCCCAGGTATTGATTGCTTAAATGGATCCGACTTAACTACTTTCATTCTTGGAGCTCCATTAGAATAACCAGTCTTCATTGCCCATCCTAAAGTATCTCTTTCTATATCTTTATAGAATCCTGCTCCTATACCATAAGCAATAAATGTTAATGGCACTCCCATTAACTCAAATTTTTTATCCATTGATTTAGCATTATTAAAACTCATACCTTCTCCAATTATTACACTTACATTTTTATAACCTGCAGTTGAAACTCTTGTATATATAGCCATTGCTTGTCCAAAAATGTCTCCACTATCTGGTCTAAATACAATATGAACTCCTTTTCCTTTAGCATACTCAGCTAATTTTAACACATATTCTTGAATAACTCTATATGCATTGTAAGTATCTATAACTAAAGCTACGATATTCTTACCGCTTGCAGCTGCATAATCTATTGAACGAATGAAACAATCATATTCATTATCATATTGTTGCGTAACTTTATGAGCTAACGCTGCAATACTTCCCATAACAGTATCTTCTGACATGTGTTGTCTTATATGGAAATCATCTGTTCCTAATAAGAATGTTGACCATGCAGTTCCTGCGAAGTACGCATCTTCCAAGCTTTTATGTCCTCTGAATCCAAAACTATGAAATCTCCATAGAAAGCTATCATCGTATCCGTATTGTTCTTTCTTTTCTTCTAAATAGTTTCTCATTTCAAATGCTCTAGTTGCACATGTAGATGGGAAATACGCCATCATAAACACGCCTTCAAACCATGTAACCATTTCTCCGAAACCTTCTACGGTATTTCTTACTTGAGCAAATGGAGTTCCTTTAGGGCACCATGTTCCTTCTGGAACTGATTGAACTTCTAATGGAACATATCCTCTACATTCTGTAACTACTCTCATCCATAAATCTTTAGGGAAAGTTAAGTTTAATTCTTCAGCATCAACTGCTGCATCTTCAACCATTTCTTCTGTAATCTTTATACTAAGAATACCTAATGCAATTTCTTTAAAGCCATATAATAACATTCCGTCTGCTCTATTATACATATGAGAAACTTCAAAGTCTGTATTACATTTTAATTCCTCATGTGATAAGTTATAGCAATCAGTTAACTTAATTGGATTTTTTCTAATATCTTTTAACATAATATCTCCACCTTTTTATTTATTTATTTATTTATTTATTTAATCTTCACAATAGCATATGTCATTTGTTTCGCAATAACTAATTAATTCTTCTAATTCTTCTTCAGTTAATGTATAAGTTTCTGTAACTGGATGTGAATCATGCCTGCTATGAAAACTTCCATATACAGTTTTCTTTTCAGTATCTATTATAACATCTACACTGTCTGAACTATTAATTTTTAAAGCATTTTTTAATTCTTGTTTGAATTCTTCCATTATTATCACCTTCTTTTACTATTTAGTCCTCCCATGCTTAAAACCACTAAGTTTAGCTACGATACTATCTAAGATGCCTTGGCGATTAAGTTTTGTATTTGGTTTGTCTACAGATGAATCAAAATTATCACATATTCTTTTATAAAAGTCTACTCTTATATGTTGCTCTAAATTTTGTTCATTTCTAAATTCAATATACTCGGATTGGGTATTTAATTCTAATTCACTACCATATTTATCAATACATAAAATATCTTTAACTTCAGTTTCTACAATGGTTTTAGTCGATTTTAGGCCAACAAAAATACCATATCTAATTAAGATTATGGTATCTGATGTCATGTAGTCAAATATATTATAATGTTCACCGTAAGTTGCTGAAATTTGAAAGTCATTATTCATTTTAGCTTGTGGTACTTTTTCTCCTATTTTGAATGATGACATGGAACCTCCGAAATCATCATAACATTGTACGTGTATATCTTTCTCGTCCTTTATAAATCTATCATATGTTCTCATGCCATATTCCTCCTTATTATGTTTTAGTAAATATATACTTTCTTTTTTCTACATACAAAACAGTACATAGGCTTTAATGGTTCTTTCTTTCTTACTTTATCTAAATAATGATATAATATCGTTGGTGTTTCACAACAAGAACATTTTACTTTTACTTTCATTACTCTGTAATTTGTCATTCGTATGTTTCCCCTATCTTGTCTTTTCTTTTAACTTTTCCATTTGTTCTTTTAGTATCTTCATTCTTTTTTCATGACGATGATCATCATACATGCTCTTAAGAATTGCACAAACGAATGTTATAACTAGGAAAGCTATAACTGCTAATACTGGTCCCCATATAGGTACAGTTATCCACCACCAGCTCCAATCAATGAAGTGTGTTAGCTTTAGCCCTACGAATAGTAATGTTAACGCTCCTAAGAAACCTAGTCCAGAAGAACTGGAACTACTACTGTTATTATTACTCATCTTAATAATCCTCCCTTATAAAATATAAAATTTACATATCAACCATTAAACGTTTATTTAATAGCTTATATCTAAATTTATAAGTCATATTGCTTGCGTGTTGCTCTTCAGAATATATGCTAAGGAATTCCTGTGGACACAGATGAATATAAAAACCCTTAATGCATAATCAGCAAAAAAGGTTTTCATATGAAATATACGCTAAGTATATTCTGAATTGTGTCTTCATATCTATATCAGCATTATAGCTTTAATTGTTCCATTCCTAACCCTAAAACAACTACATAAATGTATTACTATAACAATGCCGTGAAATCAATCACTAGGACATCCAATTGATAAGTTCGTCAGTTCTTATCGCCTAATATTATTATTTAACCTCGTCTGGGAGTCTCACCCTACTATTCACACGAGGGGTTTATACTTCTTGGATATAGTCAAAAAGTATAGAATAATCCCTAGCCCTTTGTATACTTTTTTCAATACGTGGGGAGGTACGCCTTTTACGACAGGTTATTTTATAGAGATTGTCCATGTCAACTCTTATATTAATATATTTAATTTTTTGGTCAAAAAAGCACTAATCTTAATACTGCTGTATATTCTTCTCTTCTCACTTCGTACCTGTACAACAATGCTCCATATTGAGCACTTCTCAATGCAGTATAAATTTAATGCTTGTTTACATTTTACAATAATATTTAGTACTTGTCCATACAAAAATGAAGCCTTGAAAAATAAATTCTCAAAGCTATATTATTTCTAATATTCATCATCTTCTTCTTGCATGAATGCTATTCTTAAGCCTACTATTTTACCTTCTTCATCTTTAAATAAATAGATTTCATAAGGCCCTTCCTCTACGCCAGCAATTGCTAGAACTCCACTTTCTAATATACAAGGCTCAAAGTCTTCTATGTTAAACGTTTTATTCTCATCCAACTTGCTTGCATCCATAACTACAATTTTTTTATTGTCTGTAATTAATTTATCTTCATGCAGATCTACAGGTCCAGTATAATATAAATCATAGATATCAACATCTTTTATATCTTCATGTTTAATTGCCAATTCAATATAATCATTTTCTATTTCATCACTTGCACTACAATTAACTACAGAAGCATGCCAGGTCCCTTGTTTCATATTGCCTAATATTATTTTATCATCAAAACAATTTGCATCACTTAATACTAATTCATCAGATTGAAGTTCAAAAGTTCCTAGCTCTTCTATTGTAAAGCTATTCATTAACTCTTCTTTCCACTTATCCATTTCTTTAAATAAGTCTTCCATAGAAGAAACTGCAGTAACTTTAGTGTTAGGATTAGATAATAAAGTTTCAATTACATCTGATATATCTATTCCTAATCCATGTACCATATCTTCGGTGCAACTATTAAATGATATTTCATATAGAGCATGTCCAAATATAACCTTCTCATCTATATATTCAAGTATTTCGGGATCTATCTCCATGGTTACCCATTTATTCCATGGCATAAAAGAAAGATCTATTCTTTTATTCTGGTTAAGTCCATAAACTTCATAAGAATCTTTACCATCTTTCATATACATATCTATATGAAGTATAGTATCAGTTTCTTCTTGAACTTTATCTTTTAATTCATCTATTATATATTCGTAACCAGATATTGAAGTTTTCTGATGTGGATACAAGTGTAAAAAAGCCTCAACTAAGCTTGCTTTCGTATACTTATCCAGTATATTTTTTAAGTTCATCTCTCTTCCCACCTTTAGTGTTTAGTCTTTAATTACATTTATTGAAGCTATAATATTAAGATTTTTAGTATCAAAATAATCATCCAAACCTTCCACTTCGTCTGGCTTTGATTTATATATTTTAATAATATCCATCTTTTTATTATTGATATCTGAATGAGTTAAATCATCTTTATAATATCTTAAGTCTAAATTTTCAGTATCATGCATTAAACGATTATCTATAACTATATATTTGTAACCATCTCTAGTTCTAACAATCATTCCTGTTTTTAAATCACTCTTTTCAAATGTTTCAATAAAACATGCAAAGTCATGATCTACAGGAAATGATACTGGAGCTGGCTTTCCATGATATATTCTAACTTCGCCACTTGAATTCTTTTTAATTATGAAGTTATTCAATTTAGCAAAAGTTATTTCATCATCTTTAACAGCTGCTATTGCATCAATCATTGATTTAGATTCAACTTGTTTTACCATGTGATTCCTCCTTATATAAATATTCCACTTTGTCTTTTTAATTCATCAATGCCTTTGTTTGCTACTAAAGCAATTATATCACATTGACTATTGATTGTGTTACTGTTTTTAAAGCAGTCAGTGAATGTGTCATACTTCTCTAAGTTCTTTATAAGCTTAGAATTCTTGATTAAGTATTTATACCATAGACTGTTATAAAACATACTAAGGTATTCTAATGAGTATATATGTGAGTCTACTACAAAATCTAATAAGAAGTACTCATTTCTTCTTTGCCAATACTTTGCTTGTTTATATGTCTCAGGGTGAACTATGCATTGATTAAATAGAAATCGTTTAGATAACTGATATCTATGTTCAATGGATACCCCGTCTACTTTTGCAAATAGAGCGGAATAATCAGTATCACCCTTAGAACTACATTCTAAATTCATTTTCTATTATTCATTCCTTTTGAATATCCTTCCCAATAACCTCTTACTCCAAAGATTAATGAGAAAGCCATTACTAATATTGGACTCTTCCATTCAAATGCAGAATAACTAATCATAAACAGGATACCTGCTCCAACAAAAAAATCAATTAATCTTTTCATAATTACCTCCTTTTTTTAAATCCAAAATAATATATTCCATAACCTAAAGCTATTAAAAATATAAGCGTAAAGATATCAGCAAACATAGATCTTACTCCAGTGCTAGCTGGTGCAATTTGCTCATGTCCATCTACATAATATACTCTATCTTGTGGATGTAATGCTCTCCAGAAATAATAGCTACTCATTGCATTATAAAAGCCACTACTGCTATCATGATAATAATAATTGTTGCTTGTAGAATGACCACTATAATCTGAAGGAATACTCTTTAAAGCAGGACTGCTAGTGTCTATTGACTTCTTACTAACACTTCCTGTTTGAGTACCACTAGTTCCACTTGTTTGTGTTTTAGTAGATGTACTTCCTGTACTACCTGTTTGTGTTTTAGGTGTAGTTGGTGCAGGAGCAGTTTTACTTGTTTGAGTCTGACTACCTGTACCTGAATAACTACCACTTTTAAATCCTGTACTGTTTGTACTTGTTTGTGGCGTCTTAGTCGTTGTTGTAGGTGTCTTAGTAGTTGTTGTAGTCTTGCTACTACTTCCTACCGAAGTGCCTACTGCTTGTGCACTAATCGCTGGCATTGACATTAAAAAACATAATACTATAGCTATAAGTAGTGAACTTTTAAATTTTTTCATAGTTTACTCCCCTAATTTTCTTAATATTTCTTTTACTTTGTCTTCTACTTCATAATAAGTAGCTCCAAATAATCTTGCTTGATCTTCTTGATTATCATCTCTTTCATCATCTGGAATAGTAACATCATTTTCTTCAAGAACATCTTCAAATATGTCGCATATTTGTGCTGATATTTCTGTTAACTGTTCTTCTGTTATTTTTTTCATGGTTTGCACCTCCTAATTAAAGCATGCCTTGAATTAACTTAATAACAAAGCTAACACATTCTTGCTTATCACAATCCATTTCATTTTTAATTGTTAAAATACAATAATCTTTAGCTTCTTCGTTTTCTTCTGCATCATGAATCATTCTTTCACAAATCTTATATACAGTTTCATCTGGACATTTTATATGAGGCCCTTGTCCAGTATCTCCTGTAGCTCTAATCATACATCTTCTCATTCTTCTTTCAGCAGATGTTTCAATGAAGATTGGGAATAATATTTCATTTGAATCTAATTCTTGTTCTTGTAGATACTGTTGTAGATTAATTAATCCACCAATATCTAGTGATAACAATAATATGTCATTATTATTACTTAAGATACCTAAAGCATCTTTTTTTAATCCATAATGAATTTCTTTCTCTTCATAATCTTTAACTGTCTTTACTTCAATAAAGTGGTCATTGACTACTCCAGTTTTAAATGTTTCAGGTATAACGAAGTGATAATCCTTTCCATTCTTTTCTCCATGTCTTATTGCTCTGTCTGTAGTTGTAACAACTGTTTTAACTCGCAAGTAGTCATTCATGCTGTCATTTGTATAGCTTGCTCTATCTCTGTAGTATTCTTGTACTCCTTTTTGTATAGAACTCTTTCCTGTGCCTGTAGGCCCTATAAATGCGATAATTTTCATAATAATTTCCTCCTTATTTTTTATGCGTAATATTTTAGTATTGCGTCTCATTATTCTTTTTGCCCCTCTTGTATTATTGTGAAGCTTATTAAATCTATTTCATCTCCACCGCATTGTAATTCCAAAAAATCCTTATTACAATATTTCTTTATAAACATTGACCTATTACAATCACAAGCATAATTACCATCTTCAAACAAATATTCTGCATTTTCACTTGGAATATAACTCCCAAAATCAAAATTAAATTTATATTCCTTTTCTTTGTATTTTAAGACAATCTCTGCTATTGTGTTAATTTTCATCACGATATTCCCCTTTTAGTTAAGTCGCCATATCTACATATTACGTATTATCTTGTTAAAAAATCTATATCACTGATTGGCTCATCGTCAATCATTAAAGTGACCGTTACTATTTTACTTCCTGGAATTAATCCTGATCTAGTATCGCTGTCTAAACGTAAATGTTCTTTTAAGAAATCAAGCATCTCTTTATTTTTTAATGATTGAGCTACATCGTTTACTTTGTCTATGTCATCACAAAGAGATTGTTTAGTACAAGCCATTTCTTTATTTGCTTTACTTAATATGTCGTCTTCTACTTCTATTTCTATTTCTATTCCGTCTATGTTCTTCTCTAATGTCTTTTCATTACAATCTTTTGCTGTAATGTCTTTTAATCCATTCTTCTTTTTCTTAGGACACCATCCATTATTGTTATGTCCGCAGTCTTTACAATAGTAATCTTTTTTAATGGCCATGATTTATTCCTCCTCATTTTTAATTCTTTTCAATTTATTTCTTGATAATCTTCTAATATATTTCTTTTCGTCTTTAGGTAATTTATTCTTACCTAGTTCATTAGAGTAAGATAATTCCCACCCATATGTTTTAATAGATCCTTCTTTAAATTTATTCATAAGTTGTTTCTCCTTAACTCATATAATTTTAAATGTATACATCTTATTAAAATTAAACAAAATATAATGAAATGAGGTGCATACTATGAAATTTAAAATTCCTTTAATAATTCTTACATTATCAGTATTCTTTTTAGCTTGTCCTGCAAAAGCAGTTTTTATATCAAATACATATAAACAAGGCATCTATACTATAGATGCTGTAAAAGAATATAATGCTACCGCCAAACTAATGTCTTCAAATACTATGTATTTATCAATATTTGATTCTAATGGAAATGAAAGGGTACAAAAAAAATTTGATAATAAAGATGAAGTTATAAATTTAGGGATTATTCATGTTGGTGATACAATTGTAATAGTAGGAACTGGAGAAGTTGCTATATCAATTTAGATATCATAAACTTCTTCCTTTCCACTGACTATTCTTTTCTCATGAACATATTTTAATTTGCCGTTACTTTCTATTTTTATAAGATATCTTGTATACGTATCACATATTATAGGATAAAAGGTTTCATGTCCTATGATTGTGCATTTATGAATTATACCAAACCAACTTCTATAGTAATTTACATTAACTATTTTCTTTTCTACCATAATACTCCTCCTTATCTAATATCTAAATTAAATGTATTTAATCTAACAGGTTCATATCTCTGAGTCTGATAATCATAATAATATACTTGCTCATTCAATATTGAATAGTATAATTTATTTCTATCGGGATATACAGGAAAATCTTCTATATAAGGTAGTTCTTCGACTGCTACTAATAAATTAGGATTTCCTGTGCTATCAGCTACTCCTAATATATGGGCATCTGTTACATAAAATATTTCATTTGGTTCTAATCTATTAGGTAAGTTATTTATTACTCCTCTTTTAATTTTTATAACTGTTCGAGGTTTACTAATGTTATTTAGATTATTGATATACTTTAATAATTCCATCTATCATCCACCTTATTATTTATCTTTTTCAAATATACTTGTAATACAACTTATAGGATATAATATAATTATTCCAATTATACATCCACATAACAAAAGACAAATAGTAGTAACAACTATTATAAGACCTACATAGGGAGTCATATACAAAATTTTAATGAATAATTCTATCGGTCTTGGAAATTTTTCAGCAAATTCATTAAAAAACTCATATTCTTGAACAACATAACAACCAATTGCCCAAACGCAAAAAGTGATAAAAATATTTAACAATATCATAATAATAACTCCTTTTATTTTTACTAATATTTATATTCATATTACTGAATACATATATTAATAAAACAAAGGGCCCATTTATATGAGCCCAATTATCTTTATTATTTAACTACTTTGAAGTACATATCTGTTCTTCTATTAGCAGCTTGACCTTCGGCAGAATTATTATCTGCAACTGGTTTATTAGGTCCATTACCAATAACTACGAATCTACTTGCATCTAAACCTTGAGCTTGTAAGTATTTTGCAATACTTTGTGCTCTCTTTTCAGATAATGCTTGGTTAGCTGTTGCATCTCCAGTATTATCTGTGTTACCCTCAATTTGGATAACAGTACCGTTTAATATATTCGCTGTGTTAAAGAATTCTTTTAATGATGCATAACTATCTGAAGATATACTTGCACTACCAACATCAAAACTAATAGATAATTTTTGACTTAATAAAGCTTGTTTATTATCTTGAGATTGTGCAGTTTGTTTTTGTTCTGCAGTAAATGTTGGCTTTGCTACCTTAGCATCAGTATATTTAGGTGCAACATCTTTAATATAAGTGTTATCAAATGCAACTGCTGCATTTGCTGGATCTGATTTTTCTCCTAATCCAGACCATATGTTAGCCATATCTCTGAATAAGTTGACAGCAGCTCCGTTTTTATCCATATAATTTAACATACTTGCACTATTAGTTGGTTGTGAATCACCAGTCATATCTAAAGTTTCTTTATCTGTTTGAGTTGCAAACATTGGGAAAGATTGAGATATAGCTTTTGCATCTGTAGAATATATTGCTTGTGCTTCTAAAATACCTTCTAATAATTTTTCGATAGTTTCTTTATTCTTATCTGCGAAATCTTTTCTAAACACAAGACCATCCATAATTAAGTTTGGAGCATCTTTTGTAGAGAACAATATATGTGCATCTACTGTAGATGTTGCTTGTGTTAGATATGGTTGCCAAGTTGATGCTGCATCTAATTCTCCAGCATAGAATGCTTTAGCTGTATCATCTGGAGAGTCAAATGGAACGAATCCTGCTCTTAATTTTGTAGCTTCATCAGCTGTTAAATCTGATTTTTGGATTAAGAATTCTACCATTGCTTGACATTCAGAGAATCTTGGAATACCAATCTTCTTACCTATTAAATCTCTTAAACTATTAATACCTTTTTTAGCTATAATTCCGTTACCACCATTGGAGTTATCAATTATGATACCCATATTAGTTTCAACATTAGCTGATTTAAATTTGTCATAAAGAAAAGCATATCTATTTACTGTATAACCAGCGGCATTAAGATCACCTTTGATTAAAGCATTACTTGATTGAGTATAATCATTAATTACTGAAATGTTTAATTTAATTCCTTTTTTATCTAAGATACTTCCTTTAGCAGTTTGTAAACCACCGTTAGCATCTATAATAGGTTTCCAACCAACCCATTCATCTAATGATATATTAATAGCTCCATCTTCTTTTTTAATTGCTTCTGCTTTTGCATACATTTCATCAGTACTATCATTTTTACTAAATACTGAAGATACATCGTTCTTTGCAAATGTTACTACTTTTTTAGCTGCTCCAGTTTTCCAACCTAACACACCTATTATAGCTAAAGCTAGTATTACTAATAAAATCCTCGCTGTTTTTGTAAATTTAAATCTTTTCATTTTATTACATCCTCCTCATATTTGTTACAATTATTTCTTATATTTATCTCTTAAACTAGCTAAATAATTATCACTTTCGACATCAGCTACTTTAGTGTTAATTCTATCGATCTTTGTTGTAAGTTTGTTTTCATGAACTTCTCTAGCTCCAACAGCTATTTCTCTCTTTTCAACAATACCTTCTTCAACTGATTTAAGAAGATTATTGATTGGTTTAGAATGTCTTAACTCATCTAAACTATCATATAACTCTTTATTTTGAATATTAAGTTCAAGATCTTTAACATTCATTTCTCTCTTGACTTGAAGTTCTTTAACATCTTTTTGGAATGTTGTAGCTATATTTCTAGCTTCTTCAACTGCTGGTGTTAACTTAGCAACTTGAGCTGAATAAGTTTCGATTTCTTTTCTATGAAGCATTACTTCTTGCACCATGATTTGTGCATCAGCTTCATTGTTTTGACTCATTAATACATCACATTGATGTTCAGCATTCTTTAAATCTTTTTCTGCTCTAATTTGATTATTCTTAGCTGTTTCAAGAGCTCCCGTGAACTTTTGTAATGTATCAGCTGCTCTAGTATAATCTTTCTTCTTTTGATCAATAGCTTCATTATATACTGCTTTAGCTCCTTCAGGAGTTTTAGCTGCATCTTCTATGAAGACATTGACCATTCCTTTTAACAATACTCTAGACTTTGGAAATACTACTAAAATACCTCCGAATACAATTAATGCTCCAACGATTAAAGTTATCATTTTACATCATCCTCTCTTATTTAATAAATTCATTTATTGTTCTAATTGCTTCTAATTCTGTAGTTATAATTTCACCTTGTTTTTCTTGTTCTAAGTTTCTTGCAGTTACTTCTGCTTTCTTTGCTTCAACTTGAGCTTCTAACTCATCAATTTCTACTTGAGCTTGTTGTCTAATAGCTACAGTTTCTTGAGTGAATTGTTCTAATGTATTTAATAGCAATTCAGTTCTCTTATCTGCATCTAAACATACTTCTTCTACAGTTATCTTTGAAACACTTAACATTCCAACAACTGAAGCTTTCTTTGCTTCTTTTGTAAGACTATCTGGAAGTATCTTTCTAATTTCTTCTACTTTATAGATTGATCTTTCTCTGTCTGTAATACAGCCAGCTTCATAGATATTGTCAATACTTAATACATTTGTAGTATCTACTTCTATAATTGGTTCATACGTTGCTACTGGAGTTACATTTACTCTCCCTGCAGGCCCTACGTTTACCGAAGTAACGTCCTCTTCTATTAATGCGTTTTTAATTTTGTCCATAAATCCCATAATTTTTTCCTCCTAAAAATTTATTATCTCACTTGATATTCTCTTAGCTTCGCTTTCATCATGTGTTATTAATATGATTGTATTTTTTAGTTTCCTTTGGAAATTCATCAATAAATCCTGTACTTTACCTCTAGTTACGCTATCTAACGCACTCATAGGCTCGTCCATCAAAAGAACTCTAGGCTTGGCCATTAGCATTCTTGCCATTGCTAACCTTTGATTCATTCCTCCAGATAATTCACTAGGATGTTTATCTTCATATCCATTTAGATTAACAGAAGCCAAAATCTCTTTTGCTTCTAGTATATCTGCTTCACTTATCTTACCATTAATTTCTAATGGAAACAATACATTTTCTAAACAATTTTTCCAAGGAAAATTAGTATAGCTTTGATGCATCATAAATATATCCTTATGTGGTTTAGTGATGGTATCTCCTGCGGCATCCTCCTTTGACTTCTTATATAGAATCTGTCCTTCATAAGCTTTATTAAGCCCTGCTATACATTTAATTAATGTAGTCTTGCCTTTACCTGACTCACCCATAATTGCTGTTATTGAGTTATCTTTAAAGGTATGATTAAAGTTTTTAAAGATTTCTTGTTTTCCATATTTCATAGATAAACCAGTACATTCTATCATAAATCTAACCTCATTCTTACTCTATCTACATCTACTCCTGCTTTTTCAATCTCTTTTAATGATTCTTCTATAATTTTTTCTAGTTTGCATATATTAGTAGCCAGTACTAAAGCTGACTGTTTCTTACCTTTATCGCCCTTAGCTGCGACATAATGTTTATTAGATTGTATTATGTTATCTAACTGAGCTTTTATTATGTTTATATACAAATCCATATTATCACCCTTCTATTTAATTAATTTAGTATTGAATAGATATATTTTATTAGGCTTAAAGCCTTTTTTTGTACATATTTGGTCTAACGTTTTGCTCTGTTCCATATTAATATCTATCCTTTCTACCTAATACTAATGCTGAAAAGAAATTACCTTGTGGGGTATGAGCATAATGTGTTTCGACTTCTTCTCCATTTAGTTGTTTAATATCTATTAGTTTTTGATATTCATCCATAAACTCTTGCATGTCATCATATACTATTAAATCACTTGATACTATTTTCTTCATACTAAATTCCTCCTAGTTTTCATTAATATGAATTCATTATTCAATACATTACATATCAAATAATGAATTCGTTAAAATTATAGTTCTGCTATTCTTTTCTTAAGTTCTTCAGCTGATAAAGATTCTAAAGCTTCATTTTCTTTTCTATCTAATACACTAAGAAGCTTTTCCTTTTCTTCTTTCTTAGCCGCAGCATTTTTTAAAGTTTTAGCTTCATCTTGCTTTGTCTTTACAATGTGTTTTACTATTTCAATTTTAAGTTCAAGTTCTTCATCTTTAGCTGTTTTTGTATCAAGAAGACTTTCTTCTTTTGTTTGCTTTGCTTCAGAATTTAAAACCTTGTATATTGCATCTAATTTAGTGACTGGTAATTGCCACAATCCTTCAACATCTACAATCCCATTGTGTGGGAACCTCAATCTCATTCTTGTTGCTAATTCAAATAAATTTTTTTCCATTTTACATCTTTCCTCTCTTAATTAAAATATTATTTTTAATACTCTTTCAGTTTGACCTTTTACTTTTACTATAAGATTGTTCCTCTTAGTAGAAGAGAATCCTACTCCTGATAATTGATCCTTAACATCTTGCACAGCCATTTTACTTCCTAAGAATTCAGTAACTCTTGCAATAGGTGTTAAATCATTGTTTAAGAATTCGTTATAGAAACCGTTTGGTTTCTCTGGGTTAACGCAATTCTTCAACATGAAGAAATAGTGCTTATGTCCAATTCCTTCTTGTTCATCCCAAAAATTTGGTGAGAACATAACAACACTTGCTGGTACAAATTGATTAGTATTTAATCCCCATACTTCTTTCGAAGACACAGTAGATGGTAATAATTCTTTAATACTGAATCCATTTTCTTTGCTATAAGTGACTTCAGCAACCATGACTTTTTCTTTATCTCTTACTTCTTTATTGTATTCGAATGAGAAGATTTGACCGTTGAATTCTATTTCAGCAGTAAAGCCATCACGACCTCCTCTATTAGCAAAACCATCAACGAAGAATCTATAAGTTCCTTCTTTCATACTGCTTGTATTTGCCCATGTTATATTTTCTACTGCAGGAATTCCAATTCTAGGATTAGTAATATCTACATCTAATTTTCCTCCAGTTGGACTAATCTTGTGTCTATTGTTGAAATAAATTTCATAATTTTCTGGTTCTTTACAATGTGCATCTAAATCATTTCTATCATGGGCAGTTCCTGAATTCCATTGTATACTAAATCTTAATACACCGTCTACACCACCACCAGCTGCTTTTACTCTTTCTTTCATAGAAGAGTCAGTGATATTACCTGAGTATGCCCATGAGAAAGGATTATTCCATTTAAACATAGATGGTGCTTCTGCATCTTGTGCAGTTATCAATGACATCATGTTATTAGAATGTTTATTTTCTAAATATACTTCAACTTCTCTTGTTAATGGAAGCACATTTTTAACAAAGTCTTCTATAGCAATTTCTTCAACTTTATTGAACTTCTTAGGATTAACTGGAACAGCACTTGCCATTTCATCAAATATGTCAGTTCCTTTCATTCTTTTAGCTGAATCTTTGTTGCTAAATAAAATGTTGTTAACACTTATATCATCAAGATTAGCATGTCTTCTTGGAAGTGCTGGCATATATCCTCCTTCAGTTAATTTTGTTTTACCTTCTTCTAATTGTCTAGAAGTATATAACACTCTCTTTCTCTTGAAGTTTTCTGGTGCTACAATTACAGTTTCATATTTATTAATAGCTTTTTCTAGATCCATACCTTCACTTAGATCAACAAGAAGTACTCCGATAGAATGATTTCTTATTCTACCAACAGCCATATTGACATCAACTGATTTAACCCAAGCGTATAAATCTTTTTCTTCTTCTGGTAATTTTTCATATTCTTTTTTAAGCTTTAAGAATTCTGTTAATGCAGCTTTCCATTCTTCACCTTTATACAAAGAATTAGAAGCAATTAATTCCAATAATGTTTCAACTGATTCTACTGTTAATTCTTCTAAAGATCTTTTAAATACATCTTTAGTAGATCTATAAGTTCCTTGGATATCTCCTTCAGACTTATCACTTCTATCAACAAACTTATCTGGAAGTTCTAAAAAGAAATGTTCCCAAGTGTTTGCATTTCCATCTACTAATTCTCTATTGCTGTCAGTACCTATTTTCTTAAGCTTACTAACATAAACACTATTGATAGCTTTAGATTTGATATAAGCATCTAATGCATCAATTACTGGTTGGAACGTAGTACTTTGTGCGTCAAAGTCCCACATAGTAACTATTTTATTATTTTTTATAGTAACGGCACTAGCTACAGCTCTCATGAATTGTCTACAGCAAGAACAATCAAATTCTCTTCTGTTTCTATACATTTCATTAGTGCCAGCTGGGAATGAATTAAGATATAAATACCATAATTCATCTTTATCTACTGTTACCTCAAATAATTTACTTTCATCTTTTACTAGTCCCTCAAAATTTCCTTGAAATATTTTTTTAAAATTTCTAAATGCTAATCCCATTTGTTATTTCCTCCTCAAATTATATTATTTATTATATCATTTTTCCTCTACTTATTATCATGTTCTTAACGATTTCGATTAATGATTCTTTTTTTTGATATTTATTTAATATTGTATAAATGGCTGCTGTATTTACCTGTTCTTGACACATTGGCATTGTTACAAACCAATCTTCTCCTAAAAAATGCTCAATTAAGATATTTAATCCTTCTTGAGCATTTATAGGTGGTGGGCATAAGCCATAATCTTTATCGTTTTTTTCTAATAATATTTTACTAAATTTATTTGAATCCATATTAATTTTCCTCTATTTTTTTAAACTTCCAGCTAAAACATTTAGCTATTAATTTATTACCAATTGTGTCTACTATAAAGCTTATTGCCATTATAGTTATCATAGACATAAATACCATATCAGTTCTACCTCTTGCAGAACCTATATTGATTAAATACCCTAAGCCTCTTGTTGCATTTGTAGCTTCTGCTACAACTATATACGACCAACCTATTCCATACATCATAAGAATGCTTTGGCATATACTTGGTAACGTATAAGGTACTACAATTTTAGTTATTACTTGGAACTTACTCATTCCCATTGTGTAACCTGTTTCTATAAGTCTTATGTCTATTTCTTTCATGTTCATTACCAATGTTGGTAAGAAATAAAAGAATGTTGCACAAAATAAGAATGTTATCTTCATATCTTCGCCTATTCCAACCCATAATATTAATAATGGGCCGAAAGCAGTTATTGGTACATATCTAAACATATTTGCTATAGGTGATATAATATCATCTAATGTTTTAGAACTATATATAAGTAATGCTAAAGGAACACTTATTGCACAAGATATACTTGTAGCTATTGTTATCCTTAAAAATGATTTTAATATAGATTCTGTTAGCATTCCATTAGCAAATAATGTTTTAAAGTCTTCGAATATTGTATCTACTTTTGGCATAAACAAAGCATTTATATTTGCAAAATTACTTATAAAAGAATATGCCATAAGAAGAACAATAATTACTATACTGTTTTTTAATATCTTATTCATCTTACGCCTCTTTCCAAATAATTTGATTGAAATCATTAGCTCTTTCTTTTGCTTCTTTATAAGCTAAATATAAAGTTTTAACAGCTGGTCTTTCGTCTTTTTCTATACCAACGTTCCAATCTGGTCCGTTTCCTCTAAGGCTTTTAAGTGCTGATTCAAAATCTTTTACTTCTGAAATCAGTGCTTGAAATTTTTCTACAATTTGTATTGTACATAAATGTTCATGTTCCATTTTTAAACCTCCACTTCAACAACGTTGAATCCTTCTTCTTTACATTTAGTTATTAATTCATCTGAGTTCAAATGCATACAATATACTTTATGTCTTAATTCTTTAGGTATTAATTCACATAACTTACTTAGAGGTAAATGAGCATATCCATGTTCATCTGATAAGCATACATCTTGATATAAAATTGCTGAATCATAAAATTCTAATATATCTAACATATTTTTTGGAATTGAATTGCTGTCTCCAGAATAATATGCATGTTGATTTGTTCTTTCAATATTATTTTTTACAAGATAATATCCATAGCATTTAAAGTAATTTGTCATGACTACAGTCTTTGTTATTTCACTTGAATAAACAGTCTCTTGAATTGGCTTATAAAATTCATAATGTTTTGTTGGAACTGGAGAATAAGTTAATTTCATATCGTCAACATATCTATTTGTCATATACGTATAAACTTCATGTTCTAATAGTCCTTGCATAGCTAAGAAATCAACTAAATACTGTTTGTCTTCAAAATATATATCTGGTATTATATCTAATGCATAACGACAATATAATAGTAAGCTTCCCAAGCTACCAACATGATCATCGTGGAAATGCGTTATTAATATATGAACTTTCTTTACTCCATCTAATAAATTTGATTCAATTATCTTATTTGCAGTTAGACAACCACAATCTATTAATAAGAAACTTTCACCTTTTTTTATATAAGCTGAATTGTTTCCTTCTTTTGAATTAAAACAAGATCCTCTTCCAATAAACTTTAACATTATTTCACCTCTTCATCTATAAATTTTATATTCTTCCAATGTGGACCGTATTGACCACAAGGACCATAGTACTTATATGCTCTTATTTGTTTTACTGTTACTTTTTCAAGCCATCTTACTTCTTTATCTATTTCTACTAAAAGTAATGCGAAATAACTAATTACTCTTGTATCTCCTATCTTAGGAAATTTCTTGATTATCTTTTTCCATCTCACTAGACAGCCAACCTTTCTTCTATATAGTCTTTATAATGATCTAACCAGTTGCTTTCACTCTTAGCTAAATTAAATGCGTCTAATATAGGTAAGATCCTGCTTTCAAGTTCTGGATAATATTTATACAATGTATCATATGCATTTAGACCTTTATCTGGCTTAGTAAATCGGGCACATTCCCAATCTATTACCATTGATAAATAATCTTCAAATGTCTTAGCTTTCTCATGATGCTTCGAATGTTTCCTATGAAATTCATGCACTGTTTTATAATTAAAAAAACAATATAAAATTATTTTATCTACATCATGAAGAAGACCATGTATTGTATTTTTACCTAATAACATTCCTTCTACAATCGTATATGCTTTATTATGTTTTTTTGTATAGTCTCTTCTTTCTTTGTTTTTAAGCACTAAGCTACACCTCGTTTCTTTCGTCTAGTTCTTACTGAGCTTAATTTTGCTGCTATATGTTTCCTTAAAGTATTTACTGTATTTATGTGTTTATGTGTTTTAAAATACCAGAGTGAAAAGTATTCACACTGGCATGTATTTATTATTTTAACATGTCTGATCCAAACAAAGGATTGTTTCCTAATACTTTTACATCTTTCATGTTACCTATAGATTTAGCCATTTCTAATTTAGCATTTGCTTCAATGATTGCTGCTTCTGCTTGTTTAAGTTTAATAGTGTCAGACATTGTAGATGCTTGAGTTCTAATAACTTCTGCATCAGCAATTGCTTTAGCTTTATTTGTTTCATTTACAATTGTTTGAGATTCTTGGTCTTTAGCTGCTGTAAATTTAGCATTTAAAGATGCTTGAACTTTAGGATCTTTATATGTGAACTCACCTTTTAAACCTAATTGGTTTATAGTGATTCCTTTCTTAGAAAACATGTCATCAACATAAGTTCTAACTGCAGTCATAATTTGTTCTTTCTCAACAAGAACTACTTCTAAATCACGTTTAGCTATTTCTTCGCCAAACTTAGATTCTACTGCTGCTCTAATTTCTGTATCCATTACATCTTTTAAAGGTTTTTCATTATAGTTAAATAAATACTTAGCAGCATCAGACTCTTGAATACTAGCTGTACAATTCATGCCAGCTATAAAAGCTATTGAGCCTTTAGTCTCTGCTTCTATTCCTTCATTTGTTACAGAAGTTCCAGTTCCTGATGCTTCTGTCCAAGCTCTAGTTTCTGGCTTACGCTCAACTACTATAACTACTTCATTTGCAATCCATTTACCTTCTTCAAATATAAATGCTCTACCTGTTTGTAACCATTCTTTACTGATTGGTACTCTTTTAGATGTAACTAAGTTTGCTTTAACAGCTTCTTCTGAATCTAACTTAACTTGATCTGCTCCATTTCCCTTTAATGGAATAGCAAATGCTGTTTGAGATGGTGATATATCTACAAATTCAGGAGTGTTATATGGCTTACATGCCATAAGTCCTGTTGAAGATATTCCTACTAGTAAGATTGCTGCTAACACTTTTTTATTTACGTTTTTCATAATTATTTTTCCCCCATCATATTTATTATTTTGTTTCTTCATTTTTATCTTTATTAACTTTAAATGATGTTCTAAACATCAAATAAAGGATTAATACATTTATTAATATCATTACTCCATAGAATACAGTTCCATCAAATTGAAATACTTGACTTACTACATATCCTTCATTGGAGTTCTTTAAAGCTTGTACAGCTGAACGACTGTTAATTAAGGTTTGTATAGCTTCATAAGTTCGTGCTAAAAAACTATCAAACATACCTAAAGTACATACAGCAACGATTTTTAATACTGTCTTCATATCTTTCCTCCCATTGTTTAGGCTTGTACATATTTATAATACATTATAACTTTGGATACAAAATATCTTTTGATATAACTTACCACATTGTAAGTTAACTAACGAGTCTCTTATGTTTTGTAATGAATCCCACACATGATTACATTCATCTTCATTTAATTTCTTTATAATGTAATAATCATATAAAGCATATTCCCATCCTAATGTATTATCTACATAGAATCCTTCACTTGTTTTATTTATGAAGTGAAGTACAGGATTAGAGATACAACCTGCATCTAATGTTATACAAGCATAAACCTCTGTTGCATTGTTATATTCATCTTTAAGACATTGAACTGAATTCAAGTGGCATTTTCGATTAAAAAGTCCTTTGCCCATTTTCATTATTTCCTTGTCTATTATTTCATATGTTGAACTAACATATAATGCAATTTTATTTGCTATTTCTTTCTCATGTTTACTCATATATATCTATCCCCCGATAAAATTAATCTCCTGTTATTTCTTTTCTTACTTCAAGATAAATATCTATAGCTTGTAGTATTTGAGTTTCATCTACATAACAATAAATATTAAACCATTTTTTAATTGCTTCTTTTATATTATCTTTATCACTAACTAATAATAATGGATAGTATTTATTGTCAGCAAGATTATCTATTCTTGAACATACCATACTATATTCAGTATATCTTTCACTTAATTTATTAATAAAACTAAGCAGCTCCATATAAGCTCCAACCTTCTTCCCATTCTGGGCCATTTCTATTATCCCATGCGTCTTCGAAGTTGTATCCTTCTTCGGAATATATTATACCATACTCCATATACAAATACTCTGATGATCCGAAATATTCGTGTCTAATTCTATTGCCATTTATCATTTGATTAAAAGCTTGTATCTTCTTCATATTATTTACCTTTTCCTTACTACTAAATTTAAATACATAATACCAGCTGTTAATGATGTAAAAGTACCTCCAGCTACTGCTACAAAATATACTGCAGGATGTATTAGATATTTACCAGTGTAATGAAACACTACAAAACCTATTAGTCCCAATAAGATAAATACAATTCCAACTGTAGCCATCTCACGTATTATACTCTTAAGCATTTTCTTTGTTTCTTCGTCTCTTTTGCGTCTGTATTCCATAATAATCCCCCTAAGATTATTTTTACTCTTCTATTTCAAAATACCATAACTCTTTATCTTCATCTAATTTTGGTTCGCAAAATGCATTCCAATTTGGATCTGGTAATTCATAATCATAAACTTCTACTAATACCATATCATTGTACATAGGTATTAACGACATAACGTTTTTAATCTTTGCATCATTTCTTATTTTACAAGCTATGGTTTTAAATGTACTATCCATACGTTCCTCCATTGCTTTTGAAATCTTTTTGCCTTCTCTTATTCCTTTACATATATATCGATAATCTTCTAAAAATGCATGTATTTCTTCACTTTGTATTCTGAAACTTTTTTCTTTATTTTGATAATATCTTTTTAACATATTTAATCACCCCTTAGATTATTTTATAGAAATCCTTTTAATGCAACTTTCGCAATTTCGACTGCTTTTTGAGCTACTACTAAAGATACTTGTGCTTTTACTCTATCTATTGATTTCTTATTAACTGTTCCAGCTATTTGTGTTACAGTTGTTGTCACCTTTTTTGTAACATTTTTTGTTACTGGTTTTAATGCTTTTATAATTGGTTTTAATCCTGTTGTTACTTTCATATATATTGCCTCTCTTTTTATTTATATTAGTATCCTATGCATGCTATCATTCTTAAGTTTGAAACTGTTGAACATACCATATTAAATACACCTATTGCTTTTAATAAAAATGCTCCAATTATTGCTAACATATTGTCATCTCCTTTCCTTGTTCGTTATTTTCAAAATATTTTATACCAGGGTTTCTTTTTTTTAGTTTCTTTTTTATTCTTAATTGATTTATTGTATTCCTTAATATAGTTTAATATTATTTCGCTAGATGCTTTTTGCAAGTCATTCTCACGTAACTTTAATATATAGTCTATATATAATTCATGTCGATTCAAATCGCCATTGTATTTATATTTTGCTTTGTATTCTTTATTCTTATATACGTATATATCTCCATCCATAAACGTTCTGCATACATCTATTACAAATAATTCTTTATGCTCAATAATAGTATCTTTGTGTATTAATATGCAATCATTTAAGAATTTGTTATTAGGATGGCTGCCGCCTATATATGCATTTGATTCATTATATTTCTCCCATGCTAAATTCTTTTTTAAATATTGCTCTACTGTTATTGGTAATTTAACTGTGTCACACAAAAAGAAGTTATCTACTTCTAATACATAATTTCTTTGAACTACTTTTCCAAATACATGATATTCCATACAATTATCCCTTCCTATATTGATGTAGTGGAACTCCTGCTACATACAATCCTTTAACGGTTTCTGCTAAGTTATATACATTTTTGATTGACCAATGACTATCTCCCATAACATAACTTACTCCCTTTACCATATAGTCTGCAGCTTTTTTATTCTCACTATAATCTTGATATTCAAGCGTGTAGTTTACTAATATATTAGCTATAAGCAATGAATCTTCATGAAAGTTTATACTCATAGCATTATTGATATGATTTAATATCTCCATATTAATGTATCATTTCTATTTGTTTCATAAATTTTTCATACTCTTCATTATAAGGAATACTTTTATAGATAGTAGTTTTGCCTTTATTGTCTAAATAAATAGATAATAATACTACACTAATACTAAAAAACATAAATATTGCAGTTGCTATATTTTCATTGTTAACATGTTCAAGTAAAATACCTATAGGTATTCCCATTACAATACAATATGTTATACAGATTAAATTAACTTTTAAAGCTTTTTTCTTCTCATTCTTTCTTATCATAATTTTCATTTCCTTTATTATGTTGGTTTATTTGAATAATTAATGACACTACATTACAAATAAGTGATGTAGATAAAAAAATAATTATTGCAATACTTGCTCCTGTGCTTATATACATATTCATTTCTCCTTATTATTTGTATATAACAAAAAAGAATGTATCTATATTAAACAAATACATTCTTTCACGATATGTTATTTCTTTTTAGTTGCAGTCTTCTTAGCTGTTGTTTTTTTAACTGCCGTTTTCTTAGTAGATTTTTTAGTACTTTTCTTATTTTGACTAGATAAGGAGGTTCTATCTCCAATTCCATATAAGTAATTGTACATATTTGAATCCATATAAAATCCTCCTTATTTTTTCTTCTTCTTTTTCTTTGCAGTAGTTTTATGTCCACTGCCAAATGAATTTATAAAATAACCATTCATATGAGAATTTAAACATGATCCCATTCCTAGTCCTTGTGCAGGATTTGGTGGCATACCTGTTGGTCCTGGCGGTGGTGTTCCTGTTGGTGGTGTATTTATTAAAGTTGCATCAGCCATAATAATTTACTCCTTTCTTGCTTATTCCTACTTATTACTTCTTAATATGTAGTATATACAATAAGTTAAACCTCCATTTACTACCATCTCCATTATTTTATAATTAATAAACAATTCAAAAAACCACCATACTAAATATATAGCGGTAAAAATCCCTATTAATATAAATGCTTTTATTAAGTCTGTTTTCAAATTGAGTTTCATGACATTTAATCTTTATACTCCTTTCTTATTTTAAGTGTGCGTTATTTTTGCCTAAAATATAACCAATTACTAATACTAATATCATCGGTAATATACTCATGGCAATCATCTCCTTTATATTATTTATTCTTTATTATTCATATGATACATCCCAATCAAATATACTATCTACTAAATCTTCAGTTATAGCAGTATAATAATCGGCACCTTTTATTTGTTTTTTCTTATTGCCAAATATATCTTGTTCTTTCTCTACTTTATAGAGATGAACCTTTGAATATCTTTTAGCTTTTAACCGCTTGTACATTGTATTATCATGATGTGAACCTCCTAATATTTCATGATATACAACACTATTAGTTTTTGTTATCTCTTCTATACATCTACAGAATCTATCATTATCTTCACTCCAGTTATCTCCATCCCCTACTAATACAATTATATTATTAGGATTGAAGTTGTAAGCATAATGACATAGTTCTTTATCGTTTTTAACTCTCTCTGCATCTTGCATTAATAAAGTTAATGGCGATGACATATAAGTGCCACCAGTTCCTTGTGGTAGAATATTATCTATATTATTATATTTTGCGTGAGTACTATAGCTTAATACTACTACATCGAAGTATAATTCTTTATAATAATCATATATATTGCGTGCGTATAATCTTCTACCATCTTCTCCACTACCTCCAGTATCGTAACATATATATGCTATTCCTTTAGTTTTTAATTCATTTATATGTTTTAATATTTCCATAGATTATTACTCCTTAGTAGTAAAAGATCTTATTAAATCATCTTTAAAATTTTTAATTGCTCGTTCTGCTATTTCTTTTGATGTGAAATATACTTGTCCAAAAGATTGAATATGACTATAGATACTAGCTTCAAGCTTTTTTGAATCATTGTCATATATTATCATATATTTAGCTTGCACTGGATTACTCCAATCAATTTCTTCTTCATTGTTTTCATGAGCAAATTTATTCAATTTTCTGTTTAAAATTTGTTCAAATATGGCTCTTTCACATTTTTTTTCTGTTTCGTAATAGTTAAGATTTTTTATTCTTACTTTATCACTACGCCAGTTATTGTCATAAGGACAGCCTAGAACGATCACTTCGTTATTTATATAGTAATATTGTTGCCCATGAGTTGGTGTCCAAAATACTTTCTTATTTTCTTCCTCTAATATTTTAGTTTTTACTATTTCTACTCTTTTAGCCATTTCTTCTTGTAATGCTAAAACTTTATTTAATTCTTGTAGTAAATCATCTTTAACGCTCATAATACATCTCCTTCTTATTCCTTAATAGTGAAGTCACATTCCTTTTCATCTAAAGAGAAACAGACTGCGTCACATATATCTATACGATCACAATCATGACAACATATATGTTCATCTTCATCTTCTTTATATCTACATCCATACTTACATTTTCTTTTATATATGTGAGTATTAATGTATTTTAATAGCTCCATTATATTACTTTTCCTATATCAATTATTTGATAGCCTTCATCTATATACCATTGTTTGTCACAAAATTCTATATTTAAATCATATTCCGATGTATTTATTCTTTCTACTTTAATGCATGTTTGTGATTTGTGTATGGAATAAACATCATTATCTATAAAGCATACTTTATGATTATAATCCCATATTTTATCCTGCATATCATTAAACGCTTCTTTAGTTTTTACATTAACTACTAATCTTTTGTCTATAATCATCTTTACGGTATATTTGTCTTTAATATTTTCATTTACATATTTTAATAGCTCGGCCATATTAATCTCTCCTTATACTAATATATAATCCTCTCTACTATATACAGTTAAGAGTGATTTATCATTATCATCGAAATTCCATCCTAATCTATATTTATATCCTTTCACATAATAATCATTTTCTTTAATGTGTATTATCTTTATAAAGATTCCTTTTTTACAATATGAATCCGTTAATGATGTTCTTATAAATGGCCCAATAAATATATTATGTCTATTTGCTACTTCTATTATAGTATCTAAATCTTTTCTATTATCAATATACAACGCTACATTATCTTTTATAATATCTTCTATTTTATATTGATTCTCTTGTATATGTTTTAATAATTCCCTCATTATTCTTCATTTCCTTTTTAATTGTACTTTAATATAATATCATCGTACTTATATACTTTATAGCCATTATCTTTATACCAATCAATTTCACAATAGTTCCAACCTTTTTTATTATCATGTAGATTCAAACCAAGCTTACCTTTAAAATCTTTGTTCTGCTCTTCATCTTCTATATAGTCTTCCCATGCATCATTCTTTGTATATTCAGTATAAGTATCATATGTTTCGTCCATAGCTTTACAAAATATCATATAACTTTCTTTAGTAGAAAATTCTAATGTTATTTTGTTTCCAGCTATGTCGTCTACATATACTGTTTCTTTTATGTTTGTTTCATCATTAACAAAACTTAATAATTCAATCATAAATTATATCTCCCAATTATTTATTATATCTTTATGATAATCTACTATTTCATATTTATTTTCACGATGTAGTATTGGATCAGTATAATAACTTATACTTCCAAATGTAAACATAAAATCATAATTATCTTCTTCGTCATTTACTTCTAATTCTATGCATATAATTTTATTACAATTATTAAGTGGTTCTACATATTTATTCCATACTTTTTCTGCATTAAAGGTTCTAACTGTATTATTATAATTAGAAATTTCAATGAAATCACATAAATCTTTTTTGTTTAATATTCTAATTATTATATGTTTATTATATAAATCGTTTAAACTATATCCTATAGAATAATTATTAATCATACTTAATAGTTCGGTCATAAATACTCCTTCTTTATTATAATATCTTTTATTTCTATTGCTATTTTCTTTCCTCTTGTAAATGCATAGACTACATCTGTTAAAGTATACATATTCATTTTATTAACTGCTTGTAATAATTCCATCATAGTACTACTCCTTTATCACATGGCTCATCTATATTTCGATAATGTCTTTCTGTCTGTGAGCCTGCACATTCAAAGTAACAATCGTCTCTCTTATTACATGTTATACAACATGCTTTTATATCGATATTGTCACATCCTCTTTTTTGTCTACTAGTACTGCCACACATCATCTTGTGTTTATAATTGTTTATATACTTTAATAGTTCCATTATACTACTCTCCTATATACAACAGTCAGATATATTAACTATAGTATATCCTTGTTGTATATAATATTCTTGATCACAATAGTTTATATTTATATCATAATGATTTGTTATAGTTTCTGGTCCTATATTAATACATGTAGCATGTATTTTTATATAATTACTATTCCTTAAGAATGGTAATAATCTTACTGATATATATTTTCTCTTACAATAATCATTTATCATCTTCTCTAATATATAATAATCGTCTGCTGTTGGTACTCTTATTGCTACTTTATTATCATATAGATAATCAAAGTTATACTTATTTAACACGTTGTTTATATAATTTAATAGTTCCATCTATATCTATCTCTATCTATATAATCTCTTATATTAATATATACTCTTTCACTTCTATCAGTAATAAGATTTAACATTTCTATTTCACTATAATCAAATTTCAAATCGAATACTTTATCACCTAATACAGTTTTAATTCCACTATATATAAGTATATATGGTTTGCTATTACGTTTTAAAAGTATCTTTGTATTTAAATAACTACCATCCTTTACTAAACTAATTTTATCTAAGAGAGCTTTGTTCTCTAATATGACAGTTATTAAATTGTTCGTACTATTGCAATGAAATCCGCTAGTCCTTATTCTTTTTAATATTGCCTTCACTTCTTTTTTATCTTCACTTATAATTTGATGTTTTACATACTCATCTGTAATAGGTATGTTATTAAATGCTGTCGTCTCCTCATACTTAGGTATTCTTCTATCTCCCAATAATTCTAACAATTCTTCCATGACTTATCACTCCTTCTTAATATAAACATATGTTTGCGTGCAAAGAAAAACCTTTTTCTACTTAATCTTTCTTCCATATAACTAATTGTAATAGCAATACATATACTATAGCTGATGATACTTTAATATAAAGACTTATAGATATTAATTGTATTATAAGATTAACTATAGTAGAAGATACTATAATAAATAATGCTTTACTTTTTCTTTTATTATCTAGTTCTATTCTATCATTAAGTTCTTCTATATCTTTTCTTAATGTTAATACATGTTCGTTGAATAACTTATTTCTTTTATTAATAGCTTCAACAGTTTCTTCTTTTACGAAGTCATTGTTAATATACTTTAATAACTCAATCACTACGTTCACTCCTTCTTATTACGCGTGCAAAGAAAAAACCGTTGTTTACTTAACTATACTTATATCTTTATACTCTAATACTCTATACTTACCTAATGACATCTTAGTGCCATACATTACTCTATATAAACCATTATGATTTTGTATTAAGTGTAACAGCTTATCTCCATGTGTTTTATATGAATGTATTCTAGTATCAGCAGGTACATGTATATCCACATTACATACTGCGGTGAAAAACTCTTCCTGTTCTTCTCTATTATTTACATGTATAACTACTCCATTATTAACTAGTTCATCTACTGTTATTATAATCTTAAACATTTCTTTGTTTATATAATTTAATAGTTCTACACTCATCTTATATCCTCCATACTTATAATCTTATAACCATTATCTATATACCATTGTTTATCGCAATATTCTATTTGTATATCACATATACAATCTCCGCTCCAATTTTCTATATTAAGACATGTCTCCTCTTTCATACAATTATATATACTATCATCCATTATATATACATCTTTATTGTGTGCTTTAACTATCTCTTGCATATCTTTGAATTCTTTAAGCGTGGGTACATGCACTGCTATCTTATTACCTATTAACTGTTTTATAGTATACGTGTTAAAGGCTATATCATTTATATAACTTAATATCTCCATGATATTTTCACTTCTTTCTATTGTTTCTTATTTCATATATAATAATATAAAATGGATAAAATATCATGAATATTCCAAATAATATAGCATCTATAAATATATTATTTTTACTTGGTGAGCCCATTAGGTTTCCCATTATTCCTATTAAGAAACCCGTAATAAACATTACTATTATATAACTTAATAATTCTTTACTCATCTTATACTATCCATACTTATAACAGTATAACCATTATCCAGATACCATTGTTTATCGCAATAACTTATAACCATGTCATATTGATATGGTCCTGTACTACTCTCTACGTTAATACACATTAACTTTGCATACCTACCTATTTTATCATAAGATAATGTTTTTATTTTATTGCCATATAATAATATAAGCATATCTTGCATATTATTAAATTTTTCTTTTGTAGGTACATGTACTGCTATCTTCTTATTTATTAATTCTTCTATAGTATACATACCATATACTACATCATTAATATATCTTAATACTTCCATACTATGTCCCCCATGTTTATTATCTTCATTTGTTTTTCATTCTCGATATACCATGGTTTATCAGCATAACTCATTCCTAATTCATTTGCTACACTACTTTGACTAGTATACTTATAGAATCTTATACATGTCTCTTCTTTATACGAACTATATATATGCAACATGTGATCACTTATTATATATCCTAATTCAATTAACTTGTTATATAATATAATTAAGTCTTCTTCCTTAGGTGTATGTATTAATATATCCATGCTATTACGTATTATATCTCGTATTCTATACTTATTAAATTCATTTACTTCTTTTAATAACTCCATATTATACTAACACCACCTCATCATAATCGTACATAGTACATCCTCTACTCTTATAGTGTTCATAGTTTGCTTGCCATGCACAATAACCTGTTATGTTACCACTCTTATCTGTCCATCCTCCTAGTCTTAAACATAAGTATTCACATCTTCTATCATCAGCTCCACGTATATCATCGTTAACTTCTACACCATGATTATCTAAATACTCTACTATAGCTTCTAGTCCAGCTCTATGACATACCTTTATTACATATCCTTTATCTATAAAGTCTGACATACTAAACCTTTGTATATTATTAATATGACTTAATACTTCCATTATATTAACACCACCTTATCACTATCTATTATAACTAGACTTGTATAAGGCACTATAGTATATCCTTGGTTTAGATAATATCCTGTATCACAGAAATCAAGAAATCCTGGTCTTTGAAATGCTAAACACATCCGACCATTATATCTCTTTTTGTTATATTTTATTACATACGTATCCCATGATTCTACTGTACACCCAATACAACCATGACTACTTCTTATATCTATAAGATTTTGCAACTCTTCTCTACTACATACTTGAATTGCTATCTTATCATCTATCATCTGTTGTATAGTATAAGACTTTTTACTATTCTTATTTATATAATCTAATAACTCTATACTCATAGACTTGCTTAATCTCCTTTCATATAATAAACATATGTTCGCGTGCAGAAGAAAAACTCTGCATACTCTATATAGTTACTATATTTACTTCACTATACTTATACTTAGGGTTCTTACGTCTATATGTTTTATAATAATCTACGTAACAAAACTCTAGATGTCTACTGTTAAAGTATATTGCCATACTTCCATTATATCTATCCTGGTTATTATAAATATCCCATGTACTACCACTAAGGGTTGTATGTAGATACGATGTACAGTTTATCTTATATATTAACTGCATAAACTCTTCTTTACTATCACACTGTACTATAGCGTTTGTATTTAACAGCTTACTTATAGTATACGTATTTGCCATATCATTAATATGCTTTAACAACTCCATTATACTAATGTCACCTCACTATACTTCTTTATAGTGCCAGCATACATAGTTACATAGTCTTCTGAATAATACCTTAATATATATTCACATTTACCTAGGTCAGGTCTTCTTTCTATTAATATACAACTATTTTTACTTGTACCTCTATTGTACAATGCTACCTTATCTCGTTTTACATCGGTAGGCATATACACTAAACCTGTTGCATCTAATTTATCGATTATGTCTATAAACTCTTCTACGTTACTTACAGATATTCCTATTCTATTATCATATAGTTCAGCTAATGTATATGATACTAACGTATCATTAATATACTTTAATACTTCCATCTATTATATATCCTTTCTTACCTAAAGTAATACTTATTTTGATATGCACATTTACAATTCCATTCTTGAAATTCTTGTAAACTTAATATACAACAACCATTAGGATGGTTACACTTATTATCTATATCATTACATTTAATAGCTATATCTCCATTAGTAAGACGTGATGTTAACATATCTACTCCATCATATCTTTCTTCAATTCTTTTATTAATTAATTCTTGTTTTATTCTATTATAATTAGGCATATTATAATCTCCTTTATTTTTATTCCATGTGTGTATATAAGTATATATACTACTGTAATAGTAATCCGTTCGTTTTTAGACTACTCACTACGCTTATATCCATTATAACGTGAAAGCACCGATTACGTCCCAAAACCGTCTTGGTTCAGGTCTACGAGTGCCATTTCTTTAAAACGGAGATATGACTCCTAATCCTCTACTACCACATCACTTACATTCTGCTAGGTAGGTATAGAGAAATTATTATAATTTTATTGTGTTTCGCACTACGTGTTCAACGTTGCATCTATTAAAGTTTAGTAGTATGTATACACATGGCTACTCTTAATAGATGATACAATCGATTCTACGCTTGTTATTAAACGCTAACGCTATAACTGTCACTGAATGGAATTGTAGGACGATATACTTCATAATAGTATGGGTATACTATAGAAGATTATATCTATTTATAAATCTACGCTAACGCTTTATTTAATTTTGACGCTAACGCTATTATATAATTGACGCTAACGCTATTTAATTATACGTGCTCGCTAACGCTCGCACTCGGAAGCACAAATCCATCTTAACTTTATGTCGCATATGCATCTACGGCACTCGTAAGTACGAATTGTGTATTAACAGCAAATATACTTTAAGCTATATCAAAGTGTTATTTCCATAACTGCGTTAGCTGTTAATTGGTGTTATATATATTACACTAGTGTCCAACTCTGAAAAAAATTAACCATAATTGTGTTAAGATAGCTTAAAAATATATTTGCATATATTATAATCTATTCCACAATAATAGTAATTCTGAAAGTTGGTTTTCTTTTTCTTGCAAGATTGAGTCTTTTTAGGGGTATTCCCTATAGTAGGAATGCAAGAATGAATTCTAAATCCTGCATAATACTATAAGGAACGGGATGGATTAATGAAAACTTTGCGATACCCAACATACGTAGATGCTCCAATCGTCTTTTCATGGATTAAGGGTCCAACCTATATACAAATAATACGCATGATTAAAACTGCGAAGCTTATTTATATATAGGATTTTATTATTTATATATTAGATTAAGTAGATTACCAATAGCTATTTTAATCTTATATTGCTGATGCGTAGTATCTTTCTACTATTGCAGGTGATACTTCTTCTGCTGGTTTTACGTCTTGCCATTGTGATTTATGTTTATTCCAGTATATATTAAATGGTTTTTCTATAGAGTCTAGTTTGATTAATGCAGTTCCTCTTTGAGTCTTCTCATTAATAACTGCACCTAACATCTTGCTACTATATCCTTGTTCTATTAATGCTCTCAAGATTGGTTGATGTTCTAACATTATATATCACTCCTATTATTTTAATACTGCTTTTGTTATTATGTTTCCTAAATTACTAAGTAGAGAAGGCGGAACAATACTGCTCATCACCTTCTGATTAAATAGTACTTTAGCTATTAATTGTCCCATTACAACAACTCCTATCTATTATAGTATTTCGATTCCTGATCCAAATCCTCTATTATTCATTTGTTTATTAACGCCTCTAGTTATATTATTCTTTGCATCGATTAATTGACTAGTTGCTCTTAAACATTCAGGATCTGTCATTAAAGCTATTTTAGTATCTGTAACTGCTTTAGCTCCACTATTGATTAAACCTGCTCCTGTTTTAATTAGAGTATGGAATAATCCTTTACCTAAATTCATACCAGCTTCTCCTGCTATTTTAGCTACAGGTGCGACTACTTCACTTAAACCATAGTTTACAGCATTAGTAGTTCCATTCATTACTTTACTTGTTGTATTAACTGTTGCATTAATAGCTTTCTCTGCTTTATACTTAGCTGATATCTTAGTATATTCTTGCGGAGTTATATCTTCTATTAATAGTTTAATACAACCATTCTTTATTATTTGAGATACTTCAGTTACTCCTAAGCTAGTTAACCACATATTAAACTTTGTTGCATCTAATGTTGTTATAAATGCTAATGTTATTTTTAATACATCTGATTCTGCTTTCTTAGCTTCTCTTAGTTGTTCTTTATAAGCTTGTTCTTCATTATCTAAATTTTCTACAACACTTTGGAATACTTCTTGTCCCATTGCTTGGTCTACGATTTGTTCTTCTTTAGATTTAGTTTCAACTACTATTAACTTGCCTTGTTTCTCTAATATATTAGCTGTTGATACTACTAATTGAGGATTAGCTAAATCTACTCCAAACTTATCTGCAAACTCTGCCATATTTAAAGACTTTCCACCGTTTATTTTTACTGTTGAATTCATATCTATATCTATTTTTGACATATTAATTACACTTCCTTCTTATTGTTTTAATTATACTGCTTGATTGATTTTATTAATAGCTGACTTAACTAGATCCATTGCAGTTGTTTTTGTTTCTTCTGTTGAATCTTCTGCTACTACTGCAGTTGTATACTTAGTAAATGCTTTATCTATTTCTGCAAATGCTACTGCTCCATTAGCTAAATCTGTACATATCTCTGGAAGTTCTTTAGCTATTCTTTTTAATAAATCATATTCTGCTACTAATTCTTCTGCTGAGAATTGTACGTTTAATTCTACATTGCTTAATTTGATTTCGTTATATTCTATATTTCCTAATTTAAATCCTAGTTTCATAATGATTACCTCTTTCATCTCATAAATTTTTATATTGCTATGTTTGTTACTGGTGCTTTAGTTAGACTATTTGCTCCAATTCTTGCTAGCTTGTCTACTTTATTATTATACTCAATAAATTTATCATCGTTATCATTTACTTGATGACTTACGATGTGAGATATTCTAAAGTGTCCTGCTAACCTTTTACATATAGGTTCTATATTATCCCAATAATCTCTATTGGCTCTACGTTCTGAATATCCATTTAAACTATCTGCTATGCTTTCACAATCAGTATAGATATGGAACTTATTATTTCCTTTAAACGTCTTCATCTTAAGTAATGCTTGATACAGTCCTTCAAGTTCTGCACGATTACTATCTTGGATGCCTTCTCTTATTTTGCCATTATCTTGTTTGATAACATTAAAATATTCATCAGTGATTATGTATCCCCAACCACCAATTGCTTTTTCTTTGTTCTTTACATCTTTACATGCTCCATCTATGAACACATTAAGTTTCTTCATGATGCTATTCCCCCACTATTCAGTCTCTTAAAGTCCCTAATATTGAAGCCGTACTTCTTACCAAAGTAATACCATGCTTGTCTTAAACTGACTGCATAGAATGTGTCTTCATATAATTGTTCTTTAACCAAACCACTTACTACATATTTTATTCTGAACATAATTTAAATTGCCTTTCTTAGTTCTTCCTTTTGTAACTTATCAAATGCTTTTAATGCATACTTCTTTATCTTACCTTTTTGAGTAATCCATTCTTTAGGTATATACATTTTGATACCATCTTTAATTAGTAATACTCCTTCGAAACTTTGATGAGCCATGATTGAATGTGTTGACTTTCTTGATTGATTAATTTTCATTTTATTTATTCTCTCCTCTTATTGTTTTATTATTTTCACATAAATAACATAAAAAATATGAGAAAGACTACGATAAGTAATCAATCTCATATATCTATTTATTTAAACTGCAACTGATGCTATAGATGCTTCAACTGTTTCATTATATAGTTTAGCAATTTCGTCCCAACAGTATCTGCAGTATGCGTCATTTTGTCTGCTGTATGGTTTGAATTTAGATATCTTTGCAGGGTCAGCTTTTACTTTATCATTAATACGACAAGTAAATATATCTCTGATTACAAAGTCATCTCCTTTTTCTTTCCAAACTTCTACGAACTTCTTTAGTATTGTCATTTCATTTTCACTAATTACTTCACCAGTACTTTTTGCACCAGTCTTAATCCAGAACTTATATGTTTCATCAGTTATAAACTTTGCTAATGCTTCATTAACAAATACTGGTACTACATTTGTAAGTTCAGTACTATTATTTTCTTCAATTACTTTTATTAATGCACTCATTGCACTAAGTCTTGTGTCACTGAAGCCATTCATTTGTCCAGCGTGTTCATATACGATTGTAGGAATTCTGTTACATTTATTCTCTGTTACATTAAACACTACTCCTACTGTGTGTTCTTTCTTTGTTGCTAAAAATATTCTCTTTTCCATTTTAATCATTTCCTTTCAAATTTTGATTTTTTCGTTTTCGCTTAAATCATTCTTATATATATACATTCACTCGTAAGTAGGGATGTATACATATTTAATAATTTAATTAGGAATATATACATAAGCGTGCACTCTCATATATATACAACATGTCTTGGGCTAACTTCTTATATTATTACAGACATAAATAATATATAAGGATTCCATTTATACGTTCAACATATAGCAAGCAATAGAAGAACCTGCTAAGTCTACACTCTATTTTCAGCATTAGAGTTACACGAATAATACGCATGATTAAACTGCGTAGCTTATTTTATACATACAGAGCATATAGATTTAACCTGAGAAATGGATTAAACGCAAGTCTCCTATTATTTCCCCCTTGTTGTATGTATGTAGTAGCTAATTAATAGCTAATTGAATTTATAATGTCACTCGTAAGTAAGTTTATAACTATGAGTAAGCATATAAATGTCTCAAGATATCCGCATGATTAAAACTACGAACGTAGTGAGTTTATTGGGATAAGATGAGATTTGGGATTAAGGATAATCTCAGATAACACGCATGACTAAGACTATGAGTGTAGCGAATTTATTATGAGAACTAAATAGTTCAATAAGAACTTAGTTTCAATATAGCTCTCATAGAATCCGCACGATTAGTCTGCGAAGCTTATTTCTACTAACGAAGTTAGTTTATTTGTTCCCGAAGGGACTGCGAGCGGAGGGAGCTTATTTATATTTATCCGAAGGAATGGCACTGATCTATCCCCGAAGGGGGCAATACTATTTAACAAGTATAAATCCTCTTGGGTTTTTAATTTGTTCATATTCATCTTTATGGCTAGTAACAATAATTAACTTATGTGCATTCTCTCTGTAAAATCTGCTCTCTGCAAACTTTCTTTCAGTGAATTTCACATTTAACTCAGCTAATGTTTTTCTGCCTAATATTTGAGTGGATATATCAAAAGCCTTAATCACTGTTCCAATGTGATCTTCTATATTAACGTGTCCTGGTGTGGATACAATATAAGTTTCTCCTTTGATTCTTTTCTTGCCATTGTCGCACTTAGCTGTTAATGGTTCAAGCTTACTTGCCATAACTTCATCCTTAGCTGTTGGCTCTGGTCTACGTGTATTTATGTTTATCACTTTATCTACAGTAATAGCTACTTCTTTAATAGCTACTACTTTATTAATATGACATGTATCCCATGCATACTTTAATGCAATCTTCATTTTAAGTTTATAGCTGTAAGATGCATATTCTTTATCTTCTATTTCCATTTCTTTTCTTAGTTTATGTGCCGCACTCATTATATTCATTTTGACTTCTCCTTCTGTTTTTGTATTAGTATCTGTTGTTACTGCTATTTCATGTTTAGCTACTGACTCACCCTCTACAATTATTGTGTCTGGATTCATGATCCAATTATGTTTTAGTTGTGCCTCAAGTGGTAAGTAGCTGCCTTTAATAATTCCACTCTTGATAACATAAAGTAAAACATCCTCTACATCATTAATTAAGTTTTTGTATCCATTACTCATTTTTAATACATCTGCATGAGTAGATAATACTTTCTTAATAGCATCCTTAACTTCTCTACGAGTCTTAATGTTATTGCATCCTACAACATAAGGTAGTTTAGTAGCAGGATCGAATGAGAACTTTTTATCTTCCTTTTTATATGTTCCTAAAAACAATCTACCAGTTGTATATATTGTAATGTCTTCATCTGAGTACAAAAACATTCTGATATCAATATTGTTCTTTTCTACATTATAATGAGTTAGTGCTATAGCAGTTTTGTTAACTCCTAATTGATTTACTATTTTCTTTCCTGTTTCTAATTGTTTGTTATTAATTGTTTTCATTATAATCATCCTTTCAAATTTAAAATAAAAAGAGCCTCAAATTAATGAGACTCTAATGTTGATATTATTGAGTTAAACCATTTAAATAGTTTTCGTCATTGCACATGTCAACTTGAGGAATATCGTAGTTTGTTGTAATTGCAACGAATTGTTTTTCATCATAGTTTTCTTGAACTGGAGTAACATCATAACAAGAATAATCTATTATTGAGTTACTGAATCCTTCTAAGTCATCTAATCCAAATGAATCACTTATAGTGTCAGGAGTGCTAACTGATTCAACTTCAGCTAATAGAGAGTCTTCAATAATGTTAACAGTACAACTATTTTCAGTCATGAATAATCTTACATTGCTTTCAGATAACTCAGCAGTTTGTAATAATTGAGCAACGATTGTATTAAGGTATAACTCAGCTATTAAACATTCTTGATCATCTTTCATACCAATTAAAAGATTAGCTGTATATGATTTTCCTCTTTCGTCCATTTCTCTTCTTGTTCTGAAAAGAATTTCATCATATTGTGTCTCAGCTAAAATGTTATTAGGATTTATTTCTGCTAATGCTGCTTTGTATTCATTGTAATCACCAGTAGTCTTTTTAATATCTTGCATTAGAAGATTAGCTTTGTTGAATATTCCTTTTTCCATTTTAGCACCAAAGTAGAATCCTGATTGTATATTTTCTTCTAAAGTTTTTCTTTGTTGAACAACAACATACTTATCATCTACTATAGAAATAGTACCATTATCAAAAGATGCTTTCTTATTCTTTAGAGTTAATAAATAGATTGAACCATCTTCTAATTCAATTGTACCATGACCATTATATGCAGAACATGTTAATCCTTCTGTTGTATTTAATTTAACTTGTCTGTTAGTTACAGGATTAACAGCATATAATATTTCTTCAGCAGCAAGCATATCATATCCTTTAGATTTTAAGAATGCTAATATCTCTTTTTGGAAGATATCAAGAATCTTAGAGTTAACTGAAGTACATACATTGTCTTTTTCTTTTTCAAAAGAAGTAATCATATAATAGAACACACCTGCTCCAATTTCTTCATCAGATACTGGTTTTCTAGCTGTTTTAAATGAAAGTTTAGCTGTGTTCATTAGAGCTTGTAATGCATTTGTCTTAAGATATTTCTTTGCAGTTATATCATCTATTTCATCATTTTCTGAAGCTTTGATTGATTCAGTTAATGTGATATAAGTACCAACGATGTTAGATACTACTTTATCAACTCTGAAATAATTATCTTCTGAATTGTAGAAACCTTTGAATTCTTTTCTGATAGCATTAGCTTCATCTGATTTAACAAATGCTTCTAATTCTTTAGCTGCAAATACTATAACTGAATTAGCAAAGTTCATTAGTCTTTCTTTTAATAGATAAGTAGGATCTTTAATACCTGCTACTTTTTTCTCTGTATTGAAAGCTAACATAGCCTTATCAGCATCTTCCCAACCAACACATGACATTTCTTCTTTTATTAATTTTAATCCAAAGAAATTGTTTGTTGAATATTGTAGAGCATTTTTTGGTTGAGCTGCATTAAAGATGTCAATAATGTTAGTGAATGCTTTTGTAGTTTCTACTTCTTCAATAGAGTTACCTTGGTCATCTAACATATATGGATCAAAGTTTAAGAATTTAACAGCATTTTTACAACCCATAGCTTTAATACAACCAGATAATGCAAACATGTTTATAACTTTATACATTTTCTTAGCACTATCAATAGAAGTTTCAGCTGGATATCTACTACAAATACATACATCAATTAAGAATTGAATACAATCTGCAAAATCTCCTTTAGAGTTGATAAATGTTTTGATTATTTTGTGACAAACATCTTTGCATAGAACAACTTTATTTCTATCGTTGTAGTTAAATTTTGTTCCGTCATTGTTCTTTCTGATTGGAGAAGAATACTTCTTTAAACCACTACAAGAAAACATTGTTCTCATTCCTTGAACTATGAATTGTTTCATTTCTTTAGTGATTTCAGTGTTAATTGATTTTAATGCCATAAGTATTTTAGCATTATTATAGAAGTTTGTTGCCATGATACCAACTGAATCTATTGGGTTTAAGAAATAATCTAATACCATCATAGCAACTGAAGAGAAGTCTAATGAGTATCTTCCATTTGCATTTTTCTTGTAATGATTATCTTCAGTAGAAGCAACATTAATCTTCTTAGGCATAACCATTCCTTTTAATGCTTTAACTGGTGCTATCTTTTCTTCAGATACTTTTACATCATAAGCTATAGGGTGGAAATCTTTCTTGTTAATATCTTTGTAGAAAGCTTTGATAGCATGGTCATCATTAGATTCCTTAATAGAACAATCCATTTCTTCATCAATAGATCTATCAATTATTGTTCCTATATCAGAAGTCTTTTCAAGTATTGCTACTACTTCTTGATCTAAGAAAAATTGCATAGCATCGATATCGAAATCCATTCCATCATGTTTTTCCATGTAGTAGTGAGATGCTGGTATTATAGCATAACCTTCTACTCCTTTGTAGAATTCAAATAACATGTTTTTAACTTCAAGAGATACATTCAATTTATCAATTCTCTTTAAGATAGTTTTTAGAGTAAGTGTCTTGAATGTAGAAACAGCAAATAAGTTTGATACTGGATGTCTAACACCTGATACTTTATTTACTTCTATTAAGCTTGGGCAGAATACTTCATCTTCTTTTATTATTCTTACACCAAATCTAACTGCTGGATCTGATTGAACAACAGTATATTCACAATTAACTTCAACATTAAGCTCGTTGATTAGGTTAGCTAAACCTTTCAATAAGCTATTAAAGTTTGTCTTTTGAACACCAGGAGCTAATGCAATCATAGTTTCAGGAAGAGATCTAAACATCCATTCAACTGTTTGACTGTCATTGTTGATTCTTTTTAAGTTCTTAAGATCACATTTTACGCTGATAACTTCATCAGTTTCTGCATTGTAATCTACGTTTATACCAATGTCTTTTAATTTGTCTAAGATTTGACTTTTTATTTTAGAAGATAATAATGCTGTAGTAGCTTGTTCATCATTAACCATCATTATAATATTAACAACATCAGATAATTTAGAGTCAGATGAATAAGCTTTCTTAAGCATTACTAATTCGATTTCAGCATTGTGATCGATTAACTTCATACCATTACCATCAAACAATCCTTGCATGTTATCTAACATTTCATCAGTTAGATCTTTAGCTTTAACTTCTTGTCCTTTGAATACAGCTCTTAATACAGATGCTCCTCTGCTTAATGATGCTTTTGCTTCTAGTCTAATAGCTTCTTTAGATCTTGACATTGCAGCAATCTTTAATCCGCCACCTCTAGCTTGGAATGTCATTCCTAATAAGTCTTTAATTGAGCATGGAATGTTCATAGCTTGAAGATTTTCTTTTAACATATCATTAGATATTAATCCTAAACCATCAGTAGTATCTTGACAATCTACGAAATTTTCTTCACCCATTTTAGCAGGAGAGTTAGTATCTTTAGCATTATATCCTGCACCAAAAGATAAATTATCTAATACAACATAAGAGTCTAATTTACCAAGCACTTTTGAAGATGTAGCACATAACATCATTCTAGACATTTCTTTAAATGCATCAAGTACTGATTCGCAATCTTTGAATATAGCTTGTCCATTTTCATTCGCACCTACGATAAAGTTAATGCTGAATGAATTATCAGAAGCTTTGTCCATGATTTCAACTCTTCTATCTCTTTCAACAACAGTTCCATCAGCGTGAATTTCTTTAGTGATAGCTAATGTCATAGTTCCAGATCTTAAACCAGATGGAGTTATTCCTAAGAATTCATATTGTTTTATAACTTCACCTTCATTTAATTTGATCTTGTTGATATTAGTATAAACATCTGCAATACCTGATTTTCTTTCAACTATATAAACCTTTTGTTCAGATAATCCAGCAATGATATAGAATACTTTAGCTAGGTAATCTTTTTTAGCTAATACTTCTCTGTCATTATTTCCAGTTAATTTTAATACATCTTTATCGAATGAGAATAATAGTAACTCATCAGTAGTGTATCCATTTAAAGTCATCTTAGAATCTGCAACATCTTTAACTGTAACATCACAAGCTCTGATTAGAGAACTGAACATTTGAGGAGCTACTTCTGTTTCATATTGATTACCAGTATAGCAAACAACTCTTCTTAATAATGCAACAGTGATATCTTTAGTCCATCTTTTAACAGCTAATAGGTTCTTGTAGTTCTTCATAGAAGCCTTATTAAGAGCTACATCTAATGCTAATTCAAAAGTAATTGTATCATCTTCAGATAAAAGGTGCTTGTACTTATTAGCAGTTGCATACATTTTATAAGTGAATTTACCTTCATTCATTTGATCTATGATCTTGTGAACTAATTCTGATTTAGCTTCTTTATCTCTTGCAGCATTTAATTGAGAATATAGTGCTCTTAATTCTTTGTCATTAACTTCGATATTGTTAGCTACTACATAATCAACTAATTCTACTTTGCTTAAAGTATTTCTTTTGTACTTTTTATTAGATTCATCAACTATAGCTGCAACAGTTGCAACTCTGTTTAAGTATTCGTCTCTAATTTCTTGTTTAGCTATTTCCTTGTTCATTTCAGAATAAACCATTTCCATTATTTCCTCTTTAATCTTGTTAACCATTTTTACATCCATCCCTTCATTATTGTTTACTATATTTGTAACTGCAACTTCATCTTTAGCTATTAAATCATTAACAGCTTCAACTACAATTGCAGTAGAAATAACATTGTTTATTTTCTTACCTGATGTTGAAACTTCTAAACCTAATCTTATAGCTAATGCTACAACTTCTTCATTTGATACCCCTACTATTTTAGCTACGTTTGTTACATTGATATTTACCATTTGTACATCCATCCCTTCATTTGTGTTTGTTGTAGTAGTTCCATTAGTTAATGTGTTTGTGTTTATCATTTTGTATCCATCCTTTTCATCATATATTTTTATTTGTACCCCATTATCCCTGTCACTCATAGTGCCTAAGTTCAAATACTATAGGCCCATGCATTGAAAGATTACGAACAATCCTTCAGTAGTCTTATTAGTCTTAGATTTAGCATCACCTCCTTTCATATTTATAGTCATTTCTATTTCTTGCCAAGCATCATCTCCTTTAATATTAGTCCATGTGTGAGTATCAACCTCCTTAAATGATATGTGTAAAGTTACGTCATAATCCTTACCAACCTCCTTTTCGGTGGCTGATAAAAATTTAGATTATCAACCTCCTTTCTAGAGATTGAAGAAAATTTAATTCATCAACCTCCAGGCTGAATAGTTGTTGGTAATTTGCCGAGTCTTCCTTTAGCGTCTTTAGTTTTGAAAATATCATTCTGTTTGTTTCTTCCTTTCGTTAGTGAAATCTGTTTATTTCATCCCCCATTGTTGTGTTTCTGTCCCACCCAACCAACTGTTGCTGCATCAAAAGCACAACATGTTCAAGCAGCCTACCCAAGTTCGTATATCTTGCCAGGCATCACCTCCTTTCAAGCGAATTTGCTTGCTAAGGTCTGGTGGAGTTTATTTGTCTTTAGTACGTATATAATCTATCATTTAGTTTTGCTAAAGATATTGATTATTTTACTTTTGTTGAAGAAAGATGATGCTATATCTTTAGTGTGAACAATGCTTTGCATTATCTTCTTTTCTTCAACTGTTAAAGCAACTTCTCTATATGAAGGTATATCAGAAAGAGTCTTCATCTTAGGAAGTTGTTTTTTGATTGGTTCAACAACTACAGTAGTTTCTATTTCTTTATTCTCTATTTCTTTATTCTCTGCTTCTTTAGCTACTAATAATTGTTTAGCTTCGAACTTCAACTTATTTTCTACAGTTCTTATAATAGCTCTGTAGTTTCTGATCTTTGCAACTTCTGTAGGAAGTTCAGCAATTGTGAAATTCTTTTCAATCAAATAGTTAATCATTTGGACTGTTTCTAACATCTTGATTCCAGCTAATAGTTCCATTTTACCTTTAGCATGTTCAACACATATTATAGATACAACAGGATCAACTTTGATATATCCTCTTGATGTGTGAAAATATGATTCTGTTAAATGCTTTTGCACAACAGAGAATATACCAACTTGTGTATTATTGATAATTCTCATATCCTTTACGTTTCCTGTTAAGTCCATGAAGTCTAAATTCTTATTGATGTTTTCCATTTTGTTTATCCACCTTTCACCTTTTACATTAGAAACTTAGATTAGCAATTCTCTTAAGTTCCTTTTCATTTAAATCTAATAACATAACAAAATCATTTACTATCTTCTTCTTTGTTTTTCCATGTCTTCCTGCTTCCACATTCTCTTTAGTTATTTCGAATGCATAGTATCTTTCAGTGTCAGCTACCATACTATTAACTTTATTAGCTATTAACTTAACAGCATTACTATTAAATAGTATTTGATCAGCTATATATTTCTTTTTATTAATAGCATAATCTGATAACTTAATGTTTTCAGCTGAATCTCCTCTAAGATCTACATCTTCAATAGATATGTGTCCTGATTCGTCTTCTATAAACAGTGCAGCTAATTTAAATTCTTTATCCTTAGACTTATCTACTTCTAAGAATGCATTTAACTTATCTACAGCATCTACTGGAACTGAAGTTAATTGTTTTTTACTTCTGATTTCCTTTCTTTTTTTATTATGAGCTTTTTCTTTCCTGATTTCTTTTGTAGCCATAATAATGCATATCATAGCTAGCACGATTAATATTGACATATTACATCTCTCCTTCTTTTTTTATTGGTTTAATACAACCTTGTAACCTGTCTTTAAGGTCTGTTTTCTTTTGATTGAACTTTTTCTTTTTGAATAACTTACTGCTGATTAGATCAACCAATGACATTACTTCTGATTCTGGTTCTTGAGCTTCTGCTTTCTTGTAATTGATTTTACACAAGATTGCTTTTTGTTCTTGAGTTAACTCATTAATGCTATTTAGATTTACTTCAAAAATAGCCTTCTCAAGTTCAACTCCTTCCAATGAATCTAGGTCCTTGTACTTTATCATAATTGTTCTCCTTTTCTTGCTATATTAAGGATTACAGCTAACCAATGTGCTTTAATGCACGATAAAAGGAATACAGATCTCTCCATATTCCTTATTCCCTACATTAAATTAATTTGTTTAATAAGCTATTAATTAAATCAACTACTTTTCTTTTTATTCTTGTGCTAAGAGAATGTTTAACTAATTTTCTTTTGACACCTAACATCCAATCTCTTTCCATTCTGGCTACTTCTTCTTCACCAAATTGTTCAACTACATATTCTCTTGATACGCGTTCTGTTTTTATTTCTTTTACTTTCATCATTATTAATTCCTCCTATATTTCATTTTTTACTAAAGTTACAGCTACTTCATTAAATTCTTGTTTGACGTATTCTAATGTAACTTCTTTACAATATGCTTCTTCATCTATAACATCTAACTCTAGTACATAAACAATCTTATGAGTAAGTTCATGTACTAATGTTAGTTCTCTAGTTATTGCATTTAAAGTATGATCTATATAGACTTCATCTTCTATATAATCATAAGCACCATTCTTTCCTACAAGATCAATTATATAGATTTTTGTAGTTGATAAGTCTAAATTGTACTTGTTCATAAAGAATTTGAATATTGTTTTGCTCTTCCTAATCATTTTGTTTTCCTCCTCTTTGTTTTAGGTAATTAGCATGTATTTGAGATTGCCATAATAACGTTATTTCTACTTCTTCTGTATGAGTTACTATAGGTGCTACCTCTACTATATGGGCACTTTCTATAACTACTTGTTTTAGTACTTCTTTAAATGGCTTGTCCACTACTACTACCCCTTTCTTATTAGCTTGTAATAAAGCACCTCTTTTATCGTTATTGTTGAATTTCATATACATGATTGCCTCTATTCTTCTGTTTTCCATGTTATCTTCCTCCTATTAATCTGATTAAGTTAGCGTATTGTTCATTAAATACTGTTACTGCTTTATCTGTTGTTGCTTGTCCATACTCTATAGCACATTCTGATATAGCTTGTTTATATAAGCCTTCTCCTATTGCTGCTACTAGTAAGTGGATTATCTTGTCCTCTGTATCGTTGTATTCGTAGTAATGCATGTTTCATCATCCTTTCGTGTGTGTTTATTTATGTGTACTAATGTCTTGTCCTTAGATGCTATGTATTCAGCATAATCGTTATTGTCTAATTCAGGTCTATATGCTATAGGCTTACTATCATGGTCCATACTAATAGCCTTATCTATCATAGGCTTAATACGTTGATCCATTATCCTTTGTGCTAGTATAAGTAATGCTTCATTCTTTGTTGTTTTCATGTTTATTCATCCTTTCGTATATGAGTATCTATACTACATCATAGTAGTTTCTTTTGTTCTTATACATGTCCATATCAGCTAGTTTAATTGCCATATCTAAGTCTGTATGTTGTGCTATACCCACTGATGCAGATGTTATCCTAGATATAGCACCTTTAGCATTGTCTATACTACAGTCATTGAATATGATTATGAATTCATCTCCACCATACCTAACTACAGTATCTTGTTTCCTTACATTAGCATTGATACTATCTACTACACTTAGTATGTGCTTATCTCCATACTCATGACCTTGTGTATCATTAATAGCCTTTAATCCATTAACATCAACAAACGCTACAGTGTATAAGTCTTGTTTCACTGTATCTAATACTTCTCTTTTATAACATCCTGTTAATGTGTCTTTGTGTAAGTCCATAACCATTCTTGCTAATTCTTCTTTGCTTAAGCTCATTAAAGCCTCCATTGATAAAGTTGTCATACTAGTTGTCCTCCTTATGCTCACCTACTATATGTAGTCTATTGCTTGTGTATCTAGTACACTATAAGACCTATATATGTATGCACATATATAAGCCTTTACTGTACTAGTTATTAATAAGTCTTTTAAAGTTAAGGTTATCTTGACAGATAGAGATAAGTTTTTCATGATCCTCCATGAGTTGTGGCATGACGTTGCATGTTATTCCATTCAACTCGGTTACTGAAACAGTTCAACTTGATAATGATAATGATACCCATGGGGCTACATTTTCAACATATATACATATATATATATACCTACTTCCCCTAGAAATTTTTTATATTTTTCGTTTTTCCCTATAGGCTTTTTTTAAAAGTTCAACTTTTCTATTTTTTAAAATTATTTTTTATAAATTTTTCATCTCTATATAAGGTAATATTTGGAAATTAAATAGAATATTTAGAATAAGTAATATATGGCAAGACGTTATTAATATATGAGATATAGATAGTAATATATAGAGAAAAGAAAAGAACAAGGGGGAATTTAACATGGCAAACATAATAATAAACAATGATCTTTCTGTAAATGGAAAAGTGACATTTGATAGAGTACCTAATGAGGATAGATCAGGATTTAAGATTCAAGGTATTATTTTGACACATCTGTACTTTGATGACATTACTTCAATACAAACAAAGAGATTTAAATTGACTGGAGTAGAAGTATATCAAGAAAGTTTCGGAAGTGATGATTATAATATAGGATATTATTTCACTTGTACTAAATTAGAAATCTTAGGAATTGAAGAAGATGGTGCTAAATTTATACTATATCCTTCTGAGATGAAAATGATCGAAGATGAAATGTATAAAGATGAACATCCTATTATGGGAGATATCGGACCACAGTATAAGGGTATGGTCAAGGTAGAGGAAATAGAAGAAGAGACTGGTGGTGATAAATAATGGATGAAGAAGAAGTATTACAATCTGATTTAGCTGTAGATGATACTCAGTGTGAGGCTATGATAAATAGAGAAAACTTTGAAAAGAACTTAGAAAATATGTGGGGTTACTCTGCTGTAGGAGTTGAAGCTAAAAGAGCTGCTATGAGTATGTTATCTACAAAAACGGGAATGTATGCTAGAATACCGCTTAGTTGTAAAGCTGACGGATGTCCGTATGCAGAAACTTGTAGTTTGCTTCCATATAATTTGGCACCACTTGGTGAACCGTGTCCAGTAGAGACGGCCCAAATTGAGTTACGATATGCTGGATATGAAAATGACTTTGATCTAGAAGATGCAAGTTTCACTGATAAGAATTTAGTTATATCATTAATTAATCACGACATTATGATTGAGAGATGCAAAGCCTTACTTAATAAAGCAGGCGTTCTAGTAGAAGATGTATTTGCTGGTGTTAGTGAACAAGGTGAGGTTTATTTCAAACCTGAGATATCAAAACATTGGGAAGCATTAGAAAGAACAGAAAGAAAAAGAAATGAGATATATGATTTAATGCTTGCTACTAGAAAGAATAAGAAAGGTGAGATTAGTGATAAGGATTCGTTAACTGATATGATTAATACAGTTATGTCAGGTAATGCAGAATTCATAATCGATGAAGCTCCTGCAGAGTTTGTAGATGTCAAAGAACAAAATTAATAAAGAAGGAGTGAATTAATATGGGTTTATACGATGATGCTGCTAAAGAAGCTGCCGCACTAGTTAAAGCAGCATATAATGGTACAAAAAGAAATGGATCTAATAAAGCTATTAATGCTATAGCTAACAATGGCTTTGGTGGATTAGAAGCTGCAGGCAGAGCCTTACGAGGAGAAGGAATGGAATCATTAACAAAGACCTTCGGTAAAAATTTCGATACAGAAGGTAAAGTTACTAAGTGGGATGCTGGTAAAATAGCTGGATCTTATTTAGGAGCAGCTGCCGCAGGACGAGTATTAACTGGTGGTGGAATATATAAAGATGGTAACGGTAGTACTAATTTAGTAGGAGTTCCATTTGTATAAGGAGATGAAATAGCTTATGGGCTTAGGTGGTATATTAAAAGGTATAGGTAAATTAGGTTTAGGTTCTGCTCGTGCTGTTGGAGAGATTAGTATGGATATAGCTAAAGTACCAGGAAAATCTCTAATGCATCAATTTGATAATCGTGCTGCTGCCGTAGTAGGAACAGTGTTAGCTGGAGCTACTGCTGGTGCAGTACTTGCAGATCAAGATGGTCAAGTTGATCCAAGAAAAGCTGCTGGTAGAGGAGCAGCATGGGGAGCAGGACTTGCAGCATTTGGTGGAGCAACTGTAGCTTCAGGTGCTGCTTTGGGTGTAGCTGGTGCTGCAATGATTGGTGTAAACGCATTAGGCACTGTTGGTAGAGGAATGATAAAAGCTCCAAAAGGTCCAGTTGGCTTAGGAGACTTAGGAGAATTTAAATTAAATAAAGCAACTGCTATTCCATTAATACTTGGAGCATCTGCATTTAAAGGTCTTGCTGATGGAGTAAGTGCTTTTGAGAAAAGTAGAATGGGAACTAATGATGGAATAATAAGAAATGCTACACCAATAGTTCCAGTACAACAACAATCTAGTGGAGGAAGTTATTCAAACAATGCAGGTGCAACTGGAGACTTAGTATTCTCTATGTTCAAAAATAGATAGGAGGAAATAATATGGCGAAGATCCCTTTTGCAAAAGGTGCTTTAGAAAAGATAGGTCTTGGTTCAATGATTGGTGTTGGTATGGACGTTGCTTTTGCTGCATCTGACTACAAGACTGCAAGAGAAGGTGGTTCAAGTAGATTAGGAGCAACAGTTGCTGGTGTAGGAAATTTCGCATTGTATCAATCATTAGGTTTTGTACCAACGATGGCAATGCAATTACTACCAGCACTTCCTAAGATGGCCGTAGAAGGATATGAATCATTAGGTAAATTAACAAGACAAATGAATCAACAAGGAAAACAAGTTCCTTTTGTTAATTCTAGCTTTAATGATTACAATCAAGCTTTCACAATGAGACAAGCAGGAATGCAAATGGCTAAAGCAAGTCAATACAATTTACAACAAACATTAATGGGAAATGAAGCTGCTTATTTAAATAGGTAATTAATAGCTAAGAAAGGAAGTGAAATATAATGGGTTTTGGAAATATTGCAGAACAACTTGCAACTAAAGGAATAAATCTTGAATTAAAAAGAGGAACAGCAAAATCAGTTCGCGAATTAATACTTAATCAGGGTAAAAAATTCGAAGCAAATTCTTTAGAACATACTATAATGTCACAAGGAAGAAAATTTGAACAAAATGAAAGTAAGTATGTTAAAAATGTTCTAGATAATGTTACTGAAGAACCTGATTTAAGTATTTTTAGGAATTCAAAAGGACCAAATGCTTTTTATGATGATGCAATGAAAAAACAAAAAACTATAAATAACGAAAAAATGTGGAATCAAAGAGCTGCTGATATGGGACAAACTTTAAAAGTTAGTAAGGCAGATCCTGATTTAGATTATCAAATTAGTAAGTTAAGAGCTAATAAAACAAGAAACAACGTTGCAGCTACTGATACTAAATTAGGTAATGCATTAAGTTATTTAAATGGAAGATCTTCAGAAAATATTGCTGACACTATGAGAACTGGCAGAGTTAATTTTATGAATGAATTTAATAATACAATTCCAAAAGAGCATTTTGGCCCAAAAATACCAGATCATGGTCCTGTAAATATAAAAGATCCTGAAGTTTTAAGAAAAATGTATGCAGAAAATAACGATCAATTAAAGAATCAAATAAAAAGTACAAAAAAGGAAGAGCAAAAACAGACTCAAGGTAAAATGGATTCGTTCTTGAAACAAGCTATACCTATAGCAGTTGGTGGGGGATTAATATTCTCGATGTTTGGTAGAGGCGGCCAAATGAGTAACTCAGAATTATATGGTCAACAAAAAGCATATGGTCAATAAATAGCTATTAATTAAATGTTTGGAGGATGTTACGTTATGGAGATATTAAAATTAGTACAAGATATGCAAACTGAGGAATATAGATATAACAGAAGAAGGGAAAACCTAAGACGTTTATGTGGGTATTATTTAAATGATTATCAATTAGATGTTTTGATAGCTGAGACTGCTAGTAATTCACAAACAATGTATGCGGCTCAACCAAGACAAAGTGGTACATCTACTGCCTTGCTCTTAAAAGTATATCAAAGCATATTCTTAAATCAAACACATAACACTAAGCTTATTATAAGTAGAACAAATAATCAATGTCGTTATATGAAAGAAGCAATGATAGAACTATTAAATCGTTCAGATCTTATGGGACAAGTTGTTAGACATAATAGATATAGTATCGAATTTAATTTTGGTACAATTATATACTTCTATAATAACAACTCACAAAACTTATTAGGATTTAGAATGAATCCAGAAGTGTTCTTTGATGATTATAACACAAATGATTCTACTAATGATGAGATGCTTAATGTAGTAACTTCTACTTTTCCTACTCATGTACATTTCTTCCTAGCAGGCATAGAGACATACAATATAATGTATAACTAAAAAAAAGTAATTAACGTTTTCAGTACTATGTTAAAAACAGAAAAATATGAAGTAATGATTATGTGTAGATTGCACTTGATGATGGTGAAATATATATAAAGGACGTGACTAATAATGAAATTTGATGTATTAAGAGATTTAACTAATAAAGCTTTTACTTCTACTGTTGTTAGAAAATTTGTACAAGATGATCCAGACGATATTATAGAAGCTGGTTTGGAAAATGATTTCGGTGCAGTATCAGTAGATACAGGAAGTTTATTTTCAGGTTTTATAACTAAAGACGTTAGTGGAGATTTCTCTGCATCTTTAACTGGAGTAGTTGGCGTAGATACAATTGCATTTAAATTTGCTACTCCTACTAATGTTGTACAACTTACTAAGACTAGTTCTTTAGTGTTCAAATGTGATGGCAAATTAGAAGCTCAAGTTCAATTTGACGTAGCAACTGTATTACCTGCTTTAAAAGTAGCAGAACTTAAATGTGAATTGTTTGAAAAAACTATGCAAGATAGAATTGAAAAAGCTGTAGCTGACTGGAAAGCAGAAGCAACTACTTTTGAAAAGACTGTACCTGCAGGAACATTTACTGTAGATTTACAATAATAGATTGGAGATGATCATCCATGAAACTTAAAATCAAAAAGTTTACTAAAAATAAGATGGTCACTATTGAACTAGAAACTTTCTTTTTCACAGATAGAGAAAAGCAAATGCTAGAACAATTAGGAGAACCAATTATTGAAATAGACAAAAACTATGGTGGAAATTCAGTTAAATTCGCAAAAAGAATTATGACAGGATTTAAAGCTAAAGCAAAGTTTGATGCTTCATTAGAAATTGATACTGATATAACTGCTGGCTATATCGAAAGTTTCTTAGAAGAAGTTCAACTACAAATGGAACAAAAGATGGAAAAACTTCAAGATGACTATAATTCTGATTTGATTCCTTCAGAAGTTTCTATAGATATTAAATATTAATAAACACCATCATTAAGTGCACAATTAGATACTTACAGTAGCCAGGCAGAAATGACCTGGCTATATGTTTATATAAATATAAATATAATTAATAATAGAGGTGACTAAATCATATGGCAATATTAAGACAGAAAATGTCTGAGATAGAAAAAAAGAATATGCAAGAAGTATTAAACGATCCTGTTAAGTGGGCCCAAGTATTTCTTAGAATATTTAATCCGATAACAAAGAAAGAGGAACCATGGCTCGCCCGTTGGTATCAAGTTCAAATGCTTCGAGATCCAAGTTTAAAGAAAGTTTATAGATGCGGACGAAGAACAGGTAAAACGGAAACAATGGTTGTGGACATGCTTTGGAGAGCGTGCACTAGAAAGAACTATCGAATAGTTGTAGTTACTCCATACGAAAATCAAATCAGATTAATATTCATGCGTATAAACGAAATACTTAGATCTTCACCATTGATAGCGAGTGAAGTGGTTACGAATACAAAGAATCCATTTATAATTAAATTTAAGAACGAATCAGCTATTATTGGATTTACTGCTGGTAATGATGCTTCTTCTGTCCGTGGACAAAAAGCTGACTGGCTATATCTAGATGAAGTAGATTATATGTCTGACGTTTGTTATGATGCTGTAACTACAATTGCTGCAGAAAGACCTAATATAGGAACTACTATGAGTAGTACCCCAACAGGTAAGAGATCGCATTTCTATAATGCATGTACAGATAAGAACATGGGATTTGTAGAACACTATCATCCATCGATGCATAATCCAAACTGGTGTGATAGAATGGCCTCTGAGTTTAGAGCACAATTAACAGCTCAAGCTTACGTACACGAAATAGAAGCTGACTTTGGTACACAAGACAAAGGAGTATTCCCTAAAGATAGACTAGATGCATCTTTAACTTTCGAATATTATGCTTATAATAAATTAGATTATGAACAACAATTATTATGCGAAAGAGAAAAAAGATTTCCTAAAATGCTTTCTTATGATAAATTAAACAAGCCAATGTATAATCCATTTAGAACAATGGGGATAGATTGGGATAAATATGGGGCATCATCTTCTATAATTATTTTAGAGTACAATGTAATAAAGGAAAAATTCCAGGTAATCAAAAGGGTAGAACTAGCAAGAGCCGACTATAGTTATGACAATGCTGTTAACACTATAATCGAACTAAATGATATTTATAGACCAGCCTTTATCTATTGTGATGCAGGATCTGGAGAATATCAAATAGAAAGACTTCATATATATGGAGATGAACATCCTGAATCAGGATTAAAGAATAAAGTTAAGAGATGGCAGTTTTCTAACGTAATAGATATAGTAGATCCTGTAACAGGAGAAGTTAGTAAACAACCAATGAAACCATTTATGGTAAACCAATTAACATTGTGCTTTGAAAGAGATAGAATGATGATGTCACCATTAGATACAGTTTTATATACTCAACTAGTTAACTATGAAGTTGAAAGAATCTCTGCAGACGGAAAGCCTGTGTTCTCATCTAAGGAAGAGCATTATATTGATGCTATGGGACTTGCATATTTAGCAATGGTATTAGAATTCAAAGAATTGACTGGTACTATAAAAGATATGGAAGTTGCAACAAAGATGAGTTTCTCAAGTAAGATTCCAGGCCAAGCAGGATTGAACAGTATGTTTAATCAAATACAAGGTAGTTATTCTAGCAACGGAGTTCCATTACAACCACCATCTGATGACTTAAGAGGAGACAGACCTTCATGGTATAAAGTATCTCAAGGTTATCGAAGCAGTGCTTCAACAAGAAGTAGTTCTTGGGGTAAGAGAGCTGGCGGTGGCGGCGGAAGATCAATGTGGTAGTTACGTAGAAATACGTTCTATATATATCCTCCCTTTCATCATATATTATACGGAATGAGCACTAGAATTTCCCCCTCTAGTGCTTATTTTAATATAGGAGGCAAAACAAAAATGAGTAAAGATATATTATATCAACCATCGATAGAAAATAAAAAGAGTTATTATACAGAGGGAACATTTGATGATTCATCTAGTTTAATTCCTTCAGTAGACACAAGTACACCTACCGCCATTATAATAAATAACTTGCTAAATACTATCGATAATAATTTAAAGTGGATTCCACAAGTAATTAAAGAAACATATTTATCGCCATATATCGCGTTACAAGAAGAGTACAGCAACGTGGCTTACGATATAACAGAACCAGATATAATTCCAGATCCAACTGTTACATCTTCTACAGTAGATCCAGATGATGATTTTCCAACTGATCCATTTGTTAAGGGTACAGATATTTATATCGACATTACTGATCCTTTAGAAAAGAAGTCAAAAGTAATTGGAGATAAATACCGAACTGATTTTCTAGATATATATAAAGATTATTTAGAAAAATTAAATCAAGCTACTCAAAGTTATATGTATACCGCATTAGCTTCTTTAGATATGAGTGATAAGAATCATAACTTAGAAAGTTACAGTTCAATAGATATTAATAACAAGGACTTATTACATGTGACAGATTTCTTGACAAAATCAAGTATTTCATTTGATCAAACTATCAGATTGCATAAAAAGTTATTTGACATGGATGCAACTATCTTACACGTAAGGGGAATTAAACTAGCTGAAAAGTTAATAGAAAGATATTATGACATAGGAAAACTTGATAACGACAACGATTTAGCACTAACTTCTAATATATTATTATTAGAAAGTAAAAAGGTTGCTGATAAAAAATATAAAGAAAATTTCTATGCATTATATAAATATCTAAATTCGAGCGTAATATTAATGAATGAGAGCACTCAAACTTTATTAAAACAAAACAAGAGTGTATTAACAATAAATAAGTATGAAGAGAGAGGGAACTAAAAATGATGACATTACAACCAATAAACGATAATATTATAATTCAACTTCCAGAAGTAGAAAAAGAGGTTACTACTAAGAGTGGTATCTTTATAGCTAATAATAATCCAGGTCAAGCCAAACCAGACCAAGGAGTTATCATTGCAGTAGGTCAAGGAAGATTAACAGCTAATGGAGATTTAATACCATTAAGTGTTGAAGCTGGACAAACAGTAATATTTAATAAGTTTGCAGGATCAGAAATTGCTGTAGGGGACGACAGATTTCTAATTCTAAAGGAGACAGATATCTTAGTAATAGTAAAGTAGGTGTTAATTAAATGGGTTTCTTTTTTAAGTCAAAAGCTAACAATAGAAATTTCACAGAGTCACCTAGTTCAAATGTAAATAAAAATAATTATAAGAATTATTTAGTTAAAGCAATTAGTCTTATTAAGGGGGATGCAGATACGAGAGAAAATCTATCTGCACCTGAATACGACTTAGCAGAAATTAGAGAAGCTGCTGAAGCTGACTCTTATATCAAAATGTCAATAATGAAATATAGTTATATGTTATTTAAAGCTGGGTACTTACTCAAATCAGAAAATGAAAAGGCAACAGACTATATCAAGACAAGACTTTATATAATGAGTTTTTCTACTGGAAAACCTGTAGACATTTTGTTTCAGGAAATAGGCGATGATCTTATTAAATATTCAAATGCTTTTATTATTAAATCAAGAGTTAAGAATATCATGGATGGAGTTCAAGCAAAAGGATTTTATAAGGACAACCCTATAGGCGGTTATTTTAAGATTGATCCAGCTACAGTTTCTGTACAAAGAGGAATTAATGGTGAGATTAAGAAATACATTCAACAAGTAGATGGAAAAGAAAAGATATACGATGTTACAGAAGTAATACATTTCTATCTTGATAAAGAAGCATCTAATGCTTTTGGTACACCAAGAATGCTTGCAGCAATGGAAGATGTAAAGATACTTAGAAGAATTGAAGGAAATATAATGACTTTAATTCACAGATTTTCAATGCCTCTATTTCAATGGATAATTGGTAAACCTCTAACAGGATTCCAAGCTACAGATAGAGAAATAGATGAAGCAAAACGTGAAATAGAAAGTATGCCACTTGATGGTTCTGTTGTAACAAACGAAAAGACAGAAATAAAAGCGATTGGTGCACAAGGAACAGCTCTTAATGCATCTGCATATTTAACATACTTTGAAAACAGGGTATTCTCTGCTTTGGGAGTATCTCAATCTCAAATGGGTAGAGGTGCTACAGGAAGTAATGCTGACACTATGGAATCACAAGCTCATGATACAGTTAAATACATTCAAAAGATATTCTCTATATTCCTAGAGAATTTTGTCATCAACGAATTACTATTAGAAGGTGGATTCAATCCAGTTACTAATGAAGATGACAGAGTAAGTTTTGTATTTAATGAAATCTCTATTGATACAAGAATTAAGTTAGAGAATCATGAAATGAACAAGTTCCAATCTAACATGATTACATTCGAAGAAATGAGAAGAGAAATCGGTAAGAAGGAAACTGTTGATGAAGAAAGATTATATCAAAACATGATTATAGGCAAAGCACAAGAAGATATGATTAATGTTCAAACTGATGCTTCGGTTGAGATTGCACAAGAACAAGGAGATATCCAAATGGAACAAGCTAAGTTTAATGCAGATACAGCATTAAAGACAGCTAAGATAACCGCGGATGCTCAAGCTAAACAAGCTGCAGTTGCTGCTAAATCAAAAGCTGTAACAGGTTCAGGTTCTAAAGGAGTTAATCCAAAAGGAAATGGTACAAGCAAAAGTAGCAAACCAAATAAGTCAATAAGTAATACAAATACTCCTTCAAATCAGCATGGTAAAACATCTGTAAAGATTAAGGAAAGTTTGAGTTTGCAAGAGAAAGCAAAAAATTCTAAGACAAAACACAAAAAAAGTTTTGAGTCGGTATATATAAAATACAATAACTTGCGTAATGATATTATCGATAATCCAGAAGATATCGATTTAATATTCCCATTGGCTTTAACAAATCTAATTGAAGAAGTCAAATTAAATATGCAATTGTATTCTTTAGAAGGTATTAATAAAGCTACTGATGATATAGAAACGCTTCAGAATAAAAAGCTAATATTACCTACAGTCAGAATTACTTTAATGCAATTCGAAGACGAAGCAAGAATCACATTACAAAAAACATTGCAAGACATTAAAAAGAGAATAAAGGATGACACTAGCGAAAATCATGTTAATGATGTTTTCGATGTACTGGAATATAGAGTTAGATACTTATTAGAATATATTCTACCTAAAGTATATTGGTACTCGTACTTAAAAACAGGAGAAGCATTTAAATATCAAGAAGCTTATGTAGACTTTGGTGATTCGGAAGACAGTAAACAATATAATAAGACGATTGAATTAAAAGCTATTAATGTTGATGAGATTCCTCCATTCCATTCTTTTTGTAGTTGCAAAATCACATTTAAGAAAGGAGCAAAGTAAATGGCAATTGAGTTACAAGAATATGTAGGAAGTAAAGTTCTAAATAAAGGTGCAACAAAAAACACTAATTTAGACTGTAAAGAATACGTAGTGGATATAGATCCTATATCTGAAGATTCTATAATGCAAGAGATAGAAGGACTACACGTTGGCCCTACTAGAAACTTTACTTGGTACATGGAGTCAGCTTTGGATTCAAGCATTCCAAGTTGGACAAAGCCTTATCAAAAACCGTTAATCATGCATCATAACGAGCAGAACGGTAAAATAATCGGTAGAGTAGTTAGTGCTGAAAAAGTAACTAAAAATACTAGATCTGGAACACCAGCATTATTATTTACATGTAATGTTCCAGATAAAGAAGGTAAAGAACAAATACAAGATGGCAGACTTAAAACTGTTTCTGTAGGAGTCACTGCTCATGACGTAAGATGTTCAATATGTGGAGAACAAATTGAATTAGATCAAAATGGAGATTCTGTATGTGGACATGATAGAGGAGCAGTTTATGAAAATAACAAAACATGTTATTGGGAAGTTTACGAAATGGAAGCAAAAGAACTTTCATACGTTATCGTTCCTTCTGACATATACACTCATAATATTAGAACGTATAAAGTAAAACAAAATAAACAAGTAGGATTATCAGAAAGCCTAAATTTAAGAGAAGGGGAGTTTAAAAAAATGGAAGATAACAAACAAAACTTAGAAGTACAAGAAAGTCAAAAAATAGAAGAAGAGGTTAAGAAAGACCAAGTCGTTGAAGCAACAGCTACTGAGACTAAAGAAAAAGTTGAGGAATCAATAATCACAGCTAAGGATGCTGAGATAGCAGAATTAAAAGCTAAAGTAATTAAATTAGAAACAGAGAAAGAAACTGTTGCTAAAGACTTGGCTAAATCTAAATCTGACTTAGTTATTATAGTTGATAGATTAGATACAGTAGAAAAATCTTTAAAGCAAGAGATTGTGTTAAAAGAAGCTGCAGAGAGTAATCTTATAAGCGTGAAAGTTGAATTAAGAGAATCAGCTGAAGAGAATTTAAACGTTCTTAGAACTGCTCTTAACAAACCAGTTGTATTAAAAGAAAGTTTAACTAGCAGATCTACTGAATCAATAAAAGATTCTATATTAGATTTAAAAGAAGAGTTATCAGGTATCAATGGTGTTAAAAACATTACAAAAGTAGAAGATGAAGGATTAAAATCCGAAGAAATTGTAAAAAAACAAAACATCAATGTGAATGAAGCAAAATCAGATAGTAATAATGATATGACAGAAAGCGTAAGAGATATTTTATCTAGTATACTATTAGGTTAAAACTTATTAAAAAATATTAATAACAAAAAATTAAGGGAGAGTGAACAATATGGCATTATACCCATATACAAATCAAGGTAAGGATACATTACAACCTGGAGCTAGAGGAGAAACTTTTAAATCGAACTTACCAGGTTACAGAGGTGACGAAGATAGAATAAATAGATCAAACATGAATTTATCTACTTCAGAACATGACGTTCCAAATATCAAATGGGAATTGGATAGAAGACTTCCAGTACTATTTAGATATGGATATGCAATTGGATACAATCAATTAGTTATGCCTAAAGGTAGATTAGTTGCAGTTGATCCACATATGAATCAATTAGATTTCGATACGCACAAGTCTTATAATGTTTTAACAATAGCTAATGGTGGATCTATAGTTTCTTTAAAAGCTGACAAGAAAACATGGGAACCTGTATCAGGTAAATATGTTGCTGCTGCTGGTGGAGAACAAGTTTATGTTTCTAACAGTGTAGATGTATCTGCATTAAACATTACTACTGATGCTGCTACTGGAAAGATTGCTCTTGCGGGAGTTTCAACTATCGATTACAGACCAGCTAATAAACCAATAGGTATTATATCAAGAAATGAATACACTAGAGATGATGATGCATTCAATGGTATGCAACCAGGAGCTGTTTTAACAGACGCTTTAGTAGAATTACCTTTATTCGCATTAAAAGATAAAGCTGAAGCAAATCCATGGGGATCAATCTACGGAAACATCTTACCAGGAGATTTACTTAAATCAGATGAAAATGGTAGATTCGTAGTTTCTCCATTAAGTAGAGCTGAAGTATTAGCTACTTTAACAGCTGCTCAAATTGAAGTTGAAAGACAACAATTAGTTGGACAAATCTACTCAGTATCAAGAGATCTATTACCAGCAGGTGCTGCTAAATATGCTCAATGGGCATTAAGTGATAGAATGAACTTCGATCAAACTAATCCTTTCATGTGGAGAGGAAACAACAGAAGAGGCGAAGATATTAACGAAAACTCTCCTTATGCACCAAACGGTGGCGGAGCAGTTAACGGTGGTACTCAAGCTACTCCAGGATTAGATCCATTTGATCCAAGAGGTTACGGATATGATCAAACAATGACTCAACATGACTTACACATGCTAGCATCTAGTGCTAGAAAATCTGACTTAAGATTCGGATTAGAACACCAATTAGAAAATGGTATTCCAGGTTTAACTGATGGTTACAATGCTGTTACTAGACCTTACGGACCAGAAAACGTTGGAGATATTAAGAAAGCTGTTTCAGAAGCTGCTTATGTTGATATGTTCTACAAGATGTCTGAAGTTAATGTAGAAAAAGGAACAGTTCAAATCGCTGTTACTACAAAGACTGCTGTTGAATTAGTAGACGCAGACTTTACACCAGTAACAATGGCTGGACAAGGACTTAAACCTTTCATAGGAGCTGCATCTACTGCAACTGAAGAAATTTCAGTTAAGTACATGGATGAATTACAAGGATTCTTAGTATTAGAAATTGCTGATAAAGCTGCTTTCCATGCTGAAACTCTAACTGCTCCATTAAATGTTTATGTTAAATTCAATAAACGTGGACTAGCTGGTGTTCCAACATTCATGGATTGGGACGGATGTATGGGATATGCATCAGTATTATTACAAAAATAATTTCAATAAGAATAGTAATAAAATAAATTTGATTAGTAATATAGTTGTGAGAAGTGCATGAGAGTGTACTTCCACAAATATAAATGATTAGATAATGAGGAGGAAAAATTAAGATGAATTTAACAGAAACTTTAAATAAAATAGAAACTATGAGATCTACTGTTAACGCTGAACTTGCTGAAGGAAAGAAACCTAGCATCGAAACAAAGACAATTGATCTTATGGAAAAAATGGTTAGAAATTTAGGTGGAGATTTCCAAAAGGGTAGAGCATCTTTACAAGAAGCATTAACTACTACTGATACAATTAAATTAATTCCTAAAATAATCGAAGGTAAATTAAGAGAAGCTGCAGAACCTGAATATTTAGGTACAAACTTTTTCTCAACAATCAATGTTGAAGGAGGAAACTCAGCAGTATATGTAATCCCAGTTGTTGGTGAATTATATGCACACGAAGTAGGAGAAGGCGGAAGATACGCTGAACAAGTTGTAGATATGAATACTATCGAAAACTCAACTCTAGAAATCAGAGTTAAGAAAATCGGTACTAGAGTTGCTATAACTGAAGAAGCTGTTACAGATAGCTCATGGGATATCTTAGGTCTTAATGTTAGAAAAATGGGTAAAGCTATGGCTAGATATAAAGAAGAATGGATATTCAATACATTCTCATCTAACTGTCATCAAGTTTTCAATAACAACATCAGAGCTCAAGTACCTGAAGCAGGAACTACAGGAAGAAACGAAAACGGAGATTACAACGATACATTATCAGTTGAAGATTTCTTAGATATGGCTTTAACAGTAATGTCTAACGGTTTTGTTCCTACAGACGTAATCATGCATCCTTTAACTTGGGTAGTATTTGCTAGAAACAGTATGATCGGAAACGGAATGAGCTACGGAGCATTCGGCGGTAACGATGTACACTTCAACAACCAAATACAAGGAACTCCAGGATTTGCTGGACTTCAAGCTAATGGTAATGGACAAAAGCTTATAATGAAACCAGAACAAGTTCAAAACAGATTACCTATGCCTTTAACTATGAACTTCTCTCCATTTGTTAGTTTCGACAAACAAAACAAGAAGTTTGATATGTATTGCTTAGACAGATCTGAAGTAGGAGTTATCGTTCAAAAAGAAGGATTAACTACTGAGAACTGGACTGATCCTGAAAAAGATATCAGAAACCTTAAGTGTAAAGAAAGATATGGAATCGGAATCTTGAATAATGGACTAGCTATAACAGTTGCTAAGGGAATTGCAGTTGCTCCATCTTATCCAGTACCACCAACTATCACAGTAAATACAAAAACAATATAATGTTTATGTTAGGTAGAGAGCATTATGTTTTCTATCTAACTTTTTAAAAATATTAAAACGGGAGTGATATGATGTCAAAGATAATAGCAGTCGTAAGACTTGCTCCAGGACAAGTTGCTTTCTATGATGAATTAACTAGTACGCATCTTACTATGGGCAATCCTATGACAGATATATATGATTATATGAAGACAGACAGAATTAAAAGAGCTGTTTCAAATAAGATTCTAAGTTTAGTTACAGGATCCTTTAATGTTGATGCTGCACCAGTTGCACCAATGGTAGAAGTTAAAGTGACTGCACCAGTAGTTAAAGCAGAAGAAGTTAAGAGAGCAGTTGAAGAAATAGTAGCAGAACCAATAGTAGAACCTATTGTAGAAGAAGTAAAAGTTGAAGCAGTAGAAGAAATTGTTGAAGAAGCTAAAGAAGTTGAAATCAATGAAGTTGAAGAAACAGAATTAGATATAAAACCTAAATCAAAAAGGAAGAAGAGAGAAGAGTAATCTTCTTCTCAACTTCCCTTTTTTTTATTTGAAGGGGTGATTTAAATGTATCAAGAATTTTCTATTATAAGTATAGATGCTATAACTAAAAGCAAACAAATTATAGTGACGGCGAATAAAGCTATTAATGAAAACAACAACGAAGGTATTATTATTCAAGTATATGAAAGAGAGACTAAGACGCCTGTCTTATTTGATTACGATATAGATTTCGAAAGCTTAGTAATAACTTTAAAAGAATGGCCTATTCCTAATACAGATTATATATTAGGTGTATCTGGAATAACATCAGTTACAGATGACTCATTAGATACAAACATTAAAAAGAGACTCAAGTTTGATTCCAATGTAGTTTCAGAAGTTAAAATTACTTCTCCTGCAGTGTTCGAAGAGATTCAAAAACTAGAAATCAAATTAGTAGAGACTGCAGATATGCCTGAGAGTTTAGTTAACTTATTCTATGTAGAAGTAGCTACAGACAATGCTTTTTTCAATGTAACAAATAAAGCAACTATAGATAAAGACAATATGATTATGTTCTTAAAAGAAACTGGTCAGTACTTCATAAGAGCTAGAGTTCAAGTTGACGAAAGTAATTACAGTATATGGAGCGAAACAATTTCATTTATATATGGAAGTAAAGATATAACTCCTGCTGTTCCTACCGATGAAGAAGCAGGCTATATCGATATAGACACGGACCTAGGCGATGATGAAGAGCCAGAAATAGATATTAGTGATCCTTTTACTATTGTAGAATATCCAGAGCAAGGAGTTACTCCTGAAGAAGGTATGCTTATAGTTTTTAGCAATTATCTAAATGATATGTCTATAGATAACATAGTGATAACTAGAAAGGACGTGAGATAATGGAACTCGTAAAATGCAAATCAAATGCTACAGATAAGTACTTAGAGATTATTCCTGAAAAGGGATGGAAAGATAATTCTATTTATGAGATAACTCTCAAGAACATTAAAGACTTAAATGGAAACACAATAACTAAGACATTTACTTTGTATACTAAATTATCTCCAATCTTTTCAGATATCAATGCAGTTAAATCGTTAATAGCTGATATTGGCGTACCAGATACAACTATACTTTATAATATAAGAGAAGCTTCTAAGTACGCAGAATATATAAAAGGTGGAAAGATAGATGAGAACGATATTCCATTTGAAGTAACTCAATTTGTAAAATATAGAGCTGCTCATGAATGTCTATTAAACTTCTCAGTACAAGAATCTACTACTGTTGGTATATCAGGTAAGGTTGGGGATGTTACATTTGCAGACAAAGAAACTAATAGAGATATTTCTAAGTTACTAAAGAGTTTCCTTGATGAAGTTAATAAATGGATGGATGGAGTAAAAGGATACCATAACGAAGGTAGAGCTAAAATGCAAACTGCAGTTAAAGGATATTATCCTAGTACTTATATAAATCAACCTGTTGGAGTTGAATTTGATAGAGGAGTTGGTCGCTAATGCAAACAGCTGTCTTTACTGATAAGATAAAACAAACTATAGAACAATGTGCTTACAACTTCTTTGTAGTTCAACAAGATGAAAACTTTAAATGCTCTTGTGTTAATCATTCAACTAAACAACCAGATCCTGCATGCAAGAAATGTTTAGGTACTGGTTTTAAAGTTAAGATTAAGAAGATGCGAGGAGCTTGTTATGAAGAGATGAAAGGTGGAGCAACACTATCGTCTAAGACTTCAAGAATCATGAGAACTTATTATGTAGATAACAAATATGATTTTTGGGAAAATAACTATATCATTGATAGAGGTCAAATATATTATGTTTATAGAAGTGCCATATTGGTAGGACTAGGTGGAGAGATAACTCATAAGCAAGTTACTTCTGTATTAAAAACAGAAGATCATGATAAAGTATTAAAGAATTTTATGCACATCATAAATAATAAATTAACTGATGCACAGAAAGGAGAGTTCCCATGGTTAACTTAAGTACTACAGACAAAAGAATAACAGAAACTAGTGATATGGGGACTGCTCTCCTTATCATAGGTAAGGGAGAGTCAGAATATAAAAACAAAGAAATAGTTAAGTGTGTTCTTGTTGAAGATGTAGAATACTTATACGGTGCAGATTCTGATTTAACTTATGCATTTAAAGAAGCATATGCGTTAGGGGCCCGTAATATATATCTTTGCAACTGTTATCTATTTACTGATTACATTAATGTGCTTGGTTTAATTGCTAGTACAGAGTTTGCATACATTACTCCTTTGTTTAATTTTTCAGAAACTTATGAAACTAATTTAAATAAAGAAGTTTATTTGTGCGAATTGTACAGTAATATAATTGGAGACAAGCTTACACAATTAATTTTTACAGACAAGCATGCATCTCTATATGAGGGCATCGAACAATACTTGGATGAAATGAATTCAATTAATAGCTTATTTAAACAATCATCAAAAGATAAAATACAGTATGGAGATAACTTTTGCTTTGTATTAAATTGTTTGAAAAAATATAATTTTGCAAATGTAGCTCTAGCAAGTATTCTAATGCAAAGTGATTTAAAATATTATCCCCAAATGGATATAGGCGATGTTGTTTATGATATTAATAACTTTGATATTTATGGACAAGAGATTATTTATTTTGCATATGATACATTAGCGAAAACAAGTATCGAGAATTTCTTAAATTTCAGAACTCAACCTGCTCCAGAAAAATTCGTACCAATTCACTTAATCATTCAGAAGATTAAAAGAGAACTAGACTTCTCTGAATTCTCTGGAACACTATTCACTAGTTATATGCAAATAAAAATCGAAAACAAAGTAAATAAGATAATGAGTAATTTTGTTGAAGTATTGATAGAGTCATACAAGATCTTAAAGATTAATTATACCACAACTAATGATCATAGAATTATTGTCTATATATATCTTTCTGTGAAACCATACAACTCTATCGAAGAAATCAATGTTACATTGGAGGTTTAGAATATGGATAACTTTGAAGCACTGCTCAAAGAAAAAGATTATATGTCAGAGATTAGTTCTAACGATAAAGATGTTATACAAAGTAATACCAAGTCTTACCCACAGAAAGCAGATAAGTCTGCAACACTATTTGACTTCATTAAGATGGTAGATAAGTTAGTTTCTTTAACCATGAAGGACGTTATATTCATTCCTGATGAAGGTAAGGTTCTACAATTAGATGCAATGAAGAAAATAGAAAAACCTATTATCTCTTATAAGATAAAGAATAGAGAACCAAAGAATGAATTAAAACCTAGGATAAGAGAGTCTATTGTAGAAGCAGCTTATGCATCTGAAGATGAAAGATTAGGTGAAGTATGGGGCCAAAAATTTAAATGCCTTGTCCAATTTAATATTTTTACAAGTGTATATAGTGAAGCTGAAGAGGTAATGGAAAAGTTTGAAGAGCTAATTACATCGTATACAGGATTCTTTAAAAAGAATGGTGTTGCGGAGATATTCTTTCAAAAACACTATACCGATGAAGTTCACGAAAAACTACGAGAAACTTTATCTGTAAGAAATCTTTGTTACTATGTAGAAATAGAAAAACTAACAGTAATATTTAGAGAGAAGATTAAAGAAATTGAAATCTTAGCTCAAGAATAAAGGAGGAAATTTAAATGAGTTTATTTGACGATGACATTGTATTACCAGGAGTTGTAACCGAAATTATAAGCGATTATTCAAGCGGGTATGACACAAGTTTATTTGGAACTACTGATTCTGTTATGGTTATAGGTACAGCATTCAATGGTCCAGTAGGCAAAGTTGTAGAAGTATATAGCCCAGAACATTCACAATATGTATTTGGACAAGTATATGATTCTGCTTCTAGAAAAGAAACTACTTTAGTTGCAAACATCCAAGATGCTTGGGACAGAGGTTGTAGAACAATCTATGCATGTAGAGTATCTGGTAAAGACATCTACAAAGATTATCAATTAGCTGTAGATACTAATCTTAAATTAAGAGTTCGTGGTATTTTCCCATCTAACTCAAACAAAGATTTAAGTATGTTATTTAATAAGGATTCTTATGAAATGGCTATGACAATCTACAAACCATCAGAAAGAGCTACTATAAACGAAAAGAAACAAGGTGTGGTTGAATCTTCTGATTCAGTAATAATTAACACTGTCGATTTATATAGCAACGGTATAACTGCTGAAACTGAATTAACTGAGTTAATCTCATTAGTAAACAACTATACTTACAATAACGTTCTTAGATTAGCTATCGTTGATGAAGACGGTAATGATGTTACTTTATCTTCTATCGATGCAAAGAGTTTAAGAGTTGGAGATATGTTCCCAGGTCTTTACACAGTAGGTAGAAGTGCAAACGCTACAGGCGTAATCGCTGAAACTAAAACTGACATAGTATTAGATGGAATACCTTACACTGGATTTGAAGGAATCTTCTACAAGAAGTTAACTTTAAACACTAATGTATCTCAAGATGTACCACTTTACTCTGAAGACGCAAACTTAAATGAAATATTAGGAATATCATCTGTAGGTCAATTTGATTTCTTAGAATCAGCAGGAATGATCGATGATTACTTCTTAAAGAACTCAATAGATTACGAAGAAGTTGATATAGCTGACTTTGAACTTTATAAGAAATTAGGAGCAGGTTTTGCTATTAATTCTTACATCGATGTTAAAGAAGTTACATTATCAGATGGTAGTAAGAAAATAAAAGCTAAGGTTAAAGAAGTTACAGATAAAGCAACTAAGAAAGCTGAAATAGCTGATGGTATATATTCTACTTTAGAAAATGTAGATACTAACTACAGAGTTTTAACTAAAGTTTATGCTGAACAAGTAATAAAAGGAACATTACCTAAAGCTGACGCATTCAAATTTGCTAAAACTGAATCTGTAAAACTATTAAATGATGCTGTATCTGTTTCTGCTAAAGTTGATTCAAAAGACTTAAAAGAAACTAGAGATTACACTGTATCATTCGTAGAAATGACTGACGCTGAAGTAACAGCTTTAGATACAGTAAAAGCGGATTTATATTCTACTAGAACTGTAAGAGAAGCTACATTATTAGACTTTGCAGATATCGATGCATCTAAAGTTTACGAAGAAGGTTCTTTATTCTTAGTAACTGGAGATACAACTGATTATGCTACACCATTAGATCTTTTATACACTTATACTAATGGAAAGTTAACATGTATGCACACTGCTGATGTTGTTGGAGCTACAGACTTACTATTCGATTCATTAATATTAGCTGGTGGAAAAATATATGTTTGTGACGACTATGAAACACTAACAAGCAATCCATTACTTGGATTCAATGCTTTCAAAGAAATAGTTTTAACTGACATTAACAGCAAAGGTTATGTAATTGTAAGTGTAAGTAACGGTTCATTCGTTATAGCTGCAGTAGATCCTTTAACATTAGATGTAGCAATAATGGGAACAGTAGATCAAGTTTTCTCAACTGAAGAAGACAAGCTTTTAGTTTCAGTAAGTAACACTTACAACATGAACGATATAGTTATCAAGTCTAACCAATTCGACTTCTTAACAATCGATGAAGTTGTAGACCTATTGACTGAAGATAAAGACTTCCAAAAGATCTTAACAATAACTGTTCTAGATATACTAAAATCTCAAGAATGTATCTCAGACATAATGAGAGACGACACAGGAGTTTTATTAGCTGGAGCTGCATTAGCTGCAATTAAGTTGTCAGACACATTTGTTAATAAAGTAATAACTTATGATACTACTCTATTAATACCTTTCAGAACTGATGATAACTTCGCTAGACACTTAGCTCAACATTGTACTTACACTTCATTAAAAACTTCTCCAACTCACGGTGTGATAGGAACTAAGGTTTTACTTGATACAAGTGTAGATGCAATTACAAAGAAAGTTAAAGAACTAGTTGCTTTAAAACTTGTATCATCTCTAGTTGCTAAAAAAGGAAATGGTTCAAACATGTTAGATAAAAACAACATGCCATATCCAATAGGTAGAAAGATTTCAGTTATCACTGGACAATATTCTTTAACTACTGACAGTAACTACACAACTGTAATAAATATGGCTGCTGGTTATGCAGGTATGGTTTCTGGTCTACCTTTAGATCAATCATCTACTTGTCAACCTATTACAATCCCTGACTTAACTTACGAGTTCACTAATTACCAATTAGGACTTTTAACTACTGCTGGTTTTGTAACAATCAAGAAGTCTTATACAAAAGGTTGGGTTATAACTGATGGTATCACTATGGCTCCTGCTGATTCAGTATACAAGAGATTGTCTGCTTCAAGAATCTCAGATGCTATGGAAGGTTTAATAAGATCAGCTTGTGAACCATTCATTGGTAAACAAAATCACTTATCACACCAAAACTCATTAAATGCTGCTATTAAATCTCAACTTGATACAATCAAGGGAACTTTAATCGAAGCATATGATTTCAAACTAATCTTAGACAAGGCAACTACTAAGTTAGGTATCATAAATATCGACTATGCAATAGTTCCAATTTATGAAATCAAAGAAATCAAAAACAACATCACAATAACTGAATAATAACTTGGGGTGGATACGAAAGTATTCGCTCCAACTAAAATAGAAGGAGGAATATGACATGGCATTAACAGAAACTTATACTAAAACTTATACTACTTTTAGTGGATGCGATATTGTAGCTGCTTTTAATGGTAAAGTTGTTGGTGAACTTCAAGGTATCACTTACAGCGTATCTAGAGAAAAGGCTCCAGTTTATACAATGGGTAGTGCTGAACCAAGATCTTTCTCAAGAGGAAAGAGAGGTATCGCTGGAACACTTGTATTTACAGTGTTTAACAGAGATGCATTAATCGAAGAATTCAAAGAAAAACTTAGCGGTGAAACTTTAGGAATTCAAAAATTCAAATCTGAAGGTTCAAGAGAATATCTTTCTATCGAAGATTGGGACTCTCAAATGTCTAGTTACGCCTCAGGTGGTTCCGCTACAGTTAATACTAATGGAACAACTGCTGGTAAGGTTTCAGATTTAGTTGGAAAATATACTCCAATATATGCTGATGAAATCCTTCCATTTGATATTACTATTACATTTGCTAATGAATATGGCCAAAGAGCTGTACTTGTTATCTATGGAGTAGAATTACTTAACGAAGGTTCAGGATATTCTATCGATTCAGTTTCTACTGAAAAAGCTTATACTTTTGTAGCTAGAAGAATTGATTACATGAAATCTCTTGATGATGAAAAAGATTCAGCAATAAGTGCTTCATGGTAATAAAAAGAATATAGACTGTAATATATAAGAGATGTGGACAAGAGCTACATCTCTTATATTTTTTTAGGGAGGAATATTAAATGGCACAAGAAAATACACAAACTTATAAATATAGTAATGAAACTTTTTCTGGTTGCGACATGGTAGCTTCCATCTCAATATCAAATGCAGTATACAACCAAGATACAAAATCAACAGAAATGAAAACTTATAATAAAGTCGTAGGTGAACTACAAACAGTATCATATTCTATACATATGGAGAAAAGACCAATAAGAAGTATAGGAAATGTTAATGCTAAAGATTATGTTATGGGCCCTAGAACAATCGCAGGTTCATTAGTTTTCTCTGTTTTTAATAAACATTTTTCTCAAGATCTTATTGAAAACATAAATAAAAATCACACAGCAGGTACTGTATATCTAGTAGATGAATTACCTCCTTTCGATATAATAATATCTGCAGCTAATGAATATGGTTATAGATCTAAATTAGCTATATACGGAATTAGATTGCTTAATGAAGGGCAAGTAATGTCTATTAATGATGTATTTACAGAAAATACTTATCAGTTCTTTGCTACTGATTTAGCATACCTTACTGATGAAATGGAATACACAAGGAGTGCAAATGAAAAATTATATAAGCTTACTGATACAATAGATTATATAAATACAGATTCTCCAAATGTCTTTTATAATGCGGCACTAGATACAACTACAACAGACTATTTGAATAAACTATCATCAGAACCAGTTACGTTAACAGTTTCTGCAAAGCAACCAACGAGAGCAAATAATAAAGGTATTGTTGATTTCTTCTTAAGTCCAGCACAACAAAGTGGAACAATATATGTAACGGATGCAGATGATGAAGAAACAAAGATTAAAATAAAAGCGGGAGATTCTTTAGTAACTTATGTATCTTCAATATTCTATCCAGGTACTTACACAGCTTACTTTATTAATGATTCTGATAAGAAATCAAATACAGTTAAGTTTGTAATTAAGAAGTATAGAAAATCAAGCACAAGCGTAACTATGACTCCAGTTATTGATAAGTTAACTTCTACATCTGTTACTATTTCTACAAGTAACTCAAAGCACAATAAAGTATTACTAAGTACTTTGGCTAATGGCGATTTAGATTCTTATAATATAACTAACAAAAAAGCTAAGATAAAGAACCTGGATCCAAACTCAACTTACAATGTAAGAACTTATAATAGCGATGACAACGATAGTTCTAAAACTATTTCATTTAAAACTTTAGGTGATTATGAAGCATACGAAGATTTGATTAGTTATTTAAAAGCTAATAAGAAAGTCTTATCTATAGAAGATAGTATTAGTGATTATGTTAACTTAGTAGAAGATAACGAAGATCCAGATTTAACTCCTAGTGAAGCAATATCAAAAGCTAAATCTAATTATACAAATGCATTAGCTGTTTTAGATTTAGGAAGTTCTACTTATAAAGAAGATAAACTAGCACTGGAAAAGAAGATACTTATGAGTAGCTTAATACTTACTGTTTCAATTAAGATGAACAATAATACAGTTTCAGCTATTAATAAAAGTCTCAACGTTCCAGCACCGACATTCTATTTAGATGAGAATTATGACAACATTTTTCAATTTGATGAGAACATTACTAGTGCAGAGTTCTTTAGAGACTACGATAGTATAGAACAATATGCGGCTACTATAAGTTCTTATAACTTTAAAACTATAAATGGCAAAACTAATTGCTTTAAGTTTATAGGTAAGCCAGGAGTAAAACATTACGTGCAAGCAATTATAAGCAATGTAAGATCAACTAAAGTAGAATTCTATGTAATGACTGCTAAAGAAAAAGAAGCATATATTAATAAAGATATAATAAAAGATACTATGTCTGCTAGTACTATATCTAAATTGAATGCTACTGTTGATAATGATTTAGAAGATACTATTTCAACTATAGAACAACAAAGAGCTTTTCTTGTTAATGCAAAAAAGATATCTAACGATAAGATAACTGCTCCAACTATACTATCTATAGATACAGATGTAATAGTACAAACCTTCTTAAATAATATAACTAATAATGATACTACGTTTTATTTAGCAATCGCTACTTATAATGATATAGTAAATAACAATGATATTTATAAAGTTCCTTTTTCAAGTAAAGATACGGCAATTACTATATCTCCATTATCTAATGGTATAAAAGAGAATGCTGCTTATGCATTATGGATAGAGAATTCTGAAGGCGTGCAATTATCAAACGTGACTACTTTCGTATACATCCCTGGAACTGATCCAGTGGATAATATAACTAAGTATGAATCAAAAGACTTTATAGAAATTATTAATACAATAGCTAAAAAGGAATTGCCAGTAGATATTCAAGATGTCATATTAGGTACTATAGAGAATAATGAGGATATAACAATCAATGAAATAGTTTCTGCTGTAATAGATATTTTAAGCACCAATGTAATACCTAAAGTTAATTTACTTAACTTCTTATATAGTATAAAGAAATACATTGGAATATTTAGTGATATAGATAACTCATTCATTAACAATATAAATTACAACACAAGTACAATATCATTTGATAGTTCTAAAACAGGAACAATATTGATTTATGATTTGGATCAAATATTGAATATTAATTTAGAAAATTCTAACGCAATACAATTGAATAACTATCAATCAAACATTGTAATAATTGTTGCAATAGAAAATTCACTTAATAGCAAATCAAATATATTAATTATAAATAAAAATGAGAAATACATGGAGGTGCTATAATGTATCAATATAACAATAAGAACACTAAGAATGGCACTACTTATCAAGGATGGGATAATACTAGAAGTGGTAGCGGCCAAACATTAGAAAAGCTACCTCCTATTGTAACTAGTGTAAATGGTAAGACTAGGTATTACTCTGCAGTGGATGCAGAGATATACTTTGGAGATGTCTTCATAGATGAAGTAACTAATATCGCATGGTCTATTCAACAACAATCATTACCTATCTATGGTTACAACTCTTATACATTTGATGATATGGCTGTAGGTTCAAGAATAGTTCAAGGGCAATTTGCTATTAACTTTACTGAGAGAAACTTCTTAAGTAAACTGCAATCAAATACGAACTTTCAAAAGATGTCTAGAAGAATGTATGGAGAAGACAATCCTGCCACATGTGATTTTTATTCTGACTTTAGAAAGAGACTTCACTTACCTGTATGGGATAAAGGCTTTGATATAGTTGTAGGATTTGGTGAAACAAAAGCAGACGCTCTATCTGGAGCAAAAGGTATGTATGGAACTTATCTTGTTTTAGATACTGTGCAAATCACTGGTTCAAGTATTCAATTAGATTATAATGGTGATCCTGTACAAGAGATGTATTCATTTATAGCAAGGGATGTTAAAGAAGCCTTTTCAGATGCTGCTGAAGCTAATCCTTCAAGTGTCACTAGTGAGAATTTGATAACTACTGCTACTAATACATCTTACATTACTATAACAGGAACAATAGATCCTGCTTCTAATTTAATAACTATGACTTCTGACGAAAAAGTAATATTCACTGAAGGTACTTTACAGTTATCAGGAACTTACACAAATAAATTAATTTCAACATTAATGAAATTAACTGTTATTGATAGTACTAGGTTAATATATTCAGTCAGTCCAGACTTTGTAACTGCATTTAATAAAGAATGCTCAACTAAATCAACTATGCTTGGAATAGTCATATGTAAATATAATAGTAAAGCTACGACAGGAGCTACTAAGGGACAAGTAGTTCAACAACAATATACTATAGAATTTAAAATAAAAAAATAGAATAGTATGTTATATCAACGATTAAATATAGTAATCAAATTATGATGAAAGCAAATAAAATCTAGGAGGAATAAAAAATGAAACTTAATGATACAATTGAAAACACAGAAGTAGAAACAAAAATTGAAAAGGTGATACCAGAAGCACCAGCAAAATTGCCTATCTTAAAAGACAAGAAAGCACCTGTAGCAACACCTGTTACTGCAGAAAACTTAGAGCAATTAATTCCTGAATGGAAAGCACTATACGGTAAGGTATTCAAAAACACTGTTGATGACGATGAGTTTGTAATCTGGAGGCCAATAAAGAGAAAAGAATACAAACAATTATTAGATGCAGATGAAGAAGTTGAAATCTTAGCAAAGCAAGAAGCTATAGCTAAAATGGCTATACTATATCCTGCTAACGCAAGTGACTTAATCGATTCAAGAGCTGGACTAGCTACAGTATTATCTGAAGAAATTTTAAAATATTCAGGATTTGAAATATCAGCAACTGAATCTTTATAAGAGGGTGATCTAAATGAAACTTACAAACGATAGAGGTTTAGTTGAACAAAGTGTAGATATCATTGAATTGATAGAAGAATTAAAAGCTAAGTACAGGACTGTCTATTGGATACATTTAGATGGTGAAATCTATATATACAAACCACTAGGAAGAAAAGATTATAAAGATATATCTGAAAATGAATCATTATCTACTATGGATAAAGAGGATGAAGTAATGGTTAAATGCTTACTTTATCCTGATTCTAAAACTATAGATATAGATGATCTACCTGCTGGAATTGGTAATAGATTATTTACAACTATTATGGAAAACTCCTTCTTAGCAGACTTGGAAAGCAGAACTGCAATAATGGATTACTATAGATCTGAAATGTTTGATTTGCAGAATCAAATCCCATGCTTAATAAATGAAGCTTTTCCTCAATACGATATTGAAGATATAGAGAATTGGGATGTAGAAAGAACATCTAAATATTTATCTAGAGCTGAATGGAAACTTCAAAATTTAAGAGGTATGGAATTTAATTATGACTTGCTTCAACAACAAGAAGCTAGTGGGCAAGCGGCTTCAGAGCAACAAGAAGCACTCACCTCCAATGTGAAGGCGAGTGAAAATCAACCTAAAGAAGTGAAAACTACTAAAAAGAAAGAAGCATTAACACCTGAAAAACTTGCTGAGATGAAAAAGAAGTTCCCTGAAATTAATTGGGATGCTGATACAATAGCAACAGAAGGTGAAAGTGGAATGGTTGATTCATTAGATGTAGTTTCGCCAGCTTTAAGAGTTGGTCGATAGTTATAGAGATTAAAAGAGATAGTAATAGAAGTTAACAAGCTTTTATTATTATCTTTTTTTTGGAGGTGAAATTATTGAAATATGCAGACAACGATGAAAGATCAAGTAGATTGAAAAATATAGGTTTAGCTGTAGCTGGCATTACTGCAGGTGCATTTGCCTTAAAAGATTCTGGTAATATGAAATACCTATCTAAAGCAATAGGAGACTTAGGCACAACTATAAGCAAAGTATCTGATGATTTATCTACTAAGGCGTTTAAAGATTTAGACTATGAAGCAATAGGTGGTATCATTAAGAAGAATGTTTTAAATGATGATAGCACTTGGAATGCAACTAGAAGAGAAACAGGTATAGAGCTTGATTATAGTAGAGGATTATTATCTTCTGCACTTCATTATAATAAACTAAAAACTGATGGAACATACTTAGCTGATGAAATGTTTGATGCTGTTCAAAAGAATCATGTAATGACATCTCTTACTGATAATATAAAACTAAATGAAAATGCAAAAGCAAATTCAGGAGAGTTCTTTTCAGAGTTAACCAAAATGGTTGATGAGAGTTTAAATAAAAAGAGTACTTATCTACAAGAATCTGCCGAAGGAACTAGTTTGGTCAGATCAGAATTTGAAGATAGGATTAATGGTTCTATCTTAGAAGAGCATAAAGATGACATCATGAATGTTATGGAACAAGCTTTAAATAACTCTAAAAGATTAGAAGAAGAGTTTAGTACTGAGTATCAAGATAAATTTAAAGGTCAATTATTAAATACGTATAAAGAAGAGCTTATAGATAAGTATACTAATAAGAAAGATACATTCTTTAAAAATACTTTAGATAGAGCAGCCACTGTTGGAGACTTGTTAAGCGGAGTAGATAACAAAACAACAAGTATAAAGAACTCTGAACTGTTTGAAGGAAGTCATGATAATATTATTGATACATTACATGCTTTAGTTCAACATGATAATAGATTTAATGATATGGTTATCGATAATGCTACTCTAAGAGTAAATAAAAATGGAGAACTTTATTCTACAAAAGCTATTAATGATTTAAGCTACAAAGTTAAAGAAGAGTTTGCTGATACAATCGCTGGTAAACTATTTTCTGCTAGAAGTTTTATAGACAATAAGAAAGCACCAGATTTCTTCTACTTACCACAAGGTTCTTTTGATTCAGTATTAGGAAATCTAACTGGATCACAAAGTGGAATGTTAGGATTCGACCATTTTAAAATAGGAAATAAAATATTCCAATATAATAATGGTGACTTAGTGCATGTAAAAGAAGCTGACAATTTATATCTTATGTCTGGAAGACATGGTTCTTTCAATGTAATGAACAATAGAATACAAGGTAACTTTGACACTAAAGTTCAAGACAACAAGACTCTTAAATGGTTAGACTTTAATACAACAGGAACAAATGAACTTGAAAGGTTCAGAGGATTCTTTAGTAAGTTTAGTGAAGGTTCGAGTTGGGTTGGTAATGTACCTAAAAGATTGTTTAGTCACGATACTTATGCAAAGATAGATGAAGAAGCAGCGATGAAGTTTGGTAAAGATGTAAATCAAGTTAATCGTTTATATAATCATAGAACATTCGCTCCTTCTAAAAATACAATTAATGAATTACAAAAGACATTGGGCCCTCATGCAAGAATGGTATTAAGCTCATTAAACCATGATAATATTGCAGGCCATTTAATAGAAAATGAATACGATGAATTTATGAATCGTGATCTAAAGTCTCTAGTTAATAAGTATAAGAAGAATATATCTTCAATAAATACTATAGCTCAAATTGGAAACCTTGGTGACAAGAATGGAATGAACATTCTTAAATATAACGATTTACTTAAAAGAGAAGTAGTAAAAGAAGCTTTATTAAGAGATTCTGCACATCAGAATAGTTATATTGGAAATTTTGTTCAAGGATATTCTATAAGTTATAGTAAAATAAGCAAGATGAATATCACTGGAGCAGATAGAAAGAATCTGAAGAATATATTCAATTGGGGTATTCTTCAACAAGAAACTGCATCATTCTCTTCAGCACAACATGAGGTTCAAGATAGACTAAAAAAACAATCTATCATGTCACACTTTGGTCATATAATAAAAGGTAGTTCTGAGAATGCTCAAACAGATATGTTCTTAAGCGAATTTAGAACAGGAATCAATTCTTTCATAAAGAGTAATTCTAGTTGGAGAAAAGACGTTGTAATAGAAGAAGATAACTCAATACAAAAAGGTCATAGAAATAATCAATGGGTTACAATGAGAAAATCTATATCAGCTCTTGATGTTATTAAAAGCTTAAATGATTCTACTAAAGCAGCTGCAGCAGCTAGGGGATTTGGTAAACAATTCTTTGCTGGAAGAAATAATGTTAAAGATATAACTACTGCTACATTCTTACCATACCATATGCTTAACAGACTTATAACTCCAATGGAGAAGTTTGGATTAGGTGCATCAAAAGCTAACACTGGAAGTGTACTAGATCAAATTAAATTCTTAGGACTTAAAAGAATACTGCCTATAATGGGAATAGGTTATGCTGCTAGTTATTTAAACTTTGAAGCTGAAAACTTAACTGGTACTTCTTTTGTTCAAGACTACTATAACTTCAGAGCTAATTTTGGAGTAGGAGTTAAAACATTTGCTCAAGTAACTGGAATGGCTGACAATCATAGACGTTCTAGAATGTATAATCCTATTACTAATTACTGGCTTGGAGACTATAAAGATAAAGATGAATATCTTGATTATTTAGAGAATGGTGAAGATCCAGTTAGAAAAGGTAGATGGTGGAGTTTCGGTTCTGCTTCTGAATTCCGTGGAGGAAAAGTATCTTACTATGAACCAAATAAAATAAGACAAGCATATAGTCATTATAAAGATGTTTCTCTATATGGTTCAGAAGATGAGAAATGGAAACACAGTTTAATTCCTACTCTTCGACATCCATTATCTCCATTAAGATATTTAGCTAATCCTTATTGGCTTGAAGAAAAACATTATTGGGATAGACCATATCCTGTAACAGGCTCGTTATTCGAAGAAGAAACTCCATGGGGAGCAGTATTAAATCCTACTATAGGTCAATTAATAAAGCCTATAAGAAGAATGCATCAATCAGAACTTAGCGGTACGTTGTTAGATGTTAGATCAATAATAGCTAATAGAAACAACGACATCAAAGCACAAGCACCTGGAAACAGAGTTATTAGAGTTGATCCAGCTGGCTTTACACCAATGGATTATAAAGCTAAGTCTATGCCTTCAATGAGTGAATCTGTATATAGTCTTAAGTTTAATAGTAGAGGTAAAGTAACATCTGCAGGATTTGATGGAGAAAGATATCCTGAAACTCTAGCTGGAGTTGATCATACAGTTGTTCCAGTTATAAGAGGTGGAGGTAGTGGCACTCAAGTTCAATATGTTAATGTAAATCAAGAACCTAGTGGAGTTATTAGCGACATGTTAACTAGTGGCTTATCTAGACTTGTAACTAGTGGATTAACAACAGGTTCAACTGCAATGTCATTAATAGCTGGAGTTAATCAAGGTATTAAAACAAGAGGCAATAATGCTAACGAATTCCAAGATAACGGCGTTATAAATGAAAATACTAAACTACAAAATATACCGTTCACTATGGCTGCTGCTAATGCTAAGGATAAATATCTTAATGATATACATGTTAATGAAATAGGTTCTAAGAGTGATTATGTTTCTAGCATAATGTACTCAGCTAAACAATTATCAGGTATGTATGGATTCTTAGCTGATTCAATGTTACCTGCTAGCCATGGATATCAATTAGAAAAAGCTGGACAAATGAATTCTTTTGTTCGAGGATTCTGGGATGAAGGCGTAGGCGGTATGGGTGGAGACTTCATGGAAATCGCTAGACGTTTCTTCCCACATGAAAACCATGATATCGAACAAGTTAATCCACTTAGAAATACTATGCCATTATGGATGCCTGAAAGATATCAAACAGGAGATCCTTATACGAAAGTAACTAAAGGAGAAGCTAGACTTCCTGGTGCTGGATATGAAACTTTAAATAAATTACATCCAGATAGTTATGGAAGATATGGTGCATTTGATAGATACAAAATCTTAGCAGATATATCTCCTGGTTCAGATGAGTATAAGACATGGAAAAAGATTGCGAAAGAAACATCATTAACTCCTCAAATGAAAACTGAAATGGCTCAAATAGAAAAGAGGGTTAAGGTTCAATCTAGCGATCACAAATTCTACAATTATCAATTTGCAGGAAAGAAGATGGAAACTAGACACGCTGTTATTAACACTGTAGCTAATGCTGGAGGATTTACAGTAGTCGGTAGTGATGAACAATATACTCTAGCTGGAGTCAAGCCTCTTAATGATGAAAATAAGAAAAGTTATATTCATGAATACTTAAAGCCAGGTATGATTGTAGAATTACAATACGAAAACAATAAATTTAGACAAAGAGATAATACTGGATCTATTAGTGCATTAGTTAATGTTGGAGCTGAAAGTATCTCAAAGAAGATGTGGGAAGAAAAGAAAGCTAAAGAGAAATATAGTCAAGATACTTTAGCTGATCAATTATTTGCTGCTGGTGATTCTAATAAGATGATGGGCCCTATATTTGAAAGAATTGCTCATGCTCAAATTCCTTATCTTCATAACAAGTATTTAAGAATAGATGATCCAATGGAATCTTATAAGAAAGAACAAGTATATGGAACAAACTATTCTACATGGGGACATCCTATTAAAGGATTCATTATGCCAACATTACAAACTGGTTGGTCTAAAGGGTTAGGAGTTCAAGCTCTTGGTTTAGCAAGTTGGTACTGGTCTAATCAAGCTAGAGCTAAAGGTTTAGAAGGAAAAGCTAAATGGGCATCACATGCTTTATTCGCTTTCACTAATCCATATGCTTTAACTGGTGGAATTATTGGAGCAATTCCTAGAATGAATTGGGGATCTAAAGCTTCTGTTTGGAATTCTAAGAATGGTGCAAATATATCAGCAACCATTGGATTTTTAGGTTATGGATTTGCTCATTTAAATAATCCTATTGCAAGTGCAGCTAACTTCGGTATGGCTGGATTCGCAGTTGCTAGACAATTAAAAGTTCCAGCTAATAAGTTTCCTGGTTTAGCTAATGCATTAAAGATAGCAGAAAAAGAAGGAGAAACAATTGGCGGTGGAAAAGGGGCAATTGCTGGAGCAGTTATCGGAGTAGGATTATCAGCTATTAAAAATCCTAGCTTTAACTATCATGAGATGTTTGGCAAGTACATTCCTAAGAACACTAAAAAGAAGTGGGAATTAGAAGAGTACTTTGACAGATTAGAATACATGAAGTACATGGGTTTATATAATAAAGCAGCACGACTATCTAAGAGAAAAGACGGCGTTAATATTGCAGCTATTGTTAACAAATTTGAATACAATCAAAAAAAGAATCAGAAAGCAATATTAAGATTACAGAAGCAAAAAGAAAGAGTAGATAAATATACTATCGATGCTAAAGTAAAGAAACAACTTGATTACAATATTAGCAATGCAATATATAAGTTACAAACTCCTGAACAGTATTATAAAATGGGCAAATATACTAAAGCAGCTTTAGCTTATAAGAAAGCTGCAGACACAACTATATATGGTTTAACAAATAACTCTTCAGCGGCTGATGTACTTAGAGCTTTACCTAAATACGATAGAGACTATTTCTTAGAGTTTGCTAAAGAGAAAGATCCTAGAGCTAGGAAGAAGATACTTAAGATGATTTCTCCTTACAAACAAAAAGCTTTAAAAGTTTTATGGGGAGAAAAAGTTGATAAAGCTAAATCTAATAAATCTTTCTTTAGTAATCACAATCTACCTAATATGTTTTGGGCAGGTTGGAGGCCAGATGAGAACTTAGAAAATATTAAGATGAAGACTATAGAAAATGAAGGTATGTTATTATCTGACTTTGGAATGTATGATTCAAATAAAAATGAACCTGCATACCAAAAAGCTCCAGAGATAAAAGATATTCATAATGGTCCATCTCCTCTTGCTCTACAAAGAGATATGTTAGGATTATTAAATGGCGTTGGCTTGCATAGCGTAGATGTATCCGTAGAACCTACCTCTGCTTCAGGGTTACAAGTAATAACCAACATCGGAAGAGTAACACAATATAATTTAAATCAAAAAGTTCAAAATGCTTTATACAAATTATTTTAGATTAAATATATGTATTTTAAGCATTACCAAAGTAATATATTAGAAATAATAAAAATAGAAAGAAGGTTTTTATTGTGCCAAAGATTACGTTTATAAAAAATGTAGACAATGAAATCATATATCCTAAAACTCACGAAGATGCGATACTTACTGCAGATGGGATAACCATTTCATTAAAGATACAAACATTAACAGACTTGTTAAACAATAAAGCTGATGAAAATCATTCACATGACTTCAGTAGTTTAACTAATATTCCTCCAGGCTTTACAGCAGATGGAGGAAATGCTGACACAGTTGGTAATAGATCAGTTGATGATACAAAAACAGGATTATCTTACTTATGGACTTCAACTAAAATATCAAATGAATTAGCTAAGATAAACACTGCTATGTCTACATCGGCAGGAATAGTAACTAGTGATACTGAACCTGTTGGTGCAACAATATGGATAGATTCAGTAAATAATGTACTCAAATATAAACTAGGTTTAAATTGGGTTACATTAGGTTCAGACTTTACATTCGTATAATATAATAAGAGGAGGATTTTAAAATGGATTTTCAAGCAATGTATGAAAATGTACAAGCACAACTTAAACTTAAGGGGAATGACATTGTTTCAAAGAAGAATGAGATTTCTGCAATAGAAGCAGAGATATATAAACTTCAAGGGGCTTCAGAGATGTTAATTATAATTTCTAATGAATTAGAGAAACAAAAAACAGTTGAAGAAGTACCTATAGATGAACCAGTTGTAGCTATTCAAGAACCAATTGTCAAGAAGAATAAAAAGACTAAAACAATAGAATAAAATAAAACTGGATAGGACCTACTTTTTTGTAGGTCTTATTTATTATATTATTACATTTCTATAGTAATAGGAATTTATAGCAATGTAGAGAAAGGATTTGAATATATGTTTAAAAAATTGTGGCTTAGTAGAAAAAGTGCAAATCAATTTAATAAAGAACAAACTAATAATAGAAGAAAAATACTAGATAGTGATTTATATAAAGGCATGAGCGATCAAGAAAGAAATACTGTTGCTGGAATACATCCAGGGATGAAAGATTTTATAACAGATTTTAGTGATACTATAACAGTTCTATCTACAGAATCAAAAGATTTTAAGAAGCCTACTAGTTTTAAAAGTGATTCTAAAATCGGAGAAGCTGTTTATGGAAATTTATATAAAGGCGGATTCTTTCAAGGCATATCAGGAAACTTATCTACTTTAACTAAACAAGAATCTGGTGCTCAACTAATTAAAAATGTTATAGGTATGGCTCATGATATTAATTATACTAATTATAATAGAACAACAAAAACAGAAATGACTGATTTCCAAGACTTATATAGATCTTTCAATAACTATATGGACATCATGAAAAATGGTGGAAATATTATAAGTTACGATTTAGAAACTTTAGGTGGAGTAAATGCGGAAGGACATCAACAATTCGATTATATTACTGAATTCTCAGCTTCTGTTTGGGGAGTAAACGCAAACGGTGTTAAATCTAAAAATCCAATAGATACTCTTAATAGTGTAGCTGGTTTTACACATGAAGAACACCAAGAGGTAAAAAATTATATTACAAGCTTAAGAGGTAAAACTCCTAATGAACTTACTGGTAGAGATAACGTATATATTAGCAGATTAAGTTTATTAAGTGATCCTACTTTTAAAGTGAAACAAAATGAAGATAATGGATTTGAATTTAGAATTACGGGTGCTGATGATCCAGATAATATAACAAAGAATATAGATAACGCTTTAATTGGTCTTGATGAATATAGAAATATAGGTAAGCGTCAAGAACAATACTTGGCTGAAAATGGATTAGGAACATTATCTGATTATAAGAAAAAATATACTAAACAATATACTGATTTAGTATATGGAGGAATAAGCAACAGTACTCCTGGATTAACATATAACAATCGTGTTGCTATATCTCAAAATGGTGACATATTCGATGATCCAGGTGCAAGAATGATATTAGGAGAAAATGTAGGACACGAAGCTGGAAAGCATGTAGATTTATATCAATCTGTAAAATATGCTCAAGAAAACTTTGGTCAAGCTTCTCATATACCACAAGGAATGCAAGCTACTGGAAAATTCGGTATAGCTACTGAAGATCAATTTAACTTCCTATTTAATAAAGGAAGAAACAAGTCAGTATCTGCCCATAATGCACAGGCTGATGAAAATAACTTATTTCATATATTTGCAGACAATTCTATAAATATAAATGGTAAAGATATGTCTTATGGTGAATATATGTTTGGAATGACTAAGAAAGTTAATAGCAAATTAACTGACTTAAAACATAATATTCCTATGACAGATAGAAATGGCGGAAAAGCTGTATTCCTTATGGATAAGACAGGAAAAAAGAATTGGAATTCTAATAAGGGTGGATTAAGTTTTTCTCATAATCCAATAGATGGTTCATATAAAACTTATGATGGTTTCAGAATAAGTGCTGATGGAAAAGTAACTAAAGAAGATATTCAAGGATACGGTCCTAAGTCAGGTGCTTTATATACTCACGAGTTCTCTAGTGTTGATTTAAATCATGAAGGAGATGCATGGAAAAAAGCATTCACAGATTTAGGATTACCTATACCTAGTGATAGACAATACTATCAAGAATACTCAACTTTAGATAAATTAACTGTAATGAAATCTACTCCTTATGAAACTAAGAAAATGATTGAAGCTAAGTTTGGTAAAGATGTTACTTACGAAGATTCTACAGTTTTCTATACGCTATTAACTAATGAGAACCAAATACCTACTATGACTGGAACGTATGTAGCTCGTGCTGGCGAAAACGGTGAAGAGCATATCATGAAAGACAATCTTAAAGCTCTAAATTTAAAAACAATGAAAAATGAAAATGGAGCTGTAATTTTAGAGAGCATAGAAGATCCAGATAAAGCATGGGAAATGATAAAAGATAGAAGTTCTTATAGAATGCATGTAGATAGTCCTGCATCAAAACTTAGAAAACTAGAGTATGAAGATGTAGCTAAACTTCATAGATATACAACTAATGCTGCTAACGCAACTCATCAAAGAGTTTCTCAAACTATTGCAGAAATGATATCTAAGAATAAAACTGCAGGAATTAATATCACTCAAGGACTTATGGAAAACCTAACTGCAACATTAGGGTGGGAAGATCATAATACTAAAGAAATGAGACTGATGCCTGAAACTGTTGCAAATGCATTAATAACAGATAAATACTCAGAAGCGTTAAGTCCATTGTTAAATACTATGGAAGATGTGTTTGCTGAATTAGGTTTAAGTCAAGGAACAAAAGGTGTTAGTTCTAAAGCATTAAAAGCTCAAAAGAATCTTATATTCCAAAGCGTAATGAGCAATGTATTAGAACAACTCCCTGGAGCAACTACTGAAACATTAAGTAATTCTAAATCTTCTATATTTACAGGAGATGAATTAGAGAAAATAGATTTCTTAAGAGGAGACTTATTTCCAGAGATAGAAAAAACACATCAAGGTTATACTGTTGCTGGAGAAAATAGCAAATTCATTTCTTTAGATTTAACAAAGAATGATGGTTTATTAAACATGTTCCATGGCAATGACTTTAAGAATGTAAAAGAATCCAAGAAAGCTAATGCTGGTTTCACTGCTTTAAATTCAGCTTATGATGCTATAGGGGAAGATCCTAGATTTAAAGGAGTATGGAATGGTTTATCAAAAGAAGAAGTATTCTCATACCAAAATGGCGGTAATTATTCACAATTAAATCATGAAATGACAACAAGATTGCATTCATTTGTAGATGTTGAAAGAAAAAACAATCCTGCTTTTGGATTAGAGTTTGCTAGAACTATACAAGATTACTCTAATGTAGATACTTTAACAGGTATGATTGCAGGAGTTGAGCCAGGTAAATTAAAATCATTAATTACTAATGAAATGAAATCAGTTAACTCTAGAACTTATATTGCTGATGAAAAAAATAAGACTTTAGTTTCAGATGTAGTAAACAATTATTTCATGACGTTTTCACAAAATGATTTTGAAAAGCAAATTAAGGGTTTAAATTCAGATCAACAAAAATGGATGAAGGCTCAATATGGATTCAGTAAGCAAGATGCCACTACTAGAGTAGAACAATTGATTGAAGGTCTTAAAGACACTGGTATAACTCTAGGCGTAAATGGTAGAGGTAAAAATGCTAACATGTTCTTTACGAATGGAAATGGAGAACAACATTTCTTTGATATGTATAAATACGTTTTAAATGATGGAGTTATTAATCATAGAATCAACAACAATGATTATGCAACTAACTTCAGTTTAAATGTAAATGAAATTCTATCTAGAACAGGTAAGCCAGGTAATGTCTCAGCTCATGATGTTCTTGATCATGTAAGAATAACTTCAAATGTACAAGAAGCTTTAGGTAAAACTAGAACTTATAAAGAAGTTATTAAAAGTGCAAGAGACGGAGATAGAGATATTATTCAATCTCTTTTATATAAGATAAAAAAAGATTCAGGAGTATTAAGAGAAATTGGTCCTAGAAAAGAAAATGCTAATTTTAGTAATACAATAAAAAGAGCAATGTATTTTAATACTAATCCAATAGTAGGTATTTTGCCTGAATTACAACATTCTGGATTATTAAGTGAAATAGAAACAACTTATAATATAAGTGATAAGTCTTCTGCAAGCATGAAAGACTTGATTAAGAAAATGAAAAAAGGAGACTACAGACCTGATAAAATTAACAAATTATTAGCTTCTGAACAAAATTTATTCTTTGATGAATATCTTAATCCTATATTATCAATGCTTCAAGAAAGAGCTGATCTAGGAAATATCGATGGCTTAAATTTAAAGGAATTAGCTAAAACAGTAAATCCTCATACTCAAGATACAAACTTAGCTAAAGGTATTTTAACTGTTGATAATAGTTCATACGAACATGGTATAGCTAAGTTCGATAAGACAGGAAGATCTGTTTCTATTCAAAGAGAAAACACTGTATTATATGATAGACGTGATCTTAAAAAAGATATAAATGAATATCTAAAGAAAGATTCAGAACTAGCAAAAAACATGTCAATTGGCGGTAAGTTAATGTCTTCTGCTGGAGACAAATATGTTAACCACAATGGAAAATACACTGGCGGGTTAACATTGAAATATATGCAAATGGATTCTAATACTTTAAAGAATCAATTTATTGATGATGTAATAAAAGTAAGAGAAGGTAAATCAAATAGATTCAGCAAATTCTTGTCTAATAATTATGGAAGAAAATTAACACAAGCTGAACTTAGTAAAGCTTCCGAAGCATTAGCAGAGAAAGCAATGAGTTTAAGTACTTATGAACAACAATCTATAATGGATTCTAGAGTACAATACGCTGCTTTCTATAAAACTAATTCACAATTAATTAATGCAAAAAAAGAATTAATAATAGCTCATAATCAAAACATTAGTGTTATTAATGCAATTAAAGAAAGTCATAAATTAGTTCCTACAATAGATGCAGACGGCAATATTAAATATCAATTAGGATATGAAGTAAAGAGAGAACAAGTCTTAGGAGCATTCGGTTCAGAAAAGAATATAGTTCAATCTAAATTTGATGGTGTATTTAGAGGTAGATTCTTTAATAAGCATGGAGATGTCGTATCTCAAAGAGAACTTAATAAAGCTATTAAAAGTAGAAAGCTAACTGGTCAAGCAGCTTTAGACTTCTTAAATGAAGAGTATAATTTCAACTATCAAGTTATTAATAAATACGATAACTTTGGTCATAAGATTTATAATGATGCTTCAGAAAAATCAACTGTTGATTCAATGGATATGGCTATTGGTTCAATCGATTCTACTTTAGCAAAAGATTTAGAATCTAAAAACTTTAAAGGACTTCATGGACAATACCTATCAAGAGAATATATAGAAGATTTTTTAACACCTCAATTAGGAAAGAATTTTGAAGATAGAATACTTAAAGAAAGATTTGCTTTCTCAGATACATTACAAGAATTATTCCCAGCATTTAAAGGAGTAGCTCAAACTACAAGTTTAGAAGCAACTAAGCATGAATCTATTTCATTAGCTGCTACTAACATTATAGAGAGTTTACAACGAAATGAGAAGATTAATAAAAAGGATCTTGGAAAATACTATAAAGCTCTTTTTGGAGATAAGTTAAAAATAAAGAATGGTACATTAATAACTGATGATGTAGATAGGATTAATGTAGCTGGCTTCGATAAGGACTTTGCAAAGTATGGGTTAGTAAGAGGAGAAGGTAAGATTCTACAAGAAGTATTGAATAATCAAAATCTTGTGTTAAATGACAAGAAGAATGTTGTTGGCCATTCAGGTTACTCTCATACAATTCAAGCATACGATCATCAATCTGGAACTTACTCAAGCAATGTAGATATTAATGAATTATCTAAAGAACGTAATCAATTAACAGCTGAAATGAGGAAAGATAAAACACTTGACCACTCAGTTAGGATAGCTGATATAGACAATCAAATTGAAGGCATAGCTAATCAAAAAGGTTTAAAGTTTGATAATAGAATGAACTTGAATTTACAAAAGGAATTCTATAACAATGATTCAATGGCTTTAGCTCGTGAAAGAATGAATCCTACAGAATTCAACAAATACTTTGGGCATGCTTTAAATGAAAGTGGAGAGATATCTGAAAAGTATTTAAATAAAAGTATGTTAGATCCAGTTACTTCAATACTAAGAGGTAGAACTTTAATAGGATATGGAGAAACAAGATTATCTGACCTTAAAGGAAAAGATAAACGTACTCATAAGCATTTGTTAGAAAGCTATAAAGATTCAACTCATGAGATATCTGTAGAAAAAGCAGAAAAGCTTTATTCTTATCAACAAGGAGTTAGAGCTTTAGACTTCAATTCTAAAGTTTATTCACAAGATAAATATGATGCTTTAGTATCAAATAACAAAAATGCATACAATGCTTTTAAAGAAGTTGATCTAAGTAACTTAAAACCTCATGAAGCTGGTTGGTTAGATTTAGATATAGGTGGTCAAGGAAATACTATAGTTTCTGCAGCTAATAATCCTTATAGTCATAACATTATGATAAAGACTGGATTAGGTGGGAATGAAGAACATTTAGCTATAGCTAGAATGCCAGAACGTCATTTTGAAGATAGTTTAATTAAGACTAACCATATTAAATCATTAGGTAGTTTACAAAGTTCATTACAAAGAATTAATAGCGGAAATCTTAAAGAAGGTTCAGATGACTTAATTCGTGAACAAAATTATGCTAGAAAGCTTGTTGGCGAAATCAAAGAAATGCAAAAGCATGATGTAACAAGTAAAAACGGTTTAGCTGGTGATTTAATATCTACTAGACTTTCTCAATCAGTTTTTGGTAAAGCTTCGAGTTTAACTATAAATACGAACCTGGCTTTAGGTGAAGATACTTATGAAAACTTAAAGAATCTAAATGGTAAAACATTTTTAGATACTGCTATGTTCGATGGAGAGACGTTACTTAAACGTTATTCAAAAGGTCAATTAATTGATGCGGTAAGTGCATCTCATGAAGCATTCGAAAAGATGGGATACTTTAAAGAAGATTTTATGAAAGAATTTCTTGGTAAAGATTTCGTAAATGCAACAGATGCTAAAGAGAAAATGGTCAAACATTTATCTACTAATGGAGATACTTTCTTAGCTACTAGATTCCCTCGTAACCAAGAATCTTCAGATAAAGTTGTTATGGGATATCTAGATACAACTCTTAGAGGCAATCAGTTAAAAGCATTAGGTCATACTGGAGCTTCTATGAAGATGGACCATGATGGAGATAATTTTGCGATAGCTAGAATAACTGATAATAATGGAAAGTCTTATTCTAATTATGTATATAACGGAAATACTTCAAAAAGTGAATTCATACAATCTCAAGAAGATATGTTAATGACAAGAGCTGTTAATGAAAATCACCATTGGGATCAAAAAGTAAGAGATAGAGTTGCAAAAGAACAAGGAATTGCAACAGCTGGAAATAGAATTGAAGATATTGCAAGTCAAAGAATTATAGATGGAAAAGTCTATAGTGCTATGATGGATACAAAAAACTATTCTCTTTCAGATATGGAAAAGATGTTAATTAAACATTCTAATAATGTTAAATTAGCAATGGATACTGGAAGTCATCAAGTAGTAATTGATAAATTTAAAGAACAGTTTAAAGATGACCATGCAGGTTATAAGAATGCTGTAGATGAATATCGTATAGCAACTGCTTATCAACAAAACAAAGATGAGTTTGTAGCTAAGGCTGCTAAAAATGGTATCGGTGAAACAAATGTAACTAACTATAAAGTTAAGAACATTGCAATGACAGCGTTGGATAAAACTTCTGAAGATTATAATTACAAATCATCATTGTTATATAACATGATGTATTTAACAGAAGAAGCTGCTATCTCTTCTAAGTCTTCTATTAAAGGACTTGATCCAGACAAAGCTAAACAATGGAACAATAGTGTTGAAAATTTCATTAGAAAAAAAGGAGATATGAATCAACATTTAGAAGACATGAAAGCATGGTCTAAAAAATATGTTGTAGAGGATGTAGACCATGATTACTATTGGAATAAATCTAAGACGTTCCAAAATATAGCCGCTGAGGAATTAAATGGCGGAAAATCATTGACTAAACAAGCTTTCTCTACTATGATGGAAAGTAAGGAAAATAAAGAGAAGTTACAATCTAGAATGGTAAGAGATTTTGTAAACACAATAGGTTCTTTGAAAGATGTTGCACATACAGGAGATTTTTTAAAGTACTCTTCTGTAGGACAATCTATGGCAGGTGTTACTGGAGCAATTACTAGACCTGTATCATCAGCTAATCTTCCAAACGTTCAAGACTCATATATTAATATTATGAAGAAATCTGATTCAGATATTAGTGATATATTTAAATTCTTAGATATGAACGATGTAGCTAAAAATTCTATAATGGGAGGACCAAACATTATAGATAAAGTCGTAACTGGAGCTGAAGAAGAACTTGGTGATGAAGCAAAAGGTATCGGTAGAAAAATTGTTGAAGGTGCTGCAGATTTGTTTAAAGCTGCTAAAGGTAGCAAGATAGCAATGGGTGCAGTAGGAATTGCTGCAGGAGTTATGATGTTAGGATATGTAGGAGGAAGACCAAGACCTGCAGATACTCAAGCTATGGAAGAAGCTAATGATTATCAACAACCACAACAAGGATTAATGGATCAAGGTATGATGCCATCTAGTATGGGAGGCCAACAAGGTTATGTTGTTAATATTAATGCTAGATCAGATAAAGGTAAGAACCATGCGATATCTGCTATTCAACAAGCAATATCTAGCGGAACTTCATCTTCTGTAAATATAAGCATGAATATCAATGATAACTACGGTAATATTAATGATAGAGATATTCAGAAAGCTATAAAAGATGCTCTGTAATGGAGCATCTTAAATACATAAAACATAAGGGGAGGATATTTAAATGGCAGATGTTAAAACGAAAACAGAATCTATAATAAATGAAAATTGGACAAAGACTCCTGACATGTCAGAGTACTTAGATAATGACATGATTATAGATATCGCTAAGAAAATGTTAGACGGAAAAGATGGTGGACAATATTTCTTAGAGAATCCATTCTCAGAACAATTAGGTTATCATGAAGCAGAAAACGTATTTGTTATTTCTTCAAGTAAAGTTACTGTAACAGATGGAGATACAGTAGGTACAAAATATGATTATATGGAAGATGGAGGTAGACCTTTTATCTTTGCAGGAGACGGATTAGAATATCCTACTGTTAAAAATTTCTTATATAATACTATGGGTTTATCGACTACTGTTGATAAACTTGGTATAAGAATATTGGGTGTAAATGCACCCGAAATCCCTCATTGCCGTGTTACTTATGTACCTGCAGAACCTAAGATAATATATGCTAAATTTGGTGATTTAATGTCAAATACTAATATAACGACATATAATAATCCTGATGATAAAATATTCAGTGATACTGCAGGTACTATCCTTAATAAATATAAAACATTAGATAGAGCTAATTTTTCTTTTGTTTATTTTGACTATACTCCTATAATAGATAAAAAGACAGGTGTTGTCGATTTAGAATATGCAAACGTAAGAAAAGACGATAAATATGTTACTTTTTTAGTAATTAATTCTGGAGATAAAGAAGTTTATTATGAAATAATAGAGAAAGATGTAGAGCTAGATGAAACATATGATAATGGAAATAAAATTCCTCTGCCTATATATGCTATTTGTTTCTTAGATGAACCAGCTGATGGAAAAGATAGAGATCAAGATTATCACAAACAATCTTTAGACGCGAAAGCAATGCTTGAAGATATGATTAAGGGTGCTACTGCTATGCTTTTTGTATTAGATGGGACAACCTTTAAGCAACAAAAAGATGCTGTACCTGAAGAGTATAGAGGTGATGCAATTAGAATGTCTGACGATCCATCTTTCGCTCTTGAATATTTGTACAATCAAGCTACAAATACACAAGGTAAGGCTTATACTAGATTAGGTTACGATTACTTTGGACAAGACTTTAATAGGCGTGGACTTGGTGCTATGTATATTAAATCTGATGATCCTAAATATGGAAGTGGATTATGGATTAATGTGGCTAAGTTTTTAGCTAGTCAATTTAATGAGTATGTAATTCTACCTTCTTATAGTAGTTCTCCTGCAAATGAATCTAACTTCAATTATAACTCTGGTGCATTTAAAATGTGGTCTTATGATAAGAATGCTCAAATATATGTAGATGAGTTTAATGACTTTCATAGCGAACATGGAGGAGACGATAGAGAAAAGATACAAAGGGCAATTACAGGTTCAGATATGAGTTGCTTAAAAGAATACACAGCACTTATAGGTGACTGTTTGTTAATGGTGCCTCCAACTTCAATTAGATTAGTTTCTCAAACTAATTCTCAAAGAACATCTTTGATTAGAGCAAAGGGTGCTATAACTAAGACTATTCCAAAGTCAGAAAGAATAATAGAAATGCAATTATACTTTAATGGTGATGCAGGAATCAATGGAGTTCCTTATGAAGAAACACTTCCTACTGGAGAAACTATGAAGTATTATATGAATGGATTAAGAGCATTAATAGCTCAATTTAAATTCACTCCTTACTTACCAATTACAAATAACTATATAAACCAAGTATTAAATATAGAAGCGGTAAGTTTAAGTAGCATACAAATAAGTACTGTACCTAATTTTCCAAGAACTATTCAAGCTACTATTAGATTACAAGACTTTGAATATAGACAATTCATGCCAGAAATACTACCTCCAAACATTGATAAAAAAGAAGACTTAACTACGAATTTGTTTGCACAAACAATTCATTTTCCAGTTATGAGATACTACTATCAAAGAGCTATTCAAAATGGAGAAGCTGCTATTTTACTTGACTATAACTCTGAGCCATATTTAGAAGCTACTTTAGGACAAAAGACAGTACTTCAACCAATGAAGTTTAAGAGTCCATTAATAGATTTCTATATTGCTAATGAAGAACATTTAAAAATGAGAAAGCAATTAAAAGAAGCTTTAGAAAAGAAACCTTTTGAAACTGTAGTAACTTATACTGCTGATGAAAAAGCATTCTTAGCTAAGATTGCTAAAATGAATTCCGCAGTTGTAAAAACATTAGCTGTAGCTAACGATGATATAAAGAAAATAAATGCAGTTTATAATGCAGATACAGATTATTATTCACCTTATCTTGAAAGAGATATAGCTGATTATAACTTTGATAATTATATAGCTGGAGAGTATGATTCAAAATCATATAAGGGAGAAAAAGGATTTTACTTTGATGGGATAAGTCCTACAGCTTTCTTTAATAAGTACTTAGCTCCTTTAGAAAATAACTTAAAAAAGATCTTTGAAGATAAAACAACTTTTGATACTTCTATAATTAAAGATTATGGAATAGTTATTAGAGAATCTAAAGTATTAAATTCAGATACGGCTATTAATTTAATGCTTGGTTTAAAACTAATCATCGATTGGTCAAAATGCAGTCCAGATATATTAAGAAAAGTAAAACAAGAATATGCTAAAAGTTTTGCTATATCTACAGATACATTATTAGTAGACGATGCTTTCACTGTTGGGTTTTCTGTTGGTTTAGTATATAAAGATACTAAAACTACAAAATCAGATAGTAAAACTACAACCGTACAATATAGTCTAACAGGGGCATTTAATATAGTTGCTCCAGGATCTTTTGACACTTATACTTATATTGATGCTGATACAAATCTATTAGATAGTATAGCTAATGACTATGGCCTTATAACTGATGAAAAAGGAAACGTGTTAACAGATACGCTATTAACTGGAGATGAATTATTCCAACAAAATCAAGCATTAGCTGCAATGAAAGATTCTATGGATTTAGAAACTTCTAAGTCTATGTTATTCGATCCATATCCAATAGAGAATTGCATAGTAGAAAATGTTTCGATTATATATAACAATAACTTTAATAAAATGTCTTTAACTTCTATGGATGGTTATGTGTCTCAATATATCGGAGCATCTGATACTTCTATTGAAATAAATATAAAGACTAAAGATAAGACTACTATTTCTAATCTTCAATCTTTACCTAGAAACTGCGTAGATAGATTAATCAATTATAGAAAGATTATGACATGTTCTCCTCTTAGAATAGATTGTGAAATGGCAAGACTTGCTGGTATCAATGAAGTAATAGTTGAATCAGTTGATATAAATACAGTTCCTAATTTTCCAGGATTATATTCAGTATCTATAAGATTAACTTCTGTAGATAGAACACTTAGAAACAGAGAAGCATTAAAGAAGATAGATGTAGATACATCTCATACTAACAACGACAATTCAATATTGTCTAAGAACTTCTTTGACTTTCAAAATGTTTTATCAAAAGTTGAATTATATCCTGATTTAGAATTACCTACTTTAAGTGAATTAGAGAGATTAGGTTATTACTTTATAAGATATAAAAATGAACAAGGAAGAGTATTTCCAGATGCTGATTTCTACTTTGTATATCTACATGCTTATAGTTCTGAAATGTTTAGAAAATCTATAGTAACCTTCTTTAGTGATCCTGCTAATGATAAACTAATGCATGATATTTCAGGAGACTTATATGGCGATGAAGCACAAGTGTCATTAAATTTAACTAGAGATGAAAAAGTTACAGAGTTAATAACAGATCTTGGAGGTTCATCAGCGTATGCTGCAGAAATACAAAAGGTATATGATGATGCTGAAAAATCATTGTCAGGTTCTGCTCCTTATGCATCAAAGGAAATTACAGATCACGTATCTGCAAAGCAAAAACAAAATGTTGCAAAAACTAAAATAATATTAGACTTACAAGAAAGTCTTGAAGCTTCTAGTTATTCAACTTATGATTTCAATCATCAAATTAAAGTTTCTATAAAAGATAGTATTCCTTATGATGAAGCAAGTCATATAATATCTGGTGGTAATACAACTGAAGTAATGGATGACGGATCACTTAGAAAAGATGTACCAGTTGACGATGTTATCAAAACAACTAACGAAGGTTTAAAGAAACTAATTAAGAGACTATTAAATAAACCTATTACAACTGGAGATTCTAAAAATATAATGCCAGAAGATATGTACAATTTAATAAACTATATAACAGAAGACATCTTGGCAATAGGACCTGTAGATAAAGCATTCAAAGCATTCACTGTGAATGGAGATAAGTTAGATAGCGGAACTCCTATAAGCAAGAATACTAATCCTGAGAATCAATATGTTATTACTAGTTCTGTACCATACTTTATGAATCATAAACTTAGAACAGCATTATCAAGTGCTGCTACAGGAAGAGCTTCAGTTTTAGATTTTGATAAAGATGACAAAACAAAGAAGATAGATGAATGGATAGGTACAAGTACTGTTCAAGCAATCAAAGCTGATGGAACTAAATACAATACAAGAAACATCTTAACTACTTGTGACGGTCAAGGTATGTCTGATTATGTAATAGCTGAAACTGATGAAGAAGTAGCTAATGGTTTGGTTTATGGCCCATTTGCTATAAAGAAATACGATCCTAAGTATTTAGGTGCTATATATAAATCTTCAATACTATCGGGTGAACATGGATTCTTAGATCCTTATTACAACAGAAGTGTCTACAATATATTCTATAAAAAGGAAATAGAAAAAGATCCTTCTAGAGAAATGAAAGCTGATCAAGAAGCAACTAGAATAGCTGAATATATAAAAGGAATATCTGATGAAACTTGGGATAACAAAGAACAAGTTGAATCATTTGGATATGCAAGTATAGCTATGTATAGAATAATGTTAGTATGGTTCTACAAATTATTAGATGATGACAAGCAAAGTTTTCTACCAGCATCATTCTATTATTTAAAAAATGTAACTGACATATTAAATGGAGATAATTCTGAATCAGCACAAGATGCAAATAGTATAATGTCATCTGTTAACAATCCTTTAATGGGATTCTGGAATTTAAGCAAAGGCATTATGGGATATGGTGCAAGTTTCTTAAGTGAAGAAAACACTTTTAGAAGAGAAGTTGAAACTCGAAAAGAAGATGATGATGCAAATGCTGCAATACAAGATAAGCTAGAGCAAATGAAAAAAGATCTTAAAGAAGCTCTTCCAATAACTAAGATTAATTTAGTATGTGGATTGTTTACAACTTTAGGGGCCCTAGCAATCGGTGAATTTAATACTCCTATTTACGAAGCTATCGTTGGAGGAAATTTATCTGAATATAGTAACTATATTGAAAGTATGAAAGCATCTTACTTGAACTACAACAAGCTAAATAAAACAGATTTAATTATGAGAAGATTCTTTTCTTATTTAGACTTTGATGAATACAATAATAAGAATGCATGGAACAAACGTATCGATCCACTTAAGAAATATAGTACTGCAAATAAGTCACAAAGAATGTATCTTAAAGCTGCAGAAATTCCTAAGATATACTTAATGCATTCATTCTATGACATGGTAATGCATGATATGAGAGGTAGAATGGCAAGAGCATTCCCTACTTATTATATGCTATTAATAGATGAAGGAAGAGACTTAGGTATGTGGCATCTACAAGATAACTTCTATGATACTTCTTCTATATCTGAATTCCAAGTTGTTAAGTCTAGAAAGATAGCTGCAGATACTGCAAACATCATGATGACTAACTTGTTTGGTACTTTCACTTCAGAAGATGAAGATATGAAAGATGAATACCAATACACATTCAGAGATGCTTGGAATAGTATATTCTCTCCTAGAGATTACTATACTAAAGAATTTACTAGAAGAACAGAAGCAAGAGACTTCAATAGAGCAAAGCTTAAACCAGGTGCAAGAGTTCATTTAAGAATGGGTTATGAAGGAGATGCCTCTAGACTACCAATCTTATTCAATGGAGCTGTTGCTGAAGTAGCAACTGAAGGCGATATGATGAATGTAATCTGTCAAGGAGATGGAGTAGAACTTGCTAATCCAGATATGTTTAATGCAGCTGATGCAGATACTGTAGCAGACTTAAAATATACTGAGAATATGCTTGGAGGACTTTATGGATTGTTCAATGAGCATACTACTCCTAGAGATTTGCTTATCAATCCGTTAACATCAAGTGGAACATGGATCAAGTCTTTAATTAAAGACTGGTCTAACTCAAGATTCTTTAATGATAATCCATTTGGTATTGTTCACTTTGGAGATAAGTATTATAAAGAAGTATTCTTAACTAATGGAGAAATGGAACAAAACATTTACGAAGCTATAAACAAACCTTCTTGGGGTACATCTGGTGAAACTAGTTGTAATGAATCTTTATGGGCTATGGAAACATCTCCTAAGATAAAGGTCGGATTAGAAGGAGGAAAATCTTATTGGGACCTAATGGGAATAGCTGCTTCAGTATCTCCAGAGCATATAGCCGCTGTAGTTCCATTTAACTTAAGAAGTTCAATATTCTATGGAGCTCCTAGATACTATTGTGCTTATGACTATGCTAAAACAATAGACGGCAAAATAGTTGAAAAGAGAAAGCCATTCCAACAATATCATATATATACTTCACACACAGATATCATTGGAAATAAGATAGCTGCTTCAGATAAAGAAATTAGAACAGTAGCAGTTGGAATATATAAAGGAGATGACTGGCTATCAGCTTCAACTCAAACAGTTGGGCCAATGTATTTAGATATAGATATATATCCTGAAAACCAAAAGATGACAACAATCAATTGTAACTTTGAACACAAAAGTTTTGATTTACCTTTTACAATTCCTGTTGCTGGTAAATTAACAGAGACTTTCACTGAAGAAGGATACAAGACTGCATGGAGAGCTACTGCTAATGGATTAAAGAATACAGTTAAAGATATGTATACTGGAGAACTTATAGTAATGGGAGATCCAGCAGTTAAACCATATGACAAAATGTTTGTTTATGACACTTATCAAGATATGCAAGGTATGTTTGAAATAGAAACAGTTGTACAAACATTCTCAGTAGATACTGGATTTACTACTTCTCTTGCTCCTGATTGCGTAGTAGCAGTTGACGACAAATATGAGAAGATAGCTCATAGTACTATTAAAGCAGTAGCTTTACCTGTTATTGCAAACTTCATAACTGTTGCAACATTGTCTGCTAGATTTGCAAATATAACTAGATCATTATATTTCTCTGCAGCTCAATCGGTAAGTAGTGGTGTTAAGTTCAGTGAGAATATTGTTAATAGCATAAAAACTATGGCAGGAGCAGATGAGTTAGCCACTTATAGTGGAGTTGCTGATGGAGTACTTGGAAAGTTAGGTTCAGCATTTAGTGCTACAGCTTCAGATTACTTAATCTATAGTTCTATAAGTACTTTAGAAAAAGCATACAAAGCTTTGCCAACAAGTCATTCATTTGCAAGCAGTACAGACTTAGTTAAGTTCTTTGAAGATATACAAGGTCAATCTGCTGCTTTAAGTAAGATAGATCCTATGGTATTAAAGACTCAATTACAAGAAGCATTAAAGGACACAAGTATTTTACAAAATGGATTAGATTTAAAAGCAAAACAAAAGATCGAAAATGCAATTACTAAATGTGATGAATATATAGCATCAATTGGAAAAGCAAAAGCTACAATGGGAAACGTAGCTATAGACGCAGAGTATATTCAAAACATCATAGCAGCTGTTCCAAAAGATAAGTATGCAGAAGAAGGAGCTTTAAAAACTGCAATGGACTATTTGGAAACTATAAAAGATAGTAAGGTAGTAGCAGGAAGTGCAAACTTTGATGAAGCTATAGCTAATCTTATAGTAGCTTCAAACAATGTAGATGACTTTACTGAAGAGGCAGGTGCTACGGCTGACTTGTTAAAGAGTTTAAAAACACTTGATAAGACTGTCTTCGAAGCTTCAACAGTGTCATTAGAGAATTTCGGAACATTAGGTAAAACATTTGCAGAAGTTAATACTGTTAGAAAAGGTGCAGGGGCCCTAAAAGCTTTAGTGTCTTCTAACTTAATATGGTTAGCTGCTCAAGTTGTTTTAACTAAATATGCACAAGAGTATATTGAAAGAAAGTTAAAGAACCTTCAAGTATTAACAGTCTTCCCTGTTATGAAGAATAACTTAGTTATGACTGCAGGATTAAATGGTAACAAAGGTAGTGTATTTGATTCTCCTACTTATAGCCAACCTGGATTCATTGAAGATATGGCTGCTAAATTCTTCGATGGAAAATACGGAAGTGTATATCCATTTGTATTAGAATGTTTGGTTGACACTACTCAAATGAAAGAAACAGTTAATAGTTATAAAAGAGATTCTGCTTTTGGAAGTGCAACTAGTTCAACTAATGCAGAGAAAGCTGATTTATCTAACAAGATGGTAAAGAGTGTAGTTAAACAAGAAGTCTCTTCTGTGGATGCTTACAAGCAATTATTCTTAGTGCCTAGAGTAGGTAATCCAATAAGTCAAGAAGGAAGAGTTGCATATAAAAACAATTGTTTCCTTGATGTATCGGATCCTTCAACAGATGCAAGAATAGAAAAAGAATTAGTTTATATATTCCAAGAAGGCGACATGCAATTATTAAATGCTCCATCAGATAATTCAAGACAAGTATTACTATTCTCTGCTCAACAAGAGAGTAATAGTAAAGATGCTTCAGGAAATGCAATAGGAACTATAGAAATGAAAGTAGCTCCAGCAACTTTAGGAACTGAAGGATCTTCTGTAAGATGTAAGAAGATAGAGCAAGGAGACGGCATACTACCTGTTTACGATATACCATTCTTAAGACCTGACGCAAGACATGTATTAACACTAATTGTTCAAAGTGTTGCTTTAGAATTACAACCTGATGCTTTAGCTAAAACTAGTACATTAGAAAATCTACATGCTCATAATATAATAATCCATAATGCTACTAGACTTAATGAAAAAAGTTCTTGGTCTAATACAGGATATTCATTCACTATACAGGTTAAAGGATACGATGGCTTTGGTAATATATTAAAGAAATTACACGATGAGCAAGAAATAATTATTAAAGATCAATCGACTCCAACAAGAGTATTTAACTATAAAGAGGATACTTCTATGGGAGATAACACTTATACAGTTATGATATCACCTGCACTTTAAGGAGGAAATAGTATGAATGAAATTACAAAGAAGCTAA